AATTTTTATATTAATTTAATAAAAAAAGTATTTTAAAAGAATTTGAAAAAAATTATTGAAAAACTTATTTTATTTATTAATTCTATAGAAATTTAAAAATAATAATTTAATTTTTATATTAAATACTTATATTTAATATTGTTTTCTTAAAATTAAAAAATTGAATAATTTTTTAATTTTTTTGTATTTCATAAAATGCAAGTACAAATAAATAATTTACCAAAATTTCTTAAGAATTCAAAGTTTTATGAGAATTTAGATACAAATGATAATGAAGTTATTACTATTCCTAATTTAAAAATAGATGATGAAATAAATAATTTTGAAGATTTTAAAAATCTCGTTGAAACATTAGATTTTTTTGATTTTTATAAATATCCTAAAAGTTTTATTAAATATTATAAAAATAATAGTCAAGAAGTCTTTGATTTTTTAAAAAATGATTTATTTAAAAACGAATTAATGTTAAAAAAATTTTGTGGTTTGAGAATAAAAAATTATAAACAGTTTTTTGTAACATATAAAATTATAAATTTATACAAATTAAATCCTGAAGATTATAATTATTATATAGATTATGCTGTAAATAATATAAATGAATTTATTACAGATGAAGGATATTTAATAGGTGATTACGGTTTGGAAAAGAAAATTAGTAAAACAGAAATATTAAGACCTACAGATGAAAAGTATTTAATAGATGAAAGGTATTTAATAGATGATTTGATTTACCAAATCCTTTCAACAAAAATATTAAAATTAAGACCTAAATATATTAAAGAAGGTAAAGTTTATTTATATTCAAGTGTTAAAAAATTAGGAAAATATAATTCTTTTGCTTATCCAATTAAAGGTATAAGTATTATTCCAATTGAATGTTTTGATAAAATACTTGAAGCAATTAAAAATAATTCTGAATATGAATATAACCATAACGAACGCAGAAAAAAATATCCTGCTTATATAGAAAATATACTTTATTTACGTATTAATAATTCTGACCTAGAATATACAATTACTCAAATTTACATACATGAATTTAATAAAAATAATATTTTAGAAGAATTTGAAAAAGTCATTGAATGGATTTCTGATGAAAGTAAAAAATTATAAGTTAGGTTTTAAATAATTTTATTTCTTACTACTACTCTGTTTCAAATATAAGGCTGTCAAACTTTTTTATCTGTTGTAGAGTAGTAATAGTCCAGTTCAGTTCAGGAGAATCCTTTAGGATTCCTATAAAATTGGGTTTTCAAAAAATAATTAACTATATCTAAATTTATGTTTAATTATTTTTTAAGTGATATAAATAATCAGTTAAAAATAAAGATTTTACTTAAAATTTTATATGATCTAAAAAGTGAATAAAAAAGATCTGGCCCAATTACTCCGACTATATGAACTGGACTAGTAGTAATTTTATATATTAATGTTTAAGTACTATTCCAATGATCCTTGTGATAAGAATATCCGATACCCTATTAATATGTCAGCTTAAAAAAAATATTTACTATTCCAAAAGATTTCGGATTCTCCTAACCTTTAGGTTATCCCTATCAGATAATATTTTTTTCAAAACATGACATATAAATTATTAATTAAGAATCGGACTTAAAAATTTATATGCATAAAAAAAAAGATCTGGCACAATTAGTCAATCTATTTGAACTTGACTAGTATACTTCTCCTTCCCAAATAAAAATATCCCACTTTTTTAAAAGTCACAAAAAAATAAATATAACTTTTTCAATTTGAATAAATTAATCTGTGACAGAGTCTTACATTTGATATTTATTGTGTCAATTTATTAGTAATACTCCGTTTCAGATCAATGACGAACCAAGAAAATGGAACCTTAAGGTTCCTTCGGTTATTCATTTTTTTATTGATATAAAATTCATTAATATTCATAGTACGGTGGACAGACTTTTTTGTACGGATATAAAATTTTAAGTGCTTCTCCATTTTAGATAAATGATGTTCTCCTAAAGGTTCTCTATGATTCAAAAAATACGATAAATAATTTTACGTAAGTCAATACAGTACTACTCTGTTCCAAATAAAAAACCAACCTGAAAATAAAACACATATAAATACATATAATTTTTTCAACTTGTATAAATTGATCTGGAACATTAAAAAAAAATGTTCTTTTTTTGAGCCTACATTTGTCACGGAGAAGTAATATATGAAATATCTAAAAATGAATCACCGAATAGTCCCACTATATGAAACGGTAATTCATTTTTACTTCACACAATTATTCATATATAATTATTTTAATTAACTAATTTTATATATTAACTTATAAGTAAGGTTTTAATACATTAAGTTATATATACATATAAATATTTATTTTTTGAAACACCGATTTATTTGAAACGGAGTAGTAATTTATTTATCGATTTATTTGAAACTGAGTAGTAATGGTTTTTGAAAACACGATTTACTAATTCGTCTTAAATAAATGCTAGGCGTAATATTCAGTATCTTGAAAATACATATATTATCTAATAAAAAAATTTAAATAATTTCGCATAATTTATCTAAAATTTTCCATTAAGTTTTTTTTACTCCGTTTCAGAAAAATCAAAAAAATTGAGTAATTTTTTGATTTTTTTGTATTTCCTAAAATGCTAGTACAAATAACAAATTTACCAAAATTTCTTAAGAATTCAAAATTTTACGAAAACTTAGATTCAAATGATGATGAATTTATTACTATTCCTAATTTAAAAATAGATGATGAAATTTTGAATTTTGAGGATTTTAAATATTTGATTGGGACATTGGATTTTTTCGATTGTCATAAATATCCTAAAAATTTTATTAAATATTATAAAAATAACAGTCAAGAAGTCTTTGATTTCTTAAAAAATGATGTATTTAAAAACGAATTGATGTTAAAAAAATTTTGTGGTTTGAGAATAAAAAATTATAAACAGTTTTTTGTAACTTATAAAATTATTAGTTTATATAAATTAAATCCTGAAGATTATAATTATTATATAGATTATGCTTTAGACAAAGAAAATGAATTTATTACAGATGAAGGATATTTAATAGATGATTACGGATATGCGGGTTTGGCAATTGAAATTAGTACAACAAAAATATTAGAATTAAGACCTGATTATATCCTAGACGGGGAAATTTATTTATATTCAAGCATTAAAATTTTGAAAAAATATATTTCTAAATCGATAAAAGGTGTAAGTATTATTCCAATTGAATGTTTTGATAAAATATTCAATGCAATTAAATATGATTATGCATATGATTATAACCATAACCAACCCAGAAAAAGATATCCTGCTTATAGAGGAAATAAACTATATTTGCTTTTAAATACATCTAAAGGAGAAAGTATATTATCTACCATTGAAATTACAGAATTTAATAGACATAATGTTTTAAAAGAATTTGAAAAAGTTATTAAATGGATTTCTGAAGAAAGTAAAAATTCTGAAGAGTTTTAAATATTAGCATTAAATCAATCACTTTTCTAAATTTTTTAAAAATTAAGTAAATATTTTTTCAATTTTTTAAATAAAATATATTTATCTATAATATAAGCTCTTCTAAATTTTTTTAAACTAAATATTTTTTTAGATTTGAGTATTTTGAATAAAATAGTATGTTTTCTTAAAATTCAAAAAAATTGAATAATTTTTTGAATTTTCTGTACTCCATAAAATGCAAGTACAAATAAATAATTTACCAAAATTTTTTAAGAATTCAAAATTTTATGAAAACTTAGATATAAATGATGATGAAGTTATCATTATACCTAATTTAAAAATAGATGATGAAATTTTGAATTTTATAGATTTTAAAAATCTCGTTGAAACAATAGATTTTTTCGATTGTTATAAATACCCTAAAAGTTTAATTAAATATTATAAAAATAATAGTCAAGAAGTGTTTGATTTTTTAAAGAGTGAACCTTTTAAAAATGAAATTATGTTAAAGAAATTTTGCAATTTAATTATAAAAAATTATAAACAGTTTTTTGTAACATATAAAATTATTAATTTATACAAATTAAATCCTGAAGATTGTGATAATTACATAAATTATGCTTTAAATAATTCAAGTGAACTTATTTCAGATAAAGGATATTTAATATATGATTACGAATATGCAAACTTAGTAAATAAAATTACTTCAACAAAAATATTAGAATTGAATCCTAAACATATTTTAGAGGGGCAAATTTATTTACATTCGAATCTTAAAAAATTAGAAAAATATAGTGATTTTCCCACTTATTCGATAAAAGGTGTAAGTATTATTCGAATTGAATGTTTCGATGAAATACTCGAGGCAATTAAATATGATTGTAAGTATGAATATGGTCATCAATATCAGAGAAAAAGGTTTCCTCTTTGTTCAGAAAATAAACTTTTTTTGCATTTTAAAACATCTGAAGAAAAAAGTACAATTCTTCCTATTGAAATAAATGAATTTAATAGAAATAATATATTTGAAGAATTTCAAAAAGTTATTGAATGGTTTTGTGAGGAAAGTAAAAATTTAGAAGATTTTTAAAAGTAGCTTAATTATAATTTTTTTATTAAGTAAATATTTTTTTTAATATTTTTGTAATTTTATAACATCTTGTAAATTTTTTAAACAAAATATATTTATCTATAAGTCTACATACTTTTGATAAAAATTTAAAAATATTTTTTGTAACTAAATATATTTATATATGAATTTTATAAACTCTTGTAATTTTTTTAGATTGGAGTATTTGAAATGGAACAGTATGTTTTTTAAAATTCAAAAAAATTGAATAATTTTTTGAATTTTTTGTATTCGATAAAATGCAAGTACAAATAAATAATTTACCAAAATTTCTTAAGAATTCAAAATTTTACGAAAACTTAGATACAAATGAGGATGAACTTATTACTATCCCTAATTTAAAAATAGATGATGAAATAAATAATTTTATAGATTTTAAAAATCTCGTTGAAACAATAGATTTTTTCGATTGTTATAAATATCCTAAAAGTTTTGTTAAATATTATAAAAATAATAGTGAAGAAGTTTTTGAATTTTTAAAAAATGATACATTTAAGAATGAAATTATATTGAAGAAATTTTGTAATTTAATTATAAAAAATTATAAACAGTTTTTTGTAACTTATAAAATTATAAATTTATATAAACTAAATCCTGAAGATTATGATAATTATATAGATTATGCTTTAAATAATACGAATGAACTTATTGCAGAAGAAGGATATTTAATAGATGATTACGAATATGCTGATTTAATAAATAAAATTAGCTCAACAAAAATATTAGAATTAAGGCCTAAACATATTCTAGAGGGTAAAGTTTATTTACATTCAAGTCTTAAAAAATTAGAAAAATATAGTTTGTTCCCTACTTACCCGATAAAAGGTGTAAGTATCATTCAAGTTGAATGTTTTGATGAAATATTTAAGGCAATTGAAAATAATTATGAGTATGAATATGAAATAAATAAAAAAAAAGTTCTTGCTTATAGAAAAAATAAAGTTTATTTGTGTTTTGATACATCTGAAGTAGTAAGTACAATTCTTCCTATTGAAATAAATGAATTTAATAGAAATAATATATTTGAAGAATTTCAAAAAGTTATCGAATGGATTTGTGAGGAAAGTAAAAATTTGGAAGAGTTTTAAAAACTAAATGATTAATGTAACTTAATCACTTTTCTAAATTTTTAGTAAATACTACTCCGTTTCAAATAAATCGGTAATTCAAAAAATAAATTTTTATATGAATAAATAAGTATAAGTATTAAATGTATACTTATACAGTAATATATAAAATTAGTGTATTAAAATAATTTTATATGAATAAATGAGTTATCTAAAAATGAATCACCGATTGATTTGAAACGGAGTAGTATATTTTTATGAAAATTATAACATCTTGTAAATTTTTGAAATTCTTCAAATATATTTATCTATAAGTCTGCATACTTTTCATAAAAATTTAGATATATAAATATATCTAAATTTTATAAACTCTTGTAATTTTTTTAAGATTGGAGTATTTGAAATGGAATAGTATGTTTTTTGAATTTTTTGTACTAAATAAAATTCAAGTACAAATAAATGATTTACCAAAATTCCTTAAGAATTCAAAATTTTATAAAAACTTAGATATAAATGATGATGAACTTATTATTATACCTAATTTAAAAATTGATGATGAAATAAATAATTTTACAGATTTAATTAAAACACTTGATTTTTTTGATTGTCATAAATACCACAAAAATTTTATTAAATATTATAAAAATAATAGTGAAGAAGTTTTTAAATTTTTGAAGAGTGATGTATTTAAAAACGAACTGATGTTAAAGAATTTTTGTGGTTTAATTATAAAAAATTATAAACAGTTTTTTGTAACTTATAAATTTATATAAACTAAATCCTGAAGATTATGATAATTATATAGATTATGCTGTAAATAATACAAATGAACTCGTTACAGATGAAGGATATCCAATAGATGATTACGAATATGTGACTTTAGTAAATAAAATTACTTCAACAAAAATATTAGAATTGAATCCTGAATATATTGTGGATGATGAAGTTTATTTATATTTAGAACTTAAAAATTTCAAAAAATATAATCCTTTTCCTAATTATCCAATAACAGGTATAAATATTATTTCAATTGAATGTTTTGATAAAATATTCCAGGCAATTAAAAATAATTGTGACTATAAATATGATATGTATAACAAAATTGCTTCTTATAAAGAAAATAAACTTTATTTTAGTTTTGAAATACCTAAAGACGAAAGTAAAATATTTGGAAGTAAAATACTTCCTATTCAAATAAACGAATTCAATAGAAATAATATTTTACAAAAATTTGAAAAAATTATTGGATGGATTGCTGATAATAATTAAGATTCAGAAAGTAGATAATTATTACATACATAAATAAGTATTATAATATTTTTGTTTAAGAAAATATATTTCTTTATAAAATATATTTTTCTATAAGTACGACTACTTTTTATAAAAGCTTTAAATTTTTTAAATAAATATGTTTCATTATTAGTACAGTTTAAATAAAATATAATTTAAAACGTGAAATAAAATGTCTGGCTTGATATTTTATTTGAACTTGACTAGTAATAAAACATATTTATCTATGATTTTTATAATTTTTTATAATAAATTTTTTCTATAAGTCTGCCTACTTTTTATAAAAAAAATTTGTGATGATATCTTTATAATTTTATGAAGTCTTCTGTGTTCATTACTTCCTAAAATATCTAATTTCTGTCGAATAAAATTCCTTTATACTTTTATTTTTATCAGAAGGATTTTTTATTTCATATTTTTGTCTAATATTTAAGAATCTTTTCTCTAGATTTATATTTTCATAATTAATTACTGAAAAATGTAAATTTACAAATAAATATTCTTTAAAAAATATATAAATTTCTTCTAAATTTTCTGCAAATTTAAAATATGGATTATCATATAAATTTTTTGATAAATCTTTCGGTTCATCAATACATAATTTTAAACAAGCTTCAGAAAATGTATTATAATAATATTCATCATAAAAAATATATGTTTCTTTAGTTAAAGATTTTAAATACATATTAACAAACATTGTTAGAACACTTATATTATACAAATCATATTCCAAAGTTAATTTATCAAAAATATTTTTTAAAGATTTTTCTTTATATTTTATATTTTGCTCAAATATATATATATAATTACCTAAGTCTTTACATGTATTTGTATTATAACCAATTACATCACTTAAATTTAAATTTTCAAAATTTTCTAAATAATCATTGATATATAAACTTAAAGAATCTTCAGAAAAATATGCAAAATACTTACACATTGCATTAAAATAATATTTTTTATCAGATAAATCATTTTTAATAATTACTCCTTTTAAAGCACAAATAATTTCATTTTCATAAACCCAGTATTTTTCACCATTAAAATATTTATCTTCAAATTCATCGTATAATATATATATTTTGCGACAAATTAAAACACAAGAAAAACAAGTTAATTCCAGTTCTAAAATATTAAAATCAGTAGAACATAAATTAATAAATAAATTGATACTATTAATCATTAATTTTGCAGGATCATCACGAAAATTTTTTAAACATACGTCTTTTATATAATTAACACCAACAAATTTATGTTTATTATTTTTTAACTTAATTTTAATATCTTTATCAATAATTACATAATCATTTTTTACAATTTCATTATTCATCGTATCAAGTAAAAATTTATGTTCTAATACTTGATTAATATCGTATCTTTTATCTTTTTCAAAATTTAACATATTTTTTAATAGATCTAAAAATTGTTCAAATTCTTCTTCAGATAATTCAAATAAGACATATTTTTTTAAACATTTATCTATATTTTCTTTTAAATAATTATAATAACTTAATGTTGCTTCTTCCCAACTATTTTTTTTGTTTTTTAAATTCTTAAGCTCAGAAAAATAATTATCCCCAACTAACATAACATAAAAAACAATACCTAAGGACCAGATATCTGTTTTATTACAATATACATATAAATCTTCATCATTTAAATTTTCATAAGCTCTATAATGACATGTAACTCTTTTACTAGGTGTTTTAATTTCAATAAATTTATTATTTTGATCTTTTTTTATTTCTGAAGCCAAACCAAAATCTATAATCTTTCCAAAAAACCCACTTTCATTTTCTACATACATACAATTTTCAGATTTTATGTCTAAATGTAAAAGATTATTATCATGCATATATTTAAGTCCCAGAGCTAAATCTTTCATAATTTTTTTACATATTTTTAAATCAATCCTAGGATTTTCAAAAATTTTATCAACTACATTATCACATTTTTCAGTTTCCAGACATAATCTATTATATTTATCTGTATAAATATCTATGCCTTTAATTAAATGTTCTGAATTGTTTGTAAATAAAATATTTAATTCCAAAGCGGAATTTAAATAAGATTTTGCAGGATTTTTTAACTCAAAAACTTTGATAGCTTTGTCTTTTGTTACATAAACTTTAGAATAAGTACCTTCTCCAGCAAGTGTAAGAAAATTCATATTTTATTTATAAAATAAAATTTTATAATAAATTTCATTTTTTTAAGAAATAAAGAAGAAAATTTTTTAAAAGTTATACTACTCTGTTTCAAAAGATTCAGCGAGGATTCAATAGGAAATTCAAATTTCATTCACTTATTTTTTTCATATAAAAATATTTTGATTTAATATAAGTTAGTATAATTATTACTCTGTTTCAGATTAATATGAAACAGAGTAGTACTTAAATAATAATATATAAAATTAGTTAATAAAAATAATTTTTTATGAATCACCGATTAGTTCCATTATATGAAAGGGAATAGTAAGTAAAAAAAAGAGTTTTATAAAAAAAAGAGTTTTATAAAAAATTAAAAGATATACTTCTCCGTCACAAATAAAAAAGAACAATTTTTTTTAAAGTCATATAAAAATCCATATAACTTTTTTAAATTTGATAAATTTATCTGGGACGGAGTAGTATATTATTTTATTTGGAACATTTTGGAAACTTTTGTGAATATATTTAGAGAATTATGATAAATGTATATTGTCTATAAAAAATTATTTTCATAAAATTTTATAAATTATTTAAAAGAGTTTTATAAATAATTAGAAGAAATATATTATTTAAAAAATTCTCTTATATTATTTGGAACATTTTCTAAACTTTTGTGACTGTATTTAAAAAAAATATACTTCTCCGTCCCAAATAAAAAAGAACAATTTTTTCAAAAGTCATATAAATATACATATAACTTTTTAAAGTTGAATAAATTTATTTGGGAAGGAGTCGTACTGTTTTTAATTTTTAGGGTAAATATATATTGTCTATAAGAGAATATATCTAAGTTTTTATAATAACATACAATTCCTTCCCAAATGTAGGCTCAAAAAAGAACAATTTTTTTAAAAGTCATATAAATATAAATATAACTTTTTCAATGTGTCAGATAAATTAATCTGGGACGGAGTCGTAGAAATTTAGATAAAAAAAAAATCTTTTAAATTTTAAGGTGCTAGTGCAAAGGATTTCGCATCTTCCTAACCTTCACATTTTCAAAAAAAAATTATAACCCATATAAAAATATTCTTTAAAATAAACTGGATTTTCTAAATTTTATATGAAAAATTTAAGATTACAAAACAAAATTGAACCTACAGTTATACTATTTGAACTGGACAACTTGAAGGTTAGGAAGATCCGAAATCCTTTGGATCTAGTCCAGTTCATATAGTCGGAGTAATTGGGCCAGATCTTTTTCTTCACTTTTAAAACAATATTAAATTTTAAGTAAAACCTATATTTTTTAAGTGAGTATTTATATGTATTAAAAATATTTAAACATAAATTTACATATACTTATTTGTTTTTTGAAACCCTGACATAATTATAGGGCTTCGGTTCTTCCTATCACAAGGATCCTCCTGAACTGGACTAGTATATCTATTAATCTTCTAACAAAGAAATTATATATTTTAAATTTTCACTTTGTGTATTATCATTAAAAGCTTGTTTGTTAAAATAAAATTTTTTTGCTTCTTCAATAAATAATGATTTAAAATCTTCAGATATTTTTATATCTAAAGATAATATGTTTTGAAAATAAGAAGGTTTTTTACTATCAAAAAAGTCTTCCATTATTTTAACAAATATATTAATAATATTATCTTTTGAATTATTTATATTTAAATATACTTCTTTATTATTTCCTTCATATTTTAAATAAATTTTAAATTTAAATGAAATATTTTTAATATCACATTGTAGAAACAAATTATATGGTGTGCCTTTGTATATATTTTTATCTTTTAAAAGTTTAATATCTAAAACCAAAAAAACTAAATCACCAAGAGTTTTAATTTTCTGCTTGTTTCTTTCTATTTTTAAAGAAGATAAATTGTCAATAAATAACGGAAAATGTGAAAATTTAAGTTTTGGTATTTTTATTTCATCTTTTAAATTTTCATTGAATTTAATTTCATTTTGATTTGTACCATATTTTTCATCTGTTTTTATTTCTATATATCTATTTTCGTCTGTAGAAATTGAAGAACCCATTTTTAATTATTAATTTTTTAATTTTTTTTCAAATAATTCTTAAAAATTCTACTAGTCAAGTTCAAATAAAGTAGTAGTATAGATTTAACATAGAAATTTTACTGTATATCTACTACTCCATTTCAAATAGTGCGACTAATTAAAATTTCAAAAAAAAATTTTTATATTTAATTAAGATATTATATCGAACTTAAAAATGGTATATAGGATTTTATATGTTAATACATGTAGAAAAAAATATCTTGCTAGTTCAACAAAATATTATCTGAAATGGAGTAGTATATGAACACTATCTTCAATAATTTGATTTTATGATATTTTGTTTTTATTTAAAATTTACTACTCCTTTTCAGATAAATCGATTAATAAATAAGTATAAATCATAACTTAAATAATAATATATAAAATTACTAAATAATAAAAATTTTATATTACAAATGTAAAAATGAATCACTGATTAGTCCCAAGGAACCTTCAGATTCTCCTATGATATGAAACGGAGTAGTACATCTGTATATTACTTCCCTATTTATTTAAATAATTTTTCAAATAATTCTTATTGAAAAAATGTTTTCAAAAAAATTTCCATAAATATATAAAAATAAAAAAAATTTTTTTTATTTTTTTCGAACAAATTAAAAATGGTTAAATATTTATTTTATGGGTCTAAAGGATACATTGGTTCATACATTAAGAGTTATATTTCTAAAAACTTAGATATAGAATTTATTGAGGGTTTGGCAAGATGTGAGAATTATGAGGAAGTTAATGATGAAATCAAAAAAGTAAAACCTGATAGAATTATTTCTGTTATTGGTAGATCAAAAGGTAAAAATATTTATAATTCTGATTTCGTTGAAAATCAATTAGATATTAATATTAAAGATAATCTTTACAGTAAAATGGTGCTTGTAAAATGTGCTTCAGATAATAAAATTCACTTTACACATATTGGTGATGGCAGTATTTTTGAAGGTCAGAATGAAGAGCTTAATGAAGAAGAGATTCCAAACTTAAAATGTAGTAATCATTCTATTGTTAAAGTTTATTTTGAAAAGCTTGCCAATCTTTTTGGTGATAATTATCTTTCTTTAAGAATTGCAAATCCTATTTCTGGAGATTATGATCCTAGATGTTTTTTAAGTAAAATTATCTCTTATGAAAAAATTATTAATAAAAATGTCTCTGTCAGTGTTTTAGAAGATATTGTACCTATTTTACTTAATTTAGTTGAAGAAGAAAAAACAGGAGTCTATAATTTAGTCAATCCTGTTCCAGTTAATATGATTGAATTAAAAATTAAAATTAAAGAATATATTGATTCAACTTTAGAAATTAAAGAACTTTCTGAAGAAGAACATAATAATTTGATTGGAGAAAGATCTCATGTGATTTTAAAGAATGAGAAAATTTCTAATATTCCTTCTTCTTCAGAATCTCTTGAGAAAATTTTAAAAATCATGCAAGAACAATGTTTTGAATTGAAAAAATGCTTATGTTGTTTAGGTCAGAATAAACTTTTATTAAATTTAGGATATCAACCTTTAGCTAATCATTTCCATGAAAAATTTGAGAAATGTGAAATCTATCCATTGAAACTAATGTATTGTGAAAATTGCTTTCATGCCCAGTTATCACATTCGGTAGACCCTGAAATTTTATTTAAAAATTATAAATATGTCAGTGGTACAAGTAAAACAGGTTTAGATTTCTTTGAAGACAATGCGAAAATGATTGATGCGTACAAGAGACACGAAAGCATTTTTGGTTCCAGTGAAAAAATTATTGAAAATGTAGTTGTTGAAATTAAAAACGATTGTGATGAGAAGTTTTGTATTATGGATGAAAATTCTTCTGAAAATGTTACTGATAATTTTGAAGTTCCTGAAAAGGTTTATAAAGTCTTAGATATCGCCTGCAATGATGGTTCGCAATTAGATTATTTTAAAAAATTAGGCTGGAACACGTACGGAATTGATCCCGCTGAAAATATTTGTCCTATTGCAGAGGCTAAAGGACATAAGATTATCTGTGATTTTTGGAATGCAGAAGCGGCTTCAAAGTTGCCGGTTATGGATGTGATTACTTGTCAGAATGTCTTTGCTCATACGAGATTTGTGGATCAGTTTTTGGAGGACTGTAAATTGGTAATGGATGAAAATTCAAAATTATTTATACAGACTTCGCAGAGAGAAATGATTGAGAAAGGGCAATTTGATACGTGCTACGCAGAACATCTCTCATTTTTCAATTCTTTGTCTATGAAAACCCTTTTAGAAAGACATGGACTTATTTTAAATAGAATTTTAGATACTTCTATTCATGGAAGAAGTTATATTTTCGAAATTCAGCTTGGAAAAGTTTTAGAAAATAGTAATGTTAGTCAAATTCTTGAAGAGGAAACAAAAATTGGATTATTTAGTTTAAAATTATACGAAAATTTTCATCTTAATGCATTAAGATCTTTAAGTAATCTTAAATCAGAAATTTTAAAACATAAAAAACTAGAAAAAAAAATTATTGGTTTCGGAGCTGCTGCTAAAGCAATGACAGTTCTATGCTTTGGAAATATTGATTTGGATTATATTATTGACGAAAACGAATTAAAAATTGGATTATTAAGTCCCAAAATGAATATTCCAGTGGTTAATTTAAAGCATTTCGAAGAAGATAAAGATGAAGACTTTTTGGTTGTATGTTTAGCCTGGAACTTTGCAGATGAAATTATTAGAAAAATAAATAAAACTAAAGAAAACAAAAAATGCACCATTATTAGAACTTATTTCCCTATGGTAGAAATTATTGAATAAATAGTTATTTAAAAAAATTATCTATATAAATAATATATAGATATAAACTATTTTTATTTATTTAAAAATAAATTATTATGAGCATATGAATTTATTTTTAAATTTTTATTAAAAAAAATGAGTGAAATCAAATATGAAAAGGTATTTTGGAATAATAAACAAAATCTAATAAAATATGAAAATCGTGAAAGATATAAAAAAACAAAACTTGACGAATGGAAAATACTTTGTTGTATAAATGATATATATCCAGAAATAAAATGCTATTCTTATGCAAGATCAGATGGATATTGTAAAATGCACGAAGATTGTAATATTGATATCATAGACGACAGACATGAAAAAGGTGATAAATTAGAAAAATATATTTATGATATTTTACTCAAATGCAAAAAATTAAAAAATATTGAAAGAATTGGAAGAGAAAATGGAAATTTAGACATTATCTATAATTACAAAGAAGAAGAAATTAAAAGAGGAATACAAGTTAAAATGATCAATAATCAAAAAGGAAGTGGTTATCATTTAGCACATATTAAAAAATATCCAGAAGATACCGTAATTGTATCTATTGATCCAAGATATGAACAAGCATCAATTATTACAAGAAAAATTGTAGGATTAGAAAATGAAGGATTTTATTTTAATTCTCAAAATCCTGGAATACATCAGAAATATGTATTTAATTTAAAAGACGAGAATAATAAATTTGAAAGAAGATTATTTAAAGCTTGTAAAAAATCAACTATTTATTCGGAAGAAAGTTATTATTCAACTACGTTAAAAGAAAAATTAATGTCTAATAATTTAAAAAGTCTTTGTAAAGAAAAGAATTTAGAAATAGACTTTAATGTATTAAGTAATTCAGTAATAGACTGTATTATAAATAAGTATAATTGTCAGTTAAAATTTTCAAATTCAAAAACAAAAAGTTTAGATGAGTCAAAAGGATTATGTAATTTTTCATGTTGTAAAACAAAAGCTTCAATTAAAGGTCTTCCATACCACGTTGATGATAAAATAGACTTTTTTATCCTTGCTTATTTAAATGAAGAAAAATATATTTATTATATTATTCCTTCTGAATATTTACTTAAAAAAGGATATATTGCTACTGATGAAATAAAAGGTAAAGCATCTATAAATGTAGCTCCTATAGATTACGAAAAAAGTCATTGGTCAGATCAATTTAGAAATAATTTTATCCTTTTATCAGAAACTAAGGAAAATATGCTTAATAAAGATATATCAAATTTTGATATCGGTGATAGATTTTTTTATGAATGTCAAAGAAGAGATATTATAATAGAACAAAATACAGATCATAATAAAAGAATACTTTTTAATTTAAAAGATAAAATAATAAGATGTTATGAAACTTTTGTAAATATTTCAGTAAAAAATAAAAATAACTATCAATTCAATTTAAATGATAAAAAAATACCAATCACTCCAGATTTTTATATATTCAGAATTAATGCTTATCCTGATGATTTGTATATTATTCCTCATACAAAAATACAAAATTCTGGTGTTTTCAATGGTAGTAGAAACGTGATCTATATTCCACCACCTGGAGAAATTAATTGTGGAAAACCATGGATTAGTGATTACCTAAATAATTATGAAATTTTAAAAAATGTTTAAACAAAAAATATATTAAATATAAAAAAATTAATATATTTAATATATTTTTTTATATATTTTTAAAAAAATTATTAAAATACTTTTAGAATACTTCAAACACAAGAAAATATAAACTAATTATATATAACTATCATCAATTAACTTTTCTAAAACTTTCTAAAAAAATGAAAATTAAAAAAAAACTTCCATAAAAAAAATGTCTGAAAACAATGATATACATGTTATTAAACTGAAAGAAAAAAAAACTGTATGATTATAAAAACACTTTTCCTCCTATGATTAATCTTAAAATTTCCAAAGAATCTAAAGATAAACATTCAGATACTATTGATAGATTTTTTAGTAATCTTTATTATAATTTCACAGAATCTATGGGGGTTAATTGCGAATCTATGATTGATAACGTCATTGCAGTTCATGAAAATCATAGAAGAAGTAAACACCTTAACTTATATTCTGAATTATCATGTCCTGAATTTACTGTATTTTTAGATGAACACAATCTCGTTCCTTCTCCAAAAGGATGGTCAATTTTAAGATACCAAAAAGGTGATTTTTTCAAGCCTCATACTGATAGAATTGGTGAATATACAGCTATATTATATCCTAAATTCTATGGTTCTGAAAAGATAAAGGGCGGTAAAATAATAATCGGATCTTTTGAATTATCTCCAGATGAAATAGAAGATCATACAATTTTAATATTTAAAACTGATTTATTGCATGAAGTAACGGAAATTCTGGAAGGAAATAGATACACTATGAAGATATCATTATTTAAAGTTGAAACATTTGAGATTATGATGAATATGGATAAAAAAATTAATAATACAGAAAATATACATGATTTATTTAAATCTGAAGGCAGAAAAAGACATGATGAAATAAGAAATAGTGATGAACTGTGGGATGAATATGTAAAAATTCATGGTAAATTTGCTAAGAGATATTTAAAATACGGTCAGAAGGATTAAATGAAATTATATTTAAAATTATCATTAAATATTTATTTTTAAAATAAATATTTATAATTTTTTAGAATATTTACAATTGTGTTTTAGATAAAATTATACTTATTTTTTTACCTAAAAATTTTTGAATAGTATTTTGTGTTAGAAATAATTTTTCAAAAATTAAAAAGTTAAAAAAAAATAAATGAAAATTTAAGTGTAAAAAATCATCAAAAAATCTATTTCTGATTACTTAATCAAGAAAATTTCAAATAATAATTTAATTAAAAAAAATTTAGTTATTTTTCAACAACACAAAACAATTTTATTTTTCTTGTATAAAAAATCTTTAAACTATTTAACTTAGTATCATCTACTACTCCGTTTCAGATCAATAGGAAATTCATTTTCCATTCACTCATTTATTCATATTAAAAATTTTTAATTCAATATTTTAATATATTAATATATAAGTATAATTTTTTTTCTTGTACTTATTTATTCATATGAAAATTTTTTTTTGAATTTTCTATTTTCTAGGGAATCCTCGCGGATTCTTTTGAAAAGGAGTAATAAGATTTTAGAAATCATGGATATTTTAGAATCTCTTATATTAATAATTTTACTTTTCAAAAAATATTGATAAACTTATAAAAGGAATATAAATTATACTACTCCGTTTCACATAATATGTCAGTAATTCAAAAAATAAAGAACAGTCCCACCATTTTGTGCACCAGGGCACACATAAATATTTATATGAGTAAATTGACGTTATAAATATTTAATAACAACTTAAATAACAATATATAAAATTAGTGAATTAAAAGTAGGCGACCTAATTTTATATGTATTAGATCTAAAAATGAATCACCGATTAGTCCCACGATATGAAACGGAGTAGTAATTTTTTATAATGTCTCCAGCATAAGTCAGAATTTTTTTAATTTTTTTGTAGGAAAAAATTGTCCTTTTTGTAATGAATTATTTTCAACTAGAATAAAAGATCATAATGTCTTGCAGGAGGACTTTTTTGTCTCTGAGGACTTTTTTGTCTCTGAGGACTTTTTTGTCTCTGAAGATTTTCTTGTCTCAGAAGGGCTCTTTCAACACTATTTTGTTTTGGAGGACTTTCTTGTCTCTGAGGACTTTTTGGTATCTGAAGATTTTTTTGTCTCAGAAGAGCTCTTTCAACACTATTTTGTCTTGGAGGACTTTCTTGTCTAGCAGGAGAAGTTTTAGTTTTTTTATTTTTTTCAAGATATTTCGAACAAAATGTAGAAAAATCTTTAAAAGAATTTAAAAAAGAAGTATCGAGATCGAAAAATAAAGTTGAACCTGTAGAGTTTCCACCAGATTCAATAACAATTTTTTTATTCCCAACATTAATCTCCAAATCTTCTGTATTAAATTTAAATTTAAGATTTTTTGTTTGTTTCTTGTCAGTTTTACTGTTTTTTAATGAATCTTCAAATTCATCCAAAAATTTTTGGATGTCTGAATTTCTTACTTTAGAAATATTTATATAAAATCTGAAGAAAGGAAATTCACCAGCACCAACTTTACTATCTATATAATATAAATTAAAGGTGAACTTATTACCACTTGATTGTGTATTAGAAAAAACTTCCATTTTTTATTTATGAAAAAAAATAATAAAAATAAAATTTGAAAATACAGAAATTAAGATAATTTTTTTTAATATTTAAAACTTAAGGTGCAAGAAATTAAAAAGAACAAACAAATATAAATAATTTATTGAAATATGAAAGAAAAAAATATGATGAACTACATTTTGACAAGTGCATTAAGATATATGATGAATATGTAAAAAATTCATAGTAAATTTCCTAAGATATATTTAAAATACTGTCAGAAGAATTAAATAAATGTTAAATTATATGTTTTTACAATTATGATATATATACACTTATTTTTTGATTTAATTTTTTTCACATAATTTTTTGTGTTAGAAATAATTTTTCAAAAATTAAAAAGTTTTAAAAAAAGTTGAAAAAAATAAGTGAAAATTTAAGTGTAAAAAATCATCAAAAAATCTATCTCTGATTAAGGATTCAACAAATTTTCAAATAATATTTTTTTAAGTAAAATTATATATTAAAAATATTATTAAAAAAAAAAATTACAGAAATTATAAAAAAATAAAATATATTTTTATTTACCTTTAAGAAAATCTATGTGTATTTAATTTAAAAATAAGAAACAATTTCTTATTTTTATACAAAAGAATTTTTAATTCTATTTTTCTTGCATACCAAAAAATCCTTTAAAACTATCTGAAATAGATTTTTTAGAATTTACAGAACTAACCGATTCACTATCACTATCATCAACTATTTCAAAAATGGTCATTGTATGTCTTTTATGTTTTGTTGTAATATTTACATTATATTGAGTAATAATATCTAAACCTATAATATGTGTCTTCTTCTTTTGGAAGTTTTAACTGTTAAAAAATAAACATCAACTGGAGATAAATTATCTAAGCTAATTTTTATTGGAGTAATAAACTCTATTACATTTTTATTACAAATACCTCCACCTACAATGGATATTTTAGAATCTTTTATATTAAGAACTTTACTTTCTAAAGTTGACAATTCCTTATCTATAAAAAATATTTTTTAATTTTTTAACAAAACATTTATTTTCAAAATCACAAATTTTAAGGGGAAATAGTTCTGTGATGTTACAACCATAATTTTTTGGATGAAAATTTAAAAAATTTTTTTAATAACAATATTTTTAATTTATTTGAAACTTAGTTATAAAAAAAATATAAATTATAATCTTCTTAAAAATTATAATTTTTAATAAAACATCAATCATAACTGGAGTTTCCTCTAATTTTGTATCTGTTGTTTCAAAATTAATATTTTCAGTTACCATAAAATTTCCATAACAATGTCTTTTATTTTTTTTTAGTCTGTAACTTTTTCATTGAAATAAATCAGAAATTCCAATATCAAATGATCTAGGGTGATCACCTTTAGTCCTAAGATATTGAAAATCTTCTGAATTTTTAAAAGGACCAAGATATTTTTTATCTAAAAATACAATCATATAATTATAATCTTTCATTTTATTTCTAAAATCTTGATCATTTATATATCTAAGGAGAAAATTTTTAATAAATCTTTTTTTTTCTTTAAAGTCTAAAAGCTTCCAATTAAAAATAGAATCCGCAAAATCAGGTATATCTTCTTGTGAAATATTATATTTTTTTAAGTATTCTTCCATTTTAATATTCTTGTAAAAAAAATAATAATTTTTCAAATTTTTAATTTATCTGTAAAATATTTTTTTATTTCTATTTAAAATGCAAAAATGTATAAAAAACGAATAAGTAATTCAACAATTTTTATAAATTATATTTAAAAAAATTAAAGCTAAAAATATAATATTGTTATAAATTATTATAATATAAAAATTTATCCAATAAATAAAAATATAATATTCAAATGTAAAACTAATTGTATTTAAATCTAGAAAAAATTATATTAAACAAAATTTTTTCTAGATTTTATTCATTCCAATACCATTCATCTAAAACACCATTAATGTAAAATTTTTCTTCTTTATTATTTTTAAATTTTCCCTCTCTTTTACCATTTATCCAATTACCTTTATAAATATCACCATTTAATTCTTTAACTATTCCCTTTCCTTTTTTTTATCATTTATATAATTTCCTTCATACATTCTACCATCTGAATATTTATATTTTTCTTTTCCATGTTTTTTATCATCTTTAAATTCTCCTTCATAAATATCTCCATCTGAATATTTATGTATACCTTTTCCATGTGCTTTACCATCTTTAAATTCACCTTCATAAATTTCACCATTTGAATATTTAAATATTCCTTTTCCATTTATTTGGTTTTCTTTAAATTCACCTTCATAAATATTTCCATTTGAAAAATTATATATACCTTTTCCATGTGCTTTTCCATCTTTAAATTCTCCTTTATAAATATCTCCATGTGAAAAATTATATATACTTTTTCCATATTCTTCATAAATTCCATTTTTAGAGTTATTAGATCCCGAGTTATTAGATCCCATTTTTTTTCTAAATTTTTTGAAAAAAAATCATTTTTACACTAATATATGAATAATAGTTTATAATTTGTCAATTAGTTTAAGAATTAAAAAAAATTATACTTTTCAAGTTCATATAGTAAATCAAAATAACTTAAATATAATCTAAATAATTTTAAGTGCATAAAAAAATTGGTTGAATTACACCCATTATATGAACTTGATCAGTAATAAAAAGTAATTGGTAAATATTAAATTAAAATTTAATATTTTTGTGAATTTTTAAAGTATTAAGTTTCTCGAAATATTTATTCCATAATTTTTTCTAAAAATTCTTTAAACTGTTTTAAATTAATTCCATTCTTACATGACATTGGAAAATATTGAAGATTGTTTTCAAGATCAAAATTCATAGCAATTGTAACAGCTTCTCTAGAAATAATTTCACAATCCATTTTGTTAACAATAATGCCGATTTTAATATTAGGTACAGCATTAAGTAAATTTGTATACCATTTTTCAATAGATCCTAGCACTGCTTTTTTGAAGTAGCATTTACTATAATAATTGCCAAATTAGCATTAATATAATATCCGTCTCGTAAACTATTATTTTGACCAGCAGTATCCCAAATAATATATTGATTCCAAGGATAAACTTCAAGACCTAAAGTTGGTATATATTTAGATTCAAAAGTTTCAGGGAAAAGTAATTTTTTAAATTCAATTTTTTTGATAGTCATTAATCGTTAAAAATATTTTTTTTATAAAAAGTTGGTCAGTAATTATAAAAAATATCGTCACATATTTTATGATTACCTGGAAAATACATTTAATTAATTTTCATCATACTCACCAATTAAATTTTTTTCATTGTTTAATACCATTTTACTATTAAACCCCATTGAAACGATGCTATAACAATCATTAATTTTTCTTTTTGTTATTGTGTAACTGTATTCAGCATAATCAGAATATGAATAAAATTCATCAAAAATTTTTTTTAAATCTTTTTCGGTATTAACATTATCTTTTAAAAATTCTAACATTTCACGATATTTTTCTTTTTTTAAATCTTCATCTAAGTCTTCTTCTGAATCTTGTATTTTATATTCTTTCGAATCATTTAATAAGTTTAAAATTTCTTCAAAACTGACATTTAAAATATTAATAAATTCATTCCCAATTAATCCTATTAGTATCGAATCTATGCAATCTTTCAAATTAGAAAATACACCAGTAGTAAAATTTTCAAAATATTCTTTTTCAGCGACAAAAGTTATATTTCCAATATATAAAAAATCATTATTTTTTGCTTTCAAAATTTTTAGTTGTTCATCTGCATTTTTATTATTCAATATTTCTAAAAATTCAATAACTTCAAAAACATTATTATTCTGATATTCTGTCAAAGAACTTGGATATTTTAAATTAAAATATGTAACAGCATTAAAAACTTTCTTAAATTCTTTAATATCTTTAACATCTAAACTTTTAATATAAAAATCTTTTGGAATTTTAGTGTAATTATCTACATCAAAAAGTAAAATTTTTGAATTATCTAAAAATTTTGGAAGCTTATTTTTATGTATAGTTTTATATTTTATTGACATTTTTAAAATAAAATTAAAAAAAAATAATTTCATTTTTTAAATCTTAAATAAATAGATTTTTCAATTTTTTTAAATAATATTTAAAAAAACTTAATAATAATTTAAAGATTTTATTCATCCCAATACCATTCATCTAAAACTCCATTAATGTAAAATTGTTTTTCTTTTTTTCCTCCGTAATAGGTACCATTAAATTTTCCTTCTCTTTTACAATTTATCCAATTTCCTTCATAAACATCACCAGTTATTAAATGTTTAAATTTTCCCTTCCCATGAATTTTTCCATCTTTAAATTCACCTTCATAAATATATCCACTTAAAAATATAAATATACCTTTTCCATGTTTTTTTCCGTCTTTAAATTCTCCTTCATAAATTAATAAATTAGAATATTTAATTATACCTTTTCCATTTCTATTTACATCTTTAAATTCTACATCATATATAGATTCTGTAGTTCCCATTTTTTCTTTCAACAAATTAAAAAAAAATCAATTTTATAAAGTTTTTGATACGTGGATAAATAGCTAGTACTGGTTCAGTTCATATAGTAGAACTAATAATTTGTCCATATCTTTTTTTATAAAATATAAATTTTTAACTTACGTATAAATATAAATTTCCTCAAAACTTGAGATATTGTGTGACTGTCTGAACTGGAGAACCTAAAGGTTAGACTAGTACAAAATATTTTTCATTTAAAAATATGAAATCTAAAAATATTTATTAATAAATAAAAAAATGACAAGAATTTCCAGAATAATTAAAAAATTGGAAAAATTAGAAAATCCGACAATTGAAGATTTTACAAAAATATTTAAAAAACATTCTATTAAATCTGATGCTATAGAAATAAATATTGATAAATTGTATATTGCAGTATTTTTATCAAATTATATAAATGATGAATTATCTATTTATTCAAACTATTTAATAACAGAAAATGGTGCATCTTTATATATTTACCCTTTTATAAAAGAAAAAAATTATTTTCGAAAATTTATAGTGAGAACTCATCATAGAAGCGGCGGTATTGAAAGTAGTAATTTTGATGAAACTGAATTTCTTGATTTTTTGAAAAGTCAATTAAAAGATGCTTTTGATTTTTTAAATAAATTATATATAAACAAGGAAATACAATTTTTTAATTATAAATTAATTGAAGAAAATTTCTATTTTATGTCTTTTGATAAATTTTCAAGTTTAATTGATAATATTGAAATGGAAAAATTAATAATTTTATCATTACAATTAGGAAATGAAATTGTAGATAATGATTCTAAATTATATGCAATTCAAGAAGTTCAAGAAATTAATGGTGATTTCATTAAAAAATGGGAATAAATAAAAAATAAAATATACTACTCCGTTTCAGATCAATCGGTAATTCATTTTTACTCCACACAATTATTCATATAAAATTAGGTCGCCTACTTTTAATTCACTAATTTTATATATTAATGTATAAGTATTAAATGTATACTTACACTTATTTACGCATATAAATATTTATTTTTTGAATCACCGATTTATTTGAAAATTAGTTTATTTTATAAAAAAAGAGTTAATTATAAGTTTATTTACTTAAAATTTTATATTTCGAGACAAGTAAGAAAAATATTGAGCTTAATTAATCTGACTATATGAACCTAAAGTCTCTTTTATTCGGTTTACAAAAAATTGAAATTAAAAAAGAATTTTCTTCAAAAAAAAATGTTTTTTAGTTTCATTCTTAATATGATAGGTTATAAAATTTCAACTTCTGTTTTTAAAGCTTTCGAGAAGCAACACATAGGGATTTTTCCTCACACTTCTAAAATGGAATTTTGTATTTTAATTTTAGCTCTTTTATCAACAGATTTAAGAAAAAAAATTTGTTTTTGTGTTGCTGAAAAATATATGAGAATTCCAGTTTTATCGCAAATTATTCTTTATTTTGGAGGATTTTTTGTAATTAAAGGTTCTGGAGTTACTCTTTCAACTATTGAGTTTTTGAAGAAAAATCCAGATAAAATATTATTTATTAGTCCTGAAGGTAGTCTTCGTGCTAGAGAATGGAGAACAGGATTTCTTTATATCTCAAAAGGTGCAAATATTCCAATTATTATTTGTGGCATAGACTTTTCGGATCATACTTTTAAATCAATAAATGATGAAATTCATGTTGATGATGTTAAAGAAACATTAAAAATCTGCCAAGAAAAATTTTCTAATTCCGGAATTGCTCCATTGTACCCAGAATGTTCTTATCCTAGAATTAAATTACCAAAAAATACTGTAACATCTTATTTACCTTTTAAGGGAAAAATGTTTATTTTTATTTTGTTAGTTTTTTTGATGAAAATAATATTCTTTTAAAAGAAGTAATAGTAAAGAAGTAAAAAAATAATTTTTTATAATGATTTAATATAATAAATAATTTATATACTTATATTCAAATATGTTTTTTTAACTTAAATCTGATTACTACTCCGTCCCAGATTAATTTATCCAACTTAAAAAATTTATATTTATATTTAAGTGATTAATGAAAAAAATGTTCTTTTTTATTTGGGACGGAGAAGTATATAAAACTCAACTTATACTTTTAAAATTTACTATTCTTAAATTTTCTACTACTCCGTTTCAAATAATATGTCAGTAATTCAAAAAATAAAAAACCATTTTGGTTCCCGTGTGCACCGAGGGTCACATCAAATATTTATATAAGTAAATTAGTATAAATATTTAATAACAACTTAAATAACAATATATAAAATTAGTGAATTAAAAGTAGGCGACCTAATTTTATATGTGTGATCTAAAAATGAATCACCGATTAGTCCCACGATTTGAAACGGAGTAGTACAAAATGTATTCTAAAATTCAATCACAATATACATATAATAAACTTCGTCTTCTAAAAAATATTCATAATTTAAACCCTTCTAATAATAATGTACTACTCCGTTTCAGATCAATGACGAACCAAGAAAATGGAACCATTTGGTTCGCGGGAACCTAAAGGCACCATTTTCTTGGTTCCTTCGGTAATTCAACAAATAAGGAACCATTTGGTTCCCGTGTGCACCCTGGTGTGCACATATATATTTATATGGATGAATTGACGTAATAAGTATTAAATATAAGCTTAAATAATAATACATAAAATTAATCAATAAAAAAAATTTTATATGAATAATTGAGTGAAGTAAAAAATGAATTACTGAAGGGACCAAGAAAATGGTGCCTTTAGGTTCCCGCGAACCAAATGGTTCCATTTTCTTGGTTCGTCATTGATCTGAAACGGAGTAGTAGTTGATTTAAAAAATGTTCACAATTTGTGTGTTTTAAAAAATTTGGAAAATGATAAAATAATCACGAAAGAAAATTTAAATTCACAGTTAAAAAAATTCATAATTTAAACTTTTCTAATAATAATTAACAAATATTCACAATTTGTATATTTTAGGAGAAAAATGTCCATAATTTAAAAATATATTATATGTACTATGTCAGTACATATAGTCTAATTGAAACAACTTTTTTTATTTATTGACATAATTTTTTTTCTTGTGTTGATTTAATCTTTGAGCATCTTAATATTATAATTTTTTTTTATCTTAATACAATATTTTATGCTAAGATTTAAATCAAAATAAAAAATTAAGTGATAAATTATTCATTATATTTTTTTCATAAAATTTCTAAAAAATTGAATTTAAAAAAAAATTTCTATAAAATTCATAAAATGTATTCTAAAATCCAATCAAAATACCATGGTGTTAAATCACCACAATATACTGAAGAAGAGTTAAAAATCGTTAATGATCATAAAAAATTACAATCTGAAAACGATAAAATTCGTATTAAAAAGGAAAAGCATGTCGATCTTCTAAATTCTGAAAAAAATGCTATTTTAGAAGAAGAATTAGAAAAACTAGAAGAAGATATTTCTTTTATGAAAAAAACAATTGCAATAATTCTCGAATCTTCAAAGATGAAAGAAAGAACCAAATATAAAAAGTTAAACACAATTTTAGAATCAAAAATAACAAACCTTCAACAAAAACATCGTAAGAAAATGCTGGAATATCTTGAAATTCCACCTAATTCTTCTGAAGAAGAGAGTTGTAAACATTGTGGTACTAAACTAATATATTACGGTGAAACATATGGAGTATCTAGATGTAAAACATGCTTGGCAAAATTGTGGTTTTAAATACTACACAATCCAATTTTTATAAATATTTTTATAAAAATTTACGATTCAAAAAATACAATGAATAAATATGTATAAGCATTAAATGTAATACTCCGTTTCAGATAAATCGATTAATAAATAAGTGTAAATCATAACTTAAATAATAATATATAAAATTGATGAATAATAAAAATTTTATATTACAAATGTAAAAATGAATCACTGATTAGTTTAATGATATGAAATAGAATAGCACACTTATACAATAATATATAAAATCAGTTAATTTAAAAATTAATTACCGAAGGAACCTTCAGGTTCCCGCGAACCATTCGGTTCGTCATTGATCTGAAATGTAGTTGACTTTTAAAAAATGTTCTTTTTTTGATCCTATATTTGACACAGAGTAGTATAAAATTTTGACAAGATTATTTATCACTTTTTAGGTAATATTTCAAGCATATCTTTTTTGTTTAAAAATTTTATAATTAAATTTGATTATTTAAATAATTTTTAAAAACAATAAAAATAATGATTTGTATTTCTGTTATAAATATTTTTGGTAGATTATTTTTTATGATAATCTTAAATTTGCTTCAATCTTTTTTTTGTAAACAAACTTTAATTTACGAAAATATTTTAGTTTGTAATTCAAAAATTAAAACACAAATTTCTTGGTCGGGGTTAGAAATCACAAATCCTGTAATGTTTATTGACACACATCTTCATAGAACAGATTCTTTTGTTTTCCAGCACGAGGTAGGACATATTAAAAAAAATCATATGCTTAAATTATTAGTGTTTAAAATGTTAATCATGCAATTTTATATTATTTTAGATTATATTTTTTCTATTAATATAACATACATTTTAATAATTATTTTAATAAATTTATTGTCAATTCTTAAATCTAGAAGGTATGAAAAAGAATCTGATTTATATGCAGTTTCAAAATGCTCAATTAGTGAGATAATTATAGGTATGAATCATTTGGAAGAAACTTCTAATTTTTTAGATCCTCATCCTAAATTAACTGAACGGAAACAATATATTAAAAGGGCATTAAAAATAAAAAATAGAATGTCAAAGAATAATTGAAAAAAAATATATAAAAATATTTTAATTTTTTGGTGATTCAAAAAATAAATCGATTAAAAAAATTAGGAATTATGTGAATAAAAAACGAATCACCAATTGATCTGAAACGGAGTTCTAAAAATGAAAAATAAAAAAATTATATTATCAAAAAAAATGTTTAAAGAAGATCATATTAAATTTATGTGTATATCCCATGTTGATGCGGGAAAGAGTAGCTTAATAGGTCATTTTATGTATTTAACAAATAATGTTGATGAACATGAATTTCAAAAAGTAAAAAAAGAAGCTTTATTAAATAATAAAAATGGGTTTGAGTACGGTTACTTACTAGATATTGACACAGAAGAAAGAGAAAGAGGTATTACTATACAAAGTAATATTGTTGAAATTTCTTATGAAAATATAAATTATACAATTATTGATTGTCCAGGACATAAAATGTATATTAGAGAAATGATTAGTTCTTTAAGTGAAAATACAGATAGTATCGTATGTGTTTTAGTATCTGCTGTTAGAAATGAATTTGATTCTGGTTTTATAGGAGGTACTACTAAAGAAGATGTCTTACTTGCAAAAGCTTGTGGAATAAAACATATTATTGTTTTAATTAATAAAATGGATAAAATATATAATGATGAAGATTCTTTAGAAAAATATAATTATGTTATAGAAACATTTAAAAAATGGGTTGAAAAACTAAATTTTAAAACTGTTTTATATTTACCTATTAGTGGATATTTAGGATGGAATATAACTGAAGAAAAAGAAGAATTGAATAAATATTCTAAAGATTCTGATTTTTTAATTAATTCTTTAAAATCAATTCATCAAAAAAGATTAAATAATCAAAAAAAAATAACTCAAGTTATTGAAATAAAAAAAATTAAAGATAAAATAAAAGTTGAGTTTTATGCTTTAAATGTTTCAAATATTATTACTTCAGGATATGAATGTATTTTACACATAGCTGATTCAGAAATTATCGGGAATGTAGTTATAATCCAAGATTTATCAGGAAAAACAAAAAAATTTTTAAAAACCGGAGATAAAGCTTTTTTGTATTTTAATTTAAGCGAAAATATAGAAGTTTATAATAATCAAAAAATTATTGTAAGATTTCAAGATATGACCGTAGGTTTTGGAAATATTATGTTAAAGAGTTAAATTAATTATTAAAAAATAAATGTGTTTATTTTTACAAAAAATTTATCTTACAATCGAAAGATTATATGAAATGGAATAACTTTTTTTTTAATTATTTATCAACTTTATAAATATGTATTTATATTTAATTTTTAAACTATTAAAAAGAATCCGCGAGGATAGGAAGACCCGTAAAGGAAGACCCGTAATCCTTTGGACTTCATAAAATACAATGAATGAATAAGTGTAATAATTAACTATATAGTTATAAATTCTTATAAATAATTTTTATATGAATAAATCAGAGATAAAAAATGAAGTCCAAAGGATTACAACTCTGTCCCAAATGTAGGCTTAAAAAAACACATTTTTTTTTTAATAATCAATTAAATTCATATATAAATTTTTGAACTTGGATATACTAATCAATTTCAGGAGTAGTATATTATTTATGAAAATGGATTCATAAACTAATCTATCAAAGAAAATGAATTTCTTTGATATAGAGATAAAAATAAAAAAAAATTACTACTCTGTTTCATATCGTGGGACTAATCGTTTATTCATTTTTAGATCACTCATTTATCCATATAAAATTATTTATGAATTTTATATATTATTTTATAAGTAAAGATTTAATACTTATATTTATATAAAAATTTAATGTGTGCCTCGCTGCACACGGAAACAGTTCCACCAATATGGTTCTTTATTTTTTGAATAACAGAGAACTTGATTTATCTAAAACGGAGTAATATAAAATTATGAAATATCTAATGATCGAAAAAAATTTTCAATAAAAACAAAAAAATAAATAACAAATTTGAAAAAAAAATTTTTTTTTTAATTTAAAAAATGAAGTTAAACAACCAAAACGAAAAAGATATTGAAGATATAAAAACATGTGTAAATGAAATAATTTTATATCTACTTTTGAATAAAATTGATACAAGAAATACGTTTGGAAAATATTCTAAGGAATTTAAAGAAAAAAAATTTAAAGATGTAAAAACATATATTAATTATATTTCTAAAAAAATTGAAAAAGATACCCATGAAATTAATATTTCAGATTATTTTGATGATGATGCTGATGAAGATGAATCTAATGGTGAAATTATGTCATCTTTAACAACTATTTTTTCAAAATATTTACCTATTTTAAGTTCACTTCATGCGGATAACGGAGATAAGGTTGAAGATATTGTTGGTAAACATATTACTTGGGATTTAAGATAGGCTATTAGTCCATTTCAAAAGATTCTCTAGAAATTTGGACTCGATTTTATATTTACACATTTATTCATTAAAAAATTTTTTTAACCTTCAGGTTCTCCAAATTTATAGGGAGGGTCTTCCTATCCGTTGTGATCCTCTCGAAATAGACTGGGCTACTATTTAAAATATAATTTCAATAAAATATATTTTTTCAATTGATGGAATTTTTATTTAATGCAAATAATTGTAAGATGGAATAATTTAGAATATGGCAGATATATTAAAAAGTACTAGTTCAGTTCATATAGTAGAAATAATTTTGTCAGATTTTTTTGTTCACTTTTCAAACCATATAAAATTTTAAGTAATAATTTATATATCTTTTAAACACTTATACTCATAATTACATATTGACATAATAATTATTATCAAAACCTGACATATTATCTGATAGGCAGAACTTAAAGGTTAGGAGAATCCGGAATCTTTTGGACTAGTAAGATAATATTAAAGGTTGTTGTGTTAGAAAACAAAAAACTGCTTATGGTTTTATTTGGTCTTATGTTAGAAGATGTTAAATACTCCTCTGTCCTAAATGTAGGCTCAAAAAAGAACATTTTTTTTTAAAAGTTATATAAAAATAAATATAATTTTTTCAATCTGTCAGATGTCAGATAAATTCATCTGGGAAGGAGTAGTACAGATATTTTTAAAATAAAAAATGAAGTTAGACAACCAAAATGAAAAAGATATTAAAGATATCAAAAAATGTGTACTACTCCGTCCCAAATAAAAAAGAACAATTTTTTTAAAAGTCATATAAATATACATATAACTTTTTCAAGTTGGATAAATTTATCTGGGACGGAGTCGTAAATGAAATAATTTTGTATTTACTTCTTAATCCAATTTATACAAGAAATTCTTATGACAAAGGAGATATTAAAAATTCTAAAGAATTAAAAGCAGAAAATTTTAAAGATGTAAAAATATATACTACTCCGTTTCAGATCAATCGGTAATTCATTTTTAGATCACTCATTTATTCATATAATATTATTTTAATTCACTAATTTTATATATTAATGTATAAGTATTAAATATATACTTATACTTATTTATTGATATAAAAATTTATTTTTTGAATCACCGATTTATTTGAAACGTAGTAGTATTAAATATATTTCTAAAAAAATGAAAGAAGATATTTATGAAACAATTTTTTTTGATTATTTTGATAAAGATAATGAAGAAGAGTCTAATTTTGAGATTATGTCAGCTTTAAAAAGTATTTTTAGTAAATATTTACATATTATTTGGGATTTTTAAAATAAATATATTAATCTAAATTTATTTTAACGATATAAAAATATACTTATGAAACCACTAAGTCTTTAAATTTCTTGGTACTACTCCGTTTCAGATCAATCGGTAATTCATTTTTACTTCACACAATTATTCATATAAAATTAGGTCGCCTACTTTTAATTAACTAATTTTATATATTAACTTATAAGTAAAGTTTTAATACATTAACTTATATATACATATAAATATTTATGTGCGCCCTGGTGCACAATGGTGGGACTGTTCTTTATTTTTTGAAACACCGATTGAGCCTACTATTTGAAACGGAGTAGTACAGTTTAAAATATAATTTCAATAAAATATTTTTTTTTAATTATAAATGATAGAAATAATTTATAATTTTATTGACAATATGTATGATATTATGGTATTTTTATTTAATGAAGATAATTGTGAGATGGAATAGTATAGAACATGTCAAATATATTAAAAAGTATTAGTTAAAAATAACTAATATTTCTATAAATTGTGTGATAAATTAATACCTTTTAATGGAAGATAAGATATAAAAATAATTTTTTGTATGTAAATAAGTGATAATTTTTTGTTTTAACTTATTCTCACTAAAAAAATTAAAATTTTATAAAAAACGAAATTACAATAAGAACTTTTTGACTTCACTCATTCTCACTTGAAATTATTTTGAGTTTGTTTTTAGTTAAGAAAATAAACTTTGACTTATCTTCACTTAATTTTAAAAAAAATCTAAAAAACGAAATTACAATAAGAACTTTTTGACTTCACTCATTCTCACTGAACAATATTTTGAGTATAAATTTAGTGAAAAATAAAAATCTAACTCATCTTCACTTAAAAAAAATTTTAGATAAATTGCATAAGATTTTTTTTCTGTAATGTTTGTAAACATTTTTGGAAAAAAAATTTAAGTGGTATCACTCAAATTCAAAAATCGCAAAAAAGTTCTTATTGTAATTTCGTTTTTAATTTATTTCTTGAGGAGAGGATTGAGAAACTTTTTCTTTTTTTTAATAATTTTTTATAAGTTATTAAAAAGTGCAAAAATATTTTTATTAGAATAATTTATATATGAAAATTATTTTTTGTATGGTTTGTACTGAAAATATTCTTTGGAAAAAAAGAAAAAGTTTCAAAAAATTCCAAAAAAATTAAGTGAAAAATTAAGTCTGAAAAATCGGACTTTTTTGAGTTTCTGATTAAGTATTCAAGAAATAATTGTTAAAAAAAATTACACTAAAAATTTTTATTAATTCAAAAAATAAATAATCGAAAAAAATGAATACTATGCTTTCACACAATATGAGTTGTTTAACAAAAACTTGGGACAATGTAAAAGTTAATATATATAAATAATTACTATTCCGTTTCAGATAACACAAATATACATATAAAATTAGGTCGCCTACTTTTAATTCACTAATTTTATATGTACTACTCCGTCCCAGATTAATTTATCTGACACATTGAAAAAGTTATATGTATATTTATATGACTTTTAAAAAAATTGTTCTTTTTGAGCCTACATTTGGGACGGAGAAGTATATTGTTATTTAAGTTGTTATTAAATAACAATATACTAATTTACTCATATAAATATTTATGTGCGCCTTGGTGCACACGGGAACCAAATGGTTCTTTATTTTTTGAATTACCAATTTATCTGAAACGGAGTAGTACTATTTTAAGCTTTAGGTTCTCCAGTTCAAGTGGATATGAGAAACTGGAATCAAATTGATCAGTATAAAATTAAGTTTTCAAGTTTAAGTGAAAAAATAACTTGATAAATTACTCGCAAAGAAACTGTAGATTCTCAAATTATATGAACTTATATTTTAATTTACTTCTCCGTCCCAAATAAAAATATCCAACTTTTTTAAAAGTCATATTAAAATGCATATAACTTTTCCAAGTTGGATAAATTAATCTGAAACGGAGTAGTATATTTTTTTGAAATTATTATTTTTTGTTATTTTGTTTCCAACATTTATAACATTTAGTTTTATTTGGATTGGATTCAATTTGTGTATTACATGAAATACATTTTTGTATTAAATGTGTTTTAATTATATTAATAATTTCTTCACCATACTCTTTTATTTTTTTAGGACCAATACCTTTTATTTTTTCTAATTCTTCTAATGTTTTAGGTCTATTTATAATTAATTCATTTATAACTGCATTTGTTAAAATTAAAAAAGGTTCTTTGTTTTGTGTTATAGATTTTTCGTTTATAAAGTTTTTTAAATCAAAAAATAATAAATTCTCTTCATCATTTTTTAAATTAGAAAAATTATTACAATTTAATGAATTATTTAAAATAAACTGTATTTGGTCTCGGAAAATATTTTCAACTTCTAAAGGGCTTCTTCCCAAATGATGAGATGCTGCATAAGACATACGTTTACAATCATTTAAAGTAAAATCTTCAATTTGACAATATTCAGCACCTCTTACAGAATTAATTCCATGTGAAATCATATATTCTAAAGTTTTTTTAGTTTCTTCTCCAGCAGATCCGGTTTGAACTTGCATTAATGAAGTACTTAGTTTAGGAGGGCCATTTAATCTTGTAAAAGCTGCTCCATTTCCTGTTTCATGTTGACCCATTCTTGAATTAAAATTTTTAGTCTTACCTATATAATATTTATTGTTTTGCAATTCCATCAAATATATATGTTCTGTCATTTTTAGATTTCAAAAAAAAATAAAAAAAAATCAAAAATATAATACTACTTCTCCGTCCCAAATGTAGGCTCAAAAAAGAACAATTTTTTTAAAAGTCATATAAATATACATATAACTTTTTTGACAGATTGGATAAATTAATCTGGGAAGGAGTAGTAATATTTTTGATGAAATATATTTCATTAAAGAGTTTACAAAAAATTATAGAGAAATATATTTCATTAAAAAATTTAAAGAGTTTACAAAAAATTATAGAGAAAATATATTTCATTAAAAATTTAAAGAGTTTATAAAAAAATTATAGATAAATATATTTCATTAAAAAATTGTACAACTCCGTCCCAGATTAATTTATCCAATCTGTCAAAAAATTTATATATATTTTTATATGACTTTTAAAAAAAATGTTCTTTTTTATCTGGGACGGAGAAGTAAAGAGTTTACAAAAAATTATAGAGAAATATATTTCATTAAAAAATTTAAAGAGTTTACAAAAAATTATAGAAAAAATATATTTCATTAAAGAGTTTACAAAAAATTATACAACTCCGTCCCAGATAAATTTATCCAACTTGAAAAAGTTATATGTATATTTATATGACTTTTAAAAAAATTGTTCTTTTTTGAGCCTACATTTGGGACGGAGAAGTACTACTCCGTTTCAAATAAATCGGTGTTTCATTTTTATATCACACAAATATACATATAAAATTATTTTAATTTACTAATTTTATATATTACCGTATAAGTATTAAATTTAAACTTATTACGTCAATTTATTCATATAAAAATTTATTTTTTTGAATTACCGATTTATCTGAAACGGACTAGTAGAGAAATATATTTCATTAAAAATTCTAAAGAGTTTAAAAAAAATTATAGAGAAATATATCATGTTATAAAAAATCTAAAGAGTTTATAAAAAATATATTTCATTAAAAAAATTCTACTACTCCGTCCCAGATTAATTTATCCAACTTAAAAAATTTATATATATTTTTATATGAGTTTATAAAAAAATGTTCTTTTTTATCTGGGACGGAGAAGTAAAGAGTTTATAAAAAATTTTAAACTCTTTACAAAAAATTATAGAGAAATATATTTCATTAAAAAATTGTACGACTCCGTCCCAGATAAATTTATCCAAGTTGAAAAAGTTATATGTATTTTTATGGGACTTTTAAAAAAGTTGGATATTTTTATTTGGGACGGAGAAGTAAAGAGTTTACAAAAAATTTATAGAAAATATATTTCATTAAAAAAAATTTTAAAGAGTTTACAAAAATTATAGAGAAATATATTTTATTAAAAATTCTAAAGAGTTTATTATAAATTTATAGAGAAATATAAAAAATTCTAAAGAGTTTATTAAAAAATATATTTCATTAAAAAAATTCTAAAGATAAATATATTTCATTAAAAAATTCTAAAGTGCTCCTACACTTTAAATAAATTATATGAAGTAATTTATTTTTTAACTTAAATATTTATGTTGTAACAAAAATATCTTTTTTTAAATTTATTTCTAATACTACTCCGTCCCAGATTAATTTATCTGACACATTGAAAAAGTTATATGTATATTTATATGACTTTTAAAAAAATAACAATTTTTTGAGCCTACATTTGGGACGCAGAAGTACTATTTATCTAACATAAATTTCATCTAAAATTTCAAAGCCTTCTTCACAAAACCCTTTCATAAATTTATCAATAAAATTTTCTGTGTTTTCAGAAAAATTAAATTCTTCAAAAATTTCTGAGGGTCCTTTTTTCATATTAGAAATCCAATATGATTGATAAATAATTTTTCCGGTTTCTAAATTTTTAAGAATTCTAAAACAAACAAAAAAATATTTAAGATAATCATTTTCAACCATTGATGCAAAACATTTATTTCGGTTTTTAATTTTATATTCTTCTTGTCCTGTCATATCTTCTAATTCATATAAAGCAGAATAAATTTTATAATTTCCTAATTCATTTTCAAATTGATCTTTAATGTTTTCGAAGAAAGGTGGTGAACTGATAGGGGCTAAACCGTCAGGGTCTCCATCACTAGGTACTGCTAAATTAAAAAATCTTGATTTAGTTCTATATAATAAAGAAGGATCAACAATTGAATTTTCTAAAATTTCTTGCTCTTTAGCTTCTTTTTCTTTCCTACGTTCGTCTTTTTCATTTTCTTCTTCAATTCTATTTTGTTCAGCTTCTAAAGCCATCTTTTCTTTAATTCTATTTTTTTCGTTTTTACATTCAAGAGCTAAAGATGTACATAAATCTTCAAGGTCTTGTCTAGATTTATTTTCTAGATTTTCGTCTCTGCTTAATTCTTTGAGATGTGAAAGAATTTTCTTAGTAAGAATTTCATCTGATAGTTTGCTGTACTGCATTTTTATAGAAAAAATTTTTATAAACTTATTCAATTTTTTTACAAAAAGAAATTTTTAAATACAATGATGGTCAAATTGTAATTATCCGTTACAGAGTATTACTGATCCAGTTCAGGAGGATCTGTGTGATACCTATAAAATTGAGTTTTCAAAAAATTAAAATTTATATTTAATTATAAGGTAAAGTAAATAAACATTTAAATAAAAAAAATTACTAATGAAAACTGAGTTTTCAAAAATATCTGGATGAAGGTTCTTTATGATTCAAAAATAAATAAATGTAAGTATTAAATAGTATTCTCAATTCAGAAAGATCTTTTTTTTCACTTTTTAGATTATATTTAATTACTAGTGCATTTCAGATCAATTTGGACTTCATTTTTAGTCACTTATTTATTCATATAAAATCTTATGAGTATATATTTATTATTTACACATAAATATTCATACAAATATTTATGTGCGCCCTGGTGCACACTGGAACCAAATGGTTCCTTTTATAATGAAGTCCAGATTGATTTGAAATGGAATAGTAATTATTTAATTTTTTTCGAAAACCTGAAATATTATCTGAGAAGAAATAGTAATATATTTATATATTTCGACCATATGTATGTATTTTAACTATATAGTCATATTTAAAAACATCAGGATTATTTTTTACGTATTCTTTGTAAAAGATATGTAAATTATCTCTTATTATTTTAAGAGCCCCCTTTGTTTTATTTTCATTTAATAAATTTTCCCAATCTATTTTATCGATATTATTTTCTAAAATTTCTATAGCTTTTTTGTTTGAAGATAAAGATAACCAATCAATATATTCAGGATTATCTTTTAATAATTTTATAGCATACTCAGATTCATTTAATGATAATTCTTCCCAAATAATTTTATCAAAATTTAATTTTAAGAATTCTATTGCTTCTTTTGATTCATTTCTTGATAATGCTGCCCAATCAATTTTTTTACGATTTTTTTTCAACAATTTTACAGCAAATGGATTAATTGATAAACCAGACCAACTTCTAATTTTATCAGGATTTTTTGTTAAAATTTCTATGGCTTCTTTTGATCTATTATATTCTAAATATCCCCAAGCTATTTTACTAAAATTTTTTTTTAATAAATCTATAGCAAATTTATTTGTTGTTAAATATTTCCAATAAACTTTATCAATATTCTTTTCTAATATTTCTATAGCTCCTTTTGATTCATTTAAAGCTAATTCTTCCCAGTCAATTTCTTCAGGATAAGCTTTTAATAATTTGATAGCATATTTTGATTTATTTTTTGATAAATATTTAAAATTAATTTTAGAAGGATTTTTTTTTAATAATTTAAATGCCCATTTATAATTTAATTGAGATAAATAATCCCAACTAATATTTTCTTTTATCTCATCACCCACTTTATATATAAATTCCCAATAAATTTTATCTATTAGATCATCAAATAGATCATCAAATTTTGATATTTCTGACATTTTTATAATAAAATAATAAAAATATTTTAATTATAAAAATATCAGAAATGCATTTTTTGCTCTCAAATTTTAATTTCTTAAAAAACCCAACTTACTTTAATATCCCGTTTCATATCTTGCGAGAATATAGTAGAATTATTAATCTTTGTGACTAATTTTTAATATATTATTTTTCAGATTAAAAAAATTAATTATATCCATAAGCAAAAAGATCTTTACTTCTCCATCCCAAATAAAAAAGAACAATTTTTTTAAAAGGCATATAAATATACATATAACTTTTTAAAGTTGGATTGACATATTATCTGTGACGGAGTAGTATATGAAATGGAATGGTATTTATCCTAAAAAAAGTTAAATTGACTTTATATTTAGAACATATTATTATTCTACAAACTGAAATAAATTACTACTCCGTTTCAAATTAATCGGTGATTCATTTTTAGATCACACAAATATACATATAAAATTATTTTAATTCAGTAATTTTATATATTACTGTATTGACGTTATACATTTAATACTTATTAAGTCAATTTATTCATATAAAAATTTAATGTGCACCGAGGCGCACACGGGAACCGAATGGTTCCGATTTATCTAAAACGGAGTAGTATAATATTTTATAAAAATTTAATAATTTTTATTTTTTTTAACATTTAAAATGGACAATATTTTAAAAGTATTAGTTGGAAAAAATGGTGATTTAAATATGGATAAAATATATGATACTTTAGCAAAAAATAATAATAAATGTGTTTTTTTGCTATATATGCTTATTAAAGACTATCCGGCATTAGGTTATGAACAAAAATTAATTGATTATAAAGAATTAATATTAAGAATAAAAAAATTAATAAAAGATGAAAACTATAATTTTGTCCAAGCTGGGTATGTAGAAGGTTGTATAGGTTGTGAAGAACAAATTTACATTTATTTTACGCATAAAGGTGGAAGCAGTTTTAATGATAAAGATTCATTTATATATATCCATAATTATCCTAAATCAAAGAATAAAAAATTATTTAAATTACTATCAAAAATTGAAGATAGTAATCTTGATGGATTTTGATTTCTTCTACGACTTCTTCACATATTAATTTATCTGACATATTAAAAAATTTATATGGATTTTTATATGAATTTTTAAAAAAAATTGTTCTTTTTGACCCTACATTTGGGAATGAGAAGTACCAGACAAATTCATATTGTGGAACTAATTAGGCTAAAATATCAAAACACATTACTACTCCATTTCAGATTCTTTTGGAGTATTACAATATTTATTTAATCCCTCAATATCATTATAATCTTCCATATAATTCATAAATCTTTTACTCATTACTTTTAATAAGCATTCTTTGAAATAATATTCTTTAATAAATTTTTTAATGTATTCTTCTCTTGATAAATTAAAATTATTTTCACTTAAAGTTTTGTAGTTCCAAGCTTTATTAGGATTTTTTTTAACAATTTCAAATGTAATATTTGGATTAAAACTTAAATAATCATAATCCCAATCGATATGAGGATTATTAATTACAATTTCCCATGTAATATTTGGATTTTGACTTAAATTTCTATAATTCCAAGGTTCTTCAGGATTATTTTTAACTATATCCCATGTTATATTTTGATTATAACTTAAAATATCATATTCCCAAAGAATATTAGGATTATTTTTAACTATATCCCATGTTATATTAGAATTACCACTTAGACCAAAATTATCCCAAGGAATATTAGGATTATCCAGAACCGTTTCCCATGTAACATTTAAACTTAATTTATAATAATTCCAATTTAAATCAGGATTTTTTTTAATAATTTCGATATTAAAATTCGGATTAGAAGTAAAACTATTGTAACACCAAGGAATATCAGGATTATTAATTATTATATCCCATGTAATATTTGGATTAGCACTTAACTCTCTATGGTTCCATTTTTTTTTAGGATTATTTTTAACTATATCCCATGTTATATTTGGATTACGACTTAAATGATAATTACTCCATTTTTTATTAGAATTATTTTTAACTATATCCCATGTAATATTTGGATTAGCACTTAAATAAGCATAAGACCAAGGAATATGTGGATTATCTTTAACAATTTCCCATGTTATATGTTTATTTATACTTAAAATATCATAATTCCAAGGAATATGAGGATTATTCTTAACCATTTCCCATGTTATATTTGGATTTTCACTTAAAATATTATAATACCAAGGTTTATCAGGATTATTTTTAATAAAGTCAAACCATTCTTCTTCCCATTTTTTCTTTCCTTTTTGATAAACACTTGTTTTATCATATTCTTCAATTAACTCAGTTGTTTCTTCAAGATTATTATTATTTAATAAAAATTCTTCAAATTTATGATGATTTATAATTTTTAGTTCAAATTTGTTCATTTTAAAGAGCATCATACAATTAATTTTATTTTTAATTTTATTTTTAATTTTATTTTTTATTGGAATATTATGTTTCAAAAGTATTTCATTAGTTTCTGTTTCTGTAAAATTCCATATATTTTTTAACATTTAATATATAAATAAGAAAAAAAAATTAAATTCATTTTTTTATAAAATTTTTATAATGACAGATTAATTTTACTATATGAAACGGAGTAGTATAATTATTCGAAATATAGGCTTAGATTTTTTTTCTCAACTATATAAAATTGAACGTTCTTTTGGAATAGTAAAAGATAATCCTTTAAACTTTAAATTTTATATACATGAAAAAAATATCTGTTCCAATTAACTTTAGGCAAATAAATAAAATTATATGGTCTAAAACCTCAAAAAAAAAAGTTCTGGCACAATTACTTCAATTATATAAACTGTAGTAGTATATAAATTAAATAATAATATATAAAATTACTCATGAATTTTATATGAATAAATATGAAAAAATGAATGACCGATTACTTCTCCGTCCCAACAAACCTGGAACGGACTATTACTATTTTTTAAAAGGAATATGAAATAAATCTAAAAAAATTTTTATTTATAAAAATGGTCTTATTATTAGATATACCAAATTATCTTAAAAAATCACATTTATATGAAAATTTTGAAGATAATGATGAAGAAATTAAAATACCTGATATTTATCTTTTAGAAGAACCAAATAAATTTATTTCTCATGAAGAATTTGAAAAATATTTAGATTGTTTTTCATATTGGAATATGAAAATATTACCTAATATTTTTTTTGAATATTTATTTACTTACTCAGGTAAAATAAATAATCCTGAATTTTCATTAATTCATCAAGATATATTAAATTCAAAAAAAATAATTAGTCGTACATATATAGATGAACACGGTACATCAGGACATTATGATAATTATATATCTTTAGACAATGATTTATATATAATCAATAATGATTTATTTATATTTAAACCTAGCTTTTATAATTTATTTAATATTGATGTTATTTATTATCATTTTAAATCTTTTTTTCCTTATGAACAAATTTTATATTTGATATTTTATTTTAATGGGTATAAATTATTTAAAGAAGAGTTTAAATTTAAAATATATATTGGAATAAATATTAAAAACATTATAGAATTCGATATTTACTTAGGTAATGTAAAAAAAATAAATAAAGATCCTATTTTATATAATATTGCATTAGCATCTGGTAATATTAATACAATTAATTATATTAAAAGACACGTGGATATTTCTAAAGATAAACAAGAATTAATTAAATGTGCAATATTGGGAAATAATATTGAAATAATTAAAGAATTATTAAAAGATTATTTAATTATAATTGATGATGATATAAAATATAATTTTATTAAAAGAAAAAATAACTTATGTATTTTAAAATTATTAATAAATAACGGAGGGGATTTTGATAGCGATTTTATAAAACTTAGCATTCAAAATTATAGGTTAGACATTTTTGATTTCTTGATAAAAAAACAAAATGAAATTGATGGTAGGATTTTAAGTTCATTATTATTTTATAATCATTCTTCTTATATTATTTCAAATAAAATTAAATTACCTGAAAATGCATTTGATATAACATTAACATATGAAGATTATGATTTTATGGAATATATTTTAAATAACTATGAAATTGAAAAAATAGTTCCAGTCATTGTTTTTGAAAATTATTTAACTGAAGTATTAGATTTTTTAATTAAAAAAGGATTTAAAATACAAAATAGTACTTCGGAATATTTTTATAAATATGATTTTTTCAGTTCTTGTGAAAAGTTAGAATTTTTCAAATATCTTTACAATATTAATATGATTGATAAAAATATATGTAAAGAAAAAATATTTGATGTAATGATATTAAATTTTTTAAATAGTTTGTAAATTATAATAGTCCAAAAGAACCTGAAGGTTCTATATATTCGGAGTAATTGGGCCAGATCTTTTTCTTCAATGATATTAAATTTTAAGTACTTCTCCATCCAAAATTAGAAGTAGGCGCCTATCCAACTTTTTAAAAAGCCATATTAAAATGCATATAACTTTTTCAATGTGTCAGATAAATTAATCTGGGACGGAGTCGTATGTATTTTAATACTGTTTTATAAAAAAAATGTTATTCTTTATTTGGGAAGGAGTAGTACAAAAGATTACGGATTCTCCTAACCTTGAGGTTCTCCAATCTTTAAGTAAATATTTATATCATTGATAAATATTTAAACATAAATTTAAATAGACTGGTTTTTGAAAACCTCACATAATTATAGCGTTAACGCTTTCTGCTTTGCGGATCTTCCTCTTCGGGTCTTTCTATCACCGCACCCTCCCTGAATTGTACTACTAAATTATTTAAAAAATTGTTTTTATATATAATTTTCATGGAAAATTAAAAATATGAACATTTTTCAATTCTGATTTCACTTCACTTGCAGAAATATCAGTTCCAGAAATATATAATTTTCGCAGATTTTTTAACATTGATACATCTCTTACTTTTGTGTGGCAAATATTTAAAATATGAACATTTTTTAATTTTGATACATCTGAAATTTTAGTACAAGAAATATCTAAACTATAAACATTTGTTAACATTGATACATCTTTTACTTTAGTATTTGAAAGATTTAAAATATGAATATTTTTTAATTCTGACACATCTGAAACGTTAGTGAAAGAAAGATTTAAATCATATACATTTTTTAATTTTGATACATCACTTACTTCAGTGTTATAAAGATTCAAATTATGAACATTCCCTAACATTGATACATCAGTTACCAAAGTATCAGAAAGATTTAAAGTATGAACATTTTTTAATTTTGATACATCTTTCACTTCATTTCCAGCAAGATTTAAAATATACACATTTTTTAATTTTGATACATCAATTACATCTGTATAAGCAAGATTTAAATTGTAAACATTTTTTAATTTTGATACATTTGAAACCTTAGTTCCATAAAGATTTAAAGTATGTACATTTCCTAACATCGAAACATCTGTAATATCTGTATAGGAAAGATTTAAAGTATGTACATTTCCTAAAATAGAGAAATCAGTTATTTTTGTATGAGAAAGATCTAAATTATAAACATTGCCTAACATTGATACATTTTTTACCTTAGTATGAGAAAGATTTAAATTATAAACATTGCCTAACATTGATACATTTTCTACTTCAGTATGGGACAAATCTAAAGTATGTACATTTCCTAACATTGAAACATCACTTACTTTAGTACCAGAAAGATTTAAAGTATGAACATTACCTAACATTGAAACATCACTTACTTTACTACCAGAAAGATTTAAAGTATGAACATTTTTTAATGATGAAAAATCAGTTACAGATGTCGCATAAAGATTTAATGTATGAATATTTTTTAATTTTGATACATCTATTTTTTCTGTATGAGAAAGATCTAAACCTAAATTCTTTAAAGGATTTTTAATTAATAAATTTATTTTTTTCTTAAATTTTAAATCATTAATATATCGAAGTGAAAGTTCTTTATTTAAAGATAAAAAAGGTATATTAGTATCTTCAAATTTTTTAGATGAGATTTTTAATTTAATAATTTCATTATTATTTAAAAACTGAAAAATATCATAATTAATTATATCATGAGGCAAATTAGTAAGCATTTTAAATATAAAAAAATAAAAATAAAATATTCATTTTTTAGTCCAATTTTTATTAATTGTACTTCTCCATCCCAAATGTAGGCTCAAAAAAGAACAATTTTTTTGAAAGTCATATAAATATACATATAACTTTTTTGACAGATTGGATAAATTAATCTGGGACGGAGTAGTAATCAAAAAAAATAAATATAAATTTTTTAAGTTGGATAAATTAATCTGAGAAGGAGTAGTACTTAGTATTTAAAATATTTCGAAAACTTGACATATTGTGGGAATATATGTTAGGTACCAGCATTTTTTAGTAACACATATTTTTAATATTTTAATCCTTAATATCTTTTTCTCTAAAAGGTATACTTAAACTAATCATTTTTTTTTATTTCTGATCCTTTATCTATTTCTATATTATTTATTGCAATTATTTCTTCATGAAAAATTAAATTTTCAGTAATCATCTGAACGGAAGAATACATTATATATTCTTCTTTTTTTCCAGAAATTTTAATATATCTTTAATAAAAAATAAATCTGAATAAACAAATTTATAAATAGGTAATAATTTTTTAAGTATTTCTATATTTGAAAAATTAGAGAATTTAATTTCATTTTCAATAAAATCATTAGACTTATTTGATAAAGAATTAATTTTTTGCTTGATACTTGAAATTTTTTTAAATATTTTTTCATTTTTTTTAATAAAAATATAAAATCTAGAAATTTATTTATAATTTTGTAATAACGCAATTTTTTAAATATTTATAATTTTGTAATAACGCAATTTTTTAAATATTTATAATTTTTAATAACCATCATAATATGAATCAGAGTCATCCATAGAAGAATCAAATGTAGAACCATTTCCATTCATTCGAGAAGTAGTTCTATTCATTCCAGATGTGCCTTCATTTTCTGTATCATTTATTCCAGATGTACTTCGAGTTGTTCTTCCACGTGATCCAGACGTGCCTCCTGTTGTTCTAGAACCCCTTCCACTTGACCCAGAAGTTGTTCCATTCATTCCAGACGTATCTTCATTTTCTGTATCATTTATTCCAGATGTACCTCGAGTTGATCTTCCACGTGATCCAGAAGTAGTTCCATTCATTCCAGTTGTATCTTCATTTTCTGTATCATTCATTCCAGATGTACTTCGAGTTGTTCTTCCACGTGATCCAGAAGTTGTTCCATTCATTCCAGATGTGCCTTCATTTTCTGTATCATTTATTGCAGATGTACCTCGAGTTGATCTCGAACCATTTCTTCCTGGTGATTGAGAACCTCTTCCTTTTGATCCCGAACTGTTTCTGCTTGGTGATTGAGAACCCCTTCCGTTTGATCCCGAACCATTTCTACCTGTGGATTGAGAACCTCTTCCGTTTGATCTCGAACTATTTCTACCTGGGGATTGAGAACCTCTTCCTTTTGATCTCGAACTGTTTCTGCTTGGTGATTGAGAACCTCTTCCGTTTGATCTCGAAATATTTCTAGAAGATCTATAGTCTTCTGTATTATCTTCTTGAGAATTTTCTTCTTCACTATTTTCATTGTATTCTTCTTCTACATTATCTTCTTCTGATCTTCTTGAGTTTTTAAGCATTTTTTTTAAAGATCTTAAAATATTACTAAACTCTTCATCATCAAAATAAACATCTAAAAATTTTCTTTTAAATACTTTTACATTTCCATAATCATGAACTGTTACAGACTTAATACACAAAATATTATCCCCTGCATATTCAATTTTTTTACCATTACTTTCATAGACAGCTGGCTCTCTTTTCCTGAGATTTTTAAGAAACTCTTCAAATTTATCTCTCTCAATATTATTAGCATTGAAACTTCTGAACCAATCTGTATGAGTCATTTTTTTTATTTATTAAAAATATATTTTTGTAATTTTATTATCCTTTTGTATTATTTTATAATAAATTTAATATCAAATAATTTTTTGTAAAAATTATACTAGTTGAGTTTATAAAAAGTATACACAATTATAATTATTTCATTGTAAAATTACAAGAAAAGATTATCTTTATTGAGTAAATATGTATAAGTATTTAATTAAAATAATTTTATATAAATAAACATTCATGTTCTCTGTGATTCAAAAAATAAATATTTATATTTATAAATGAGTATAAATATTAAATGTATTACGTCAATAAAATAATATATTAAAAACTTGAATGTTTATTTATAAATTAAATTTTTTTCAAAAATAAATAAAATACTTTAAATATTTTATTTAAAACCCTAACATATTGTTTGATTATTTAAACTAAATTATCAATTTTTATTATATACATCCAACATTATTGTTTATAAGTAAATACTACATTTCAGATCAATCGGTAATTCGTTTTCTATAACTTATTTATTCAATATTTTTGAATTACTTATTGATCTGAAACATAGTACTAAGATCTTTAATTAAATTTTTATATGATTTAAAAAGTGTGTAAAAAGATTTCAATTAACATATTATTTCAACTGGACTATTAGTCCAAAAATTTGAAATAATAAAAATTTTTTTATTAATTAAAAAATTTTTAATAATGGATAATTTAATATTAACAGGGTCATCAAGTGATATGGATAGAGTTCTAAAAGTAAAATTTGAACAAGATGAAGAGATTTTAAATTTGATGTTAGAGGTAATTGTTCCACAAGAAACAAAAGAAGAGTATTATTATAATATGCTTTGTCTTAAAAAAATTGATGAAATAACATTTGATTTATTAAAAGTAAATTATGCATTTAATTTAAGAGAAGCTATTAAGTATTTACCAAAAGATGCTTTATTTTTTTCCGAATTGTTTAATGCTTTTAAGTTTGTAATTGCTGATAAAAAGTTGAAATACAATACTAATTAAGTTCAAATAAAACTGAAAAATATCCTTAAAGATAGACTTTTTTTTTGATTAGATGTCACACTTCAATTTTATATGAATTTGAATAGTAAATAAAGACTTACAATTGTTCAAAAAATATTTTTCACTTTTTCTGAAAAAGTGAAAAATGTATTTAATATCATAATTTATATGTAAAATACATTTTTGAAAAATTTGTTGATTAAGTAATCAAGAATGTAAAATTTCTTGATTTTTCACGCTTAATTTTTCACTTAAATTTTTTGATATTTTTCCAAACTTTTTGATTTTTAAAACTTTTCATTTTCACATAAAATCACCAAAATAAAAAAAATATACATATATTATCACTTAAAAATAAATATTTAAAAAAATGATCCTATAATGAAAAAACATAAAAAAAGCATTTAATAAAATATATAAGATCATTTTTTAAATATCCATTAATTTTATTATTTCCATAAATTAAAAAAAAAGAAAATATAAAGGAATTTTAACATTTTGTTCTCTTAAAAATTGAATTTCAAAAAAAAATTTTGAAATTAAAAAAATGAATAATAAAATTGATGAAGAAAGATATAATTATTATGTTTCTAAACATGGGTTCCCTGAAGAAAATACATCAGAAACAGAACTAAAATATTTACAATTGTTAGACTAGACATCAGTAGGATACAGCATTTCAGGAAAAATCGAAACTTATGAAGAAATAATTAAACACGTTGATTTCCATCTTGAAAATATACTAGCATTAAAAAACATTGGATGGATATTAGAATAATACTACTCCGTTTCATATAGTGTGTAACAGGGTCTAATCTCTGATTCAATAAAAATAAATATTTATTTTTATTGATAAATAAAAAATTAAATCAAAATTATTTTATATGGATATTTGATGTATGAAAAAATAAATCACCGATTATTCTGAAACGGAGTAATACCAAGATAAAAAAATTTTAATAGAATATATTAAAAGAAAAAATATTTCTTAATTTAATTTAAATATATTATTCTATTTTTATTAATAAGATACTCTTCGATATTATTTTTTGTAATTTTTTCATTTTGAACTTCTTGATTGTATTTTTGATTATATTTATTAATATAATCAAAAAAATCATGAATATTTTTAATATATAAATCGTCGCGACCAATTGACAATCCTATTTTTAATTTCGAATCATTAATTATTCCAAAAAATTTTTTAGATTTAATTAATATTTTAAATTTTTTAATATATTTCATAAGTTTTTCATAAAAATTAATTAAAATTTCTATTGATATTTTATTAGTATTAAGTTCTATTGATGTTTCTTGTGTTTTTATTGTAAATTTTACTTTATTTTCTATAAAATCGACATAAATTGTTTGGTAATAATAAGATTTAGAATCTCGAATTGGAAGTTCAAAAGATTCTAAATTTTTAATTTGATTCAATATATATTGAGAATCTTCTTCAGAAATATAAATCTCATCTATTTTTAATTTAAAATTTCTTTCTTTAATTGTATATCTTAAATTGAAACATAAATATTTATATTTAAGAAAAGTCATATAATCAAAATCTATCACTTCGATTTTTAGGCTTTGAAATGTATCTAATTGTTCTTTATAAAAAGCGCTATCCTTATTTTTTATTAAAAATTCTAATACATCATCTTCATTTTCAGGATTTTTTTGAAATTTAATTATTTCATCTGATAAATCTGATAAAAAATAGTTATAAGATCTAATTAATCTCTTATATTCTTTAAAACTATTTATTTTTTCATCATAAATCAAAAATTTAGGTGGGATTTCAACTTTTTCATCTTCGTCCATACCTTCATACATATTAGAATTTTTTGCATATTCTGGCAAATCCGAAATTTTTATTTCTTCCATTTTTTTAATAAATGAAAATATATTAATTTAAAATATATTTTTATATTTTTATTAAACAACTAAAATTTGAATAGTTATATTTAATTTTATATTCTAATTTCTTCCTTATAAAAATGTCAGTTCATCTATAGTCTGTAAATTATATTCCTAAAAAAATATATTTGAAATATTTTGAAGAAATGTTAATATCTCTTTAGAAAGAGATAAATCCTCCTGATAAATATATATTTTACATTTCTGGAAAATATTTTAAAGAAGCTGAAGATTTAGTAAATAAAATTCTTTTAAATAATTTTTTTATTTTAACAAATAAACATAAAACACCACAATATATTGGAATGAAAGAAATTTTATTAAACACTGAAAATATACCAGATCCACTGTATGTAATTTTTATAGATGGTGATGATTTAGTTTCTAAAAACAAAACAAACAAAATGTTCAAAGCTATAAAAAAATACAATTTAGAAATAATTACAATTGTAAGTAAATTTTATGATAATGATAAATTAGTGAATGATTTTTTAGAAACTACTTCTGATATTATTCTTTTAGCTTTAGAGAATAAATTTATTTTTAAAAATGATAATAAATCTTATTTTATTAATCAACTATTTGTTTCTGGAGAAGACACACCAACAATGATTGTACCATATAAAATATTAAAAAAATATTTATTAAAAACTAAAGATTTAGATAATAATTATTCAGATGTTAATTTTTACAAATATCTTGTTAATAAAAAATTAGTTTTATTTATACCTTTTAAAGAACCAATATATTTTTATAGAACAAGATGTAGAAAATAAAAATTCTATACATCATTAATTTTATTCTAGTCATGACTAAATGTATTACTCTGTTTCTGATAATTTTTTAATTAATAATACTGCAAATGGATTCCTATATTTCGACTAATTATTCTTAAGTTTTGTATTTAGTTTTTATAAAATATATAACTGTTTCAATTACTGACTACTAAACAAAATTTAAGAAAAAGTTATTTATTTTTAACACATTTATAAAAAAATTATATTATGAGTTTTTTTAATAAATTTGAATTATTAAAAAAAACTTTTAAATAAAAAAAAAGTTTAAAAATGTTTACTCCTAAATATATTATTTTTTATTCTATTAGTTCTGACAAAATTTTAATTCCTGTTTTTAATGTTTCAATTGTAACAGAAAATTTCGAAGTTGATTTTCTAAAAAAATGGTATTTGTTTATTGACAATATAAATAATAAAAATATAATTGAATGTCAAGAAAAAAAAATTTTAGATAGAAATGAAATTTTTTTAAATTTGTGTAATATTGTGACTAATATGAATTTTGAGATAAAAGATGCTTCATATGAAAATATCATGACAAAAAAAGAAAATTGTGTGTTATATAATTTTCCAGATATATCAGAAGCATCTGAAGATCAAATTATTAATTTATTGCGATCTGGAGTTACTCTTAATGATATAAGATTGAAAAGTAAAAAAACAATTATTTCAACAGAAAAATTAACACATTATAATATGAAAAATTTCAATGTTACAACAAAAGAAAAGCTACTTGAATTCATTAAAATCTCAATGCCTCGAGAAGAAATTTTAATTGCTATATGTATATGGTGGGGATATGAATTAAATGATATAAGTAAAAGAAAAAAGGTTAAAAAAATTTTGAAACTTTCAAAAACACAAAAATTTTATTGTGATAATTTTTTAAGATTATTATCAAATAGCATAGAACTAGAAAATAAATATCTTAAAGAATGGTGTGATGAACATATGGAAAATATAATTTGGGATAGTGATTTAATGACTGACTTAGAAAACTGTTATTTTGAAAATTGTAAGCCATTTTTTGGTAATAACAAATTTTTTAAGGAAGAATTAAGTTTAAGGGATGTCAATGCTATATATCATGATGAAGTTAATCCGATAAAAATAGAGGTTCATTTACCTGATTATAAAAGATGGAAAAATTAAATTTTTGTGATAGATTATTTTTACTATTCAAATTCATATACTGTGATTAATTGATTTTTTTTTTAAATTTTTTTTTTAAATTTATTTTAATATTTAAAATGGACAATAAATCTTTATATATTAACAATATTGAATTCTCAAAAAAAAAAGATTTTGATATGTACAGAAACTCAGCATTAGACAATAAAAATAAGATTTTTTATCATAGCTATAGATATTCGGTATTTTCTGACTTATTATTAAGACTAATAATAAGTAAGAAAATATAAATTGAATCCAATTGATAATATTTTTATAAATAAAACTTTATAAAAATTAAATTTTGTGTAATAATTTCCAGTTTTTCTATCTAAGTATAAATATTTTTTTTTATTGGACAAGTTTAAAATGTCAGAAGAAATATAAAAAATAAAAAAAGGTATTTATAATTTTGATTATATTTCCGAAATTTGTTCCAATGAATTTTTCATTTATCTAATTATAAAAAAATATGAAAATTTAAAAAAATTTAATTAAAAATAAAAAATGGATATTTCTCTAGAAAATAAATTAGTTTTATCTCTTTGCTGTTACACTACAAATAACAGATATGCATATAAATATGATAATAAAGATGATCCAGATAGTGAAATGAAAATTACAAATTTTGTACCTACTTATGATAAGTGGTGCTTATTTTGTGATAATAAAAATTGTTCTTTAAGATGTTCTAAATGTAAATATGTATTTTTTTGTAATAAAGATTGTCAAAAAAAAAGTTGGAAAATACATAAAAAACATTGTGGTAGAGATTTATTTAGTTTATGTATAACTTGTGGAGTTAAAAATACAGAAATAAAATGTGAATCTAAAAATTGTAAAGTTGGATATTGTAGTGAAAAATGTAAAAAAATGATTCATAATGATCATTTATTCTATGATTGTGAAAATTTAAAAATTTCTTAGAAAGTATTTTTTGATAAAAAAATTAAATACTAGTCAAGTTCAAATAATATGTCAGGCCAGCTCTTTTTATTCACTTTTTAGTTCATATAAAATCTTTATTTTTAAGTTTGTATTTATATTACTACTCCGTCCCAAATAAAAAAGAACAATTTTTTTAAAAGTTATATAAATATACATATAAATTTTTCAAGTTGGATTGACATATTATCTGGGACGGAGTCGTACTTAAAAATATTTAAAAATAAATTTACATATATTGGTTTTTGGAAACACAATTTTATAGGGCTTCGGGTTTTCTTATCACGAGGATCCTCCTAAACTGGACTAGTAAATATCTATCTGAACTTCAACAATATGTTTTACTTTTGTAATACTCCGTTTTATATATTCCAACTGATTGAAAAAATAAATATTTGTATTCATAAAGTAATATATAAAATTAGCAAATAAAAATAATTTTATATTAATAAATGAGTGATAAAAATGAATCAAACTTTGATCTGAACCAAAGTAGTAAAAAATTATAAATATCAATTGTATTAAACACAAATTAAAAAATTTGAATTTTTTATTTAATTTTTATAGAATACAAATGTCTACCACAACATATAATTTAGAAGAACTTATGAATAAAAATTTATTAAATATTAATATTAAACATTTAATTTATTATGTATTATTTTATTTTTAATTATTTCTCCGATTAATATTAAATTTTTTATTTTAATAAATATAAATATTATATTTGCAATTGTAGCAGATAAAATAACAAAAAATAGCAAAATATCCAAAGAAAAATTATTAGGATATACTCCTTTAACATGTTTTTTATGTCCTATTTACGAAGAAATTTTTTTTAGGTATATTTTATTAAATTTTTTAATATTTTTAATTGGAGATTTAAGTATTTATATTTCTTCTATTTGTTTTGGATTTGTTCATATGACAAATATAGACCCATTTACAGGTCAGAAAAACAGTATTATTAAAAACTGTCTATATGTAACATCATGTTTTATCTAATATTGAATTTTTGTATGTTAAAATATTTGTTCATATTTATGTTAATTTATTAATTACATTAGCGGAATTTATTTTTTGAAGTTGATTCAGATAAATATATTTTAAAAAAATTCTTTTAAAATACACAATTAGTTCCATTAAATGTTCTTCTTATTTAAATTTTTACCTTTTCTATAGAGATTTTTTTTTTTATTAGAATTCTTTTTCTTTCACACTGTCATTAATTTTACACTTATATAGCTAAATATTTCTAGTGTTTTAGTTATATTTATAATGTCCCCATAATTTTTATAGAGAAATATAAATAATTTAAATAAAATGAGATTAAATGCCTATAATTTTTTTGGAGAAGTTTTTAAATATATATTATTGATTCATATATAATTATATAATTCTGTTGAATATAAAAATTTTTATAATAAATTTTATTTACTAAAATATATATATAGACTTAATTTTTTATAATAAAATATTAGTTTGGTTTAATATCATTTAATTTATGCTATTTCATTTTTAATAGTGCAAAAAATTATAGTAAATATTTTATTATAATTTTTATATTTTTCTAAGACTTAATAAAATTTGAAAGATATTATATTTAAATATTTTTATAATATCTTAATCAATTGAAATTACCTCAACATTTGCGAAATATCTAAAATATTCATCACCACCTATACTTACATCTGTGTAATTAAATTTTTTATTAATTTGTAATGTTGTACTACCCCAATAATTTTTACATACTTTTATAAAAGATTCATAATTTTTACAAATATTTATTTTTAAACCGTAATCTGAAATATAAATATTTACAAATTTTGCGTTTTCATTTACAATAGATGTTTCATATCCACAATCATAATCTATAAATTCCAAATTTTCTCTTAAATTTAATGATGTTTCAGAATTTTCTCTTGTAAATAAAAATCCTGTAGATTCAGAATAATGAACATTTAAAAACATTTGTATGTATATAAATTTTTATTTTATAATTCAATTTTTTATATAAAAATAAATATATACTTCTCAGTCCCAAATTAAAAGTAGCCGCCTATCCAACTTTTTAAAAAGGTAAATAAAAATACATACTTCTCCGTCCCAAATGTAGGCTCAAAAAAGAACAATTTTTTTAAAAGTCATATAAATATTTATTTTTTGACAGATTGGATAAATTAATCTGGGAAGGAGTAGTATAACTTTTTCAATGTGTATCTGGTAAAGGAAAAAAATTGAAAAAAAAAATAAAAATTTTCAAAACACAAAAAAATGACAGAGATAAAAGACCAATTTTTTAACATGGTGAAGAACCAAGAATATGAAGAAAGTGTAAAAACTATAGAAGAATATATGAAATTATTTAAAGAAAAATGGTCTTCGAATTGTATTTCTAAATTAGATAATAACTATATCTTAATTGAAACAAGAATTAAAAATATTATTCCCTGCATTACATTTATCAAGGTGTATTTTTTTGATTTTGACTTTGAAAAAATTAAAACATTTCTAAAAGCAATTAAAAACAACGAAGAATTACCAAAATTTTCTTTGATGAAAGAAAAAAATAATGGAAGTTATTTAAAATGTGAAAAAGTAGAAGATGATTATCTTTTAACACATTTTCAACATTATGGTGATTTACAAGAAAACACAGATATATTTATATTTAATATCTCCAAACAAAAAAATTTTGAAGAAAAGAAAAAAAAAATAACATACGAATCTTTGGTTGGTGTTTTAGAACATCTTTTAAAATTAAGGGAAACGAACAAAAATTTATTTAAATAAATTTTCTAACAAAATATATTTTTCTAGGTTTTTATAAACTTTTTTAATAAAATATATTTTTCTACTACTCCGTTTCAGATCAATCGGTAATTTATTTTTAGATCACTCATTTATTCCTATAATATTATTTTAATTCACTAATTTTATATATTAATTTACTTCTCCGTCCCAGATAAAAAAGAACATTTTTTTATAAACTCATATAAAAATATATATAAATTTTTTAAGTTGGATAAATTAATCTGGGTCGGAGTAGTATAAGTATTAAATGTATACTTATACTTATTTATTGATATAAATATATATGTGCGGCCTGGTGCACACGGGAACCATATGGTGGGACCGTTCCTTATTTTTTGAATCACCGATTTATTTGAAACGGAGTAGTAGGTTTTTATAAACTTTAAAAAAATGTTTAATACTCTATGTCAAGATCATCTAAAGATTGAGTCAGCTAAATTATTGTAAACCAAATGGTTCGCACCAATTTACAGCTGGCTAGTTCAATAAAATATTATCTGAAATGAAGTAGTAATATTTTTTATCTATACTAGTAGTAAAAATTTTAAACTTGAACAGTATTTTTTTGTAAGTTATTTAATAATTTCTATATTTAGGTTTCAAGTATTGTATCTCTAAAAGTTCAAAAATTTTTTTTTCAGATTCCACTTCTATATTTTTTCCATTCTCATCAATCCTTTTAGTGTCATTTAATATCCAAACGCTTTTAATGGTTTTTTCTTATATGAATATTTAAATTTATAAGTATTAATAAATAAATTTACGCATTTTTTCTTAAACTTATTTATCTAAAGATATTTTTTTCTGATTCTTTATCTAAAAACGGAATATTATAAAAAATTTTATTGAAAAAATAAGTGGTTAAAAAATTCTATTTTTTAATTTTTTACAAATTAAAAAATGGAAATTGAAAGAATAAAAAAAGGCATCTATAATTTTAAGTATATATCAAATGATTATTTTTACAATGATTTTTTACTTATCTCTTTTATAAAAGAAGGTTTTATAAAAATTATTAATGAAATGTTAAATTTAAATCCAGAGTTGATAAATTATGTAAGTGAGAAAAATAAAGACAATATTTTACTTGCTGCACTAAGACATAAAAATTATGAATTAGCTAAATATTTAATTTTAAACACAGATATTAATTTAAATTACACAGGAGAAAATAATTTAAATGCTTTTTCGTGGTCTTGTTTTAATAATGAAAAAGATATATCAATTTTACTTTTAGATAAAGAGCCATATATTTTAGATATTCCCGGTTTTTTTTTATCTAAAGATTTAGAATTTCAAAGAATAATTTCAAAAAAAATTATTGGTTTGAAAATTAAACCTTTAGATAAAAAATTTAAGTTTTACTCCGAAAAAAATTTTACTTTTATAAGAAAATTAAGTTCTGGAAATTATGGAGAATCAATATTAGCTATCGACGAAAATAATGAAAAAGTTGTTATTAAAAAATTTGAATCATGTGTAGGTACAGATTCAGTAAAAGAATTTTATTTTTTAAAGCTTTTAAACCATTCGGAAATATCACCTAATTTGCGAGGGATTTATATTAAAGGTGATTGTGTTTATTTGGTTATGGAATGTTTAAAATATACAATATATGATTTTTTCAGACTTTTGGATTGTTGTTCCGAAAAAAATGAATTAACAATTAAATATTATTTTAAGAAAGTTTTAAAGACTATTTCAAAAATTCATGATTTTGGTATAGTTCATAATGATTTAAATGTATCAAATATAATGTTAAATTATGAAAATAAAATAAAAATTATAGATTTTGGAATGGCTGAATTTTTTGGAATAAAACCAATATTAAGTGATTTTTTTGATAGGTTTGATATTTCGAACTTCTATCCACCTGATTTTTACAATTTAAAAACTATTACATTAAAAATTAATTCAAAAGATAAAACTTTTGAAATAAATAGAAAAAGTTATGTATCAGATATATTTTATGTCGGAAGCATATTTTTAATACTTTACACAGGTAATACAATTCCTAAATTATTTGTTGAAGATGATATTTATACACTTGAAGGTACAATTTTGGATTTTAATAGAAAACAAATATGGGAAAAATATCATTCTGAAGGTTGGTTTAAAAATTTAATGCGAAATATGATTTGTATTAATTCTTTGGAAAGAATGACAGCAAGAGAATTATTAAATTTAGATTGGAATATTTATAGTAAAAAAAATATTAATGGTTTTTCAAATAAAAATGTGCTTTATATAGATAACTCCATTTTAGAAACTTTTAATATTAAGAAAATATTATCAAAATATGAAAATTTAAAATTTCCAAGGCTTGGATTTATTCGATTTCCAGATGGAGCTAAAAGTTTAATTAAAGCAATAATATCTAATGATAAATCGTTAGATTCTTTTATTTCTGCTATTATTGAACATAGAAAAAGTAAAGGTCCTTTACAAAATTTACTTAATTTTTTTGAAATTCTTCAAAGTTCTAAGAATTTAATAATAAAAAATTTAGAAGTTTTCAATGAAAATGTTGTTTTTTACCCTATTACTAGTTATATCCAGTATATTGTTATAAATTTAAAAAACAACAAATTAGAAGTTGAAACTTATTTAACTGAAAATATAATTAAGTATGTTCTTTTTAGTCAAGAACATATAGATATAACAGTTTTAGAAATTCTCCAATTAATATATTTAACTAAGTATAGATACTTTAATTTTCTTACCATTAAAAAAAATAATTTAAACTATAAAAAAATAGAAGAAGTGATTAAAAATTCAGAAGAGATTTTTTAATTACAGAAAAAACAGAAAATTCAATATGTTTATAGTAAAATGTAAAATAGTAATATTGTGATACTTCTAATTTTTTACTTAGAGAAACATTTTATTTTAATTTTTATTATTTAGAGAAGAATATTTTTATTTTTCAGTTTTGATTAAAATATCTCTCCACTTTTTTATTTATACTTAGACACATTTTTTTCTTAAACTCTTTAATAATTTCTATACTTTGGTTTTAAGTATTTCATATCTAAAAGTTCAAAAATTTGTTTTTCAGAATTGACTTCTATATTTTTTCCATTTTCATCAGTCATTTTAGTATCGTTTAATCTCCAGCCCTTTTTAATCGCTTCTTTTCTCATATGAATATTTAAATTTACATTTCCTGTCGTATGTAATAATGCATACGGTATTGATTTTATATCTTGAATAATTGTTATATCTATTCTCTCTTCAGGATACTCTTTATTTAAATAAATAGTTCCTTGAAATTTTATATCTCCATGTGATAAAGTTTTTACTATATTTAATTTTTTAATTATTTTATCCATAATTTTTTTTAAATTTTTATTTTCATCATACAAGATAATATCAATATCTCCAACATCTTTTAATTTTCTTCTATAAGAACCTGTAATTTTATATTTTATATCATATTTTTTAATTATTTCTTTAAAATCTTTTTCAAATTTTTTAACTATTTCTCTAGGAATTCTTTTCTTTTTTTCATAACCTTCAACAGTTTTTTCTCCAGAAAGATAAATTTTTAAGGCTTTTCTAAAACCTATTCCATGTAAAGACATCATATTATATATAGAATCAATTTTATCCTTTTCTTCAAGAAGTTCAGGAATTTCTTTATTTTTTAAAACATCTTCTATATATTTTTTAATTTTTACACCTACACCTGAAACATTTTCCAAATCTTTTTTAGAAACTATTTCGTAATCTAGTCCTTCTAAATTTTTAATAACTTTTTTAAAGGCCAAAGCAGAATATTGTTCATCATTAATTTCTCTTAAAATTTCAAGTTTTTGTAAAACTTCAATTATTTTTTTGTTCATTTTTATAGAACAAAAAAATATTATTTAAAAATATTTAAAGATATTTTTCATATAGTATTTATTCATAAATTATATTTAATATAATTTATTTAGTTTCATTTCTTTTTTTCTACTAATGTTTCTAAATTTTTCTCTATGATATTTAATTCATTTTTAAGTTTGTCCAATTTCAATTTAATATTACAATATGAAAGATATTCTTGATTCATAGATTCCGTAATATTATCTTCAATTTTTTTTAACAATAACATTAAATCTTCCATTTTTATCTTATTAAAAAAATTAAAAATAAATTCAAATTAATTAAAACTTAAATATTAGTAGTCCAAAGGAACCTTCAGGTTCTCCAGTTCATATATTCAAAGTAATTGGCCCATATCTTTTTGCTAAGTTTTTGAAATGTATAAAATTTTAAGTACTTCTCCGTCCAAAATAAAAAAGAACAATTTTTTTAAAAGTCATATAAATATAAATATAAATATAACTTTTTCAATGTGTCAGATAAATTAATCTGGGACGGAGTCGTAAAAATAAACCTTACATTTCAAACCCAATTTTATAGGGTATCGGTTCTTCCTATCACAGGGATCATGCTTAACTTGACTATTATTAATTTATTTTTTTTGTAATAATTTTTCCAAAAATTTGAATTATTTTTTTGTTTAAGATATTATTTAAAAAATGTCTTTTAAATTTAAAGGTATTTGTAGATATTGGAATGGTGATATTTATGGAGGCGAGTTTAATAATTTAGAAAAAGATGGAAAAAGGTATATATAAATATATATATATATATTCAAATGGAGATATTTATGAAGGAGAAATTAAAAATGGAAAATAAATGGAAAAGGAAAATATAAAAATTTTGATGGAGACATTTATGAAGGAAATTTCAAAGACAATAAAATACATGGAAAATGTTCATGTCAGGAATCAAATGGCGATATTTATGAAGGAGACTTTAAAGATGAAAAAAAAACACGGAAAATGTATATTAAAATATGCAAATAAACATATTTATGAAGGTGAATTTAAAGATGACCTACCAAATAAATAAAATTGTTAATGGTGTTTTATTTCAAATAAATTAAATTTTTGTACTACTCCGTTTCATATCAATCGGTAATTCATTTTTACTTCACTCAATTATTCATATAAAATTAGGACGCCTACTTTTAATTAACTAATTTTATATATTAACTTATAAGTAAGGATTAAATGCATTAACTTATATATGAATATAAATATTTATGTGCGCCCTGGTGCACACGGGAACCAAATGGTTGTTTATTTTTTGAATCACCGATTTATTTGAAACAGAGTAGTACGATTTAGATTATTTTTGTACAAAAATATATTTTTTCAAATTTTTATATAAACTGTACGAGAACTTTTAAAAATTTATAACCAAATATATTTCTTCTAAATTTTTATAAACTCTTTAGAAATTTTTATAACCAAATATATTTCTCTAAAATTTTTATAAACTCTTTAGAATTTTTATAACCAAATATATTTCTTCTAAATTTTTACAAACTCTTTAGAAATTTTTAGTTATAAATATATTTCTTCTAAATTTTTTATAAACTCTCTAAAATTTTTATAAACTCTTTAGAATTTTTTATAACCAAATATGTTTATCTAAAATTTTTAGATAAACATATGTGACCTATTAATATTTTTATAGAAAGAAGTTCTGAATTTTTAAACTTAAAATTTAATTAGTTCTTTTGTTTTGTAAAAATGAAAAAAATATAATTTTTATTAGAAAATAAAAAATGTTGATGCTAAATGACGCAGATGAAGTATGTATAATTTTATATGATTCTGATTTTCCTGATTACTATATTAATCAAGAACACCCAGAAGATTATAAATTAATGAGAGAACCTGTTTTGGATTATATTTATCATGCAAAAAAATACCATAACAGACTATTGTTAAGAATATCCTTTAAAATAGATAATGATTTGTTCGTTCCAATTACATTTGTATGTGATACAGGAGCTCCAGGAAGTTTATATCTTTCGGAAAAAGCAAGAGAACAAATAGAAGATGCTAGAATTTTGAAAGATAGAGATCTTGGTATTGAATATATAAAATTATCCACAACGAAGAAAAAGATTCAGATAGATGATCCTCCTTCTAATCATAAAAATATTAATATAATGGGTTTAATGGCATTAAGTAGATTTGGTTTAAATGTTGATTATGAATCATTTGATTTTAAAAATTTACCTGATTACTTATAAAAAATCTAAAACTAAAAAATTATACTACTCCATTTTATATTGTGTGACTAATCGGTGATTCCTTTTTAGATCATTCATTCATTTATTAATTATATTTATCAATTCATATTAATATTTATTTTTTGAATAACGAATTTATCTGAAACGGAGTAGTAAAAAATTATATATTTTATAATATATAAATTATTTTGAGTATGAATAAAAAATTGTAACATATTTTTAACTTATTGTAATTTTTAATAAGAAACTTTAGTGTTATCACTCATCATCACTTAAATTTTATAAAAAAATAAAATTACAATAAGAACTTTTATTTTTTGAGTGACTATCACTCAAATTTTTATCACGAAACTTCAAGGATTTTTTTGTTCTTATGCAAAATTTATTTTTAGTAGAAAAACAAAATTACAATAAGAACTTTTTGTTTTCACTCATCTCCACTGAACAATTGTTTGAGTTTGTTTTTAGTGAAAAATTTAAACTGTAACTTATTATCACTTAATTTTTTAAAATTTCTTAAAAACAAAATTACAATAAGAACTTTTTGTCTTCACTCATTCTCACTGAACAATATTTTAAGTGATTTTAAGTGAAAGAAAAAAGTACTCACTTAAAAAAATTAAAATACACTAAAAAATTAAATTTTCAAAATTACAATAAGAACATTTTGATTTTCCCTTAAGAACACTTAAAAAATATTTAAGTTAAATTTGAGTGAAGATAAAAATTATAACTCATCCTCACTTAAATTTAAAAAAAATCAAAATTACAATAAGAAAATTTTGACTTTCACTTAACATCACTTAAAAAATATTTTTAAGTATAATTTTAGTTTAAACAAAATATTTTCACTTATCATGACATAAATTATTAAAAATTACTACCCCGTTTCAGATAAATCTGAAGGTTCTCTGTGTTTCAAAACATAAATATTTGTATGAATAAAAACTTTATTGAAAAGATGAATTAGTGATTAGTCCCAAGTAAATGTATTGTACTACTAACTTTCATAATATATAAAACTTAGTAGTACAATACATTTACTTGGTGTTATATTTTTTTTAATTTAAATTTGAATTTTTCACAAATTAAATTTCTCAGAAAAAATGAACGATGATTTTATTGAACCTATGCTTAGAAAAAGTCTTGATAGACTTTCACTTTTTCCAATTAATCATCAAGATATTTGGGATTTTTATAAGAAAATGACAGCTGTTTATTGGACAGTTGAAGAAGTTTTAGACAATCTTCAAGAAGATAAAAAACATTGGGAAACACTTAAAGATAATGAAAAAAAAGTTCTTAAAGAAGTTCTAGGTTTTTTTGCAGCAGCTGATGCAATTGTTAACGAAAATCTTTCTACAAATTTTAATGATGAAATTCAATGGCCTGAAGCTAGAGCTTTTTATTCTTTTCAACAAAGTTCAGAAACTGTCCATAATGAAACATATAATTTATTAATTGATACTTATATTAAAGATGTTTCAGAAAAAAATGAATTATTTAATTCTATTCAAAATAACCCTTTTATTAAAAAAAAAGCAGATTGGGCTTTTTCTTGGATGAATAGAGACAAATCTTTTCCTGAAAGACTAGTTGCTTTTGCTTGTTTAGAAGGTATTTTTTTTAGTTCTTCTTTTGCAGTAATTTTTTGGTTTAAAAACAGAGGCATTTTACCAGGATTATGTTTTTCTAATGAATTGATTAGTAGAGATGAAGGTTTACATTGTGATTTTGCATGTTTAATTTATAAAAAATTAGAAAGAAAATTATCTCAAGAAGTAATTCAAAAAATAATTCAATCATCAGTTGAATTAGAAATTGAATTTATTAAAAATGCTATTCCTTCAGAACTAATTGGTCTAAACTCTAATTTAATGAGTGAATATATTAAATTTTGCGGAGATCGTTTATTGGTAGCATTGGGATATGAAAAAATATATAAATGTAACAACCCACTTGATTTCATGGAAAACATTAGTTTAGAAGGTAAAGCAAATTTTTTTGAAAGAGGTGTTTCGAATTATTCTAAAAATGGAGTTGGTGTTGATCCAAAAGATCAAATAATTAGTTTTGATGAAGATTTTTAATTTTTTCTAAAGAAATATATAATTTTTTAGTTTTTGTGAAGAAATATATTTCATTTTAATTTTTTTAGTTTTTCTAGAGAAATATATTTCTTTGTAATTTTTTTTTGTGGAAATATATTTTTAATTGTAATTTTTTTTAGAGAAATATATTTCATTGTAATTTTTTTTAGTTTTTGTGGAAATATATTTTTCATTGTAATTTTTTTTAGTTTTTGTGGAAATATATTTTTCATTTTAATTTTTTCTAGAGAAATATATTTCATTGTAATTTTTTAATTTCTCTAGAGAAATATATTTTATTGTACTACTCTCCGTTTCAAATCAATCGCTTATTCATTTTTACTTTCTCCGGAGAAATATATTTCATTGTAATTTTTTTAGTTTTTCTGGAGAAATATATTTCATTATAATTTTTTTAGTTTTTCTGGAGAAATATATTTCATTATAATTTTTTTAGTTTTTCTGGAGAAATATATTTCATTATAATTTTTTTAATTTTTCTGGAGAAATATATTTCATTATAATTTTTTTAGTTTTTCGAGAGAAATATATTTCATTATAATTTTTTTAGTTTTTCGAGAGAAATATATTTCATTATAATTTTATTTAGAGAAATATATTTCATTGTAATTTTTTAGTTAATAGTAAAGTTCATATAATCGGAGTAATTGTGCCAGGTCTTTTTTCTTCGTCATATAAAAATTTTAAGTGACATTTTATGTGTTTATTTAAACTGGACCAGTAGGTTTAAAATTTTAATACTACAATAATATATACTAGTCCAGTTCAAATAATATGTCAGGTTTTGAGAAAAATTTTATTTATATGTAAATATAAGTAGACTTGTTTAAAAGTCATATAAAATATTACTTAAGGATAAGCTTTTTAATTAAAAATTTATATGGTTAAAAAAGTAAAGAAAAAGATCTGGCCTGACATATTATCTGAACTGGACTAGTAGGTATTTTTATAATTTGACATTTTATAAAAAGTAAAGAATTATTTTTCAAATTACCTTGGTTTATTAATAATTTATTTGCAATTTTATTTCCTATAAAAACCCCAACAATATTTAAATAATTCATTTTTTTTTTTTTAATTTAATTATATTATTCATTTTTTTAAATAATATTTTTAAGGTTCAAAATTACTATAAACACTATCCATTAAATTAAGGTCATTACATAATTCATCTCTATTAAAATTATTAACAGGAATATAAATATTTTTGTAGTTATTTTCATCTAATTTAAAATTGATATAAATACTTTGACTTTTGTATCCAAAAATAACATTTTCTGATTTTTTATCTTTTTTTATTTCCATAAGATCAAATTCAAAATTTTTATTATTTTTTATATTATCTGAAAGTTCTGAAAACAAACCTTCTAGATCCTCATGATGAGTAAAAGAAAAGTCAAAAATACAATCTTCATCATAAAAACACTTAATAATAAAAAAATAAGGATCATTAGAAGATTCTAATGTTAACCTATAATTCATAGAATTAATTTTTTTAATTAAATATTTTGAAGCTGGTAAATTATAGTAATTATAAAGAATAGATAAAGAATCATCAATATTATTTTTAATAAAATTAGAAGAACTTTCAGATAGTTCAAAATCTAATTCATCCATCCAAAAATTAACAGTTTTAATATAAGACTTTAAATCTTTTAATGATAAAATATCTTCATTTTCCTTAATATATTTTTCACTTTTAATAGTAAAATTTCCATCTTTTTCTAAAGAATTATAAAAATTAGTTTTTCTTAACCACTTTGGAACATCTTTTTTTTTAATCTCCATTTTTTAATTAAATAAAAAATAAAAAATAAAAAAATAAAGCAATTAAATGTAGGCTCATTTTTTTGAATGTCCGACAGACTGTAGTAAAAATCCTTCATATTTTTAAGTGTAAAAAATAATCTTAATCTGCAGTTTAAAAAGTTATATGCATTAATAAGTGATAAAGAGTTTTACGACTCCGTCCCAGATTAATTTATCCAACTTGAAAAAGTTATATTTATATTTATATGACTTTTAAAAAAATTGTTCTTTTTTATTTGGGAAGGAGAAGTACAGTCTTTTTACAAAAAATTGAATTTAAAAAAAAATTTTTATCTATAAAAATGGAAAAGATCAATCTTAATACTAAAATCCTTATCACATGCGAAAAATCATGTCCTGGAATTAAAAATATTTTTATAACTAATAATAAATTTAGAAATTTTATTAAAACAAATAAATTAACTATAGTTAATCCGAGAATTGTCAAATACGAAAACGGAACTTTATCTGATAAGTATGATGACCCTTGTGATGATTCTTCTTTTATAGCTCTTTTATTTCTTTATTCTGAAGAAGATAAAAATAAATTTTGTGGAAATCTTGATGTTTCAAATGAAATATTCAATCCTAATAAAATAAAAACACATAAAATTGTAATCTTTAAAAAGTCTTCTGTGTATCTTGTTAATAAAACAATGGAAGGAAACAGAAATGTTATAAAAATGAATCTCATTAAAAATGGTGAAAAATATAGAATGTCTTTGAAAGATATGAATTCTGAAAAATATGAGAATATTATTATTCATTAATAATTTCTTGTATAAATATATTTTTTTATAAATATATTTATTATTAATCTATAAAATTGTATAAAATGTCTAAAAAATGAGCCTAATTTTTATAACATAATACTACTACTCCGTCCCAGATTAATTTATCCAATCTGTCAAAAAAGTTATATGTATATTTATATGACTTTTAAAAAAATTGTTCTTTTTTATTTGGAACGGAGAAGTAATAATTTGATTTTAGATTATATTCTTTATATTAAATAAACCTTAATAATTATTTTGAATTCCTGAATTAACTGATAAAAAAATTATAACTGTAATTTTAGAGAAAAGAAGACTTGAACACTTAAGTGAATTTGCTAGAAATCCCGAAGGTAAAAGTACTTATTTTATTGATCCTAATTCAATGTTTCCAAATAAAAAAGAACATTTTTTAAAGTCATATAAAAAGTAGGTTAACTACATATAACTTTTTCAAGTTTGATTGACATATTATTTGGGATCGAGTATTATATATAATAGAATAGACTTTTTACTTGAAAATAAGAAAATATAAATTAAATACAACTCTGTCCCAGATTAATTTATCCAATTTAAAAAAATTATATTTATTTTTATATGAGTTTTTAAAAAAATGTTCTTTTTTATTTGGGACGGAGAAGTATAATTAATTTTTTTCAAAACCTGGAATATTGTGGGAATATATGAACTGGATTAGCAAGTTTTAATATATTCATATAAATATTTATATTCGGCCTGGTTCACACGGGAACCAAATGGTGGGACTGTTCCTTATTTTTTGAATCAAAAAGAACCTGAAAGAGATTATTAGAATAAAAAATTTTTTTATTTTTTATTTTTTTATTCTATAAAAATGGGAGGAAGGCAATCTGATTTAAACGTCGATCATAAAACTAAAATTTCAGATTTTAAAGCAATTTTGAAATCTTTAAGTCTCGGATACATAAAAATTTATAGTCCAGATATTAATATTAAAATTTATTTAGTAACTCTCGGTGAAAAATATGGTAACATACATTTAAAATACACTTTTGATAATAATATTATATATAATATTAGTAAAACATATGATAGAAAGCCTTATGAAAAAAGTGAAAATGACTATTTTAGAATAATTACATTGAAAAAAGGTGAAAATATTGAATCATTAATAGACAAAAGTACTGATTTTTTTGAAAAAATAAACGAAAATACATATAAAATCAATGATATAAAATACGAAAAAATTAAGGATTCTAATTTAATTGAAGATGTATATTATATTGATTAATTTAAAATTTTAGTACTACTCCGTCCCAGATTAATTTATCCAACTTAAAAAATTTATGTTTATTTTTATGAGACTTTTAAAAAAATTGTTCTTTTTTATTTTGGACGGAGAAGTAGTATAAATGTTTTATGATAAATATTTTTTAAAAACAATTAATATAAAATTGAAAAAATAATTTTATTTTTTATTAAAAAAATGGGTGGAAATTATTCAAAATTATCTTTAAATGATAAAATTAAACTTTCAGATTTTGAATTGCTTTTAAAAGATTCAAAATTATTAAACTGGAAAATTTATACTTTAGATTCAAATATTAAAATTTATGTTGTTATGTATATCAAAAAACATAATGATATATATATAAAATACACATTTAAAAATAATATTATATATGATATTATTCAAATATATAAAATACCAGAGGAAAATAAAGATTTTTAATTAAAAAAAAATATAAAATTTTAATTACAATTCCATTCAAATTAAAATTTCTCAATTTTTGATACACACTTAAAATGGGTTAGATTCTTAGTAAATATTTATCTATATAAATATTTTTTCAGTATTCTCTAAAAATCCATTAGTTTCTGGTTTTTTAAATGAAGTACTAATCCGTTTCAGATAAAAAAGAACATTTTTTTTAAAACTCATATAAAAATAAATATAATTTTTTTAAGTTGGATAAATTAATCTGGGACGGAGTAGTACTAATCCGTTTCAGGTTCCTTCGGTAATTCATTTTTACTTAACTTAATTATTCATATAAAATTAGGCCGCCTACTTTTAATTCACCAATTTTATATATTAACTTATAAGTAAGGATTTAATAAATTAACTTATACATTCATATAAATATTTATGTGCGCCCTGGTGCACACGGGAACCAAATGGTGGGACTGTTCCTTATTTTTTGAATCACAGAGAGCCTGAAGGTTCTCCTGATTAGTCCCACTATATGAAACGGAGTACTAGTAAAATTTATCAGATTCCAGTTCTTCCTTAACCAATTTCTTTATGACTCCGTCCCAGATAATATGTCGATCTGACATATTAAAAAGTTTACTACTCCGTTTCAAATCAATCGGTGATTCGTTTTTAGATCACACAATTATCTATATAAAATTATTTTAATTCACTAATTTTATATATTATTTTATAAGTAAAGATTTAATAATTACAGTTAATTATTTATATAAAAATAAATTTTTTGAATCACCGATTTATCTGAAACGGAGTAGTATATTTATTTTTATGAGACTTTTAAAAAAATTGTTCTTTTTTGAGGCTACATTTGGGTCGGAGAAGTATATTTCTCCTAATCTTAATTTCATAATACTCCGTTTCATATAAATTTTTTTTGGGTTAATAATTTTATTTATAAGTATTTAAGTACTTCTCTGTTTCAGATAATATGACGAACTCAAGAAAATGGTGGGACTGTTACCGTATGCCCTGGTGCAAACATAAATATTTATATGAGTAAATTAGTATAAATATTTAATAACAACTTAAATAACAATATACTAGTCCAAAAGAACCTTTAGGTTCTCCCTATCATATAGTCGGAGTAATTGGGCCAGATCTTTTTCTTCACTTTTAAAACAATATTAAATTTTAAGTAAAATCTATATTTTTAAGTGAGTATTTATATCACTTAAAAATATTTAACCATAAATTTACATATACTTCTCCGTCCCAAATAAAAAAGAACATTTTTTTCATTAATCACTTAAATATAAATATAAATATAAATTTTTTAAGTTGGATAAATTAATCTGGGAGGGAGTAGTACCGGTTTTTGAAAACCCAGAATCCTAAAGGATTCTCGTGAACTGGACTATTATAAAATTAGTGAATTAAAAGTAGGCGACATAATTTTATATGTCAGATATAAAAATGAATCACCTATTAGTCACACGATATGAAACGGAGTAATATATTTTTAATAAATTCCAGTTTTTCCTTGAGAAATTACTGAATCACGCTCCATTACACCTAATCTTAAGCCTTTGTTTTTAACAAAATTATGATCTCCTTCAAATTCTTCCAATCTATCTTTAATTAAATTATAAGTTGCTCTACTAAACCATCCATTTGTAATTTCACTTAGTTTAATAAATCCATTATTAACAGCAAAATTTGAAATTACTTTACATAAAATAATACAAATAGTTCTTCTATAATCTGAAGACTCACATATTTCATTTGCAGGCCTATGAATTTGGTTGTTATTGTATAATCCATAATAAGATATTAAACCTTTTAAAATTGGAATTTCTACATTATATGTCCAAGAAGGAGTAGGAATAGGAATTTCAGTTTCTTCAAGATGATATTTAGCTCTTAAAAACCATAAATTTAACTCACATGCATTTATCATTAATTTTTTAACATCGTTAAAATCCCTTTGTTCAATTTTATCAGTAATTTTTTTTCCAGAATATAAATCATAAGGAGAAACAATTTTTTCCTGTTTACCAAAATAATCTTTTACAATTGAATACAAATCAAAAAAGCCATTTTTATCTAAAGGGTTATAAAAATATTTATTCTCCGTTTCCCAAGATTCTATAAAATGCATAAAATCATATGTAGTTAAAATATTATTAGAACTTTTTGTATAATTTACAAAAATACAAATATCTTCTTTTTTAAAATTTAATTTACTTCTATAATAAAAATCTTCTATAAAATCCACATTTTCTTTTAAAGCATCAACTTTTTTTTTTTCATTTTGTAAATATTCATTTGAATCTGAATCTACATATTGAATAAAATCAAACCCAGGATCGACAAAAGTAATTTTCAAGTTCATATCTTCATTACTTGCAATCAAGAATGAATTTTCAATATTCTCTAAAGTCGGTGTATGCCCTGGGTTTTCTTCTGAAGCACATGTTCCTATAATTATAATATTCAAAGACATAATATTCGAAGACATTTTTTATAATAAAAAAATAAATAAAAATTCAATTGTTGAAAAAAATATTACTTGAAAATTTTTTTTTTATTATAAAAAATGAAAGAAATAAAAAAGTCCGATTTACCAGATTATGCAAAAAATTCTAAAATGTATGAAGATATTTCAGATGATGAAATTGTTTTGGTTCCTTTAAAATTTTTAATTTATGATGAAACTATTAATAATTTTAAAGATTATAAAAGATTAATTAAATCTTACAGATATTTTTTATCTGAATTATCTAAAGAAATAATTGAATTCCAAGAAAATCCAGAGAACAGATATAATATTTTACATTTTTTTATCAAACACAAAGATGATGCTTTTTTTCAAGAACAATTAGATATTTTTGAAAATATATACATGAAAATTTCCATAAGAGGTACTTTTATGGAATATTTTTTTGAGGAAAATAAAGAAACGTCCATTTTTTCAATATTTATATTTGAAAATGAAAGTTGTAAAATTATAATAGAAGAAGGTATTATTACTACAAATGAATGTTATGAATATTTAGAAAATATTAAAAAATCTAATAACTTTGAAATTGGACTTGAAAAATTATATGTCTCTTTTATTTTTGTCGGAGGTGTAGTTTTTGTTAAATTTTATCAAAATAATAAAGAATATTCATCTTATAAATTTAAAATTAGTATTAAAAATCTTACTGAAGTTTTTAGTGAACTTCTAAAAAATATGAAAAAATCTGAAAAATTAATCAAATCTAAAGAAATTTTTGGTATATCTCATATAGCTGAAACTTCTAAAAATATGTTTGATACATTTTCTGTAGGAATACTAAAAAAAGATGATCTGATATTTGGTGATATAGATCATCTTTTTAAACATCATAAAAAAATTGAAAAAGGAATTACAAAAAATAATATTGAATCATTTCTTAAAAAAAATGAGAGAATTGTATATTTTTAATAATATATTACTACTCCGTCCCAAATAAAAAAGAACAATTTTTTTAAAAGTCATATAAATATACATATAACTTTTTCAATGTGTCAGATAAATTAATCTGGGACGGAGTAGTATTAATAAATTGACGTGACAATTTATTAAATCACACTTGTAAAATAATATATAAAAATATAAGAAAAAAATATTTTTATATGCAAGAAGTTAAAATGAATTACCGATTGATCTGAAAAGGAGTAGTACTATATATTTTGATTAAACTTTTTTCTAGAGAAATTAAAAAATAATCCAACAGTTACATATTAATAAAAATATATATATTCTTCCAGAGAAATTAGAAAATTGTTGAAAAAAATTTTCTTTTTTGACAGATTAGATACTTCAACAAAATATTATCTGGGACGAAGTTGTATATTATTCTAGAGGAATTAAGCTAACAGTTAAAGTATAAGAAATTACAAAAAAAAAATTGACAAGATAATATATTTATAAGTTAAGGGAGTTTCTTCTTTATTATCAATATATTTAGATTATTGTTTAGAAAAATATATTTATTAATTTAGGAAAATATATTTATAAATAATTATTATACAAATGGATTATTAAAATTCATAATTGCTATACAAAATTTAATCTCTCTATAACTAGTTTTAGTTTTTAAATCACAAATTTCTTTTATTGGTTTTAATTTATCAGTATTTTCAAAAGTAAGTACTATATTTTTGATAAAATTAAATGTTTCATCGGACATTTCCATTTTAAGATAGCCTTTTTCAATACATTCAGCAATATGATTTTCAATTGTTTGTACTTGAAAATTTCTTTTTTGCGCAATTTCTTCTATTGACAATGTCTTATACAATTCATATGTAATTTTAGAAGTACTAGATAAATTATTATTTTCAAATTTTTCTATTAATAATTTATTTTTTTTCATTTCAATTAATTTTTTAATACATTCTTGAGCTATATACCAATTCAAAAATAATTTATCATATTTTGGTGATAAATTTAAAATACTCATACAATATTTATTATCAGTTTCAAAAACTTTAGAAATTAATTTATTAGAATAATTACCAAAGTTAAATTTAGAATTTGTGTCAACAATAATTTTTGTATTTTCTTTAAAATAATTAAATCTTAAACTATTAACTATTTTTAAAGACTCAATAACTTTAACAAAGTTATTTGTATTTTTTGATAACCAATCAATATAAGCTTCATCTGTATACATATCCATAACTCTACTTCCTTTATATTTACCAAAAGTTATTAAATAATATGGCCCTATTAAAGTTGGGTCATTATTATAAATTTTGCATAATTCTTCTATGGATGGTATTTGCATTTTTTTATTAATTTTTATAAAATAAAATTTTCATTTTTATTACTCTTAAAAAATTAGGATTAATACATATATATTTTTTAAGTTTGTGTCTAATTGAGCCTTACATTATTCTTGAAAACTTAAGATATTGTTTCTAAAATTGTTTAATAAAATTGGAAACAATAATGTTTATTTTATACTAGTCCAGTTCAAATACGCCGACAAAGTTGGGATAGATCTTTTTTTTCACCGTTTTAACCATATAAATTTTTAATTAAAAAGCTTATCATTAAGTAATATTTTATACTACTCCGTTTCAAATAAATTGGTAATTCAAAAAATAAAGAACCACTTGGTTCCAGTGTGCACCAGGGCGCACATAAATATTTATATTCATATATAAGTTAATTTATTTAATCCTTACTTATAAGTTAATATGTAAAATTAGTTAATTAAAAGTAGGCGACCTATTTTTATATAAATAATTGAGTGAAGTTAAAATGAATTAGCGATTGATCTGAAACGGAGTAGTATGTCTTTTAAACACTTATTACCTCAATATTTACATATAAATAAATTTTTTCTCAAAACCTGACATATTATATGAACTGGACTAATATAATAGAAAATAATTGAAATAAATTTTTGAAATAGAGAACCAAGCATTACAGTAGTATTTTATAAAAGTTATTTTCGAGAAAATATATAAATTTTATTATTTTTTTTTGACAGATTTAAAAATATGTCAAAAAAAATTGGCGGTGGTGATGAAGGTTGTGTTTATAAAACATCTAATGAAATGTGTTTTAAAATTGGGTTTTCAAACAGTATAATGAGAGAATTTTCAAACAATAAACTATTACCTAAATTAAATATTTTTTATGATACTGAATTAGTTAGTCTTGAACAAATTTCAGATGATAATTATTATATGAATAGTTGTAAAATAATAAAAAAAATTCAAAAAACTGGAAATGCAAATATTAAAAAAATTAAAGATGATATTAAAAAAATTGAAAATTATAATAGTAATAATAAAGATAAGATTGATTTATTTTCATTATATTCTTATTTATTTAGAGAAGAAAAAATAAATCAAGATATTATAATAAAAATGAATATGCCTTATTTAAATGGGAAAACTTTAGATTCTATATTTAAAAAATTAAAGAAAGATAAATTAATATCTTACAGTTTATGGATTGAAAATTTAAAATTACTTGTTCATTTATATTTAAATGTAGAAAAATTAAATAAAAATTATAATATATATCATAACGATCTTCATAATAATAATGTTATTATATTTAAAGATAAAATTTATCTTATAGATTTTGGATTAATGTCTTTTAAACCTGATAAAAATCATGATTTAAAAAATATACAATATATGATTGAAGAATTAGTTGACATAGGATCTTTAAATAAAAAAATTAATAAAAAAATTATTTCAGGAAATATTACAATTTATCCAGAATTTGATATTAATAAATTTCTTGATTTATTCTAAAAATATTCTAATCCGTATCAAATCACTCATTTATTCATATAAAATTAAGTCGCCTACTTTTAATTCACTAATTTTATATATTACTGTATTGACTTACTAGTCCAGTTCAGGAGAATCCTTTTGGATTCCTATAATTATTTCAGGTTTTGAGATAAATTTTATTTATATGTAAATATAAATAAAATTGTTTAAAAGACATACGACTCCGTCCCAGATAAATTTATCCAACTTGAAAATTTTATATGCAATTTTATATAGCTTTATAAAAAAATGTTCTTTTTTATTTGTGACGGAGAAGTATAAAATATTAATTAAGGATAAGCTTTTTAACTAAAAATTTATATGGTTAAAAAAGTGAAGAAAAAGATCTGGCCCTACTTTTTTGGTGTATTTGAAATGGACTAGTAATACATTTAATACTTATTACGTCAATTTATTGATATAAATATTAACTTTCAAAAAAATACATATTATCTAAATAATTACAAAAATATTTCTCATTGTCTTCAAAACTTTCAAATACTTTTTTATTATCATCAAAAGATAAAATTAAAAACAATGTTTTTTTTCCTCTCTTAAAAAAATATTGTTTAAAAATACCTTCTTTAATAAAATTTCTTGGAAAATATATTTCTTTGAATTTTAGTCTTTTCATTAATTTTTCAAATCTATCTCTAATTTCAAAAAAGTATGATAAATTATTATTTTGATATTTTCTAGAAATATTGTATCCAAACAAAGAAGAATTTTCTCCAAAATATGGTTTTATTTTTACTAAAATATTTAAATGATCTTGTGAGTTGTTATTTCTCATAATTATTCCTGATTTTTTTACAAGAAATTCATTAAGTAATTGAGTTTCCGACATTTTTATTTCTTCTTATTTTTTTTTAATAATCAATTTTTTTTTTACAACTCAGATATTAATTAAATAAGAGTTTAGTACGATTCCGTCCCAGATTGAAATATTAAAAAAGTTATATTTACTTTTATATAACTTAAAAAAATCTTCTTTTTTATCTGAGACCACTATTTTTTAATATTTAAAAATTGATTATTAAAAAAAATAAAAAAATACAAAAAAATGTCTATTAATATTGTAAATAAAATTCTTGATAATTTTAATATTATAATTACAGATGATGTTAAAGAAATAAATATAAAAATCATTGACAATTGTAAATACAATGTATACATAAAAACTAAATTTGACGACTTTTTAGTTGAACATTTAGAAAGTCACGAAAATATTTATTTAGGTGATGGTCCATGTTTTAGGATTTTTCTTATTCGTGAAAAAAATTTAATTCCTATTAAAACTGAAAATAATTATGGATATTTATATCAAAAAGGAATATTAGGAAGCGAAATAATATATTTTAAATAAAATAATTTACTGTTGTAGGTCAAATCATGTGTCCAATTGATTCAGATATTTTTCCTTCTTGGGTTTAGATATTTTTCTTCCAATTGATTCAGATATTTTTCCTTCTTGGGTTTAGTATATTTTTTCTTTTTGTGTTTAGTACTACTCCATTTCAGATCAATAGGTTTTTCAGATCAATAGGTTATTCATATAAAATTATTTTAATTTACTAATTTTATATATTAACTTATAAGTAAAAATTTAATACTTCTCCGTCCCAGATAAAAAAGAACATTTTTTTATAAACTCATATAAAAATATATATAAATTTTTTAAGTTTGATAAATTAATCTGGGACGGAGTAGTACTTATATTTAAATATTCATATCAAAATTTATTTTTTGAATTACCAATTCATTTGAAACGGAGTATTATATTTTTCTTCAAATTGATTCAGATATTTTTCCTTCTTTGGTTTATTATATAAATTAGTATATAAAAATTTAAGTAAAAACTTTATATGTAAGTTAAATTCAGTTTATTTACTTAACCTTATAATTCAATTTATTTTTTGAAAACCCAAACCAAAAAAAATCTTTACTAGTGTATAGTCCATTTCAAAAAATAAATTGAATTATTGACGCATAAGATAAATAAAACATATAAGACTCCATCCCAGATAATATTTTGTTGAACTATTTGATAGATTAAAAAGTTGGATAAATTAATCTGGGATGGAGTCGTATTTATTTTAATATGACTTTTTCAAATTGGCTTAACATATTATCTGGGACGGAGAAGTAAGACTCTGTCCCAGATAAAAAAGAACATTTTTTTATAAACTCATATAAAAATATATATAAATTTTTTAAGTTGGATAAATTAATCTGGGACGGAGTAGTACTAGTTTTTATATTTTGTGAAAAAAAAAATTTGGTCTAGTATAGTTTATATGAATAAACATAGTAATATTTTAAAATAAAAATTAAAAAAAAAATTAAGTAATAATTTATATGTAAAAAAGATAATTGAAAAATTTCTTGAACACTTAATCACAAACGCGAAATTTAACGATTTTTTACACTTAAATTTTGACTTAATTTTTTTCGAATTTTTCCAAACTTTTTCTTTTTCGAAATTTTTAGTTTACATATAAAATCACTTAATTAAAAAATTATATATTCAATAACACTCAAATTTGAAAGTTTCATATAAATTTATATAAATTTATATGAATTTTTTTCTTTTTTATATAAAAATGGAAAGAATAAAAAAGAAAAAATTACCCTATTATATTCAACAATCACCTATTTTTGAAGATATAAAACGCAAAGAATATGTTTATATACCAGAAAATATTTTTAAAAATATAAATTTTGAAATACAAAGATTATAAAAAATTTTTAGAAACTTCAAGATATTTCCAAATTATACAACTAAAATTAAGAGTTTATTATTTCCTTGAAAAAAATAAAGATGAAGTTTTAGAGGTAAGCCTACTTTTTATTGTCATTAAGATTATATTAAAGATATAATTAAAGACGTTAAATATTTTATTAAACATAAAGAAAAATTAAAAGATATCTCAATTAAATTTGAGATAGATTTCGGTGAACTAGATGTGGATATATCAGATAAAAAATATAATAATTTGGAAATTATTATATTTTTTCTATAGATCGGTTGTTTAAATTTTCTAATAATATTTATGATTTGATTGATTTAAACAAATTATATCTTCAGAAGATTTTGAAATTGTAGATCAAGAAGAAATTCTTAGAATTTATAAAGAAAAAAATACTATATATACAGATGAATTTGTGAGTGAAGATAATATAATAACCATGAAGATCAACAAAATTTTATTGAAATTTATTTTAATTAAAAATTAAAATAAATTTCAAAATATTTCAGAAAAGATAGTCAATTTTCTTCTTGGATGATGGATAAAAAAGGAAGGGTAAATTGTTATTTTTAAATATCCTACAGATGAAGATCAAGATATAAATGATGTATTATCAATTAAAAAATCATCAGAAAAATATTTAGGTCAAGAAGTAGATTTTATATTTTTAGATGAATTAAATTATTTTAATCTAAAATAAAAATATACTACTATGTTTTAGATAAATATGTGATTCAAAAAATAAATATTTGTATAACTAAATTGTCGTAATAAGTTTTTAATATATAAGTATATATTAAAAACTTGATGAATTTTATATGAATAAATGAATGATAAAAAACGAAAATAAAATTTTTTTTTTAACATAATTTTAAATAAAAAGATTTTAATGTAACATTTTAAAATATTTTATTTACAGAAAAGACATTCCTATGCTTTTGAACAATTTACCAAAACTTTTTTCTCTATTTTCATCGAGAAGTTCTTTAGAATAATTATTTTGTTCACTAGGATAAATTTTAACATTTACTTCCATATTATCCGATGAAATAAGAATAGTATGTTTAAAAAGTATATCTACACCTAATAAATCATCCATTTTTATGTTTTCAACCGAAATTATCATATTAAAAACTAAAACTGGTGCTAAATCATCAATTTGAAATTCAAGGGGAGTTAAAAAATTAATTTTAAGATAATCCACATCGCCAGCAGCTGTTTCATAAGTAACAATTTCTTTTGATTCAATATTTGCATTGAGTATTTCAGGATTAAAAGAGTATCTTCCAATACTTTTATGACATTCCCATTCTTGAGAAGAATAATTCCAAAACTCTTTACATAAGATAGTACTTGAAGAACTCCCGCAGTCCATTAAACGCATTTTTTCTTCAGCTATAATATTATTAATTTTAATTTTACAATTGATTCTAATTAAATTAAAATCAGATGAATTTTTTTTTGTGATTTGAGTTCTTGATTGTCCAACATAGTATAATTGTTTTAATTCTTCTGATTCTTCAATTTTTAAAATTGTCAATGAATTTTTTCTGTCTATATCATCAAAACTTTTATATTTAGAAATACCTATAAGTGTATTATTAATAATAATTACATATTGACCCTCATATTCTTTTCTAAAATTTTCATCTTTTATATAACTTTTTAAAAATTTATCGTAAAACTTAAATTTATCATCATCTGAAATATTTTTTGCTCTAAATAATCTATTTGCAAAACCAGGAACTTTATCAAGATATTTTTCTTTAACAAAAAAATTTGCATCATAATGACCTTCATTACCAGTAAAATAAACTTTAGGTTGTGGTTTTTTATATTTGAGAATTTGTTCCATTTTGTATATTTGATAAAAAAAATACAAAATTCAAATTTTATGGTAAAATTAAATAATCAATAAAACTCCTTTCCAGATTAGTTTATCATATTAAAAAAATTGGATATTCCACCTAGAGTTGAATTTCGGACGAAGTTGTACTTAAATAATCAATAAAACTCCTTTCCAGATTAGTTTATCATATTAAAAAAATTGGATATTCCACCTAGAGTTGAATTTCGGACGAAGTTGTACTTAAATAACCAAGTAAATTATATAATTTATTTTTGATAGCGTATTTTACATATTTATCATTAAAATATGTATTTAAGAAGTAAAAGAAATCTTGTCTATCATATACAAATTATATACTACTCCGTCCCAGATTAATTTATCTGACACATTAAAAAATTTATATTTATATTTAAGTGATTAATGAAAAAAATGTTCTTTTTTGAGCCTACATTTGGGACGGAGAAGTAATTCTTTTTTATCTCTATCAATATTAAATAAATATGTAATTTTACTTAGTTCTATTAAAAACCCATCTTTCAAATCATTATTTTTATATCCTTCCTTGATAAACCAATCAAAAAATTGATAATTTAAATATCTAATTTTTATATAATTTCTATCATTATTGATATTTTCATCTAAATTATCAAAAAAACTTAATTCTTTAAGCCATTCACACCCGTCTTTTTAAAAATCTATAAGTTTAATATACTTCATTTTTTTAAGACATAATTTTTTTTAATTTTATTTTTTCAATAGATTTTATTATTGTATTACAAAAATGAAATTAAAATTTTATTCATTTACATTTTAAAAACTATGTTTCATCTAGGTAAAATAAATTGTGTATTAAATGTATATTGGTGGGGAAGATTAACTTCTGTATATGGATTAAATAGTTGTACTGAAGAACCTATATTAGATCCTTTAAAACATTATGCATTAATTGGATCTTATGAAGATAAATATGGAATTAGAAATTTTTTTAATAATTCAGTAGAAGAAAAAAATAAATATTTTGCAGATGATAATGAAAATAAATATTATCTTTCTGATGATAATAATATATTAAAAAATTGGACAAATAAAAATGGTTCTGGTGATTTATATTTAGTTGAATATACTTTAATTGACCTAGAAAATTTAGAAGAGTCTTTAAATAAATCTATTGAAGAAAAAAATATTTTAGATAATCATATTATTTTTTTGGAAAATATTATTAAGAAACAAAAAAATAAAGATAATAATATATTTAATAGAATTACGAGATTTTTTAAATAATTTACTACTCAGTTTCAAATAAATAGGTGATTTGTTTTTTCATCATTTATTTATTCGTATGAAATTATTTATGAATTTTATATATTATTATTTAAGTTTATGAGTTATACTAATTTATTCATATAAGTATTTAATGTTCACCGAGTCGCAAACTTGAACAGTCCCACCAATATGGTTCCTTATTTTTTAAATCACCGATTTATCTGGAACGCAGTAGTGTTTAAAAAGGCCTAATTTTTTTACATTCATAACCATAATGTTTTCTTACAATATACATTAGAAAAGTATCAGGATCCCAATCTGATCTCCATTCTCCATTTGCATTTAAAGACCTCATTCTTGGAGAATTATGTTGATCATAATACAATCCAGCTTCTTTTTTAGAACAAAAAACTAAATTAATATAACCAATATGTTCTGCTTTTCCTGACCATTCAGGATTAGTTTGGTGTATTTCTGGATTGAATTTTAGTACTTCTAAGATATACATTTTTTTATGTTTAAAAAAATTTTCTTTTTTTCAATTGTAAATAAAAATCTAAAAAATGTATTAAAAAGAGTTATAATTATTATTGTGGTTCTTATATTATATTATAAAAAATACACTAATCAATTCCAAATATTGTTATAAAAATTATTCTGTTATAAAAATCTAATGAAATATATTTTGGTATTAAACATTAAGAAAATATATTCTGTTATAATAATCTAATGAAATATATTTTCTTATAAAAATTTAGAAAAATATATTCTGTTATAAAAATCTAATGAAATATATATTTTTATAAAACATTAGAAAAATATATTCTGTTATAAAAATCTAATGAAATATATTTTGTTATAAAAAATTAGAAAAATATATTCTGTTATAAAAATCTAATGAAATATATTTTGTTATTAAAAATTAGGAAAATATATTATAAAAATCTACTGGGCCAATTCAAATATTGTGAAAACCTTTAGGTTCCTTTGGGATTAATTGATCAAGGTATTTTTCTTTAATTGTTTTAGAATATAAAATTTTATATTAAAAGCCGTAAGTTACAAATTATATATGTACTTCTCCGTCCCAAATGTAGGCTCAAAAAAGAACAATTTTTTTAAAAGTCTCATAAAAATAAATATAAACTTTTCAAATTGGATAAATTTATCTGGGACGGAGTCGTACTTAAAATTATAATTAAATATAAAATCTTTTCTGTTGAAAACTCAATTTAATAGAAATCCATCCGGATCATTAATGAAATATATTATGTTATTAAAATATATTTTATAATAAAAAATTAAAAAAATATATTCTGTTATAAAAATAAAAAATATTTTATTATAAAAAATTAGAAAAATATATTCTTTCATAAAAAATTAAAAAAATATATTCTTTTATAAAAATCTAACGAAATATATTATGTTATAAAAAATTAAAAAGAATATATTTTTTTATAAAAATATAATCAAATACTACTCCATTTCAAATCAATCGGTAAGTCATTTTTAGATCACTCATTTATTCATATAAAATTATTTTAATTCACTAATTTTATATATTACTGTATTGATATAATTTTTTTTTTTGAATTACCAATTTATCTGAAACGGAGTAGTAGTATATTATGTTATAAAAAATTAAAAAAATATATTCTGTCATAAAAATAAAATATATTTTGTTATAAAAAATTAGAAAAATATATTATATTAGAAAAAATTAAAAAAATATATTCTTTCATAAAAATTTAATGAAATATACTTCTCCGTCCCAGATAAAAAAGAACATTTTTTTTAAAACTCATATAAAAATAAATATAATTTTTTTAAGTTGGATAAATTAATCTGGGACGGAGTAGTATTTTGTTATAAAAAATTAGAAAAATATATTTTGTTATAAAAATCTAATGAAAAATATATTTTGTTATAAAAAATTAATGAAATATATTCTATTATAAAAAATTAAAAAAAATATATTATATTATAAAAATAAAATATATTCTGTTATAAAAATTAATGAAATATACTACTCCGTCCCAGATAAATTTATCCAACTTTAAAAAGTTATATGTATATTTATATGCCTTTTTAAAAAATTGTTCTTTTTTATTTGGGACGGAGAAGTATATTATTTTAGAAATATTTTACATAATATTTTTTTTAATAAGTTCATCATACATTTTAATTCTATGATCATTAATATAATATAAAATATTCCCATTATTTAATTTCAATAATTTGCCTACATGTCTATAATTTAAAGAAGGTGTTAACGGAATTGGATCTGAAGAAACAACAACTCTTAATGCTTTAATATTTTCTTTACTATTAAATGATTGCTTCCAATATATATTACCTACTCTAGGAGATGCGAAATTAATATTATTAACAATTATGTCATAATCATTTGATAATCTATAACTAAATAATGATGACAATGCAGCACCTAAACTATGTCCAGTTACGTAAATTACATAATTTTTTTTGTCTTCTATTAATAATTTTAATTTTGAATAAAAATCATTATATATTTTAGAATGAAATAATTGTTTATAAAATCCTCTATGAACTTTTATTTTACTATCATAAACAATTTTAATTACATTTAAATCTGTAATACCATCTCTAACAGATTCAGTACCTCTAAAAGAAATAGTAATTTTTTTATTTTTATCATCTACATAAATACCAACTTGTAAATCTGTTTCATCATCTGAAAAAAAGTAAGTAGCCTTATTAAAAATACTATAAATATCAGTTGCGTATTTTAACATTTCATGAATAATTAATATTTCTGACATTTTTAAATATACTGTTAAAATTTCTTAAAAATCTTAAAAAAATTTTTTATTATTTTCGTCTTTTTCTTTCATTTAATAAATATTTTAATAATTTTAAATAAAATTCTAAAAAAGGAATTTCTATCTGATTGATATCTTCATATGTATAATCTTCATAACTTTCTTCTTTTATATTTTTCCAGTTATAATCTTCTAATAAATTTATAATAGGTAAATATTTATTTTTAATTAATATTTGTAAAATATCTGCAATTCTATTCATAGAAATTAAACAATTTTCACTTTGTAAAAATTGTTTAAAATTTTTTTCTGCTATAATTTTTTCCATTGTTGTTATTATAATTTTATTTGTAATTTCATTCCTAATGAACAAATTTCCTGGATTAAAAAATATTAATGAATCAAAACCTATGAGAGTTTTAAAATCTAAATAAAAGCCATCATTAATAAATTTTAATAAAATCTTTTCTAAAACTAAAAAATCAGTCTTGTCGGATAATTTTTGATCACTAAAACTATTTATATATGAAAATATAAATTTTTCACAAACAGTACAGTTTTGATCATTTAAATCATTAAATAATAATTTTGAATTTTTATATTTTTCATCTATATTATTAATTAGATCTTCTACTTTTTCTAAAAAATCCAAATATGTTTCACAATTTAAAAAAATAGGGAAAGTATTTTTTAAGTACATATATTTTTTATTTTTTGGTTCTAATTCGCCTAATGGAAATATATAAGAAAATAAATTTTCTAAACAAACTAAATTTGATATTTGTTTTTGTAAATCATACATTTCATGAAATATTAATTTACTTGAATTATCAGAAAAATTTGAAATAAAGTATTCTACAATTAAATCTGTATTTAAATCCAGATAATCCTTAATTTTGTAAATATATATAATTTGTTCTTTATCAAAAATATAATCTAAATATTTATTAAAAAAATAAGAATTATTCAAAGATAAAATTCTTTTAAGATTTTTGTAAAAATATATTATAGGTTTTTCATTCCAATTAAATAAAACATCAAACATTTTTTTTTCATTTTTTTTATTTATTCCCCAAAAATCTGCAGTTCTAATAAGTTTAACAAAATCTTCAAGAGAGTCTACTTTTAATTTTTTTTTATAATGCAAAGGTTTAAATTTTCCTTTTTCAGATAAATTATTATAGAAGTCTGAGTCCACCAAGTAATCTGAGATATCTTTTTTATACATTTTTATTTAATGAAAAATAAATAAAAAATTCATTTATTAAAAATTTATTACTACTCCGTCCCAAATAAAAATATCCAACTTTTTTAAAAGTCATATTAAAATGCATATAACTTTTCCAAGTTGGATATTTTTATTTGGGACGGAGTAGTACAGTTTCTCTAGACAAAAATATATTGTGTTTTATAAATCATCCAAATCATATCCCATTTCTAAATACCTTACTACTCCGTCCCAGATCGACATATTATCTGACACATTGAAAAAGTTATATGTATATTTATATGACTTTTAAAAAAATTGTTCTTTTTTATTTGGGACGGAGAAGTGATATTTTTTTCGGATGCATTGCTTTTTTTATTATTTATGTTGCTAAAGGTTTCATATTTTCTTTTATTTTTTTTGTAATCTAATTTAAAAATGCTTGGATTTGAAGAAAAAAACTCCCAAAAGATTTTATCTTAATTTTTTTTAATAAATGAATTCCATTTTCATTTCTCGAAAAATCTTTTCAACAAATTTTATCTTGATTTGCTTTTAATAATTCTATTGAATTTTTATTTTTAGATATATTTTTCCAATCAATTTTATCTTGGTTTGCTTCTAATAATTCTATTGAATTTTTTTTCTCTAAGAAAAGAGACCAAAAAATTTCATCAAGATTCTCAATCTATAAATAAATCGCTGAATTGTTAGAAGAAAACATACAATAATTAATTCTATTAAAAAAAAAATTTCTAATAGTTCAATTGCATTTTCGTTACAAGACAAATGATTTCATCCAATTTCTTCCAAATTGTTTTTAATAAATGAATTGCATTTTTATTTCTTGATAGATATAGATAAAAAATTTTATCTTGTTTTTCCTGTAATAAATGAATGGCATTTTTGTTTTCAGATAATTGGGACCAGTTTATTTTTTTTAATTTTTTTCCAATAAATGAATCGCTTTTGGATTTCCTGATAAATGGTACTGCTCTGTTTCAAATAAATTTATCCAACTTAAAAAATTTATATATATTTTTATATGAGTTTATAAAAAAATGTTCTTTTTTATCTGGGACGGAGAAGTACTGCTCTGTTTCAAATAAATCTAAACTTCATTATAAAAATATTTGTATGAATATTTAAGTGTAAATAATAAATATATACTCATAAAATTTTATATGAATAAATAAGTGAATAAAAATGAAGTCCAAAGGAACCTTTGGGTTCCCGCGAACCGGGTGGTTTGTCATTGATGTGAAATGAACTAGTAAAAATCAACTAGTTCTGGATTTTCTTCTAAAAATTATACTTCTCCGTCCCAAATGTAGTCTCAAAAAAGAACATTTTTTATAAAGCCATATTAAAATCTATACTTCTCCATCCCAAATAAAAAAGAACATTTTTTTCATTAATCACTTAAATATAAATATAAATTTTTTAACTTGGATAAATTAATCTGGGACGGAGTAGTATAACTTTTTTAAGTTGGCTTGACATATTATCTGTGACGGAGTCGTATTGCTTTAAAATTAACTGAAAAATATTTCCAATGAATTTTATTTTTATCTATCCAATCTCTTAATTTATTGTGTTAGAAATGTTTTTTTTATTTTTATCTAAATTGAAGAAAAATTGAAAAATTTATTCTATTATATTTTTCAATTTTTTATAAAACTTTTGCATTTGGAAAACAATTGAAAAAACCTATGACTCCTTCCTAGATAATATGTTGATCTGACACATTGGAAAAGTTATATTTATTTTAATAGGGATTTTTAAAAAGTTGGATAGACGCCTACTTTTTATTTGTGATGGAGAAGTTTCCTATTATGTGAATATTAGGATTTGGATTTTATTTTTTATACTTCCTCAAATCCAACAAGTTTTCTTATTTCTACAGTATATTTATTTTCAGCATAAAAATTCCAAAAAATAATTTCATACAAAAATCCAAATCCTAATATTCCCATAATAGGAAATATAATATAACCATATTTAATAAAAAAAGGTATATTTTTATTATATAGATAAACATTTCCGGTAAATCCTTCTACTTTAATATTTTCATAAGAAGTTAAAATTATATTTTCTGGAAAATAGTTTTTATCTTTAATACATAAATTAATTTCAACAACTGCTGATAAATCTTTATTAATATCATTAGAACTGAAATATATATTTTTTGATTTATCAGTAATTTTTGTATAATCTACACATGTATCAAATGTAATATTATCTAAAATACAAGATGATGAAATTAATCCGTCAATATATTCATAAGTTTTAATATTAGATATAGATTTATAAACTTTACATTGTATTAAAATAAATACATTTGCAAAAAATGGAGCCATAAGAATTAATAATATTATGATAAAAAATTTATTATTATAAAAAATAACAGTAGTAAAGCAAGAAAAACAAAGATGTACTAACATAACAAAATGTATCAAATTTTGTTCCAGAGGTTTAATTACATCTGAAGTAATAATATTTTTTAAAACTTTATTATTTGTATTATACCAAGGTTCATAATTCATTTTTTAAGTTTCATATTTTTAAATTTATTTCATTTTTTCTAAAAATGAAATAAATGTGTGTTTTTGAATAAATTAAAATTTAATAATTAAATTTTTAAACATATGTGTAAAAATGTTTTTTTATAATTGAGTCTACATATTTGGACTGGACTAGTAAAATTTATATTTTCTTGTTTTGATTAATTCTTTATTTTTATACTTCTTCAATACCATTAAATCCAACAAGTTTCCTTATTTCTACATTATATCTATTTTCGGCATAAAAATTCCAAAAAATTATTTCATACACCCATCCAAACCCTAATATTCCCATAATAGGATATATAATATAACCGTATTTAATAAAAAAAGGTACATAATCATCAGAAAGATAAACATATTCATTAAAATTTTTAATATTAATTTCCTGATAAAAACCAAAATAACAAAAACCGAACCATTTGTAATCCATAGTATTTAAACAAACATAATCATAATATCTATCTTGTGTTTTATAATCTTTAGCTTTAACACATAAATCAAGTTCAACAACACTTGGACAATCAGGATTAATTTTATGATAATTAATATTTTTCGATTCATTAGTAATGTTTGTATAATCAACACATATATCAAAAATAACTTTGTCTAATGATTCAATGTTTTCTATTGGTCTACTTAAGGTTTCATAATTTTTAGGATTAAATTTAAATTTTAAATAACAATCTGATTTAATTAATTCATCAATATATTCATGAGGCTTAATATTACATACAGATTTATAAGCAATAGAATCATTTAAAAAGAATATGTGCATAAAAAATAATATTATAAAAAGACATAAATAGGTAATATATTCTTTGTCATTTTTATTATAAAGAATAATAGCAATAAAACAAAAAGTAAAAAGATATAATAATATAAAAAATTTTAATAATTCTTTTTCAAACAATTTATCTTTATTACACAGATGTTTTAAGATAGGATAGTATGATTTATTCCAAGAATTGTCTGGAGAATATGTTTGATATGAATAATTAAATTTATTTTGCATTTTTTTAATAATTTTCTTTTTAAAAATTTATTTTCGTTTTTCTTAAAAATTATATTTTTACTTAAATTTACTACTACTCTGTCCCAAATAAAAAAGAAAAATTTTTTTAAAAGTCATATAAATATACATATAACTTTTTCAAGTTGGATAAATTAATTTGGGACGGAGTACGACTCAGTTTCAAATCAATCGGTTATTCATTTTTAGATCACACAAATATACATATAAAATTATTTTAATTCACTATTTTTATATATTGTTATTTAAGTTGTTATTAAATATTTATGTGCGCCCTGGTGCACACGGGAACCAAATGGTTCTTTTTTTTTTTGAATTACCAATTTATCTGAAACGGAGTAGTACAATTTTACCAGAATAAATATGTAAAAGTATTATTCTTTTTTTTAAGTTTGAATTTTTTGATATATTATAAAGATAATATATCAAATAAAATTTTTTATCATAAAAATACTGTTGTTTAAACTAAAAAATGCAAATATCACCATCTTTATCATAATACCAATATCCTCCATTTTTAATGTTTTTAATTTCTTGCTCTTCTTTTTTTAATAAATAAAAAAAATAAGAAGGAGGTAAAATTAAAGCCGCAGAAAAAAAAATAATTTTTTTTCCAGCTGTATTACGAAGAAATTTTTTTATGTTTAGTTGATTCATTTTTTATTAATAGTTAATTAAATTTTTTTTTCGTTTTTAGATTTAATTTTTTTTGTAATAATTATTAATTTTTTTTATATATTTATTTTTTGGTGTTTTAAATAAATAATAAGAAGTTAAAAATAAAGCGGCGGACAAAAATACAAACTTTTTGATAGATATTTGATTCATTTTTTATTAATAGTTAATAAATATTTTTTCGTTTTTAGATTTAAAATGGATAGTCTTTTAAAAGAAGTAAAAAAATTAAAAAAATCATCCCAGAGAATTTTTTAATTTCTGGCCTGAAGATTATTCAATCCTTCAGATTTGTTCTAATAAAATTTAAAATTTTTAATTAGAACAAATTAGAAATTTAAATATACTGTTTTATTTTGATATATTTATAAAGAAAAAATTAATAATATATAAATAAAACATATATAAAACATTTTAAAAAAAATTATTTATCTTCATTTTGGTGTTCTAATAAGTGACATTTTTCACACAACGCCATTAGATTAGCGGGATGATTTTTATGAAAAAATAAATTGTCTGATGTTTTAATAAATCCATTTTCATCTGCAGTACGTTGTCTATGTACATGATGAATTTCGCTTGCTATTTCCTCTCTGCACGCCTCACATATAGATTTTATTTTTGCAGAACTGTATCTAGAGACTTTTTTCTCAAGTATTGATGAAGTTTCTGGATGATATTTTAATCTTATTTTATTTGCTGATTCAATAAATTTATTTGAGAGACCTAGGCTCTTGGATACTTCAATACCATAAATCAGTGGCCCCACGCCATCTAACAATTTTCTATCATATACTAATTTATTTGTTTCTTTATTATATACTACAGCCATATGTTTAATATACAATTTTTCTTTTTGAATTAGACTTTTAATTTCATCAAACTTAGCTAAACTATGCAAATGTGTAGCGAAAATATAAGATGCATTCAAATCTGCTAATTCCATATATGAAGTTGTAGTAATTGATTCGGCACTTGGAATTTCTGTGGTTTTGCATAATTCGTCTCCTAAAACTAAAGAATTTTTATCAGAAAGTCTTAAAATAGTTTTAAGTTCTAGAATTTCAACAGCAAATGATGATGAACCTTCAAATAAATTATCATTGCCTACAATTCTCGTAAAAATTTTTTTATAAGGAGAAAATTTAAATTCACTCGATGCAACAAAAAATCCTGCTTGTGCCATAACGATAGCAATACCTATTGCTCTAATTAAACTTGTTTTACCGACGGCATTCGTACCAAAAATTAACATCCCACTTTGATTCAATTCAATATCATTTGGAACATAAAACTCATCTGTATTTAAGCACTCAATCATACAGTGCCTTAAATTTCGGCAAGATACAAAAGATTCATCCCTAACTTCAATCTGAGGTTTAAAATAATTAAATTTCAATGCTATTTGTGCTTTACAGAACGAAAAGTCAATTTCTGTAATAAAATCACAAACACTTTCTAAAGTTTTAAAATATTTTCTTTCTATCTTTCTTAATGATTTATTATATATTTCTTCAACAAGAACATTAACTTCATTTTTTAATTCATTTAAAGCAACTAAAACTTCATCGATTTCAGGAGTAGTTATAAAAATACAATTAGCACTATGTTTATTAAGTTTTACTTTTTCTAAATTAATTTTAAAACTCTTATCTTTATCATCATAAGATGATTTATAATAAATTTTAATAATTTTATTATCTAATTGATCAATGTATTTTAAGAAATTTTCAGATCTAGTTTTTGTTGTACTCAGATGCTGACCCATCTTCGCCATTTCATAAACCTTCACGTATTCAACTGACTTCTTTAAATAATTTCCTAATTCCAAATTTAAATAATTCTGTACTGCTTCAATTTTATCAAAAGATTCCATATGATTTTCTAAAACGCTATCAAGTTCTTCATTAACGCCAGTCATAATAATTTTTTGAGTAAAACTGGAAATGGTTTTAATATCTTTGCATTTTTGTAAATCAAAAGTCTTTTCTAAAAAATTAATAAAAGCATCAAGTTCTTCTAAAGATATTTTAATATTCTTCTTTTCTAAATAACTTTTTGTAATTGCATCATTTTCTAAAAGTCCTAAAATTTCTTTAGTGGCTTTCAATCCTGTATGCATTGTAAAAATAATATAAGGGCTGACTTTACCAAAAACAATTTGTCTTGAAAATTTTTGAAGATCTTTAATTCTCCTTAATTGAATTGAAATTTTAGAGAAATTTGCATTTTTTAGATGTTCTACAAGATCATATTGAGAATTTAAATCTTCTATATCTGTAATTGGAGATGTTAAAGCTGCATAAATTCTTCTTTTGCCCATAGGTGTTAAACATTCATTCATCATACTCACAATTGAAGAATATTTGCCTGTATGTTTTTTGTCATCAATAATATTTAATTGAACTAAAGAATGATTAGCAAGAAGCACTCGATGTCCATTATTTTCAAAAACAGGATCTTTAATTTTTTTGGTAAGATTGGGATTATATTCATAAATAAAGTCTAAAAGATAACAGAATGATTGTGTCGCGATATTGAATGTGTAGAAAGATTCACTAAAAACATTAAATTTCTCAAAAGAATAAAACTGTTCTAATATTTTTTTCTGGTAGGTCTGTTTATAACAATTTTTAGCTCTATTAGAAATATTAGGAGAAACAATTTGAACAAGTTTTAAATTACAATATTTAATAATTTCATTAATCTCACATTCAGGTTGATTCGAGATAAAAATAACCTCACAAGGGTTAAGAATACTCAAAGTTCTTTCTAATTCATCATAAGTTTCAGTGGAATGCTTGTAAATAGCTTTATATTCAAAAATACTGGTTTTTCCTGTATAAACATCAATATTTGCAATTCCAACAATAATAAAATTTTTATTATCTTCAAATTCAATCCAAATACAAGTTGTATTATTGGAGAGGGTTGTTTCATTTTTGACGATTTTTGTGCTGTCTAGGTCTCCTGACAAATTTGAGTAGATACGACTGACTGTCCTCTCAGGATTAGGTCCATTAGTTTTTTGATCAACTCTAACAACTGTAAAATTTTTACTTTTAAGCTTTTCTGCATATCTGTCAGTATAACAATGTTTAAATCCAGCCATTTTAATTCTGAATTTTTCGCCAGTTGATATTTTCGTCACTGTTGAATTTTTACTTGTAATATTTAAATCGCAAATTTCAGCAAATTCTAAAAGTGGACTACCTATTCCTTTTTCAAGCTCTTCTTCAAAATTTAGTGGAATTAAGTTGTACTGCTCCATAAAATCCCCTATTTGTACTAAGCAAATTGTTCTTTTCCCATATTTTTCAACATATTCATTCAAAATTGAAAAAGTTTCTTTAATAATTTTATTTCCACCAAAATCCCAATCTTCTAAATCGATCTGTTCCCAGTTCATTTTTTTTAATTTTTATTTTTTTTTGAAAATTCAATTATTCATGGAAAAATAAAAATTAAAAAATATATTGAGATTAAATATATTTTTTATATGAAAATAAAAATATTATAAAGAATAACTATTTTAGAAATGATATATTATTCCAATATTGTTTTGACCAATGTTCTGATTTGTAATCCGGAGGACATATATACATAGATTTTTTTCCTTTACTTATTTCATTATTTTCATCCAAATATCCACTAAATATTTTATTTATAATTAATTGTTCTTTCGGAATAAAACAGAAATTTTTATGATACATTTTTTTGTTTTTTTCAGTTCCACCTATTTCTACAACAATGTATTCAAATTTATCATCCTGATTATAAGGTCTATTTACATTTATTCCCTTAAGTTTACCACAAGATTTACTCATAGTTATTTTATAAGTGTTTCTTTTTTCATCTTTGTTCATATTTAATGATGTATATTTAGCTTGCATAGGTATATTATTAATAAATAAATCTATTGTATTTCCATTTGTACTATTTCTTTCAAAAGAAAAATTATTTTTATCACAAAATTTTTTTAATCTTTTAAACATTTTTACTTCTTTAAAATGTGTTTTCGATATTATCTGTTTATAATTTGATGATTGTTCTATTTTATTTGATAAAATTTTACAAAAATCATGTTCATTATTTATAATCATGTGACTATGTTTATATTTACTGTCAGCTTTAAATTCATATCCTGTAAGTTTTAAATTACCATAAAATTCAAGAACAAAACATAAACGATCCTGACTAACCATTGCTATAAGCATATCTTTTTCATATTTAAAATCTACCCTTAAACTATAACCATTAGATATTTTAGAAAGTGTTTTGACTTGTAAAGATTTTTCTTTTCCATTTTTTAAAATAACTTTTATATCACATTTTTCACTAGTTTGACCTGTTTTTTCAATATTTAAAAATTTTGCACTTTTTTTTAATAAATCTACAAGAAATTCTTCTGTTTCGTCTCCTAATGTTATGTTGCTAATATCTGGAGCATAGTTTTTAATATGGTTTTCTTTTTCTTTTTTATCTAAAATTCTTATGGAATCATAGTGGCATTCTATACAATTTGATAAAGGTCTTGATTTACAAAATCTTGAAGCACAACTCTTTATAAATATTGGATGTGAACTATCTTTTAAACATTTCCATGCAATTTCTTTACCAGAACCATATGTAAGTGTTTTTAAATTTAAATTTTTATTTATTTCATGATTAAAATCTATTTCTTTAACAAGTTCTGGATATTTGTCTTTCAATAATATAATTTGTTTCTTATCAGATAAAAAATCATTCATATTTGTAAATTCTGCTTTGTAAATCCATCCAAATGAAGCAGTACTTTGTCCTTTATAATTTAAACAATGTCTAAGTTGTTCTTTATTCCACTTGGTAAATTCAGGATGCTTATAAATAACATCTTTTTTATTTTTATATTCTTCAATAATTTTTTCATTTGTTAAATCTATTTTCAAAATCGGATAATTTTTAAGATCTTCAGGTCGACTTTCTGGAATTACTTTTATATTGATTGTTAATTTTTCTAGTTTTGAAGAAATATCATTCATTTTCAATAAATAAAAATTTCTGTTAAAATTCGTATTTTCCAAAAATAAAATATTTTATAAATCATATATTTCTCACTCAAAGAATGTCAGAAAAAAGATTTTTACAAAATGAAAATGGCTATTGATAACAAAATTCATTTCATAAGAATCTTTCAAGAAGATGTTTGGAATAACAAAAATTCTTGGGAAGAAAAAATGCTTAAAAAAATAAATAAATGTTTTAAGAGCAAAGATAAAACAAAAATTTATTATATTTCTTCAAATAATTGCTATGATGAAATGAAAAAGTTAATTAAGAAACATTTGAAAGAAGAAGAGATTAATATTCAAAAAGAGATTAACAGCGAAAAATTATGCATTTAATTATCAACAAAAAAATATTTAATTAATTTCAAATTAAATATTGAATTAAAAAAATATTTTATACAAAACCTAAAAATGTCAACGGAAAGAAAATATCCTAGACCAAAAATACTATGTGATTGTGGTAATTACAAAATTTTGTGCTGGGGAGAAAAAATAAAACCTTATTTAAGACATAAGGCTGACGAAAATTGTGAAAATAATTCAGGAGAAAGTGATGAACACTCCATAGCAAAAAAAATTCTAGTTGATTTTTTAAATGAAAATTCAAAAGACATTGAATTTAAAAAAAAATGTACTTGTTGTCAAGATATTTCATTTCCTGAAAATATATATAAATTTTTAGAAGAAATAACAAATACAAAAGACAATAAAACAAGATATATCATGAATTGATGAAACTAATACTTTATTGTTTGGTATAGAAATTTTCCATTCACATAGAGCAGAAAATACAGAAGTTAGAAACAGTCTTCTTTGGGTAGAAATAAATGCTGATGAAATTATAAAAAAGTTAGATTTAAAAACAATAAAACTACCAGTTATTTTTAATGATATTTTTTGTTCGAAATTAAAGATTGAAGATTCAGAAACAAAAATTTTAGAAGTAAGTTACGAAAAATCGCATTCAGAATGCAATCAATTAAATATTTTATTATCAGAGCCAAGTTTTAAAAATAAATGTAAAGATTGTTATTTTCTGAAAGAAAGTAAAGAATATGATTTAAAGAAAACTTATGATAAACTATCAATGACAGACATAGCATAATTATTAGGATATGTTATTAAAGATAAAAATTATTCATGTAGAGAAATAGAAAAAGCTATTAAAGGATCTTATTTTGACTATACATATTACTGGAGTATCAACAAAAACGATGATGAAGATATACCTGATAAGAGATTATGGTATGAACTAATAAAAAGAAATAAATGTATGAAATGCGAAAGAAAGCACCATGTTTCTAAATACAAGCCTTATTGTGGAGATTGTTATAAAATTATAAAAGAAGATGATATATATACTTTTTCTGAAAAAATATTTATTACTGAAGAAGAAAAAAGAATTTTAAGAAACAAACTAAACTTTTTATATGATGTTAAAAAATATAAAGATTATGGTTTGACATGTAGTATATGTATCAATAAATACGAAACACATGAAAAAAGAGAGGATTACTATAGTCCTGGATCAAATTATGTATCGTGTAAATTATGGTTTATGTATTATGGTAATCTTTCTATTTGTGATATATGTTTGGAAAATGAAATGGTAAAAAGGAATATTATTTAAATAAATTTTTGATATTTAATAAGTACTAGTCCAACGGAACTTTTAGATTCTCCAATTCGGAATGATCCTTGTGATATATGTTTGTAAAAATGAAATACTAATCTCTGATTTGTTTTTATATATCCTTAATTCATATATAAATTTAAATTTTTAGTATTTCCGATTTCCCTGAAATGAAAAGTATTACTAATCCGTCACAGATGAATTTATCTGACAGATTAAAAAAATTATATTTAATTTTATATGAAAATGTTCTTTTTTATCTGGGACAGAGAAGTACATATAAATTTATTTTTGTCACAAATAAAAAATCCAACTTGAAAATGATATATTTTAAATTTAAAAAAGTAGCCTTAAAAATTTCTATTTTTATCTGAAATATACTATTAATAAAAACTTAAATCTAAAAATGAATTAAATAAAAATTTTTAAAATAAATTAAAATGGGTTCTTATTTATCTAAAAATGACAATTCTGAAAATAAAAATATTGAAAGAATTATCAACCTTTTATTGGATAAAGATTTAAATGGCTGTTTATTTGAAAAATATATAGATATTTTTCTTTTTTTAGCTAATTATGGATCTTTAAGTTTTAAAGAAAAAAATTTTAAGTATTCTTTGAAAGGACACAAATATTTTATTACATTATTTGCACAAAGAAATAATGAATCACCTGTTAGAATTCTTGAAATATGTAATGATAAAGCTTCTGCTTTATCTTTTTTTATGGATTTAAATTTAAAAGAAACAATAGATTTTGAAAAATTCATAGATATTATTAAAGAAATAAAAAGAATATTTATAGATTCGAATGAAATTTCAGAATATGATGTTCATATTTTAAACAAAAAAAATATTGAACTTGAAACTGCAAATATTTCAAAAATTGAAAAAATGATTGAAATAGAATCGATTAAAAATAATATAAAAAATTTAACATATCTTGAAAAATTAGATAAATTAGAAATTTTTTTTGCTAAAATGTCGAAATCTATTGATGAAAATTCAATTTTAATTCCAGAAGCAATCGAAATTGTTAATTCAAAAATAGCAAGTGCACCAGAAGAGAGAAATTTTGTAGTTACAAAAGCAGTTAAATTTTTTAATCATTAAAAGTCATAAATCATTAATTTTTTTTATATATTAAAAAATATATAAATGTCTATTTTTTGAAATTCTCTTGAAATGAATTATTACTAGAATAAAAAATAAGGCTTAAAAATCTTTATTTTATGACTATTAATAAAATTTTTAATCTAAAAATGAATTAAAAAAAATTTTAGATTTATTAAAAATGGGTGTAATTTTATCTAAAAACGCTAAAATTGACAATATTATTAACATTTTATTGTATAAAGATTTAAATGGTTGTATATTTGAAAAATATATAGATATTTTTTTATTTTATATATCAAAACCCCCTTTATCATCAAAAGAAAAAACTTTTAAATATTTTTTAATTCATAAACCAGTGTGTGGGGATATAGAATTGTGTGTCCAAAATAATAATGAAGCGCCAATTAATATTTACAAAATTGATTATTATCTGAAAGATAAAGTTTATAGGAATAATTCAACATTTTTTTTAAATATAAATTTAAATGAAAAAATAGATTATTCAAAATTTATAAAACTTATTAAAAAAAAAAATAGAACATTTGAAAATTTGAGTGAAATTACAGAATGTGATAGCAATACTTTAAAGAAAAAACTTAATGAAGTTAGAAATGCAAATATTTCAGATATTGAGAAAATGTTTGAAATAAAATCAATTAAAAAAAAGATAGATATTTTAACATATCTTGAAAGTTTAGATCATTTAGAAGAAGCATTTTCTAAGATGCGTGAAAAATCCATTATAATTCCAGATTCAAGTGCACCAGAAGAAGACAATTTTATAATTCTTGAAATTGTTAATTCAAAAGTAAGTGCACCACAAGAAAAAATTTTTATAATTCCAGAAGCAGTTAAAATTTTTAATCATTAAAAATATAAAAAGTCATAGTACAAATATATCGAATGAAATTTTTTTCTTGGTTAATTTATTTTATTCAAGATTATTATAATCCATTATGGTATATTAATTTACTTGAATTTTCTATTTCTAATATATTTTAAAAAATAAACTCTTAAAAAAAACTATTAATCAATTTTAGATAATAATATATTTTCATTTTTAGTTTTAAAGATAATCTAAAATTTATATCTATGTATATTACTCTTTGAAAATTAAAAATATTTTTTTAATTTTTAAACAAAAAAAGTTTATATTAGATTTTAAGTTAAAAAATACTTTCTGAATTTTTCTTGATTACTTAATCACAAATAGATTTTTTAATGAATTTTTACACTTAAATTTTCACTTAATTTTTTTCATTTTTTTCTAAACTTTTTGATTTTTGATTTTTTTAATTTTCATATAAAATCACTTAAATAAATTTTATACTACTCCGTTTCATATTAATCGGTGTTTAAAAAAATAAGGAACCCAAGAAAATGGGGGCATATTGGTGGGACTGTTCACGTGTGCGCCTCGGTGTAAATCAAAAAATTTATATTAATGAATTGACGTAATAATTATTAAATTACACTTGTAAAATAATATATAAAAATATAAAAATGAATCACCGAAGGAACCAAGAAAATGGTGCCTTTATGTTCCCGATAACCAAATGGGTCGTCATTAATCTGAAACGGAGTAGTATAAAATTTATTTAAAAATAGCAGTTTTTTATCGGATATTATTAACTTTAATATTATTAATTAACTATTCTTTTACTTTTTAAATTTTTTTAATAAAATGAAATTAAAAAAATATTCTTTAGAAAAACATAAAAATGTCAAGAGATATTGAATATGAAGAAAATAGATCTATTAAAGGAATTAAATGTAAAAATTATATATTATGTGATACAGTTTTACCTGATTGGTGGTTTGATTGTAAAGTTTGTTATTTATGTACTCACTGTCACATGTCATTTGGTTCATGGAAATCTGGTGAAACAGAAAAAAAAGGAAAAGGTGAATTAGCTCAACATGAAAATGTAGAATGTATAATTTGTTTAGAAAATAAATTATGTGTTGAACAACCATGTTGTGATCATAAAATTTGTGTTAATTGTTTTAAAAGATGTTATTACGGTGAAGATATTGAATCTCTAGGATTAGAAGTTCCTTAATTTCCGTATCCAGAACTGCAGGAAGAATTTTGTGAAGATCCAGAAAATGAAAAATGGTTGAATTATCCATTAATTAAAGAGTGGGATAATCTTATAGATGATATAAGAAACGAAAAATATAAAAGTGAAGAATATCTAAGACAATGTCCAATTTGTAGGAGTAAAAATTAATTGAAAAAATTGGTTTCTTCAGATTTTTATTTTTTTAATATAATAAATATTTTCAAATTACTTCCAACGGAACCTTCAGAAAACATTTGACACAATTGCTCCGACCATATGAACTGGAGAACCTGAATGTTCCGTTGGACTAGTATTTAAATGTTTTTTAAGATTCTCATAGCATACGCAGATAATTTTATGTCTTTGTTTTGTTTGATATAGTTCAAAATTTCACTTCGATAGGCAAGTTGTATTTTTTCACTTCTTATTTCATTTTCAAGAGAATTATAACATCCAGATTTATGAAGTCTACAAAATAATTCGAAATCATTTAATTCAATCGCTATATCATATGGACATTTCCATTTTCTCATTTCAACTAATTTCAACAAATAATTAACTATTTCGTATTCATCATTGTTTTTTAAAAATTTCAAAAAAGATTTTTCCTGACAATCATTATGAAAAATATAATTCAAAATACACATTGGAATTTTTTTTAGATTAAAATATGATGTAATTTTTATCATTCTAAGTAAATCATTATTAGAATAAATTTTAGTATTAAACATATCAATTTCTTTAGATAGATAATATGCATCTATTAGAATTACTTCATCATTTTCTTTTAAAATTTCAATTAATATAGAATTTTCACGTATATATTCAGGCAAATTTTCTAATTTTACTTCTTTGAAATTATATTTTTTACTCATTTTTTTATTACTACATTGCAAAACGTGCCACTGATAGACCCACAGGTTGAAACTTCAAAAAATAATTAGGTGAACCATTTGCTTCCTGTAATAAATACTCTTGAATAAAACGATTTACAATGGAGATTTCATACATTTATAAATTAAATAAATTTTTGATATTAAACTATTTTTTTTTCTTAAATTTATATGAAATACTATCACATAAAATTTTAATGTTTTATTCTCGATAAATTAATTAATTAACAATTTTTTTAATAAACATATCAAAAATTTCAATAAATATAGTATCAATTTCATCAGTAATAGTTTCATAATAAGTATCATCATCCAAATCCATGAAGTTTACTAATAAAATTTGTTATGTTTAAAAAATTTTTTTAATATTTCTATTAATATCCGAAATATTTTCAAGATAACCAGAACTTCTAGAATTGGAATAACCTTATTCATGACAATTTTATTAAAATATTTTCATACTTCTCCGTCCCAAATAAAAAAGAACATTTTTTTCATTAATCACTTAAATATAAATATAATTTTTTTAAGTTGGATAAATTAATCTGGGACGGATTAGTAAATAAATTCTCATTACAAATAAATTAATATACCTAAATTATGTTTTTTTGAAATTTAAAGAATATTTCCATCAGATTGATTTATTAAATATTTTATCAGGAACATCATCTATACTTTTTATATATTGAAATTCTTTTGTCCAACTTTTGTAACCATCATAATAACCTTTTTGTAGATACATATTCACACCTTTATTATTCCATCTAGATAAAACATCATATTCACAGAAATGTGAATACAAATATATGTTTTTAAGATTTGTAAATCTTCCTGGAGATAACCAATAATATGCAAAATTTTTATCACAATTCATTATTAATATATTTTCTGAATGTACAATTGTATTTGGAATTTTACAAAAAATTCCAATATTACTAATTTCACAGTTTTTGTTAAAAATTTCTTTATCCATATATTTCTGCAATTCAACACATCCACATATTTCTAATGTATCATGTAATTCTTTCGACATTTTAAGATAATAATTTTTAAGATAAATAATTATCAAATTTTAATAATATTTTTTTTGAATTCAAAAAAAATATTTATACTACTCCTTTTCAAATAAATATGGAGATCCTTCAGGCTTTCTGTGATTCAAAAAATAAAAAACCCAAGAAAATGCTAGCATATTGGTGGGACTTTTCACTTGTGCCCTGGCTGCACATTAAATATTTATATGAATATGTAAGTTAATGTATTAAATCCTTAATTATAAGTTAATATATAAAATTAGTTAATTAAAAGTAAGCAACCTAATTTTATATGACTAATTGAGTAAAAATAAAAATGAATTACCGAAGGAACTTAAAGGTTCGTAATTTTTCTGTGACGGAGTAGTAATTATAAATAAAATTATTAAACAAAAAAAATTATATACTACTCCGTTTCAGGTTCCTTCGGTAATTCATTTTTACTTCACTCAATTATTCATATAAAATTTTTATTATTCAGTAATTTTATATACGACTCCGTCCCAGATTGACATATTATCCAATCTGTCAAAAAAGTTATATGTATATTTATATGAATTTTAAAAAAATTGTTCTTTTTTGAGCCTACATTTGGGACGGAGAAGTACGTCAATTCATCCATATAAATATATATGTGCGCCTGGTGCACACGAAAACCAAATGGTGGGACTGTTCCTTATTTTTTGAATCACCGAAGGAACCTTTAGGTTCCCGCGAACCGGATGGTTCGTCATTGATCTGAAACGGAGTAGTAAATAATTATGTGAAGGTTATCAAAATATATGAAAAATTAGATTAATTTTTATTTATTAAATGCAATCTAAAATTTTCTAATTGTTTTAAAAATGATTTATTAGGTTTAATAAAATTTCTTTTAATTTTAACTTCTGAAATAAAATATTCTAAAGGATATAATTCTAAATTTTCTGTCAACATTAGAAAATATGCGATTATTAATGAACTAGATCTAGATACCCCTTGAAAACAATGTACTAAAACTTTTTTTCCAGGGTTATTTTCCATAAGATTACAAAAATCAAAGAAAAAATTTGTTAAATCAACATCTTCTTGATCGTCAGCATCATAGTGTACAAGTTCAATATTTTCATATCCTAGTGGCAATTCTTCAGAAAAAGGTTTTGTATCTAAAATTGAAACAATAATATCAATTTTTAAATTAACAACTTTATCACTGTCTAAAATTACAGCTCCATAATTTGTTAAATAAAGTCTATTTTCTAATATTTCACTAATTTCGTTGTAATCTGTTTCTTGCATTTTGATTAAAAATAAAAATTGTAAAAAAAATTCAAAAATTTAGAGAAAATAAATAATACTTATAAGCTTCAATAAATAATAGATAATACTAGTCCGTCACAGATAAAATAAATTTTTTAAAAAAGTTATATTTAGTTCGGCAAGTCCCAAACTAATTACTCCGTTTCAGATCAATGACGAACCATCCGGTTCGCGGGAACCTAAAGGCACCATTTTCTTGGTTCCTTCGGTAATTTAAAAAATAAAATTTTGTACGACTCCGTCCCAAATAAAAAGTAGGCGGCTATCCAACTTTTTAAAAAGCTACTTCTCCGTCCCAAATGTAGGATCAAAAAAGAAAAATTTTTTTAAAAGTCATATAAATATAATACTCCGTTTCAGATCAATCGGTAATTCATTTTTAGATCACTCATTTATTCATATAATATTATTTTAATTCAGTAATTTTATATATTAATGTATTGACGTAATACATTTAATACTCATTACGTCAATTTATTCATATAAAAATTTGATGTGCGCCTCGGTGCACACGGGAACCAAAATGGTTCCTTATTTTTTGAATCACCGATTTATTTGAAACGGAGTAGTACATATAACTTTTTTGACAGATTGGATAATATGTCAATCTGGGACGGAGTAGTATGAATAAATTGACGTTATAAGTATTAGATGTATTACGTCAATACAGTAATATATAAAATTATTGAATTAAAAGTAGGCGACCTAATTTTATATGTATTAGATCTAAAAATGAATCACCGATTAGTCCCCCGATATGAAACGGAGTACTTCTCCGTCCCAGATAAAAAAGAACATTTTTTTATAAACTCATATAAAAATATATATAAATTTTTTAAGTTGGATAAATTAATCTGGGACGGAGAAGTAGTAAATTTTTAAAAAGTTGAATATGAGTATCGTTACACACTATTATATTTGAGAAGGAGAAATACTCAAATTTTTAGATGCTTATAAAAAATTTGAAAAAAAACTAAAAAAAAAAATTATAAAAAAATGCAAGAAACAGAATATATCGAAGGACCTCATGGGTGCTTATTACAAAAAGAATATGCTTTTATTATACAAAAAGAAGATGTAAAAAAATCAATCCCATTTTTTTGGCTTGCACATTTTACAGAAATTGTTGATGGCAAGAATGTTTATAAAGTTACGCTTGCAGATAAAATGATGAAACAATCTTTTGATGGTTTTAATTTATTAATTGAAAAAACTCTTGAAGATATTGATAGAAAATCTAAAGAAGGCAAAACTTCTTATGAAATAATTATGGATAAAAATGAAACTAAAAAACTATCATATATTTCTTCTCATTTTCGAAGATTAGGTTTTGAAGTATCACATTGTGAAAATAAAGTACTAAGTGGTAATATTTCTTTATTTATCAAATGGTAAGATTTAATAATAAGTGCCAAATTAATTTTATATACTACTCCGTCCCAGATTAATTTATCTGACACATTAAAAAATTTATATATATTTTTATATGAGTTTATAAAAATATGTTCTTTTTTATCTGGGACGGAGAAGTATTCAAAATAATGAAAAAATTATTTAAAAAATTTAAATATGCTCAACAAGATTACTTAATTCCTCATCATTTCTAATAGACATAAGTATATTTCTTTCTCTAACATCTTTAGAATATTCAATAGTTGATAAAATATAATAACATGTATATTCAATAGCTGAAAAAATTGTAATAGCAAATTCTTCGTTAGAATTTAAATCTTCTTTAATTTTTTTATAATTATAAACCAAATCTAAAGAGTCTTTTTTATTAAATTTTTCAATATTATTAAATGCGAAATTAATTATATACTTACTCATTTCTTTAGAAAAATTTTGTTTAATAGGTTTTGTAATATCCTTTTTATAAACTTTTACAGTAATTTTATTGTATATCCTATCCAAAATATCACTTAAATATTTGACTGCACCTCTTGAAATTTTAAGATTGGGATATTTCTTTTTGAAAATCTTATAAGCAATTTTTACCGATTCCATTTTTATAATATGCAAAAAAAAATTAAAATTCATTTTTCTTTGTATGTTATAAAAATAACAAAATTTTAAAGTTAATATTTTTCGATTTTTTTTCTTCATAAATATAAAAATAAATCATACTACTCCGTCCCAGATTAATTTATCCAATCTGTCAAAAAAGTTATATGTATATTTATATGACTTTTAAAAAAATTGTTCTTTTTTGAGCCTACATTTGGGACGGAGAAGTAATAGTTAAGTTCATATTAGTTTTTCTTAAACTAATTGGGTCATATGAAAAACATCATAACATATACTACTCCGTTTCAGATAAATGACGAACCTTTAGGTTCCTTCGGTAATTCATTTTTACTCCAGTCAATTATTCATATAAAATTAGGTCGGCTACTTTTAATTCACTAATTTTATATATTAATGTATAAGTATTAAATGCATACTTCTCCGTCCCAAATGTAGGCTCAAAAAAGAACAATTTTTTTAAAAGTCATATAAATATACATATAACTTTTTTGACAGATTGGATAAATTAATCTGGGACGGAGTAGTACTTAAACTTATTTACACATATAAATATTTATGTGCGCCCTTGTGAACCCGGGAACCAAATGGTGGGACTGTTCTTTATTTTTTGAATCACAGAGAGCCTGAACGTTCTCCTAATTATTCCCTTTCCCAGACTAATCTGAAACGGAGTAGTAATCTTTAATCAAGTTCAAGAGGATAGGAAGACTGGATAATAAAAATCCGTCCCAAATTAATTTTATCATTCTGTCAAAATGTTTGTATTAAAATTTGAGTGGGTTCAGAAAAAGTTAGGAAAATTAAATTGGGAATGAGTTGTATTAGTAAAGATATTTGCACATAATTATAGGGAAATCAAATCTTCCTATCCTCCTGAACTGGACTAGTAACTTATTTTTTTTTGATATTTGAATTTTTTTTTTATTTTTATATTTATAAAAATGGAAATAGGATATTTAACATCAGAGATAAATGATAACAAAGTAACTTTTATTGTATCTAATGCTTCTGGAAAAAGACTATTATCTTTTAATTTTTTATATAGGTTACCTGATCAAAGAACATGTGATAAATTTGCAAAAAATGTTGATAATATGAAAGATGCTAAATTAGAAGTAGGATACAAAAAAAGTATTAAATATTCAAAAAATGGAGACGTAACTTTTCAAACAGAAGATTACTGTATTAAGCTTAGAAGTGATTTAGCACCTGAAGTTATAAGAGAATGTTTGATAGATTTTGCGGTTCCAATAGATACATTTGAAGATGAGTATAAATCAGATTAAAAAAAATATATTTTTGTAAATTCTTTGAATAAAATATATTTTGATTAATTTTCTTAACTTTTTTCCGAAGCACTTAAAATTATATTTAATTTTTTTAAGTTGGATAAATTAATCTGGGACGCAGACGTAATAATTATTTCTCATTAAAGATTGAGAGATAATTTATTTGAAATAGAGAAACACATTTATTAAAAATTGAATAAATTTTTTTATTTAATTCAAATTAAAATGTTGACTATTAAAAAGCTTGAAAATCCTGAATTATTATGGCTAAAAAACTCTACATTTTATGCTACTTTAGATAAGGAAGACAATTCTAAAATGGATATTATTTTTTGTTCTTGTTATGAAGAGGATATTAATAAATTACTTTTAGTTGCTGACTTTTGGGATGTTTATAAATTTCCTGATGAAATTTACGAAAATTTAATTGAAAATTTTTATGATAGTGATGTAATTATACATTCAAATAATCAATTTATAATTGAAATTCTTAAAAATAAAAATTATTTGGAAATTGCATGTAAATATGATTCTTTAGATTTTCTTCTTTATCTTTTATCGAAAAAAATGGAAAAATAACACTGATGATATTTATACTTGTGTAAAATTTGGAAGTCTTTCATGTTTTAAACATTTATTACTATATAATTATGATTTTTTTAAAACAAATGCAGACTTAATATATATTAAAGCAATTGAAAATGGTCATTTAAACATTATAAAATATTTTGATTCTCATCCTGATATTTCTATTATAAAGACAAAACTACATTTTAAAAAGGCATTAATGACAGAAAATTTAGAAATTTTAAAATATCTTAATTCATTTTATGAAAATGGTATCTTTTATTTTTTTAATAAAGAAGATTTAGAATTATTATATATTACAGCAATTGAAAATGAAAATTTAAATATTTTAAAAAATATTGACTCAACTATAAATATTGTAAAGACAAAGCTACATTTTAATAAAGCTCTAATTACTGGTAATTTAGAAATTTTAAAATACCTTAATTTATGTTATCAGATAGATTTTGATTTCAGGTTTAAAATTAATCTTGAAATCTTGAAATATTTAATAAAACGTTCATGTAAAACTAACGGATTAAAATTAAATAAAAATCATATTATTTATTTCTTTCTTAAAAATGATTTAGAATCATTAAATTATATTTTTAGTATTTCTCAATCTTACTTTTATTTTGAAAACAATAAAATAATTGAAAAAAATTGTAATTTTGAAAAATATATGATTGAAATTATACCTATAGAATATAGAAATATACATATAGATGAAAAAAATTTAATTAAAGAATATTTAAAAGATAAGAATATTTATGATAATTATTCTTGGTTAACATATTATCTAATAAACTCTTTGACAATTAATAGTTACATATATAATTTAAAAACAATTTACTAGTCCAGCCCAGATTAATTTATCTGAAACATTGAAAAAGTTATATTACTCCGTCCCAGATTAATTTATCCAATCTGTCAAAAAAGTTATATTTATATTTATATGACTTTTAAAAAAATTGTTCTTTTTTGAGCCTACATTTGGGACGGAGAAGTAATAGATTATAAATTCAAAGAAAAAAATCTAACAAGTACTATTCCGTTTTAGATCAATAGGAAATTCATTTTTTCTTCACTCATTTATCTATATAAAAATATTTTAATATAAGTTTTTTATATATTAATCTATAAGTATACATTTATTCCTTTTACTTATTTATCAATATAAAATTTTTTTTTTTATTTCCTATTTATTTGAACTGGACGGAGAAGTAATAATTATTTCTGATTATAATTTAAATTAAATTTTTTATTTAGTTTAAAAATGATAGAAATTAATTTTTCAGATATTCCCAAATGGCTCAGAAATTCTGAATTTTACATGAGTTTAGAAGCTGATGATGATTCTACTATAGAAATTCCTGAAGATGCCTATAAAAAGACAAATCATATTAAAAACATCAAAGATTTTGAAAAAGTTTATAAGATTTGTAAATTTTGGATAATGGATTATCCTGAAAGTTTTTATAAATGGGCTTTAGATAATAAAAAACATGCTTTAAAATTTTTTTATTCTGAATTTGATGATAAAAATGATGAAATTAATTATTTAATAGATGATTTAACTTATTCGGAAAAGTTAGTTTATAAAATAATAACATATAGACATGAAAATTATATATTAATTCTCAAATTTTCAGAAAATTTTATTATTAATTATCCCATTAATTATAATTATGGATCAAAACTACTTCATTCTTTTATTGATGATACAAATTATAGAATTGATAATAAAGATATAACTTTTGTTAAAAATAAAGAATCAATGTTTTGTATACCAAAATATATTTATAGCAATATATTTCCAAATATTAAAACACTTAAATTTAATAAATTTAATATATTGAATATTAAAGAAGAAATTACAAAATGTTTAGAAGAAATAAATGAAAAAATTTCAGATAATAAAATAAATTATAGAGGATGTGATGCAAAATTAACACAAAAAAAGATTTTAAAATTTTTAGATATTTATGAACCAGAAGAAGAATCTTTAGAATCTTTAATTAAAGAATTACAAAATTATTATACTACTCCAAATGAAAAAGAAGAAAAATTTGTCGAAGATATAATAAATCTTTTCGAAGATCAAAGTTTAGATTTTAATGCTAAAGATTTTAAATTTAAGGATTTAATAAATTTATTTATAAGAGTTGAAAGGTTTCCAGATGAGTTTGAGTTTATTTTAGATAAATTTAGAAATTTTATTAAAACAGAAATACGTAAAATGAGAGGATGGTAATTATTATATCAAAAATTAAGATAAAAAATTGAGTAAATTAGAATTTCTATTTTAATAATCCAAACTTAAACAAATATAATATGTTTCTAAAAATAATCCTTTAGAAATTTCATGAATATCAATAATTTTAAATTTTTCTCCAGGTTTTCCAATATATTCAAATTCATCACAATGTATTGGCTTAATATTTAAACCAATATGTTTAGAATTTGCCGGATAGAATACAATTAAATATGAAGGTTTGAAGTAATTCTGAGTAGTAGCAAAAGTTTGAGCAATCTCGAAATTAATAGTTTTCGATAAAATCCCCTTAAATGTCCATATATTTCCTATAACTAAATCTTTTACATTATAATTCGAAAATTTTTCAAATCCATGAAATAAAACTATCGGAGCCTCAATCGGATCAACAAGTTCTACAGATTTTTTTATTGAATTAAATATTTCTTGATCAATTGGTTGAATCAAGTCAATATAATCATTAGTTATTAGTGCATTAATCCAACAATTTCCTGCAATCCATTTAACAACTCCTGAATAAAGATTTAAATCTTTATATTTATCAAACATAAAGTCACTTTTCTTCCTCAATATTTTCATACTTTTATAATTATTAGTTGATTTTCTTGAAATAATTTTTTTAATATATTCACTTGATTTATTATTTTTATTATATGAAAATATATTTGAAATAATATTAAATATAATAAAATATAAATCTTTAAATATTTTAAACAGATCTGGGATATCTACATCAAATATTTTTTTTAATCGAATTAACTTAATTTCTTTATATGTTACATTTTGATCCATTAATTTATTATGAAAATTAATGAGCTGTTTAAAAATATAAATTTTTTTCATAATTTAATTAGTTTAGTGAATTTTAATAAAAAAAATAAAAATTCAATTTTTTTAAAATATATCAAATAATCTTTTAATTCTGGAATGATTTTTTAATGTATATTTAATATACATTAAAAAATTATATTAAAAACATATTTCTATAAACAAAATAAAAATTATAATGCAATATATTTCTCTAGATAAACCGAAAAAATTTTAATGAAATATATCTCTCTACATAAAGTAAAAATTATAATGCAATATATTTCTCTAGATAAATCGAAAAATTTTTAATGAAATATATTTCTCTACATAAATCGAAAAATTTTTAACGAAATATATTTCTCTAGATAAAGTAAAAAATTATAGAGAAATATATTTCTATAAATAAAATAAAAAATTATAACGAAATATATTTCTCTAAACAAAATAAAAAATTATAACAAAATATATTTCTATAAATAAAATAAAAAATTATAAAAAAGAATATTTCTATAAACAAAATAAAAAAATTATAACAAAATATATTTCTATAAATAAAATAAAAAATTATAAAAAAGAATATTTCTATAAACAAAATAAAAAAATTATAACAATAAATATTTCTATAAACAAAATAAAAAAATTATAACAAAATATATTTCTATAAACAAAATAAAAAAATTATAACAAAATATATTTCTATAAACAAAATAAAAAAATTATAAACAAAATTAAAAAATTATAACAAAATATATTTCTATAAACAAAATTAAAAAATTATAATGCAATATATTTCTCTACATAAAGTAAAAAAATAAGGAAATATATTTCTCTAGATAAAGTAAAAAATTATAACAAAATATATTTCTCTAAACAAAATAAAAAATTATAACAAAATATATTTCTGTAAACAAAATAAAAAATTATAAAAAAGAATATTTCTATAAACAAAATAAAAAAATTATAACAAAAAATATTTCTTTGTATAAAGTAAAAAATTATAACGAAATATATTTCTCTAAACAAAATAAAAAAATTATAACGAAATATATTTCTGTGTATAAAGTAAAAAATTACAACAAAAAATATTTCTATAAACAAAATAAAAAATTATAAAGAAATATATTTCTCTAAACAAAATAAAAAATTTTAACAAAATATATTTCTGTGTATAAAGTAAAAAAATTTTAATGAAATATATTTCTCTAGATAAAATAAAAAATTACGAAAAAATATATTCCTCTGGATAACAAAAAATAAATTTTTTTTTACTCTCTTAAAGTAAAAAAATTATGAAGTACATATTTAATATAAGTATATATCTTTTTGAAACAGACTAGTAATGAAATATATTTCTCTATGGATTATTATAACTAATTTTTTACATTTTCTAAAAATCCAATTTAAATCCATAAAACATCAAATCTTCTTTTAATTCTAAATTTTCACTTAATAAAGCCATTTTAATATATTCTTTTATTACTCTAAAATTTTTTTCATTATTTTTATAAAAATCCATCAAATAAATTATCCAATGAGTAATACCATATTTTTTAGATATTTCTTCACCTTTTTTAATTTCTTAAAAATAATATAATTTTCATTTTTAATTTCATATATAAATACATTTCTTTTATCTGTTTGACAATATCTATTTTCAAAATCAATTAAATCTTGTAAATTTAAATTATCTAAAATATCTCCCTTCGAATAATTAAATCCTATATCATTTATTTTTTTGCTTAAAAAAACGTCATTTGATAAAAAATCACCTAATTTAAAATCTTTACTTGCAAACAATCTATAGGAACCTTTAGGTTCTCCGCATATTATTTTTTTTATTTCTAAATATTTAGAATTTTTTGATACTTCTTCATCAATATATTGATACATTTCATTTACATCTGAACCTTTATATCCTATTTTATGAAAAAATAATAAATCTTTTTCTTCCATTTTTTTAAGAAATTATTTTATTATTTTTTTTTAATTATTAATTAAAAATATTTATAGTAGACTTTTTAATTAAAAAAGAAAAAATAATTTAAATAATGTTAATCTTATTTTTTTATATTGTGACTTTTTATCAAACATAATAATAAATTATTTTGGTTAATTTCTTCTTTTTTTCAAAAATTATTTCATTATTTTTTTAATTATTTTTTAAAAATACATTAACTAAATTTTTTTTAATTAAAAATGTCTTTAGGTTTTATCATTACAAGAAATATTGTTTCAGAAAAAACTGATAAATATTGGAAGGAATGTTGTAAATGTATCAGGAAATTTTATCCTGAAAATTTAATTTTAATTATTGATGATAATTCTAAAAAAGAATTTATTACTCCAGAAACAGATTTAAATAACTATCAAATTATTGAATCCGAATTTCCGGGTTCAGGAGAATTACTTGCTTATTATTATTTTCATAAAACTAAATTATTTGAAAAAGCTATTATTATTCATGACTCTGTATTTTTAAACAGTTCTTTGGACACGGAAAATGTAACAAGTGTAAGATTTCTATTCAGTTTTATTCATCAGTGGAACAATAATTCTGAAAATTTATCTTTAATTGATTATCTTAATTCTGAAAAATTTAATACATCTGAATTAAAAGAACTTTATAATGATACAAATAAATGGTATGGATGTTTTGGATTGCAATCTATTATTACTTTAGAATTTATAGAAAGATTACAAGAAAAATATGATATTTTTAAATTATTAAATATAGTTCGTTGTAGACCAAAACGTTGTTGTATGGAAAGGGTTTTTGCTGTTATTTGTATTTATGAAGATGAAAATGTTTTTAAAAATAAAGCTATGTTTGGTAATATTCATGATTTTTCACCTTGGGGATATACTTTTGATCAATATTTAAAAAATGGAACACAGAATAAAACAATTATTAAATGCTGGTCAGGAAGATAAAATTTTTTTACTGAGAATAAAATTGAAAAATAAATTATTATTAAACTAATAAAAATGAATGATAATTTTATAATTTATAATCCAGTAAGTGATATGTACATTAAATACAATATGGATAAAAAGATGTAAATGCTGCATGTGGATGGAACAGAAAAGAAAAAGCTCTACAATTTATTAAAGATAATTTGAAATTTCCATGGAAACTTGATAAAATGATAAATACAAATAATAAAAAAATCAAGATGAAAAAAAATTATGGACAAACTGTAAAGATAAGAAAAATATCTATTTGGTTAATTTTAAAGATTATAGATTTAAAAAAATTGATGCTGAAAATTTAGCTAAAATGTTTGGAAAAGAATATAGAGTTTATAAATATGAAGAAGTGATGTTTTAAAAATTACAAAGAAAATATATTTTTTTATAAAAATTCAAACAAAAATATATTTTGTTGTAAAATTATATAACAAATCTAGAGAAAATATAAATTTTTATAAAAAAATACTTTATATTCTTTTATAAAAATTTTGAATAAATATATTCTGTTATAAAATTTAGGTGCACTTTATGAAAATATATATTTTTATATACAATATACATTTACCCTAATTTTTTTTAGTCGATATACATTTACCCTAATTTTATATAAAAAAGTATATATTTTATCATAATTTTTTAAATATAGTCACAAAAGTTTATAAAATGTTCCAAATAATATAAGCAGAATTTTAAAATAAAATATCTCTTATAATTTTTTATAAAACTTTTTTAAATAATTTATAAAATTTTTTTAAAATATATATTTTATGTACAATATACATTTGCCCGAATTTTTTTAGTCGATACACATTTCCATAATTTTGAATAAACAGTATATATTTACCATAATTTTTTAAATATAGTCACAAAAGTTTATAAAATGTTCCAAATAATATAAGCAGAATTTTAAAATAATATATATCTTCTAATTTTTTATAAAACTTTTTTAAATAATTTATAAAATTTTTATAAAAATATATATTTTTATATACAATATACATTTAGCCTAATTTTATGATAAAGAATATATATTTCTTACAATTTTTTAAATATAGTCATAAAATGTCCCAAATAATATAAACACATTTTTAAAATAAAATATCTCTTATAATTTTTTATAAAATTCTTTTAAATAATTTTTATATACTTTCATCTTTTAAAGAATCTATAATAAAATTTTGAATATCATTTTTAGAATTTTCACACATGCTAAAAGATAATATTGTTTTATAAATTTTATTTAATTTGTCTCCAAAAATAATTTCAGATTTAATTTCGTATGCTTCTTTCTGTAAATGTACTGTATTTTTTGAATTAGAACGTTTATATCTTTTTTCGACATTAAATAAAATTTTTTGTGTATTTGAATGATAATTAATGCCTATATTCCAAATAGGAAAATATAATTCTTTAATACTTTTATTCATATTTAATCCTCGAAAGGAATATGTTACATCAGTTGAAATTTCCATACACATTGTTTTCATTTCAACTGATTCTGGAATTCCTAATAACATTCTTCTCTCTAATTCTTTAGTTGTTATAATTCTATCTTCAACTTGAATATTTTCAATATAATTATAAAATGTTTCTTGTTTAGAAATACAGCAATATTTTAATGGTTCAATGTAATGAATAATACAATCGTTTAATCTATTAATTACATTAAAAATTTGAACATCAATTATTTCAATATCTTTTTTATTATCACCATAATTTTTTTTATAATATTCATTAATACTAATTTTACATTTAATTAAATTATCATTTAAAAATGTATCTTTATCTGTAAAAAATATATTACTTTCATCACTTATTGTGTGAGCGAATGAAATTTTATCAACATTTTCAGGAATTTCTATTTCACCTATATAGAAATCAGAATCTTGTTTTGTTGTTAAACATAAATATTCTCTTTCATATTTAAAATTACCAGAAGTTTGATATAAGTATACAGTTTTCATTTTTATTAAAATTTAATTGTAAATATTTTTCATTTTTATAAGATATCTGATATTTTTATGAATTATCAGTCATTTTTTTTTAATCCTATTATTTAAAATTTACTATTATATTTTTAGAAAAATCTTATAAATTACTACTCCGTTTCAAATCAATCGGTGATTCATTTTTAGAACACTCAGTTATCCATATAAAATTATTTTAATTCACTAATTTTATATATTACTTTATAAGTAAAGATTTAATACTTATACTTAATTATTCATATAAAAATTTATTTTTTGAATGACCGATTTATCTGAAACGGAGTAATAGATTTTTAAATTAATTTATATTTATTAAGTTTCTTCAAAAAATAATGTTATTGCTTTCATTGAATTTAAATCATCAATAGTACTTTCTTTAAAACTGTACTGATAAGGAATATATCCATCGCATTTAATTGGTCTTATATCATCAATATCATGTGCTGTAGGATTAGCACAAATAGGACCACTGATAAGATCATTTGAATCTATATCTTTTATAAACTTTTTATAATTTCTTTTTTCTTTTGTATAATCAAGTAAATCTGGTTTAGGTTTATTTCTGATTTTATAAACAGTTTTTTTCCAAATTTCTTCTTCATTAAGAATTAAATGATTTTCTAAGCTTTCTATATATGTATTTGGAATTATAAAAATAACTACTGCAGCTTGATTATTTCTTTGAGCCCAAATGCATGCAGTTTTGAAAGTATCAGTTAAGTAGAAATTTTTCATTCCAAAATCTGTACAATTTTGTCTAGGTATAATTTCTATTTGTTCCAGATTTTTTTCTCCACTTTTTAGACTATATTAAGGTTTTAAGTAAAAACCTTATTTTTAAGTACTACTCCATTGCAGATAAATTGAAAATTTAGACAAAAATTAGTAGGTAAATAATTGTGAATAAATAATTTTTTTCAAAACTCAATTTATCTGAAACTGGAGTAGTATAATTATATTTCAGATAATATATCAAACTTTTAAATAAAAAATAAGTACTAGTCCAGTTCAGATAAATTGTGTTTTGAAAAAAAAAAATAATTGTGTCTAAATTTATGTTTAAATATTTATATTACTTATAAATATTTAATTAAAGATAAGCAGTTTACTTAAAATTTTATATCATCTAAAAACTGAAGAAAAACATTTGACCCAATTTATTTGAACTGGACTAGTAATAAATAATTCTAGTTAAATTTTATTATTTCTTAAAAAAAAGTTATTTTAAATGATACTTCCAAATAAATCCACCAGCTGTGCTTAATTTATTTTTACAACATGCACCAATTGAAGATATATTTATTTTCAATGTTTTTCCAGCTTCTGATTGTGATATCCAGGTTTTAATAAACTTGCCGTTTAATTCAAATTGATCTATACTTTTAGTATGACTATTAAAAACACAAGTTTTCATTTCACGAGCAAATTTATTGTTTTCCTTTACTGTACACCAACGTAAATTCTCTAATCTATTATCATTCTTAATACCATTTATATGATCAACTACATATTTTTCACTATCTATTCTATATTCGAATGCTAACATTACTATTCTATGTACTAAATATAAATTAATAGTACCATTACTTTTAAAACCATATCTCATATATCCATTATCACCTTTAGACCCCTCTGTAATTCTACCTTTTAAATCAATTATTCTTCCTTTATTTGAAACTTTAATATTTACATTTTTTAAAGTAACATTCTTCCATAATTCTCCTTCAATTAATTCTTCTTTTACTCTTTTCCAATAACATTCTTTATATAATGTATTCCTATCCAAATGATATCGGATATTACCTGCAAATTTATTATTATTATTTATGTCTTTAATAGATCTCCAAGTTTTTATTACATTCCATTGAGAATCATATTGTATAACTTGAATTGAAAGACTATTTGTTTTTGAATAAAATAATCTTTTTTGTGAGTTTTCAGAAGGAGTACACCATTCTAAATTAACTACTCTATTATCATTTTTAATTCCGTTTATATGATTAACCTGTGGTTTATTTTCTGGATTAGGAATAAAACATTTTGCAACTATAACCTGTACATATTTATGAACGTATTTATTATTAATTTTAAATCTTGTTCGAATATAACCATCATCTCTCGGTATAGACTTAGAAATATTTCCAAGGGGTGTTAATATTCTTCCAAGAGAAGATATTTTATATCCAGGAATTTCATCTAATGTTTTCCATTCTTGTTCTATTTTATTATCTTTAAAAAATTGATTAATTATTACATTTGAGTTATGTATAGTATAAGGAAATTTCTGAGCACATTTAAAATTAAAAAATACAGGAAATTCATTAGCTTGGATTATTTTGTCATTATTTAGTAATTTTCTAAATATTATCTCTAAAGATTCATCAACCATCATATTGTAATAAAATTCTTCATTATTAGCATTTATACATTCTAATGATATAGGTGAAATTTTAATAACATTTAATATAAAATCGTACATATCATTACAAAGAGAAAAATCATATTTTTTATCTAAAAAATTAATTAACATTTCAATTTCAGTATTATCAGATGTATTAAGAAATGCTTTTTTAATTTTTTTTAAACCTGTTAACCCTTTTATTTCAAGTATTCTAAGTTTATAATCTATAGAATTTATTGATGATTTAGAGATAGATATTCCGTTATTAGTAATTAATTTTGTTAATATAATATTAAGAGCTTCATAAATTGTTATATTATCGTAAAATTGTTTATAATTTAGATTTATGATATTTAATGATTTATGTGAAAATTTAATAATATTTAATATAAAATCATATATATCATGACAAAGAGAAAAATTATATTTGTTATCTAAAAAAGTAATTAACATATCAATTTCAGTACTATCACCAGGGTTTAAAAACGCATCATCTATATATTTTAGACCTGTAATTTTTTCAATAGCGATAATTCTAAGTTTCTTTTTGTTTATATCAAATGATTGTTGATTTAAATTTTGTGTCATTTATATATAACAAAATTTAAATATTTATTTCAAATTTAAATTTAATAAAGTAAATCATCAGGTCCAATTTCTATGTTATTTGCTATTCTACTTAATAATTGATCATGTTTTAACTTGTTTTTACCGCCAACATAAGGAAAAATCTTATTTCCTTTATAAATTTGTGTTGAATTTTTTTGATTTAATGTGAAATTAAAAACAGAAGGAAAACCGTTAGTTGTATGTATTCCGTTATTAACGATTAGTTTAGTTAAAATAACTTCTAAAGCCTCTGGGATTGTCATATTATCATAAAACTCTTCATAATTAGCTTCTATAATTTTTAAGGAACGTGAAGAAAATTTTGCAACATTAACTATAAAATCATAAACATCTTCATATAAAGAAAAATTATATTTTTTATCGAGAAAACTAATTAATAATTCAACTTCACTGTTATTCAATGTGTCTTCAAAAGCTGACTTAATATTTTTAAGACCAGTTAGACCTTCAATAGATAAAATTCTAAATTCTTGTTTTTTTGGAATATATATTTCAGAGTCAAAAAATAGATTGTTATTTGTTGTATGTGCTAACATTTTTTTAATATAGAAATTAAATTTTTATTTTCAATTTTTTCTAAATATTGAAAATAAAAATTTAATAGTTAAGTTAAAATATGAGTGGACCCGAAGTTTGAATCTTTATATTTAATTAAAATTTTTTCAAATTATTATCAACATTTACAGGGATTTTTATTTCACCTATATAAATCTTGTTTTTTTCGTCAGAAATAAATATTATCTTTCATATCTAAAATTACCAGAAATTTGATATAAGTATACAGTTGTCATTTACCTATATATAAATATTATTAAGATTAAATAATATTTTATTTTTTATAGATATTAAATTATTATATCATGAACATCTCCAAGCATTGATATATGTTTTACTTGAGTTCCAGAAAGAATTAAACTACGAACATGACTTAAATTCGGCCGATCAATTACTTTTCTGTAAAGAAGATCTCGATCTCCATACAATGGTTCATCATCATAAATAAGTAAAATACGAACTTTAGGTAATTTTAATATTCTAACTATTTTGCTTAAAGAAAATTTTAAAGTATGAATATTTTCTAACATTGATATATCTTTTACTTTAGAAAATCGCAGATCTAAGGTATGAACATTTGTTAAATTTGATACATCTATATAATAATTTTTTGTATAACCTTGTTGTGTATAACAAAGAGATAAAGTATGCACATTGCCTAACATTGATACATCTTCTAAATATGTAATAGAAAGGTCTAAACTGTGAACTTTGCTTAAACTTGATACATTTTTTACTGGTGTACCAGAAAGATTTAAATTATAAACATTACCTAACATTGATACGTCTCTTACTTGAGTACACTTAAGATTTAAAGTATGAACATTACCTAAAATTGATACATCATATATCAATCTATAAGAAAGATCTAATGCTAAATTTTTAAGAGGATTTTCAATTAATGTATGTATTTTATTTTTAAAGTTTTTATCATTGTAATATTTTAAAGAAAGTTCTCTATTTAAAGATAAAAAAGGTATTTTAGTATCTTTAAATTTTTTTGATGTACTTTTCAGTATAATAATTTCTTTAGAATTCAAAAAACAATAAATACTATAATTAATTATATCATGTGCTAAATTTGTAAACATTTCTATTTTTATAAATTTTTTTTTAATTTCATTTTTTTGAAAACTAGATCAAAAAATGATATACTAGTCCAGTTCAGATAAATTGGGTTTTGAGAAAAAATTTATTTATATGTAAATATAAGTAGACGCGTTTAAAATAAATATAAAATATTACTTAAGGATAAGCTTTTTAATTAAAAATTTATATGGTTAAAAAAGTGAAGAAAAAGATCTGGCCCAACTTTGTCGGCGTATTTGAACTGGACTAGTAAATAAGTACTACTCCGTTTCAGATCAATAGCTGATTCATTTTTTCTGAACTCATTTATTAATATAAAATTAGGTTGCCTACTTTTAATTCACTAATTTTATATATTAACATTTAAGTAGTTATTAAATAATTATAATAATTTATTCATATAAAAATAAATTTTTTGAAACACCGATTAGTCCCACTATTTGAAACGGAGTAGTATGAGTATTAAATCTATACATATACAATAATAAATAAAATTATTGATAAATTTTATATGAATAAATAAGTGATATAAAAATGAATCACGGATTGTTTTAAAATTAAGTACTACTCCGTCCCAGATAGTTCAACAAAATATTATCCAATCTGTCAAAAAAGTTATATGTATATTTATATGACTTTTAAAAAAATTGTTATTTTTTGAGCCTACATTTGGGACGGAGAAGTAGTATTTGAAATAAAACAATCTGAAGTTTTGAGTAGTAAGTTTTTAAAGAAATATAATAATTTCTTTTAAAAAATTGAAAAAAAATTAAAATTTTAAACAAAAAAAATATGTTAAGAACACCAATTATTATTTTTACATCTATTTATATCTCTAAAAATATAGAAAATAGACAAGAGCATATTCAAGGAATGAAAAATAAAGTTATTTACATTCAAAAAAAACAAGTTAATTTTTCAATATATGATTTTATTTCAAAAAAAATAGAAAATTATACTTTAGGAATATCAAATAAATCTAAAAATGAAATAAGAAATATAAATTTTAATGAAGAATTATATGCTTTGATGGAAAAAAATATGAATTTCTGTTATTTAGAAAATCTGGATATTGTTTTTAGAGAACTTAATTTGAAAAAAATTAAATATTCTATTGCCGAAAGGATGTTTGAAAGTCAAAATTTTAAAGGATGGTGCTTTGGAATGTCATGTAAATTACTTAAAAATATTTTAAATGATAATATTAATTATCAAGATTTTTATAATGGTGCTGATAATGAATCAGTAATGCACCAACTAACTCAAATTAATATGCCATGGTTTCTATATTTATTATACAATATAGGTTTTTATGAGCTATATTTTTCTGAATTACTTAAAAAAAATAATTTTAAATGTGTTTTTAAATGTAACTCAATTGATAAATTAATAAATGGTAATTATTTAGTTTATATTAAAAATAAAGATTATAATATACTTCATGCTTTAGTAATAATTAAAAAAGACAATAAATTAACTTTATTTGATCCTAATTTTGGATTTATGGAAATTAAAAAAAATATTGATTTTTTAGAATACTATTATGGTAAATTTGAATTAGAATGTTTTAAGCTAGAACTTTTAGAAAAATAGAAAAATATAATTCTAAAAATCAAATACTTCTCCGTCCCAAATACGCAGACAAAGTTGGACCAGATCTTTTTCTTCACTTTTTTATACCATATTAAATTTTAAGTAAATATTTATATTACTTAAAAAATTTTTCTTAAAAATTTACATAAAGATTAATTTTTTTTTCAAAACACAATTTATCTGAACTGGACTAGTAAAGTCTTTTGGATCATTAAGTGCTGAAGGAATTATTTCAATTTTATCAGGAATATTTTCTATTTGAAAAATTAAAATTTTTATAAATTAAAAGGAATATATTTTTAAGTAATATAATACTACTCCGTTTCATATAAATCGGTAATTCAAAAAATAAGGAACCATTTTGGTTCCCGTGTGCGCCTCGGTGCACATCAAATATTTATATGAATAAATTAGTACTACTCCGTTTCAGATAAATTGGCAATTCAAAAAATAAAGAACATTCCCACCATATGGTTCCCGTGTGCGCCTCGGTGCACATCAAATTTTTATATGTGTAAATTAGTATAAATATTTAATAATAACTTAAATAACAATATATAAAATTAGTTAATTAAAAGTAGGCGACCTAATTTTATATGTCAGATCTAAAAATGAATCACCGATTAGTCCCACGATATGAAACGGAGTAGTATAATTATTTAATAAGAACTAAAATAATAATACATAAAATTAGTTAACTAAAAAGATTTTATATGAATAATTGTGTGTAAAAAAACGAATCACAGGGAGTAGTACAAATTATAAAAATTAAATATGTGATTATTAAAATAATTAAAAATACTACTCTGTCCCGAATATATTAGTGTGGGACGAGGCGACCTAAACATTTTTTTTTAAATACTTACCAGTCCAGTTCAAATAATATGTCAGGATAAAAGTTTTTTTGACTTTTTAGAAAAAATGTACTTCTCCTTCCCAAATAAAAAAGAACATTTTTTTCATTAATCACTTAAATATAAATATAAATTTTTTAAGTTGGATAAATTAATCTGGGACGTAGTAGTCCCCCAATTACTTTGACTGTATGAACTGGATTAATAGTAAATATTTTATTCAAAACCTTTTAATAATCTTTTAAATTTATTTATTCCATTTTCATTTAATTGATAAAAACAAAATTTATCAAATTCTATTAATTTTTTAATAAAACTATCATTAGGGAAAATATTCTTTCTATTTTTTAAAACAATTTTTGTTGCAGTATTTAAATTAATGTTAAATTTTGTCATTAAATATGATATTGTTAAGGTTGGTGATCTACTTTGCACCATGAGACAATGAATAAATATGGTTTCAGATGCTTCGATAATATCAAATACTTCTGGAAATAATTTTGTTATATTTTCTGATAAAATATCATCTACTTCAAAAATATGAAGAAGAATATTATTTTTATTTAGATAAGATTTATAATCATCCTTTTCAGATATTTTCATTACAGTAATTACATTTGTTATTTTTTTATCTTGAAGAAATTTTTCATTCAGAACATCATCTAATGAACCTAAATATAATTTATCTTTAATTATCTCTGACATTTTTATTTAATTATTTTTTCAGGAAATAAATTCAAATCTAATTATAGTCAAGTAAAAATACTGAATTATATAAGATATTTTTTTTGAGAACCTAAATGTTCGAGTAACAGTTTTCTACTAATCCGTTTCAGATAAATCAGGAGAACCTTTAGGCTCTCTGTGATTCAAAAAATAAAAAACCACTTGGTTCCCGTGTGCACCAGGGCACACATATAAATATATATTGATGAATAAGTATAAGTATTAAATATAAGCTTAAATATTAATAAATAAAATTACTGAATTAAAATAATTTTATATGAATAAATGAGTGTTCTAAAAATAAATTACCGATTGATCTGAAACGGAGTAGTAGATAATTGTGTGATCTAAAAACGAATTACCGATTAGTCCCACGATATGAAACGGACTAGTATATAAATAATTTAGTAGGTCATTAATTTTCAAAAAATTGAAACAAAAAAAAATATATTTTATTTCTTGAAATGGAATGTTCAATTTGTTATTCTGAAATTAAAACTGAAAATTTATGTACTACAAAATGTTGCAATAATAAATTTCATTTTAGTTGTTTATTAACATGGTCAAAATCATGTCCTATATGTAGGTCTAATATAGATGAGATTTGTGAAATCTCATATCATGAAGATATAGAGTATTATATTGAAAAATTAAATATTTTATGCTCTTCTGATGAACATAGAGAATTCTTTAATAATATAATAAATACTGAAAATTCTGAAATATTTTCGGAATTATGTTATAAATTTAATGAAAAGAATAAAATGTCACAAATTTTAGTTATAATTTTACTTAAAATAAAAGGAATAAAATTTTTTTAAGATAATAATACTCAAAAATTTAAGTAAAATTTTTAAAATGATTTCTCAAAACACTGAGAATATTAAAATTGAATTTAGAATAATTAAAGATATAAAATTTTGTTCTATTAAAACTGATTTATCAGGTGAAGATATTTTTTATCTTAAAATTTTATCTTTTAAATGGAAAATAATAAGTGGAATTTCGCTTTCTTACAGAACATTTTATTTAAATTTTGATATATAAAAAAGAGTTTATACAGTAAATTTTATTATTTTTATAATGAAAAAATATTTAATAACATTAGAGAATATATAATAGAAAGATACTACTCCGTTTCAAATAAATCAGGAGAGCCTGAAGGTTCTCCTGATTCAAATAAGGAACAGTCTCTCCATTTGGTTCCCGTGTGCACAACAGGGCTCACATATATATTTATATGGTTGAATTGACTTAATAAGTGTTAAATATAAGCTTAAATAATAATAAATAAAATTACTGAATAATAAAAAATTTATATGAATAAATAAGTTGTGTAAAAATGAATTACCGAAGGAAACTTCAGGTTCGTCATTGATATGAAACGTAGTAGTATATTCACAATTTATTTTTTTTAATTTTTTTTTAATAATATATAAAATGAATAATTGTTTTTTGGAATATTCTGTTGGTACTGAAAATGATATAGATGTTTACGATGTCTCAATTTTTGATGGTGATGATAAAAAAGAATTTGTGAACTTTGTTTTTAAAATTAAACCTAATAAAGATATTAAACAATTCTATAAATTTATTAAAGGCAAAAAAACATCTATCAAAAATAATTATAAATTAGAAAATATAAATTGTGAATATACAAGAAGAGATAATATTATTAAATTTTCTAGAGATAATTTAACAGTTAAATTTATTCTAAATGATAGTATTTTAGATTTATTCAAAGATATTTATCAGCGGGCATATGGTATTATAAGTGATTCAGAAATGGAAGATATTTATAATGATGAAATGTATACAAGTAGTTATTAAAAATAAAGACTTACTAGCCCAGTTCAAATAAATTGCGGCTTAAGAAAAATTATTTAAATTTATAAAATACTATAAAAATAAACGTCTTAGTTAAAAGTTTATATTCATGAAAAAAAATGATCTGTCACAAGTTTTTTAATATGTGTTTGTACTTAAAAATTTTTTTGAAAAAAATAAGTGAAAAATTAAGTGTCAAAAAATCAATTTTTTTACGTTTCTGATTACTTATTTTATAAAATATTTTTTAAAATCAAAACTTCATACTATTTTTTAAATTGAAATAATTTTTTTATAATTTTTTATTAATTTTTTTCAGAATAATATTACTACTCAGTCCCAGATTAATTTATCTGACACATTGAAAAAGTTATATGTATATTTATATGACTTTTAAAAAAATTGTTCTTTTTTGAGCCTACATTTGGGACGGAGAAGTACAATTTTAACGAAAAATATTTTATTACTAGTCCAAAGGATTTCGGATTATTCTTTACGGATTATCCTGAAGGTTATCCCTATCATATATTTGGAGTAATTGGGCCAGATCTTTTTTTTTATACATATTAAATTTTAAGTACAAAGTAACCTGAAGTTACTCCAGTTTTTAACTAAATATTTATATTACTTATAAATATTTGAGCATAAATTTACATAGATTGGTTTTTGAAACCCTGACATAATTATAGGGTTTCGGATCTTCTTTTTCGGATCTTCCTTTTCGGACTGGTAAATTTTTTTAGTTTCTAAATATTTAGAAAATATGAAAAAATAATTTATTTTTTATTAATTAAAAATGTCTCAGCTTATTAAAATTTGGAACAAAAAAAAAATTGCAAAAAAAAATTGCAAAAAAAGTTAAAAAATCTTTCAATCGATCCTGAAGAGGATGATATTTCTTTAAGAATTCAAGTTACTAATTTAGAAAAAATAACATTAGAGAGTAACATACTTAAAAATCCAGAATTTAAAAATATAAGTTCTTTAAGTGATATAATTAATTTCCAAACCGAAAGAAAAAATATAAATTTAGCTAAAAGATTAATTGATAATTTAATAATTGGTGATGGAAGAATATACGCCTCCGTACCAGATGGATACTTAAATTTAAGTTTTGAAGGAAAAAATTTACCATTAGAGGCCTTTAATAATAATTCATTATATTATAATCTTAATACTAAAGAATTTGTAAACATAACTATTAGTACTTTAAGAGATGTTAAAGATACTATTAAATGGCAAATAAGTACTCTTTCTGATTCTCAAGAACGACATATTATATCTAACGCATCAAAAGGTAATTCTTTAAGAATTTGTAGTTCGGATAAAATAGACGATTTTGTAAAATTTAAAAATGAAAATAAAAAAATAATAATTATGTGGCATTTAATAAATTATATATATTATGGTTGGTATTGGAAATAAGTACATAATAAGGGTAAAAATCCGTATTTAGAAAATTTTGAAAATAGACAACCAGATGAAGAGTGGTTTGAAAATGCTTATAAAAATTTTATTGATAAACATATATAATTATATAAAATGTAATTTATTCAGAATGTAGTATTATAGAAATATTTTTTATTAGAAAAGTTTATTAATGATATACTGGTTCAGTTCAAATAGTGAGGAGAACCTAATTGATCCAAATATTTTTTTAAAAACTTGACATATTGTGGGACTATCTGAACTTGATTAGATTTAAATTTTTTATTATATATTTTTATTCTGATGATTTATGAATTAAAAAAAGAATTTTTAATAATATTAAAAATAAATGGATCTAAAATATCAATGTGTTATATGTTTATGTCAAATTAAGAGAAATGCAAGATTTCTAGAATGTGGACATAAATTTCACAAAATTTGTCATTTAGAATGGAGGAAAAAATCACAAGAATGCCCTATATGTAAAAATGTACAAATTGATACTGTTCATCCTTCTGATAAACTTGTAGATTCTTTATTTGATTATTTTATTATTAATGAAATGGTAGAAGAAAATTCAAATAAAATAAATTTAACATTAGAAAACATTGATAAGCTTTTAAAACCAATTGAATTATTAATTAAAGATATTAAATGTAACACTTCTAAAGAAGAAAGTATTAATAATGTAATTAATTATTTAAAAAATAATAAATAAAATAATTATCTATTCTAATATTAAAAAAAATCAATAAAATATTTTAAGACTCAGAATTTATTTCAATATTCATTAATTGAAATAAGTACTTCTCCGTCCCAGATAAAAAAGAAAATTTTTTTAAAGTCATATAAAAATATATATAAATTTTTTAAGTTGGATAAATTAATCTGGGACGGAGTAATAACAATTTATTTAGAAAAGTGTATACAGAAAAAAATACCTAATTTATACTAGTCCATTTCAAATAGTCGGAGTAATTGTGCCAGATTTTTTTCTTTACTTTTTAGACCATACAAAATTTTAAGTAAAACGCTTATTTTTTAGTGAATATTTATATTACTTAAAAATAATTAAACATAAATTTACTTATAATTATTTTTTTTGAAAACCCAATTTATCTGAACTGGACTAGTAAATAGTTTAGAAAACATTATACAGTTTCATTAGAAAAGTAACATATTTAATTATATTGTCTTTATACAAAATATATTTATTTATAAAAATTTAAACAAATAGTTTTTCAATTATTTCAAATTCTTTTTCTTATTTTTTAATTCTACTATTTCTGGATTTGCTTCATTAAATTTTTCTATATCTTCTTCTAAAAAATATTTTATATAATCATCCATATTAAATTCATAATTACTAATAATTGAAAATCCTGGTTCTATTTCTAAACCATACTGAGTTTCTGCCATCATACAAATATAATAAACACAACAACTATAATCTAAATGCACTTTTCCAAATTCTCCTGTACCATTTTCAGATAAATTATTAATATATTCAAACAATTTTATAAATAAATCTTCAGCATTATCTATAGCGTTTTCATACAAGTAAGTATTGATAAAAGGTCTCAGATATATTTTTATATCCGAATAATTTGTGACTAAAACTATTTCATTTTCATTTTTTTCTTCAGGTTCTTCTATTCTATCAATCATTATAAGTTTTCCCTTTTCATCTTTTATTCTTCCTTGTAATACACCTACGACCAATCTTTGAATTTTTCCAGGGTCACAGACAACATGACTATTCCCGTCTGTTTTTGAAATTTGTAAAGAATCAACAAGACCTTTAAACACTGAATGTTTCAAATTCTTTTTTTCTTTTTTATATAATTCATAACAAGGTTCAATTTCACAATCAGGTTTATATTTTAAAGCAAAATACCAAAATTTAGAAATCAATTCTTTTCCTGAAATAAGAATATTTTCAACTTTAATTGTATTTTGTAAAAGTCCACCAAAATCATTACTTTTTCTATTATTCCCGTAAAGAACTCTATCTAAAGCTTCTGTTTCATTTATTTTTTCAGAGTATTTTAGAAATTTATTATAATATTTTTCAATATTAATATTTTGAGAAAACTTAAGAAGATGAACAATAGCTAAATTTGTTCTTTTATCGCGATCTTTATCATGAACGTTAATGCCAAGTTTGTAAGGATTTTCAATATTGTTTCCGATAATAATTTCTTTGATAGAATTTATAGTAGATTCTTTTTTACTAAAAATAAAAAGAATCCAAAATCCAAAACTTCTAATAATATTATTAAAATTAATTGCATCTGTATTTTTTGGTATTTTAGAAATAATTAAAAGATAATTTATAAAAATTTCAGAAATCTTTAAATCATGTTTTGAATTTTCTATAAATTTTTGTATTCGAGCAAATGGTTCACCATGAAAAGGTGATAAAATTTTAGCTTTGGGATATTTTATCACTAAAATAATTTTAAAAATATCTTCTAAAAAATACATTCTTCCTCTATAATTTTGTTCATTAAGACAATTATTTGAAATAATTCTTAAATAAATAAAAATATCTGTTAGATCATAATCATAAAATTCTTTATAAATTTTTCTTATAAAATCGATATAATAAATTTGTTGTTTTCCCATTAATTCTAAATAATTATATGATGAATATTTCAATATTTTCGAATTTAATAAAGTTATTGATATGGGTAATTTAGTATTTTTAATATTTTCTTCTAAGAGATATAAATTTTCTTTTTTGATATGCATATATTCCTTTAAATAATAATGAAATCTTGATTTATCAACAATATTTTTTAACATATAGTATAATTCTTTATTAAAATATTTTATATATAATATATCATAAATTTCATTAATATTAAAATTATCTATTATATATTTATTTTCTAATTCTTCACCACTTGATAATTTTAATATTTGATATAATTGTTTTATTAAAGTCTTATCGATCTCAAATTTTTTAAGAAGATTAAAATTATAATCACTTATTTTTAAATTTTGTATGTTAATTTTTTTATTTTTTGTTTTCCAAATATTTTTTAATCCTGTAATTTCAGTTTTAGTAAGTTTAATACCTAATTTATTAAATGCATCTTCATCAGATTCAATAAAATTAAACATTTCTATACCTTCTTCAAAAGAATTAGTATAAAGAAAATTTTTATAAAAAATTTCATCTAAAATATATTTATGTTTTTTAATAATATTTATGTATTTTTTAGAAACTAAAACTCTAAGAGATGTTATGTCATGTTCGGAATAGTCATCCAAAATTTGCTTTAAAGAATCTTCTTGCATATTCCAGATATTTTTTAAAGAATATTTTATTTTTTTTTCTCTCATAAATTCATAAATATTAGTACACTTATCAAAATTATCATGTTCTACAATAAAATTTTGTTCTTTTTCTAAAACCAAAATTTCATAAAAATATTTTGAAACTTTAATTTTTAAAGAATTAGTACTTTTATTTTTATTTACTATTTTTTTAAGCTCATCTTTTTCCATTAACCATATTTTTTCTAAAGTTATCATTTATTAAGATAGAAAAATAAATTATTAAAAAAAATATCTAGTATTCAAATTTAGAATGAGTCTTTATAAGTTGTAATTTAATTTTTTGTAAACTCTTTTAAAATTTTTATAATACATATTTTTCTAAAATTTTTTGTAAACTTATTTAATTTTTTTAAATTTTTTGCAAAGTCTTCCAAAGTAAGCTTACTTTTTATAAAAAATATATTTTTCTAGAACTTTTTATATAATCTTTTATATTTTATAAATATATAAAAAAATTTAATTACAATTATTTACCAATTTTTTTGATCAACATTATAAATCAAATAATAAATATATTTATCTTTTTACATAAATAGAATATTCAAAATCTCCGATATATGTTTTAAATTTTATATAATCAATTTGCAATATACCATAATTTTTACTTATGCTAGAATCAATTGGAATAAGAGAAAATGTTAATGAATTTTCAATTAAAAACTTTTTACAGATAATCGTATTTTTTGAATCTTTAATATCTTCTTTAATAATAATATCATAGACATAAAAATATATTCTACTGATAATTTTATATTCAAATAATTTTTTTAATTGTATTAAGAAATCAATATCCCCATTTTCTACACTTTTATTTAAAATTGCTTCAGTATCATAAGATGATATTTCAAATTTCTGTTGAAGAACTTTGTTAGAACATTTTCCCGTTTCGTCAAAAATAATGTCATCATAAAAAATACGACTCAAATTGAATTTTTCAATAAATCTTGTATTATTTGTAAAAATTAACAACATAAATAGATTATAATCCAATTCTATCAATTTTTTTTTAATTAACCAACCAAATAATTCTTCACAATCTATTTTATTATAAATAATTTCTACTATGTTAAAGTTAAATTTTACATAATCATTTAATAAATTAAATAATTCAATACTATAATCTTCACAACATTGTTCTAAAAAATCTCCAAGTAATAATTTATGTTTAAATACAAAATCAAATAAAATCTCATAATTCAATTGAACATTCCAAAAATTAATAGTATGTATATATTGAAATAAATCATTTATATTATTTATTTCTAAACTATTTATTAAGCAATGTTCTGGTATTTCTATTATTTCATTATTAAAATCTAGATTTTTATAAAATTCTGAAGAATGTAGCCATTCTGGTATTTTTTTTATTTCTAATAATATACAAGTACTCATTTTTCATGTTAAAATTTTTTTTTTAGAAATTCGTATATTAATTAAAAAAATTTTAATGAAACACATAATAAAGTAAAGTTCAGATAACTAAATATTTTTTTCTAAAGTATTTAGATTTTTTTATAATTAAATATATTTTTTCTAAACTCTTTAGATTTTTTATAACTAAATATATTTTTTCTAAACTCTTTAGATTTTTTTATAATTAAATACATTTTTTCTAGAGTTTTTAGATTTTTTGTAAAGTATTTAAATTTTTTTATAAATAAATATATTTTTTCTAAAGTATTTAGATTTTTTTATAAATAAATATATTTTTTCTAAACTCTTTAGATTTTTTTATAATTAAATACATTTTTTGTAAAACCTTTAGATTTTTTATAATTAAATATATTTTTTCTAAAGTATTTAGATTTTTTTATAATTAAATATATTTTTTCTAGAGTCTTTAGATTTTTTATAACTAAATAAATTTTTTCTAAAATCTTTAGATTTTTTATAATTAAATACATTTTTTTGTAAAGTATTTAGATTTTTTTATAAATAAATATATTTTTTCTAAACTCTTTACATTTTTTATAATTAAATACATTTTTTGTAAAGTATTTAAATTTTTTTATAAATAAATATATTTTTTCTAAATTCTTTAGATTTTTTTATAAGTAAATATTTTTCTTCTAAACTCTTCTAGGAAAAATAAAATACTCCATTTCAGATAAATTGAAATAAGTTAAGAAAAAAATATGTTTATATGAATAAGATAAGTTAGATTTAAATATAATTATCAACATAAATAAAAAAGTGGTTTAAATTTATATGAATTTGAACAGTAGTATATTTTTATAATGTTGGCTTATTTTATAATTTTTCTACAATATATTTTTAGCTTTTAAAAAAGAATTTTTTACTGAAGATTCTTTTTCAAAAAATATGAATTTTTTTTTTACTTTTTTAATTTTAAAATGGCTTTGGATATAGGGTATTCTAAACTAACTCAGTACCAAAAAGGAATTTTTGAGGATTGTTTGATTTTAGGAAAAGGTGGATTATCTATCCCTATGGGTCAAGGAAAAACTTTAACTTCTCTTGTGGTTGCTTTAAAACAAACAACCAATAAGATTTTAGTTGTTGTTAAAAAAAGTTTGATTCATTCTTGGATTGCTGAAATTGTAAAATTTTTTGAAGGCAAATTAAAATTTATTGTTTATCATTCAGAATTTATTAAAAATTTGGACAATTATAAAATTCCAGAAGATGTTCAAGTTGTTTTAACTACTCCAGAAGTTCTTTCAAAAGCCTATAAAATTTCAGGTATTGAAAGATATCTTATAACAAAAGAAATCAAAAATGAAGGTATGTTCAATCAACATGAAATAGCGCATTATATTTTTCCTGTGAAGAATCCATTTTTAAATACAAATATCGGTCTTTCATTTTTTTATGCAAATATATGGGGTGTTTTAATTATTGATGAAGCTCAAGAATACACAAATATTTCAGTTGATAAATGTAAAAGTTTAATATCTATTTGTTCTAATTATGTTTGGCTTTTATCTGGCACACTTTTTAAAGAACCTGTTGCTGAAAGAATGTTGGGATATTTTATGTTGATTAAAAATTTAGATTTTCCAGATAATTTACCAGATGCAAGAAAATTTTTAACAAAGGATTTTAAGGGATTCAATTCAAGTATTATTAAAAGGGAAGAAAAGCCTATGGATATAAAAGTTAATGAATTTATTGTAAAAGTTGATTTAAGACCAGAAGAAATTGTGGTTTATAAATTTATGAAAGAAATTGTTTTAAGTATTCACAAAAAAATAAAAGATATTAAATCAAGAGGTAATACTGAAGATTTGAGAAAATTTACTGCTGGTTTACTTTCAATGATTACGTATTTAAGACAATGTTTATTTAATCCAATTATTCCCATTTCAAGTTTTTTTGTGGATCTTGCAAATTCGGAAAATAAAAAAGATTATACAGAAACTTTAATTAATAAATTATATGAAACAAAAATAATTGAATATCTTGAAGATAAAAAAAATCTAAAATCTTCCAGAATGGTAAAAATAATAGAAGATGTGGAAAAACATAAAAAAATAATTATTTTTACAAGTTATAGAACTTCTTTAGATTTGCTTAAATATTGTTTAGAAAAAGAAAAAAAATATGTTTTAACAATTTCAGGAGATATGCAGATTAAAAAAAGAGATAAAATCTTAAAAAAATTTGAGAATTCTGAAGAAGTTATTCTTTTATTGACATATAAAATAGGTGCTGAGGGATTAAATCTTCAATCTGCAGATACAGTTATGCTAGTAGATCCTGAATGGAGTTTTGATACTATGAAACAAGCAATCTCAAGAATTTTAAGAAAGGGACAAGAACATAAAGAAATTTTCGTTTATTATTATATATCAAATACGGCTATTGAAGAAGCTATCTTTAAGAAACAAAAAGATAAAAAAAAGGGAATTAAAGAGTTATCTGTTGGTGTTTTAAAAAGTAAAGTTTCAAGAATGCAAATTAAAGATATAATTAGAATTCTAGAAGATAATAGAAATGAAAAATTATTATCTGAGCTGAAGATATAAAATCCAAAAAAATATTTATAAGTATAATACTTAAAAATAAATAAAACTCTTTTCGAGTAATAATAGAAATATAAAAATGAAGATGATTATATAACAGTTTTTTCTCAGATGTCTGAAACACATAAAATTTATGCTTTATTTTCATGAAATAATAAATTATATGATATTAGATTATTATTTATAAATATATTAAAAAATTTTATTAAAAGTGATATAAAAAGACATAAATTTACAGATTTCGATATTGATAATATTAAACAAATATTTAATTTATATTTAAATCAAAAATCATTTATCTACATTTATTAAATATATCTTAAATGTTTGATCTATTGTTAGAAAATAAAAAAATAAAAAATGCTACTACTCCGTCCCAGATTAATTTATCCAAGTTAAAAAAATTATATCTATTTTTATATGACTTTTAAAAAAAATGTTCTTTTTTATCTGGGACGGAGAAGTACTAGTCTAGTTCAGATAAATTGCGTTTTCAAAAACCGGTATATGTAAATTTATGTTTAAATATTTTTAAGTAATATAAATACAAACCTAAAAATAAAAATTGTACTTAAAATTTTATATGAAATAAAAAGTGAATAAAAAAATCTGGCCTGACATATTATTTGAACTTGACTAGTAACAATTTATCAAAGCAACATTAAATTTTTATTTCTGAGAAATAGTTCAAATAAATTATATTTTCAAAGAAATATGTAAAAAGTTATAAAGTAAATATAAAATAATTAATTTAATATTTTTTTAACTGATTTTTTAATTTTTGTAAAAATTTAATAAAAACGAAATTTTTTTTAATTTTTGTAAAAATTTAAAAATGTTAAGAATTAAACTCCTTCCCTTAGTTATTCCATTGATAACTAAAATTTCTTTCTGTGAAGATAAAAAAGTTTGTTATAAACCATCTTGTTATTTATCTTATTTATTTAGTACTCCAACAGTTGAAGAAGAAATTGAAGTACCTAAAGAAAAAATTGAAGTAACTAAAATTGATTCATCTAATATAATTGAAAAAGAATTAAATATTCTATCAGATATTAAAGATAAAACTGAAGCATCTAATATAATTGAAAAGGAATTAAATCTTCAAGAAAATCTTTTAAAAGAAATTAAAAAAAATCCATTATCTCTTGAATTTGTTAAAAATAAAACACAAGAATTATGTGATTTAGCAGTTTATAACAATATTGTGGCTTTTCTATATGTTCCAAGTGAATTTATGACAAATGAAATGTTAGAATATGTCATTAAAAAGAATCCATTTTTATTAGAAATTATTCCAGAAAATAAACAAACGTCAAATTTATGTGAATTAGCTATGGATTTAAATATTAAAAGTTATGAATACGTATGTGATAAGTTACGTACAGAAAATTATTATGTAAGATGTATTAAAACTAATTTTGCAAACGAACTTTGTCCTCAAACATTTCTTGGAAAAATACCTGATAGTAAAAAAACTGAAAAAATATGTTATTATTTAGCTTTAAGAGGTTATTTTGAATATGTACCCGAAAATTTAAGAACATATGAATTATGTAAAATTGGATTAAAAAAATCTGGAATTAATGCTTCGATAAAAGAAAATTATATACCTAAAAAATATCTCCCTTTTATAGAATACGACAAAATAATGAAGAAATATACACTACCTTAGAAATTTAAGATATAAAATATTTTTTTAATCAAATATGATTTTTTTTTAGTAAATACTAAAAAAGAAAAAATGCTAAGAACTAAACTTATTTTTCAAAAATTTTGTCCTTTATCAAGAACTTTTTCTTTGTATAAAAAGACAAAATTTTTCAATTTAATTAAAACTTTTAAAGAAGCAATTATATTAGATATTTCAATTTTGTTGGGTCTGATGAAACCTGTAGAAGATCAGGTACAGGTTGAAAATCAAAAATATGAATTAGATATCAAACAAAATCCATTATGTCTTGAATTTGCTAATAATAAAACACAAGAATTATGTGATTTGGCAGTTTATAACAATATTGTAGCTTTTTTATATATTCCTAGCGAATTTATGACAAATGAAATGTTAGAATATGTTATTAAAAAAAATCCACTTTTATTAAGAAATATACCAGAAAATAAACAAACCGAATACTTATGTGAATTAGCCATGGATTTAAATCCCGATACATATGAATATGTATGTGATAAAAACCGTACGGAAAATTATTATATAAGATGTATTCTTAAATGTGAAAATTCAAATGGAATTCGCTTTTCCAGAATTATTTGTTATATTCCTGATAGCAGGAAAACTGAAAAAATATGTCATTATTTGGCTTTAAAGGGTTGTTTAGATGATGTTCCTGAACATTTAAGAACTTATGAATTATGTAAAACTGCACTAAAAAGCGCTAATAATAGTATAAGTATATATACCATACCTAAAAAATACCACGCATTTTTAGGAATAAAAAATGGCAGATATATATTACCTTAGTTTTTTACGTTTTTAATAAACATATAATAATTATTACCTTATTTATTTCATTGATAACTAAGAATTTTTTGTGAAGATAAAAAAGTATTTTACGAACCATCTTGTTATTTAAATTATTTAGTACTCTGAATCATTTGGAATTAAAAATTTAAATTATTCTGAATAACAGAATATACAATTAAAAAAAATCATGATTTATTTTCAAAAATTCCAACAAAATAAACTAACAAAAAATTTATTCTAATTAGCTATACAAAAAGATGCTAATTTATTGGGATATGTCCCTGAACATTTAAAAACATATGAATTATGTAAAATTGCTTTGGAAGATTCAGAAAATCGATACTAGTCCAGTTCAAATAAATTGAGCCAGGTCTTTTAATTCACTTTTTATTTTATATAAAATTTTAAGTAAAATCTTTATTTTTAAGTTTGTATTTATATTACTTAAAAATATTTAAACAAAAATTTACATATACTTAATTTTTTTTTTGAAAAACAAATTTATCTGAACTGGACTAGTACACAATTTTTTTAATACCTGAAAAATATTATGTTTTTTTAGAATATAATACAAATATAAATTACCTTAATTTTTTTTTAATTAAAAAATGAAAAAAATTATAAAATAATAAAAATAAAAAAATGAGTACTTTTATTCGAACTATTTGCTATCCGCATCTTGCAATTATTGGATCTGGGTTAGGTTTTCTTTCTGCCTTAAATTATTTACATCAAAAAAAAGAAACTAATAGTTTTTATGATGTATTACAAACTGAAGGAATGCCCATGTATTTCAATGTTTTCAATACACTTGTCGGCGGAAGTGTAATGGGAGTTATTACTGCAATTTGTTGGCCTTTAACTATTCCTAGTATTATGATTAGAAATATTTATTTCAATAAAAATCTCATTAAAAAAGAAGGAAATCCTATTGCAACCGAAGTAAATAATACAAAAAATTCTGAAGAGACTATGCTTTAAATAAAGTACTACTCCGTCAAAGATATATTTATATATAATTTATATAAATCTTTTAAATAAAGTACTACTCCGTTTCATATTGTGCCACCAATCAGTAATTCATTTTTTATTCAATGTTTGTATCTTATATGAATAATTGTATAATAAAAAAATAAATTACCAATTAGTCCCACAATTTAAAACGAAGTAATATTTCATAATTTTTTTAAATTTTCCAAAAAGATATTAATATGAAAAATTATATGTAAAAAATATTTTTGGAAAATTTGTTGATACTTATTCAAGAACAAAAAAAATGATGATTTTTTACACTTAAATTTTCACTTAATTTTTTTCGAATTTTTCAAAACTTTTTCTTTTTTAAAATTTTTCATTTACATATAAAATCACTTAAATTTGTAAAATACATAAAAATTACACTCAAAATTAAAACACATGTTTTTATCAATGGCTTAAAAATTAGGAGTATTAAATATATTTTTATAAAACAATAAATAATGATTATAACTAAAAATACTTATAATAGTTAAATTATATTGATCTAAATTTTAATATATTCATATTTTTCATGATTACTATAAATTTTTAAAAATACTTCATACATTATCTCATTAATAAAATTTAAAAGATTTAGTTCTAAAAATATTCTTTGTTTTGTATACGATTTGCCTAATAAACAAATGTCTTTACGAATTGTGAAAATATTACAAATGTCATACGAATTTTTTCGTTTGATATATTTTGCTAATTTTATTGAACTTTTATAAAAATTTTTAAATTCTTCTATTAATTTATCAATTATTTCGTTTTTATTATATTTTTCATAAAGTCTTTTAAATTTAATCGAAATAAATTTTTTTAAGAATTTTATTTCAACACCTTTTTTTTATTAAGATAACTCAATATTTTTCAAGAATAAAAAAAAATTTACAAACATCAGATATTTATAAATTTTATATACAATCACGAAAATTTATAAAATCTTCCAAAAAATATGAGAACATTTTATAGAAAAATATATTCTTTAAATAATTTTATTTATCTATTTTAACTTAAGATATTATTAAATCTTGATTTTTTTAATTAAAATTTGAAAAACAGAATTAAAAAATAAAAACAAAAAATGTCCTTTCAAGTATACTCAGATCTACACCTTGAACATTACCGTGGTAAAATTCCAGAAATAGAACCTAAAGCTGATTATTTAATTTTAGCTGGTGATATTGCTACACCATCTACTATGAAAATTCTTGAAAAATTTTTGAAATATTGCTCTACAAAATGGCAAAAGGTTTTTTATATTTGTGGGAATCATGAATTTTATGGTGGTGAAGATATAATTAAATTAAAAGAAGATTATCGCACATTATGTTCTAATTTTTCAAATGTTCATTTTCTCGATAATGAATATATTATTGTTGATGGAATAGCTATCTATGGTTTTATTGGATGGACACCTCTTGATAAATTTATTATTAGAGACGGATATGATGTTTTGTGTGATTTTGACAATATAAAAATAGAAAAGAAATATATGACACCAAAAATGATGGTTGATATGTCAAAATCAGATTTAGAATTATTTAAAACTTTTATTGATAAAGTAAATAATGAAGAAATTATATGTGATTCTGTCTTAATTATTAGTCATTTTCCTCCAATTAGAGATGGAACGTCAGCTCCTGAATATACAGGTAATGAGTTACAAGCATATTTTAGCTGGGAAAATATGATGAAAATTTGTGGCATTAGTTGTAAAAAAATAAAGACTCATGTTTCAGGTCACACACATTGGAGTTATGATTTTATGATAGAGGGTATTAGATATATATCTAATCAAATGGGTTATCCAAAAGAAAGAGTTAAATTCAATGATGGATGTTTTAATCAATATATAGTTTAATTAAAAACTGACCTATTCACATAAAATACTACTACTCCGTTTCAGATCAATGACGAACCGAACGGTTCCTTCGGTGATTCAAAAAATAAAAAATTATGTAGATAAATATGTATAAATATTTATTTAAACTTATAAAATAATATATAAAAATACAATAAAAAATTATTTTTATATGAATAATTAAGTAATGTAAAAATGAATCACCGAAGGAACCTTCAGGTTCGTCATTGATCTGAAACGGAGTAGTACTACTTCATTTTTAATACGGCGACTGACAGATTGACCAAACCAAAAAAAATGCGTACTTCTCCGTTCCAAATAAAAAAGAACAATTTTTTTAAAAGTCATATAAATATACATATAACTTTTTTGACAGATTGGATAAATTAATCTGTGACGGAGTAGTATACATTAAACATTATTTATCAGTTAATCGTCGTATTAGAAATGGATTATTAGCTTTATATGAAATATTCAGGATATTAAATATTTTTTCTTTATTATTTTTTGTTTTTAACACCTTTATCATTTCATTATAAACCGAAATTATTTTTATTTTTCTATAAAAATTATAAAAAAATGCTAAAAGTTTATTATTCTAAAGAATCGGGTTTTTTATTTGCTGAAAAGGACTCAGAAGAAGCGAAAAATTTGGATGCTGAGGTTTTACCACAAGTTGCTATTGAACATGGAATTTTAAGTGCTAATTTTTTAATTTTTACTGGTCCTGAAGGTCCAGAATTAGAACTTATAGATAATTATGATTCTTTTATTATTATTTGTAAAAATTATTACAAAAGATTTGGAGATGATGAACTAGTTATTAAAAATAAAGAAAATTCAATTGATGTTAGTATTGAAGATATATCAGATTTGGGTGTTTTTTCATATTTTCCAAATGTTCAAATAAAATGAGAAAAAAATCCAATTTTATATTTTAAATGCTAAAAAATATAAATACTACAACTCCGTTTCAAATAATATGTCAGTAATTCAAAAAATAAAGAACCACTTGGTTCGAGTGTTCACCAGGCCGCACATAAATTTTGATATGAATTGACGTAATAATTATTAAATCTTTACTTATAAGTTAATATATAAAATTAGTGAATTAAAAGTAGGCGGCCTAATTTTATATGAATAAATGAGTGATCTAAAAATAAATAAAAGATTGATCTGAAACGGAGTAGTACATATTTATATTTAATTTTTAAACTTACACTTATATAAATAATTTTTTTCTAAAAACTTGATATATTATCTGAACTTGACTAGTAGATTGCGATGATCTTAATTTACTTGAATATAGTGATAATGATATGTATATGAAACAATTTGATTAATGATTATTAAAATTTTTGTTTATTTTTTATTTAATTTTTTTTATATAATAAAATGAAAATTAAATTTCAGGATATTCCTCAATGGCTTGAAAATTCTGAGCTTTATAGAAATTTTTCAGAAAATGAAAATAAAAAAATTGAAATACCTGATGATTCTTATAAAAAATCAGACAAAATTAAAAATATGGATGATTTCAAATTAGTTTTTAATACATGTAAATATTGGAATCTTGATGAATACCCAAATTCTTTTTATAAATGGGCGTTAAAAAATAAAAATGAAGCATTAAGGATTATGTATCAAGAACCTGAAGATTTAAAAACAAATGATTTAATAGAAAAATTAACTTTGTCTTATAAAATGAAATATAAATTAATTCCCTTTATTGATTTGAATTACACTAACAAAATATTTGTAATTATTAAGTTTTCAGAAAAGAATTATTTTACTTTAAAAGTAGTTAATAAATATAAAAATGATATAAATGTTAAGTTTTTGAAATCATTAATAGAAACTGAAAAACTAGAAAATATATCAATTAGAAGTACACAACTCAAAAAATTATATACTAATATTTCAGGAGAATCTTTACCTAATCAAATTATTTTTAAATTAGAATTAACAAAATTTAATATTTTTGATATACAAAAAAAATTAAAAGAATGTTTCGAAGAAATTGATGATATATTTCAATCTGAAACAAAATTTTTAGAATATGAAGAAGTATATGAACAATATAAAGAATTTACAAATTAAAAGTAAAAAAGTTCTGAGTAATTTTTGATATAAAAATACAGTTTAGTTTTTTATAAAAATATGTGTCAATTTTATAAAATTTTAAAAAAACTTTAGGAAAATAAAGAGTGTATTATTTAAACTTTATAAACTTTTTAGAAGAATAAAAATATTTAAGTATAAAGATCTTTTACAGTTTATAAAATTGACCCATATTTTTAATACAATTATACTTGTCTATTTCAGGAGGAACAGGATGGTTAAGAAAATCCAAGATCCTATAAAATTGAAAGAAAAATAAATTATGTATGTTCATAAAAAAAGTTGTTTCAATTAGTAAATTAGAAGAAATATATTTGTTATAAAAATTTAAAAGAGCTTATAAAAAATTTAGAAGAAATATATTTGTTATAAAAATTTAAAAGAGCTTATAAAAAATTTAGAAGAAATATATTTGTTATAAAAATTTAAAAGAGTTTATAACAAATTTAGAAGACAAATATTTTGTTATAAAATTCTAAACAGTTTATAAAAATTTAGAAAAAATATTATGTTATAAAATTCTAAATTGTTTATAAACTCTACTGATCGAGTTCAAATAGTAAGCTAAATTTATTTAAAAAAACAATTTAATATGAATCCATTCAGGTTTCGGTTTCTCCTATCTTTCTATTCTTCTATTTTCCTGATCTAGAATAGTAGAGTTTGTAAACAATTTAGAAGAAATATATTTTGTTGTAAAATTCTTTGTTAGTCTAATGTTTAATTGGTCTAGTTCAGATAAATATGAACTTCATTTTTTTTTTAACTGTCTTTATAAAAACTAAAAGCACAATTTACGAAGTTGACATTCATTTAAAATAAACTAATAAATTTTAAATAAATTAATGCATATATTTTTCTTGAACCATATAAATTTTTAAGCATTAAGTTATAAACGTTACAAGTATTTGAAAACTTGGCATATTAATAGTGGGTTGGGTTCTCATATTCTTCTGAACTGAACTAGTAAATTTTATAAAAAAATTTAGAATAATAAAATTTATTTTTAGTATTTTAAAATGAAAGAAGAAAATTTTAAAATAGGAATTAGTTGCCTTATTTTAGGTATCATTATTTTGATCATTTCAGTTTTAATACAAGTTCAAGTAATTAAATACGATGATCCAAATGCTTGGTATTGGTATTTATTAGATATAATAGGAATTATTCTTATTTTTAGTTTTTAAATAAATTTTAAAATATCTTGAAATTTTTTTATTTTTATATTTTAAAATGAACGAAGGAAATTTAACATGGGGAATTATTTTCCTTATTTTAGGCATTATTATCTTGGTTATGTCAGTTTTAATACAAGTTCAAGTGATTACATTTGAGGATTCAGAAAACGAAATTAATCCTGATGCATGGTATTGGTATTTATTAGATGTGATAGGTGTAGTTTTTATTATTGTGGGTATTATTCTTTTCGCTACTATGCAAAAATATGGTATGCCTTTTGAGATTTTAAGTAAACCATTTGAATTTTCAGATGATGATATTGTTGCAGGAGATAAAACTTTAGAATAAAAAATTTTAATTAAATAATCGGTAGTGATCCAGTTTAAATAATATGAACAAGTTTTTTTACAAACTTATTTATCTACTAGTACAGTTCAGGAGAATCCTTTAGGATTCCTATAAAATTGGGTTTGTAAAAAAATTTTATTTATATGTAAATATAAGTAGAAGTTTTTAAAAGACATATAAAATATTACTTAAGAATAAGCTTTTTAACTAAAAATTTATATGGTTAAAAAGTTAAGAAAAAGATCTGGCCCAACTTTGTCTGAACTGGACTAGTACATAATTTATATATAAGAATATAAATTATTTTTTTATATGAAAGAATTATTATATTTAATTTTCATCTTTTAATTTTTTCAATTCTTCTAGATCTGTAATTTTATCTAATTTTTTATGTATTTGATTATACAATCTTGTATATAATTTATCATTATATAATTCTATTTTTATATTTTCTTTAGATGAAAAGTTTTCATTAGTTTCTTTTTTCTTATTATCAAATTCAAGGAATTTGAAGTAAATCTAATTTTATTCTTTCTATTTCTTGTTTTTTATATTTTTCATTTATTTTTTTATATTCTTTCAATTATGTTTTTATCTTTAAATGAAATTATCATAGATTTTTTTTCTAAATTAATTATTCTTTCTAAATTCGATGTATTTATATTACTTTTAATTATTTTATAAGATTTATTAGTATATTTTTCATCTATTTGTTTAAGAAATTTTAATACAGAAGGTGTCGTTTCAGAGTTATTTGAATATGCCAATAAAAATTTTGGTGATCCATTTTTTAATAAATAATAATAGGCTTTATAAAACTTTTTTTTTAATAAATAATTTGCAATATACATAAAATAATCAACATCATCATATTTATTATAATTTTTTAAATCATTATTTTTAATAATTTGTTTAATATAATCTTCATCATTTGATTTTTGTATTAAGTTAAATATTTCTTCCATTTTAATTATATGATTTTTTTTTCAATTTTTAAGAAAAATAATACTTCTAAAATATATAATAATCCAGTTCCGCATGTCAAGTTTTCATAAAAAAATTATTTGTATTTGAAGTTTAATTAAAATTTTATGCTCTTTAGAAAATGATAAAATATCTATATTACGTTATTTGAACTTGATGTACTTCTCCGTCCCAAATAAAAAAGAATACTACTCCGTTTCAGATAAATTCAAAAAATAAATTTGACTTATAAAATAAATTAAAAACTTAATGAAGCTTAATGTTTTTGTCTATTAAATTTATACATATCTTTTTAAATTTTTAACATATTTTGGAAAATGAATAATTAAATATTTATCTATAAAAATTAAAATATCATTTTTATTATATCTTTCTGAAATAATATAGAATAAATTTTCCTTCATATAATTCTTAATTTTAAATGGCTCTAATTTTTCAAACATTCTTGAATAAATCATACCATTTTCTATATAAACTAAGTCATCAAATTTTTCTGGATATAACACAGGTAACATTAATAAATCAGCAATATCTTTTTCATATCTTCTAAGGAATTTTGCTACTATTTCAAATTTTATTTCTAAAAATTTTAAACCTTGAAAATAGAAATAATTACTTGGATCTGATAACAATATATTATAGTTATTAATTCCGAAAAATTTAAAAACTTTTAAATTTGTTGCAGTCCAAGTATCTCTCCAATAAACTTTGTCATTAACTACCCCCATATCTACAAACTCAATTTTAGAGTCTTCATTCATAAGCACTTTTTCAACCATTGTTTCTCTGTCTAAAGTAATTGTAACACCATCTATATCATCGGAATATTTGTATCCATAAACATATAAAGAAATACTTCCAAAAAACATAAATTGTGAAATATTTATTAAATCTAAATTTTCAAATAAAAATTTAGTTAAAGTTTGTAATTTTAAAAAGGGAACTTGCATTTTTGGACTTAAGAAATTATCTAAATTTTGCATTTGAATTAAATCTAAAGAATTTTCATTTAATACACTTTCTGCTAAAATTGTAACTTTATTATCAATTAAAATTACTTTTTCTGGTAAATTATAATCTTCAATAAAATAAATTTTTAATTTATAAATATCTTTTTCTATAGGAAATAATTTAGAAATCAGTTCTAAAACATGTTTTTTTCTTTCTTTAAAATTTAATTCTGAAGTCCAAAAAAGAAGATTGTACAATCCATTATAATTTAATTTAATTTTTTTTAAGTAAAAGTAATTTTCTAATTTTGTTTTTGATGAAATAATTCCAAAAATTTTTTTATTTGTGTATTTTATATATTCAAGTTTTTTTAAATCTTCATTATTCATATCCATAAAATAATAAGATTTTTCACCAAATGTATTTTTTAAATCTTGAATTATTTCATCTTCAGACTTATCATCTGTATCATCAGAAGTATTATAATCTGTATGAAAATTATTATCTATATCAGTATACATATTTTTGTAATGTCTAAAATCATAATTTACATTATATATTTTTTTTAACTTTTCTAGTTGTAACTTTTTCTTTTCTTCTTTATTCATTTTATATTACAGAAAAAAATAATTATTATTTCAAAAATATTAGGAAAATTAAAAATCTTATTTCTAGTCTAGTTCATATAGTCGGAGTAATTGGGCCAAATCTTTTTGCTGAGTTTTTAGACCATATAATTTTTTAAGTAAACTCCTTATATTTAAGTGAATATTTATATGAATTATAAATATTTAAACATAAATGTAAATATAATTATTTATGTGCGCCCTGGTGCACACGGGAACCAAATGGTTCCTTTTTTTTTGAAAACCCTATTTATTTGAAACGGAGTAATATAAAAAATTAAAGATAATACGGCTCTGTTTCAGATAAATATTCCTAACTTTTTTTTTAAGCCTTAATTTTAAATATATCTTAAAAAGTTGAGGTTTCGGAACAGATTATTACTAGTCCAGTTCATATAGTGTGAGTAATTGTTTCAGATATTTTTGCTTATAGATATAAATTTTTAAGTACTTCTCCGTCCCAAATATAATAGTGTGGGAAGAGCCCCTATCCAACTTTTTAAAAAGCCATATAAAAATATATATAACTTTTTAAAAAGCCATATAAAAATATATATAACTTTTTCAATCTGTCAGATTAATTTATCCAACTTGAAAATTTTATATGTATATTTATATTAATTTTAAAAAAAATGTTCTTTTTTATTTGGGACGGAGTAGTAGTATTTATAAATAATATAAATATTTTTTTTTGAAAACCTGAAAAACTATATGAACTGGATTAGTAATATATTAAGAATTAAAAACATAACTATAATCCTTTGCAATATTATGAGCTTCACATAAAGAATTTTTTCTATTAAAAAAAACTAAATCGTATGCTTCAGAAAAACTATACCAATTTGTGTTATTATTAATTAATTCACCATTATATTTAGCAAAATAATAATTTGTAAAGCTAGTTTCATATCTACTTAATTCTTTGATTTTTTGAAAATTTTCTGGTAAAAATGCTAATTCATTATATATACCTGTTTGTTCTTTAATTTTGTCTAAAAGTTGTCCTTTTTTGTATTTGACAAAATTATAGTGATCTCCTCTTTTATTAATTTTATGAATTAACAAATACTTATCTAATGTTTTATTTAAAATAATACAACCTTCCATTTAAATTTATTAAAAAAATATTTATTATTTCATTTTTTAAATAAAATATTTTTTTAGATATTTCTTTGAATTTTTATAATTTAATACTAGTCCAGTTCAGATAATATTCAGATCTTTTTGCTGACTTTTTAGACTATATAATTTTTTTTTTTGAAAACACAATTGAGCCTACTATTTGAACTGGACTAGTAGGTTTTTAATACTTCTCCGTCCCAAATAAAAAAGAACATTTTTTTATAAACTCACATAAAAATACATACTAATTTTTTGACAGATTGGATAAATTAATCTGGGACGGAATAGTAATTGTTATCGTGCTTAATTAATTTTTAAGATAAAAACAAAAAAAGGAAAACCCTGATGCCTGTACTAGTCCGGTTGATATTAGTTTCGGAATAATTGTGACGGATCTTTTTCATCGTGACATATAAAATTTTAAATAAACCCTTAAATATATATTTATATAAGTAATTACTACTTCTCCGTCCCAGATAAAAAATAACATTTTTTTTATCTGGGACGGAGAAGTACTCTGTTTCATATCGTGGGACGAACCAAGAAAATGGTGCCTTTAGGTTCCCGAGAACCGAATGGTTCGTCATTTATCTGAAACGGAGTAGTACCTTTTTATTAGTCTATTTCACATAAATTGGACCATATTTTTGTCTTCATTTTTTATATCATATACTAGTCAAGTTCAGATAGTCCCACAATATGTTAGATTTTCAAAAAAAAAATATTTACATTTATGTTTAAACGACAAAGAGTTTACTTAAAAAATTATATCATCTAAAAAGTTAACAAAAAAATCTGACCTGACATATTGTGGGACTATTTGAACTGGACTAGTAAAACTTTAAGTAAAAAACCTTATATTTATATAAGTCATAAATGTTTAGTTTCAAATATGAAATAATAATTATTTTTTCTGTAATATAAAATGTCAACAACTATTTCAGAAATAATTGGTTTTTATTGTTCAAAAGATGTATTAGATGAAATGGAAAAGGAAGATCACAAATTATCAGGTTACGAACTTCTTGTAAATATTCAAGACAGTGATGAAAGTATATAGCTTTTATTTTTTTGTGAAATTAATAAAAAATACTAGTTCTACAATATTTCAGGATATATCTTTTTTTTTAACTATATAAAATTTTAAGTATGATCTTTAAATAAATATTTATGTACCTTAAATATTTTTAAAAATACATTTACACAAATCCGTTTTTTTAAAACTTAATTAGTCAGAATATATGAACTTTAATAATTCTTGTAATTTTTTAATAAATATGATAAAAGAATTACTAATTATTCTATTTTTATTCTTTTATAAAAGATATCCTTATTATGGTCCTGAGTATTCGATTTTTACTTTTGACTATGAAAATACTATTATTAAAGAACATACAAGAAAAAAACTTTTAAAAGGTGATCCTACTGATAGCCTATATTTAATAGAAAATTTTCAAAAACCAAATAGTTAAGAAATTAAAGAAATGATTAAAAAATATTTTCCAAATCTTAAAAAAGAGATCTTTTTATTAAAACCTTGTTAAGTAAAGATGTTATTTTTGGAAAATTTATTTTAACACTTGATTAATTTTGTTTTTTTAAAATTTATATTGGGGCGTGGTTTATTTGGGCATAATTTATTTAAACCAGTACTAGTCCAGTCTAGGAGGATTATTGTGATCCGCATAAAATTTAAAACATAATTTATTTGAACTTGACTAAGATGAACACAAAACCGGATTGATTTCTATAAAATTTGTATTTTAGATTTTTTTAATTAAATTTATCATATTAAAAAACTAATATTTTTGTTTTTTAATGTATTTTTTTACAAATACTTATAGTTAATATTTGTTTTGAAAACCTAAGTACTATATGTTCTATTATATTTCAAATAACCAAAAAAAAATGAAAATAAAAATTAAAAAAATATAAAAAAAATGTTTTCAAGTTTATATATATTTAAAGATGAAGATTTGGAAAATAATAACAGAGAAAGAAATATATACGATGTCTTAGAGACTTCTTTAACAAGTAATATAAAAATCGGAAAATATATAAATTCTCCGATAATTAGTAAACAATTTATTTGGACACCGTTGGGCGATTATATCTCTTCTTGCGAGAGAAATTGTTTGAATGATATTGATCCAAATGCATATTATACTATTAGATTAGATGGGTCAAGATTTTCAAAATCTGTCATTCCTTCATTAGTTAAAAATAATATACTTAATAAAGGATATTCTGTTCATTTCGAAGAAGCAATAAAATATGCACAATTAAAAATTTTTAAATACCTTCCGCAAAGTATTTGTTCATTCTCTCAGAGTGATGAAATTACAGTTTTAGTAGGACCTGCTCGAATTGGGAGTGATGGCAAACATGCAAATTTTGATAATAATGGTAGATTTCAAAAATATATCTCTATTTTATCATCATTAGTGTCTTCAGCATTTTCTTTAAGTTTAGCAAAAATGTTAGTTAAAACTGGAAAAGAAGAATTAATTGAAAAATTGGAACCTATGATGTTTGATGCGAGGATTGCACAATTTGATTCATATGAAGCAGCATTACAAGTTATTTTATGGAGATCTTATGATTGTAATGTTAATGGTGTTTCAAGTGGCATTCATTGTAATCAAATGGAAAATAAAAGTAAAATTAATTTAATGAATAGTACTGGAAAATTAAATGTTTTAGAAGAAAAAGGTATTTTAGATAAAATGACAGATCATCAACTTTATGGAACTACTTTATGGAAGCAAGATTCAAATGTTTTTTCAGAAAGTAAACCATTTTTAGCTTCTATAAAAGAAAAAGACTTCTATTTAAAAAATTATCAGTCAGTCACAAATAAATAGTCTGACAGGCCTAACTTGAGTCTACTTTTTAACAAACTTAATTTTACATATATCTAAAAAAAGTTGAGACATTCACCTACTGTTTATCTGTGATGCAGTATTACTATATTAGTTAGAATAATAATTATGTATTTTTATAAATATATATTTAAATGTTGGTATCCAATTTTTCAAGACAAACTTATAAATACATATAACTTTTTTGACATATTATTTCATTATTCGGAACAGAGTTCAAATAAAAATTTAAAAAATACTATCCGACTGTTATAATATTTAAACCTGAATATAATGTTATGATTAATATTTTTTTAGTTATATGAAAATATCTATAAATAAAAATTTTATCTAATCCACACTCAAATTATTAAAAAAATGGAAAAAAAATGGAAAAAAAATGAAAAAAATAAGTGAAAAATTAAGTGTGAAAATTCATTAAAAATTACATAAGCAATCAAAAAAATTAAAAATATTTTTAAATACAATTCATCATAATAAATTAAATGATATACAGTCGGTTCACTAGATGTACAAATTATTTTTCGATAAATTACATAGCAATTATTACCATAAGTTTGTAAATATTTCTAAAACTTTTTATCGAAAAAATTACTTAAAAATTTTTACAAAAGAATATATTATGAAATTATTAAATGATGAATACGACTTTACAAGAAAAAAATTAAATAAAAAATTTGATAAAAAATTAAATTCATCTCATGAATGTATAAAATTATTACTTGATTCTATTAAAAATGAAGAAATAAAAATATAAAAAGAGATATTTATGTTTTATCTATTAGCCATAAAAATAAAATTATTATGACTATTGGATGCTATCCCAATAAAGAATATAAATTTCAAATTAACTCTTTTATTACAAAACATTATAGTAATTTGGAACAAGTTAAAAATATTTCAATGATAATGCACAGCTATGCGGCTTTTGTATTTGAAAGTGAAAATATTATGGTAAAACAGCCTTTAGAAAAAATGAGAGAAATAATTATAGGAGAGACGGAAGTCAAAGTTATTAATCCTAAATCAACATATGAAAAACAAAGTGATTATGAAAAACTTCATGAAGAATTTATTAAATGTCCTCAAAATGAAATAGATTATTTTGGTATTAGTTTACATGAAGAAACATTAATAATTAAAATAACGGAAGAATTTAAACTAATACATAAAAATACGGATGGGTTGGAATTTAATTGCACAAAAGTAGTATAAAAATTATTTTTTACTACTCCATTGTAAAACAATCTCTTAAGTTTTATAAAAAGTTAGCAGGATTTGCAATGGAGTATTGGACTATCACTTTTTTAGAAAAATTCATTTTTTTTAACATTTTAAAAAATGACTGATAACATTGAATAAATAATCATTCTTTTTTATCAAATAAACAGAAAATGAGAAAAAAGTATTTTATTTAATCCAAGAATATAAAGATTACTTTGACATATTAGAATCTAACAAATTGATTGTGAAAGAATGTTTGAAAAAATTAGAATCTGAAGAATTAGCTGATGAATTGATTTTTCAAGAGTTTTCAAATAATGAAGAATTAGAAATGTCTGGAAAGAAACTAAGAGATATGAATTTTAATGTAAAGAAAGAAACACAAAAAGAAAAAGAAGTCAATTTAACAGTACGAAAAAATTATCCTGTTAATTATAACGGAAAGACCTAAAATAATAATTTTTTGCTAATTATATTAAAAAAAAATTTAATATAATAAATTCCAAATGTAGGCTCAAAAAAGAACATTTTTTTCATTAATTTTTCAATGTTGGGTAGTTCAACAAAATATTATTTGACATGAAGCTGTATTGAAAATACTAATTTAATTTTTTATTTATATTTAATTTAAGATTTAAAAAAATCTTGTTTTTTGTGTATTTTTACTTCTTTTAAATCATCATAAAAACAATAAATAATATCATCATCTAGTAAATTCTTTGCATCCATACATTCTTCAGTTTCTTCAATAATTATAAAATCATAATCATTATTTTCATCATAATCTTTAGGATTACCATAATATAAATATTTATATGTCATTTTTTAATATAAATATTTTCCTTTAAAATTCAAATTTAATAAATATATTTCTTGTAACTTTTTATATAATATTTTTTATTTTTTTCTAAATAATTTTCGTTATTTCAAAATATCCTTCAATTACCTCTTTTTCTATTTTACTTTCATTTTCTAAATCCAAGAATTTTTTAACATATTCTTTTCCATTTAAAGCAACTTTATTACAGAAATCTATAGTTTTAAATTATAAAAATAAATCATATTATATTTTTAGATTATATAGTAATATTACTTTAAAAATGTTAGGGTTTAAAATTTAATGAAAAATAATAGTTTTTAAGTAATTTTTATTTTTCAATTTTGATCAATTTATTAAAAACACAGTTGTTGAATTTAATTTTCTAATTATCACGAAATGTCCATTTAAATCCTCCTGCTGTCTTTTGATTTCTGTATCCTCTACAACAACTACTAATAGAAGTGTATAGTATATTTGTTTTTTCTGAAGCTATTTTTAGTGTATCAAATTCTTGTATTTTATTTCCTTCCATTGAATATTGAATTACAGGTTTTAAAGTACTTGGCATTTTTTTTGTGCTTATTTTAATATCTTCAAGATTATCATAATGTTTCCAAATATAGCCTCCTGCGGTATTTGATTTTCCTGTACAACATAAACATATATTTGATGCATTTACATTGGTTTCCTTTGATGCTTGAATAATACTATCAAATTCATTTAGTTTAACTCCAGTAACAGAATATTGAATTATTTTTTTACATAAAATTAATCCTATATTCACAGCATGTCTACTATTTTCAGATGGAGTTACAAATTCTAAATTTTCTAATCTATTGTCATTTTTAATTCCATTTTTATGATTAACAAATTTTTTATTTTCAGGATTATCTAAAAATGTTTGTGCAATTAAACGATGAACTTTATATTTTTTTCCTTTAATACCAACAGAAACATAATCATCTTTTTTATCTTTAATACTAGAATTAAATATTTCACTACTAGAATTTTTAATTCTTCCAAAATTAGAAGCAAAAAAACCTTTAGCACCATTAATAAACAGACGTGGAATTTTTTTCCATATTTCTCCTTCTATTATTTTTTCATCGTAAAGCCATTTGAAACCAAAAAGTTCTTGCTTATTATATACAGCTTTAGAAATATTTTTAGCCGCAGTATTTATAGATACAATTAATTTTTTATTTTCAACTGACCATTTGCCTGCATCAATTAGAGATTTGTAATTTTCTAGTTTTTCTCCAGTTTCTTTGTCTAATCTCCAGATGGATCGACAAGCCCCTTTATGATTAATATATGACCTGTTATTATTTTGTTCAGAGGAAGTAGCCCATTTTAAATTTTCAACTTTGTTATTTATTCTTTGTCTATCTATATGATCTACGGTTGGTTTATTTTCTGGGTTTTTTAAAAAAGATATAGCCACTAATCTATGTACTTTGTACATTTTTCTTGCTAACTTGATATTATAATATCCATTATTAAGATGTTGTAATAAAATTTTTTCATTATTTTTAACTCTTCCTTTGTTACTAACTTGATATTTAGTTTCTTTGTTATCTAAAAAGAGTATTTTCCAGACTTCATTTTCTAAGTCTTTAATTTAATTTCTTCAGTCATTTAAAAGAAAAGTGTGAGATATTTATTTTAATTAAAAACATTTAAATTTTTCATATTACATAAATGAAAAATTTAACTTAATTTTAATATTTTTTTATATTATAGAATTTATATATTTCTCTGTTGTTTCAATATTAAAAAACATCTTCTTTTTTTTGTCTATTTTCTTCTCTATTTGATTTACTATAAAAGGACAATATAAACCTATAATACATTTTTTTTAGAATGAAATATATTTATCTAGAATTTTATAACACTTATTTTTTCTAAATAATTTTCGTCATCTCAAAATACCCTTCAATTACTTCTTTCTCAATTTTACTTTCATTTTCTAAATCCAAAAATTTTTTAACATATTCTTTTCCATTTAAAGCAACTTTATTACAGAAATCTAAGTTATCCATACACCAATTGTACTGAAATTCAATATCTGAGAAATCACTTTCAATTGGAATATAATGAACATAAGGCATTAAATGATCTTCCATAAACCAAGTGACACATGTTGGAATTGGCATTAAAACACACGATTGTGAAAATGAAATCCACTTCAAATTACTCGCAACATCATTACCTTCCACAGAAAGTAGAAATTTACATTCTAGTTGTTCTTTAATGCTCAACCTATTCACAGAATTTCCGGGCTCGACATTTAATATATCAAGGTTTTCATTTTTATTTTTTTCTACAAAATCTTTAAATTCAAAACGTCTCTTGCCAGTTGAAAAAGTGCCTCTCCACATAAGTTTATTTTTCTTTGAGAAAAAATCAATGTCATTTAAACTTACCTCATTAAAATGTGCCCAGTGCCTCGATGAGTCGAGCTTTAAAAGAACTCTTCTATTTGTTGATTCAATTAAACGACATTTTGAAAAAGAATTATAACTATTTTGATTCATCATATCACCAAATATACAAATTATTTTATATTCATCTTGTTTAAATATTTTTTTAATATCAGTAAGATAACAACCTACATTATTTGCTTCAGAATCTTGAGTAATTATAGAATATTCATCAGGAGAAATATTTTTTCTAACAGTATTTTCAGGTATTTCTTGTAATTTAAGATTTGATAAATAGTATCTTACTCTATATTCATTAGAAATTTCAAAATTTTCACAGAAATATCCGGCAAGATTTTCTAAAGGTAAATTTAAATGAGAATGATTAAAAATAGTTCTCGCATGAAAATATTTTTCAGAATTTATTTTTATATGTGTAATATCTTTTATATCTTTAATTTCAAAATTTATTTTTTTTGCAATTCTAAAAATAACATTATTATAATTATACAATAAATCCTCATAATTTATTAAAATATAATTTTTTACCTTTTTTGGCATTTTATCAATTAAATAATCTAATTTAACATTTCTTAATTCAATTAAATTTGTAAATCTTCCAGAAGTATTAGGATTTCTATCTACATTATTTTCACTTTCAGAATTATTATGAACAGAATAAAATTCTTCATCAATAAATGAAGTTATTTTTTTTAAATGATTCGGGACATGATGAGGTGTTTTATAAAAAGAATTAATCCATTGAACAGGATCTCTAATAATACCGATAAAAAGTGTATCATCAGAGTTAGGATAACTTGAACTGTAAGAATACCAATGCTTCCAACCATATTCCCAAGTAATTTCTAAAGGAAAATTTTTAAGCATCACTTCTTCTAAAAAATTTGTACCAGAACATCTCTCACCTAAAATTGTAAACTTTTTAAGCATTTTTTAATTTAAATAAAAAAAATTCTTAAAGAAATTCTAAATAAATAAAAATGAAATATTTATAAAAAAATTTAAAATAAATATAACCAAATAATAATCAATTTCAAATAAATTGAAAAAAAATTAAGCATTATTTAAATAAAAATAGTAGTCAAAAAATAAAACATAAAAACAAGTTTTTATTTAAACTTAAATATTAATTTAGAAATAAATATATCCTATTTATTAATCTTATTAAGATGATACTTTCTCAGTATAACTTCCCTTGCTTGGTTAAGTTTCAGATATATTTCTTTATATTTAGTATCAGCTTTTTTTAATTGTTCAAGTATTTTTGATTTATTCCATTTTGTAACAGTTACAGTTAATTTATTGTTATACATAAAATCTTCCTGGATTTGTTTAGATGAATCTGTCTCTCCAAAACGAAATGATAACATTCCTTTAACAATAATATATATTTTGAGTTCTGATCGTAGCAACTCCAAAGAATCATCAAATATATTATTGTTAAACTCACCATTTTTTTTAATTACATTATACAATTCAGAGAAAAATTTAAAACTACCAGGAAAATTAAATTCAAAATGTCAAAGAGCATCTTTTCCATTAAACAGTTCAATTGTAATAATTTTTTTTTCAACAATTATATTTAAATTATTGATAAAGATTTAGCATTATCAATAATTTTACGCACGATATCACATTTAGATAATAAACATATTAATTCATCATAATTATTTCTAATAAATTCAATTGCTTCATCTGAAATATATTTTTTCAAATCATATATCCAAAATTGTGAAGTCTTAAGATATGATTTAAGGTCTTTAATATTTTTAAACTCATTATTAGATAATTTCATATACTCTTTTCCTTTAAGAAAAATAGGGCTATCATCATCTTCATCAAGACTTCTATAAAATTCAGACTTTCTGAGATACTTAGGCACATCTTTTCTATTTATTTCCATTTTATTAATAGCAAAATAAAAAATTTTAATAAAAAATATTTCTTAGTAATTTAAAAAATAATCTAGTTTATCAAAAATTATTTTTAAATCTAATTTTGAAATTTTATCAAATTTATATTTAATTTTTTTAACTCCAGTTATTTGAGTACATTTGCCTTTAATTGAAGATTTATTAATTTTTAACTTTAAAATATTTGTTTTAAAATTATCATTTGAAATATAAATTTTTTTATATTTTTTAGAATTTATATAATTTAACAAATAAGTTTCATTTTCTAAAATATACACTTCACAATTTATTTCAATTAAAACACCCATTTATTATATATTTAAAAAAAATATAATATTAAAAATATAAAAATTCATAAAATAATGATTACTTCTCCGTCCCAAATAAAAAAGAACATTTTTTTTTAAAGTCATATAAAAATATATATAAATTTTTTAAGTTGGATAAATTAATCTGGGACGGAGTAGTACTATTTTGTTTTCAAAACAGTTTTATATATAATTTAATTGTATAATATAAATCACAGTATTCAAGTTTAGATATTCCCACAATATGCCAGGTTTTTAAAAACCAATCTATGTAAATTTAATATGTTTTGAAGAAAAAGATCTTTCACAATTACTCCGACTATATGATACGGAGAATCTGAAGTTTAGGTGAATCTTTAATCTTTTGGACTAGGACTTAAAAATTTATATGGTTCTAAAAATAAATTAAAAGATTTTTGAGTAGTATAATTTTTATAAACTTTTTCGAAATTTTTAAGGATAAATTATATTTGTGAAAAATTTGAATTTAAAATAAATATATTTATATTGATAATAATTCAATTGAAGTAAATTAAACTATTTTATTAAATACAAATGCTGATGCAGTGTTTGCTAAAATAAATAATATAAAGAGTAATGAAATATTTTATTCAAGTTTAATATGGTTTTCAATTGGAGTTATAATTGGACTGTGAATAAAAAAATCCTCTGAATAAATAATTACTATTCCAATTTAATACTACTCCGTTTTAAATCAATCGGTGATTCATTTTTAGATCACACAAATATACATATAAAATTATTTTAATTCACTAATTTTATATATTACTGTATAAGTATATATTTAATACTTATTACGTCAATTTATTCATATAAATATTTATGTGCGCCCTGGTGCACACGGGAACCAAATGGTTCCTTATTTTTTGAATTACCGATTGATCTGAAACGGAGTATTACTACTTTGTTTCAGATCAATCGGCAATTCATTTTTATATCAACCAATTATTCATATAAAAATATTTTTCTGAAACACCAATTAGTCCCTGTCCCACACTAATATGAAACATAGTGGTTACTTTTTTTTTACAAATATTAATAATATATTATTAATATTTTATTTGATATAATTAACAAAATAAATAATTAAATTTATCTGAACTTAACTATTTATTTTAAAGATTTTTCTAATTTACAAATTTGACATTTATGTTTCCAGTTTTTATGTAAACATATACCAGTTCCGCATTCTTTACAACTATATTTACATTTTTTATGAATACAATAATATGTTCCACATTCTTTACAACGAGATTTATTATTTCCATGTGGACATACTATTTTACAAGATTTACATTTATATTTTAATATCTTATGTATACATAACCCAGTACCACATTCTAAACAATTATCTTTCCATTTTTTATGTTCACATATTCTGTATCTACAAAATTTACAAGAATATTTCCATTTACCATGCAAACAAAGATATTTTTTATCATCTTTAAAAGTATTATTTTCCAAATAATTAATACTAATATCTTTTTCTAAAAAATCTTCAGGTATATTATTTAAATATTCATCTATTAAGTCCATTTAAAATAATATATTTTTTTTCTTTTTTTCATTTTTTTCAGAGAAAAATAATTATTAATAGTATTCATTTCCAAAATATTTTCCTGAACCAACATCAATTATAACATTTTCTTTAAAAGGACATAAATAATTTTCACACTCTTTTTTAACAAGAATGTATTTACTTGAATTTTCAGGACAATATAACATACCTCTATGCCATAATGAAAAAATAATATGAGATATTTTTTCTATCTTTGAATAATATTTATGGACTAACTCCACAGTTTCGTTATATAAAATATGTCCTTCATTTTTTTCCAACTCCTTCAATATTTCTAATAATTCTTCAAACATATCTATAATTATTTTTTGTCTTTCAATTTCTTGAACTCTTCTATTAAATATATCTGATGAATTTTCATACTGATTTCTTTGAAGAAATATCTCATCAAAAAAAACAATATCTTTATAATATTTTACAGACATTTTATTTAATATGTTTTGCATTTTTTCTATTAATAAATTTTTTATTTTTTTTCATTTTTTTTCTATTTAAATACTAGGTTGACTTAATGATTATTTACTTATAAAATAATATATTAAAAGCTTAAAGAACTTTATATACATAAATAAGTATTGATTTAAATATTTATTTTTTGAAAGAGATTTTGAAATGTAGTAGTACTTAATAAAAATATTTTTATATTAATAAATAAGTGACAAAAAATCGAATCACCGATTGATCTGAAATAGAGGTCAATAATTATTTGAATTATAGGATTTCAAATTATATTTTAAAATATTTTTTATTTTCTTTATATTAGAAAAATGTCAATTATAAATCCACTTCCAATAAGTTTAAATCTTGCTGCACCTTATGCTATTATTGCATCAACAGCAGTTACAAATACTGGAAATTCAGTAATTAATTCGAATTTAGCAATATCACCTAACAATGCATCAAGTATAACTGGTTTTCCTCCCGGAGTAATTAACGGTATAACATCAGCGGGTACTCCTGCAGCAAACTTTGCCCTAATTTCATTACAAACTGCTATTAATGATGGATTTTCTAGAACTTCGGACCAAGATTTATCAGGTCAAGATCTAGGTGGCTTAACCTTACCTTCTGGTGTTTACAATTTTACAAGTTCAGCTCAAAATAGCGGTATTTTAACTTTAGATTGGAATAACGATCCCGATGCTGTTTGGATTTTTCAAATTACTACTACATTAACAACCTCACCTTTAAGTAGTGTAGTTTTTACAAATGTACCTATTGGAACACATCAAGTTAATGTTTTTTGGGTTGTTGGAACTAGTGCAACGCTTCAAACTGAAACACAAATGGAAGGTGTGATTCTTGCACAAACATCTATTTCAACTCAAGATGGAACTACTAGTTCTGCATTAATGGCTCATGATGGAGCTGTAACTCTTATTAATACTTCTGTAGAAAATTATGCTAATTCTACAGTAACTGCAGCAGATCCACATATTATAGGAATTGATGGATCTAGACTTGATGTTTACGAACCTGGAATTTATAGAATGTTTAATGATTTTAAAGGATTAATTATAAATTGTGAAGTTTCTAGAAAAGAAGATACACATGAAGATTATTATAGTGAAATTAAAATATTTTTACCTAATGTAGATATTTCAGTTAAATACACAGATGAAGATTTACAAATTAATAAATATTCTAAAGAAAATAATTCATCTGAATTAATTACTGAAAAAGAATATTTCGAATATTATTATATTCAACCGAATAATAAATATTATATTTTTAAATTTGAAAGAATGTTTAAAACATTTATGATGGAAACTAATTTAAAATCTGAAAAAATTATTCTTGGTGGTTTATTAGCTACACAAATTATTAAGATTCATAATATTTATGACACTTATAATTATTTGGGAACAGAAATTATTCCTGGGTATTATAAGTATAATGCTTTGTTTTGTGGAAGTACTGTTTCTCATATAGTGACACATAATAAAGAATCTTTAAGTGTTCTTCCAGGAGGAAATTATAGATTATTGCAATTTAATGAAATGTGTATTAATGTTCAGCTTAATAACGACGGCAGAATTTGCAAATTAAAAATATTAAATGATATTTGGGAATTTAATGGTGATTTTTGGAATTTAGATGTTTATAAAAATGGAGATAAAAATTTAAATGCAGAATATGAAGATTACAATTTTAATGATATTCTTGTTAGGGTTCAAAGTAATGGCAGTGTAAGTTGTGCGTTTAGAACACTTGAAATTGAAAATTTAGGAGGAATTATATTGGGAGATGTAGGATTTATTTCAGATTTAAATAACACAGAAAAAATTAATAATATTCAGTATAAAAATACTTTTAGAATTGAAGAAGGAGTTACATTGTATCAAAGATATATGGAAATGACTTTTTAAAATAAAATTTATTAAAATAAAATAGTAATACTTCGTGGGAATAATCAGTAATTCATTTATTCATATAAAATTCATGAAATTTTTAATATATTAATTATTGATTTAATACTTATTACTTCAATTCAATGATACAAATATTTATTTTTTGAATTATTGATTTATCTGAAACGTAATAGTATAAATTAATTTATTATATAAAAATGAAATAAATAAAAATTTCTAAAAAATGAATAAATGATACAAAAGATATGGAATCTTCCAGAGACAGAAATAAATAAAATTCTTTTAGAAAATAGTATTCCACTTCAAACTGAAATTAAAAACAAAATTAATTGTATGTTTTTTTCTAAATTAACAATTCAAGAATCAAGAATTCTAAATCATCATAAATTTGAAACATTTTTATTAAATAATAATAATCTAGAAGAAACTATTGATTTAATTGAAAAATATAACAAAACAAGTCTTTATCAAAAAGCAAAGAAACAATGGGAAGAAGAATGGTTTGAATTTATTAAAAATAATCTTGATAAAAAATGGGATTGGTCTGGTATATCTTGTAACCCAAATGTAACATGGGAAATTGTTAAAAACAATCCTCAAATTCCCTGGGATTACTATTTTTTAAGCCGGAATCCAAATATTACATGGGAAATTGTTCAAAATAATCCACATATTCCTTGGAAATACACAGCTTTAAGTTCTAATCCAAGTATCACATGGGAAATTGTAAAAAATAATCCTGATCTCCCTTGGGATTATAAACATTTAAGTTCTAATCCAAATATTACATGGGAAATTGTAAAAAATAATCCTCATATTTCTTGGGATTATAGTTATTTAAGTTCAAATAAAAATATAACATACGAAATTGTTCAAAATAATCCTGATAAAAAATGGCTTTTTGCTATTTTAAGTATGAACGAAAAAATAACATTAGAAATTGTTAAAAATAATCCTGATAAAAAATGGGAAATCATGTATTTAAGTAAACATATAAGTTTTGAAATTTTTCAAGAAAATCCTAATGAAGATTGGGACTATGGGTTATTAAGTATAAATAAAAATATTACATGGCAAATTGTTCAAGATAATCCTGATATACCTTTTGATTTTTCTGTTTTAAGTGAAAACCCAAATATTACTTTTGATATAATTAAAAATAATCCTGACAAAGAATGGAATTTTTATTTTTTAAGTACAAATCCAAATATAACGTGGGAAATTGTAAAGAATAATCCTAATATAGATTGGGATTACAATTGTTTAAGTTCAAATAATCCTGAAAGAATAAAAGAAGAATATATCAGTAAAATAATTAAAGAATATTATTATAAAGAATGTATATTAAAAGTAACAAGTAAAAGATTTATTAATTATATGGAAGATTATAATGATATTGAGGGATTAAACAAATATTGTAATGAAAAAATAGATTTATTGTAAATTAATTAAAGTTAATAAAATTCCCAGTTTTTTTGCCTAAAAAATATAAAAAGTAGGTTCATATAATTTTTCTTTAAGGTTGAGAAATTAATTATTTAAAATTTTTTAAATAATTGTAAAAATAAGTGTAAAAATACATTTTAAAAAAATTGTTGAGTACTTAATCAAAAATGAATTTTTTAATGATTTTTTACACTTAAAATTTCACTTAATTTTTTTGATTATTTTCCAAACTTTTTGATTTTTGAAAAATACATTTTACATATAAAATCACTTAAATTTTTAAATATGCATAGAAAATCACTTGCTAATCAAGTTTAGATAATACAGTCAATTTTTAACAATTAAAAAAAAAATTTGGATTGATTATTTCTTAAGATATTTTTTAAATAATTATTAATTAATACATTTTTACGATTAAAATAATTATTTTTATTAAATATCTTAATAAATGGAAGATCAATCCTTTACTTTTAATGAAATATCTAATATGGATAATATAGAGTTTTGGTTGAGACAATTTATGGAACACAGTTTGTTTATTAAAATTGGAATAGTCGATTTGGATTTAGAAACTAAAAATATTAGAGAAAATGCCGAAAAATGGCAAAAGTATTGGAAAAAGACACTTCAAAAACATTTATCAGATATAGATGTAAGACATGAAATCAAAAATAGTGCTATAAATTTTTCTAAATTTAAAACTGAAATTCTGGATTTAACAAAACAAAAATTTACTGGCTGGCTAGTTCCTGAATTTATTGAACATATTAAAGATGAGGTAGACTATTTTCTTAAAAGAGAATTTAAAAATAATTTAGATAATGAATTTATTATTAGATTTTGGAATGAAATAAACCAAGAACATTCAGAATTTAATGCTAGTTTGTTAGATAATTCTGAAAAAGAGTTAATAGAAAAATCAAATAATTTCGCAAAAAGATTTGAAGTATTAAAAAATTTAGAAGAATTTGAAGTTATTCAGTTTACATTATTAAGTTTACATTGTGCAGAAGAATTGGATGATTTTTTTACTTCTGGAAAAGACGGGATTGAAGATAGAAGTATAAAGTCTGCGATACATCCAGTATTAATAGAACATGTTAAGAGAGAAACACAAAGGGGGCTTTTTGAGATGAATGAAATTTTGAGGGATTTTAGGTAAATTAAAAATGTTTTTATACAAATTAAAAAATTATATTTCATTAAAAAAATTTTAAGAGTGTATAAAAAATTATAAAGAAATATATTTGTTTAGAAAAAAACCTAAGAGTTTATAAAAAAATATATTTGATTAGAAAAAATTCTAAGAGTGTTTATAAAAATTTAAACAAATATATTTGGTTTAAAATATTTCTAAGAGTTTAAAGAAAATTTAAAAAAATATATTTTTATATAAAAATTTTAAGAATTTATAAAAAATTTAAACAAATATATTTGGTTAAAAAAATATTTCTAAGAGTTTAAAGAAAATTAAAAAAAAATATATTTGGTTAAAAAAATTCTAAGAGTTTATAAAAAATTATACAGAAATATATTTCATTAAAAATATTTCTAAAAGTTTAAAGAAAATTTAAAAAAATATATTTGGTTAAAAAAATTCTAAGAATTTATAAAAATATTTCTAAGAGTTTAAAGAAAATTTATAAACATATTTTTCGTTAGAAAAAATTCTAAGAGTTTATAAATAATTTAAAAAAATATATTTGATTAAAAAAAATTTATAAAAATTTAAATAAATATATTTTTTTCTAACAAAATTTAAGGTTTTATAAAAAATTTTAAAAATTTAGAAAAATATATTTGGTTAGAATTTTTTCTAATAGTTTATAAAAAAATATATTTGGTTAGAAAAAAATTCTAAGACTTTATAAATTATTTATAAAAATATATTTGATTAGAGAAAATTCTAAAAGTTCATAAAAAAATATATTTGGTTAGAAAAAATTCTAAGAGTTTATAAAAAATTTATATATATTTCTAGACAAATTAAAATTTATAATGAAAATATATTCTTGTAGGTAAATATATTTTTCTAAATTAAAAAGTAATTTTAACATTCTTCTAATTTTTCATTTATTCAGTGACTAAATCTATTCCATTATTTTGTGCAATAAATGCAACATTCATTAAACTTTGTGGAGGTATTTTACCACACATTAAACCTGCATGCCGATCTACATGTGCATTACACTCATTTTGACTATCATTGAAATGAATCAATTTTAGATATTTAGCCCAATTTTCATTTTCTAATACTTTCTCTAAATATACATCGGGAAGATAATTTGAACTAAAAACATGGCAAGTATCTACACATAATCCCAATCGAGGATCATTTATATCAGAAATGAATCCTAAAAGATCTTCAACTGTAGTTAACATTTCGGTGCCTTGTGAACTACTTGTTTCTATGAGTAGATTACACTTTTCACTCGCACTTTCTATACTCATCAATACATTATTTTTCATATTTACCAATGCATCTTCTAATTTTTGATGTGTGCTCTTACCGGTATGCACAACTACACCAATAAACCCACAACTCGCTGATATTTTTAAGTGGTATTGTAAGCTCTTGACAACATAATTATCTGAACTGTTAGAATCCATCGCAAGATTTAAAATATAAGGAGAATGGACATAAACTTTTAATTTATTTTTTTTAACAATTTCGTAACACATACTTACATCTTCATCTGAAATTTTAAAATAAGATTTTTTACTTAAAAAAATTTGATAAGGCACTTTAGGATATTCTGTCATTTTAAGAACAGTGTTAACTAAACTTGGTAATTTACTTACATGTGAACCAATATTATAAGAAGAATATAACATGTTTCTTAAAATATGTCTTTCCATATTTATTTCTTCTGATATTTCTTCTGATTGGATTTTATAATTTTTTATTAATTCTATAAATTTATCTTTAGTAGTCCAATTTTTTAATTTATAAGACCAAATATATTCTTGTAAAGGTAAGACTAAATATAATTTTTTTGTGTCTTTATATAAAATAGAATAAATAAAAACTTGTAAAAGGTAATCAAGCCAGCTTTTAATTAAATTACCTGAAGTTTTAACTTCATATACTTTGTTTTCACTCAGTAAATCTGGATGACCCTTCAACATAACATTATTATTTAATTTCATTTCTAGTTCCACATCATAAATAAGATCGTGATTTTTTGCTTTTTTAAGAAGCATATCTCTAGTATTTTTTACATTTAAAAGATAATTTTCTGTTGATTTTAATTTATAAATTTTTTCATCAATTTCTATTTCTAAACATTTTTTTAAACTTTCAATATTAATTTCATTTTCCTTTAATAAACTTTCAGTAGCTATCCCAAAATCTGAATATTTATTTAAAAGTGCATCAATTAATTTTTGTGGATATTTATGTTTTGGTATGTTTTGCTCTGATAATAATACAGATTCTTTTGGGAGAAATTTAATAAGTTTTTTTTTAAATTTTTCATCTGAAAGTAATTGTAAGACTCTTATTTCTTGCATTTTATTTAAACTATTTTTAAATAAAAATTCAAATATTTTAGATTTTTTTAGAAATATATTTGCTTACTTCTCCTTCACAAATAAAAAAGAACATTTTTTTTAAAAGTCATATAAAAATAGATATAATTTTTTTAACTCGGATAAATTAATCTGGGACGGAGTAGTAGAAAAAATCTTAAAAATATAATATATAAAAATTAATAGTCAAAATCAGATAGTCACACAAAATAATTCAGCTTCATCTTTTTTATATTAGTGTGATATAAGGAACCAAATTCTGATAAATAGAGATTTTTAATTTATCTACAGAAAGTAAAAAAATCTAAAGAAATATATTTCTCTAAATAAACTAAAAAAAATTAATGAAATATATTTCTCTAGAGAAACTAACAAATTTAATGAAAAATATTTTTCTGAATAAACTAAAAAAATTATAATGAAATATTCTTCTCTAAAGAATCTACAAAATCTAATGAAATATATTTCTCTAAAAAAAGTAAAAAAATCTAATGAAATATATTTCTGTAGAGAATCTAAAAAATTATAATAAAATATTCTTCTCTAGAGAATCTAAAAAATTATAATAAAATATTCTTCTCTAGAGAAAGTAAAAAAATCTAATGAAATATTCTTCTCTAGAGAAAGTAAAAAAATCTAATAAATATATTTCTCTAAATAAAGTAAAAAAATCTAATGAAATATATTTTTCTAAAGAAAATAAAAAAATTATAATGAAATATATTTTTTTCTATAAAAACTAAGAAATTATAATGAAATACTACTCCATGTCAAATAAATTGAGTCAGTTAAATCTTTTATAAAAAATTAAGAGATAATAAATAAATTTATTTGACATGGAGTAGTATATTTTTTCTAGAAAAACTAAGAAATTATAATGAAATATATTTCTCTAAAGAAACTAAAAAATTCTAATAAAATATATTTCTATATAGAAACTAAAAGATTCTAATGAAATATATTTCTGTAAATAAACCAAAAAAATTAATGAAATATATTTTTTTTGATAAAATTTAATAAAATTTAATAAAATATATTTCTCTAGAGAAACTAAAAAAAAATTTAATGAAATATATTTCTCTAGAGAAACTATAAAAAATTTAATAGAATATATTTCTGTAGAGAAACTAAAATATTTCTATAGAAAAACTATAAAAAATTTAATGAAATATATTTCTAGAAAAACTAAGAAATTATAATAAAAAATATTTCTCTAGAGAAACTAAAAAATTTTAATGAAACATATTTCCCTAAATAAACCAAAAAAATTAACGCTGCCCTAGAAAAAGTATACTTCTCCTTCCCAGATAAAAAAGAACATTTTTTTATAAACTCATATAAAAATATATATAAATTTTTTGACAGATTGGATAAATTAATCTGGGACGGAGTAGTAGAAAATTTAATGAAATATATTTCTGTCGATAAACTAAAAAAAATTATGGTGTAAAGAGACTGAATGAATCAAATGTTTTCACTTTATATTACTTTCTGATGAGACAAAACACACATTTTTTAAGTTTTTGACAAATTGGGTTTTTAGAATTTTGTTTTTTTTTGAGAGAAACTAAACAAAAAACTTTTACAAAAGAATTTCAACTATTCCTTTTTTTGAAATTCTTAAATTAAAATTAATCTCTGAAATTTCAAAATATTTTTGTTTAAATTTTTTAAGACCATAATTTGTTTCAGGTTCAGGCAGAAATTCTGAAACATCAATTTCTTCATTAAGATAATTCTCTAATAATTTAACCCAAGCTTTAAAATCAGCTAGATTAAATTCTTCAAATTTTTCTATTAATTCTTCCAAATTTTCTTCATCAGGGAAATATTTAAAAATACCCTCGTCCATCACTATTTTAGGTTCAAATATATACAAATTTTCACTCAAAATTCCCTGTAAAATAGCAAGAACAACTTTTGCGCTTTTTAATGGTAATTTAGTAATTAAACCAATTCTAAAATCATTAGAAAGACCTTCAAATGTAGTAAGATTACTATCAATTTCTACATTGGTAAAATATTTATTTTTACCTGTTAGTTTTTCTTCTTTTTCAGAATAATATTTAAGTATTTTTTCAATTAATTTCTTTTTGTCGTATGTAATTTGATTGGACATTTTTAATATGTTAAAAAAATTAAAAATAAAAAATACTTATTGACAAAAAAATTAACTTAAATTATTTATAAAAAAAAATTAAAAAGTTCTTTTGACATATTATATAAACTTAATGATTTTTTTAATATATTTCTTCTAAACTTTTAAAAGAAATATATTTATTTTAAATTTTTTCTAAATTATTTATAACAAAATATATTTCTTTAAAATTCTTTAAAAAATAAGATTTTAAATTTTTTATAAAATGTATTATAAAAAAGTTTTTATTTTATAAAAGGGCTGATATTGCTATCTGCTTTTCAAGAAAAATTTTACTTCTCTCTAAAGAAGATATTCCATTTTCACCATTAAACCTGTTATTTAATACAGTGATAATATCTTTTAAACTATTACATTCTTCTGAATTTATTTTTGTCAAAGCTTTATTATATTTTAATATATATTTAACATATTGCTCTTCACTTCCTAAATAAGAATGATATGCATTTTCACGACAAATATCAGTCTTACATGAATATAAAAATTCTGTATAACAATCAATAATATTCAAGATTGTATTAAATTCTTCTAAAGTCATCATTTTATTAAAAACTTAAATTCTTATGTAATTCTTTAAAAAAATTTATTAAAAACTTAAATTATTATGTAATTCTTTAAAATAATTTATTAAAAAATTAAATTCTTATGTAATTCTTCAAAATAATTTATTAAAATATATATTTTCAAAGTTAATTTTCTTAAATTTATCTGGAACATATTTCATATTTTCTGTATTTTCTTGAATAGCCATCAAACACATTTCCATTGTTCTTAAATCTTCAGGAACATATTGTAAAGCAGAACCATTTTTTTTAACCGCAATTTTACAAATCTTTTCTGTTCTTAACTTTTCAGGGACATATTGAATCATATTATATTCATCATCTTTTTCTATTACAATCAAACAAATTTTATCGTTAAGAAGATTTTTAGGAATATATTTAAATGCATAAACATCTTTTTTTAATGCAAATAAACATAAATCCTCTGTAAGAAATTTTTCTGAAATGTTTTGTAACATTAATGCGTTATATGAAATACTTATTTTTAATAATTCTTCAGTTATATATTCTTCGGGAACATCTGAAATATTCCAAGGTGATTTTTCAATAAATGCTTTATATATTTTATAAGTTTTGTTTTTGACATATTTTAAAGTTTTTGGAGATTTTGAAATAGCAAGTAAACATAATTCTTCTGTTTGATTTTTTATGTATTTAAAATTATCAGCATCTTTTTCAATTGCTAATTTACATAACTCTACATCATTCCAAATATCTGAATCCTCAAATAATGTTTTTTTACCTAAAATCATTTTATCAGTAACATATTTATCTCCATCAATAAAAATTACACTTTCATCCGGAATGCAAATTTTTCTAATAAAAATTCCAAAATTCGAATATTCAGAAATATTATGACAATCTGTAAAATATAATCCCCCTTTTCGAGAATTGGGTTTTAGCGTTTCCGTATTGAGACCATCTTTATATTGAAAACCGTAATGATTCTCGTTTTTATTTGTCACCTTGCAGAAAATATTACCGTATATCTTTTTGAAATCTTTGCCATTTAAAATAGCTCCATTTAAATCTTTTTTTTCGTCACAAAAAGACACAAAATTTAATCTAGTTAGATATTTTAACATTTTATAAATATTTTTATAAAATAGTTTTTTTTCAAATTTTATTTATAAATATTTTAGAAGAGTTTATAAAAAAATATTCGATTCTAAAAATACATAAAAGTTTTAGAAACATTTAAAAAATTTTATCAAAAAAAAATTGAAATTTTAAATTAAATTTTAAATTGACAAAAAATGTCAAAACACAATAAAGAAAAAGATTACTCTAATTTAACTACATATAATAAATCTACTTTAATTACAGGTTTTGTTTTAGGTAGTGGATGTATTTTAGGTGGGTTTCTCATGTTAAGATATAAAACTTCGAAATCTAATGAATGGTTAGTAAGAACAGGTTTAGGAATTTCTGATATACAAATTGGAAAAAAATTTTTTAAATGGCCATTCCAAAATATTGAGATAATTGATATGTCTCCAAAATCTTATAAATTTGCAGTTAATGCAATGTCAAAAGAAAAAATGGAATTTAATTTTCCTGCAGTTTTTACAATTGGTACTAAAAATAATAATGAATCATTAATTAATTTTTCAAGATTTCTTTTAAACCAAAATGAAGATGAAATAAATAGTTTAATTAGAGGTATTATTGAAGGAGAAACTCGTAGTATGTCAGCAAATTTAGAAATAGAATCTATTTTTACAGGAAGAACTGATTTTAAAAAAGATATTGTTGATAATGTTCAATCTCAATTAAATCAATATGGTCTAGAAATTTATAACGCAAATATTGAAGAGTTAAAGGATGGCTTAGATTCTAACTACTTTAAGAGTTTAAGCAGAAGAATTCAAGCTGAAGCGTCTAATAGAGCAAATATTGATGTTTCTGAACAAAATAAAATGGGAGATATCGGTGTTAAAGAAAGAGAAGCTGAAACACGTAAAAAATTAGCTTTAATTGAGGCTGATGCAGCACTTGTTGAAAATGAAAGATCTCAAGTTATTTTAAAATCCAAGGCAGAGTTAGAAAAAATAAGATCGGAGCAGGATTTAATTATAATTCAAGCTAAAATTCGTTCAGAAAATGAAGCTCAAATTATTAAAATGAGTATGGAAAAAGATGTAGAAATCAAAAGATCTTTAATGGAAATTGAAAAGCAAAGAGCTAATGATTTATCTTCAACTCAAGTACAAGCAGAAATGTTAGAAAAAGAAACTATTGGAAATGCAAATTCTCAAAAAATATTAGCAGATGCAAAATTTTACTCTTTACAAAAAGAAGCTGAAGGTATGATTTATTATAAATTGAAAGAATCAGAGGGTATTAAAGCTATTTATGAAGCACAGTCGGAAGGATTAAAAAAACTAGTTGAATCTTTTGATGGAGATAAACAAGCATTAATTTCATACACCATGATGGATAAAGGAATTTTTGAAAAATTAGCAGCGTCAAATGCAGATGCAATTAAAGGATTGAACCCTAAAATAACAGTTTGGACAAATGATGCTTCTAATTCAATGGATACTATTAAAAATTTAGGCAAAAGTTTAATTCCTATGATAGATACTATTCAGGATCAAACTGGATATAAATTACCAGATTGGATGATTGAAAAAACAAAAACAGAAACAGAACAAAATAAAAATTAAATTCATTAAAAATCTCTGAAATATATTTTAATAAAATATATTTTTAATATATACTACTCCCTTTCATATTATGGGACTAATCGGTAATTCATTTTTCAGATTCATTCATATAAAATTATTTCAATTCACTAATTTTATATATTAACTTATAAGTAAAGATTTAATAATTATTACGTCAAATTATTTATATAAAAAATTTTTTTTTGAAACACCGAAGGAACCGTTCGGTTCGTCATTTGTCTGAAACTGAGTATTACTTTTTATATAAATTCGGTGATTTTTAAAGAATCGTTTAATTTTTCAAAAAAGTCTTCAATTATATATTTATTAAAATTCGTTTTTTGAATATTAAATACAGTATTTTTGTCTTTTATAATAATAAGTTTATCTTGGAATACCATTGTAGTAAATTCATTACCTAAACTTACCTTATGATTCTTGTTATAATTAAGATTTAAATCAGAATTTATTTTTGTTTCTATTCCAAAAGTATAATGAAAATTATTACTTATATAAATTATTATTGTATGATATAAAATTTCAGAGCGGATTCTATATTTAATTTTAAAAGAATAATCTAAATGATCATTCAATTCTTTATAAAGTAAATAAATGTAATTATTTAAAGTAAATTCATTGAAATCTTCTTCTGGATTATTCCAGGATATAAAATATTCTTTATAATTATACAGAAATTTAATTCTATTTTTTAATCCGTATTCTACATATTTTTTTGGAACATTTAAATCATAATTTTTTAAAATTATAGAATTTGCTATAAACTGATCAAAATTTTTTATTTCAATTTTAATTAAATTTTTAAATAATTCTGCAAGTTCTATTGAATCAACATTTTCTTGATATTTTTCTTCTGTTTTATCAATTAAAAATTTTGAAACGACTTCCAAACTATTTTCTAAATAATATAATATGATACTTTCAGTGATATCTATACCAAAAAATTGAATAGTTTTTAATAAAGATTTAAAATCATGAAAATTATCAACTATATCTGTTTTTTTTAAGATTTTTTTTGGTATTTCGAAAGAAACATCATCATCTTCAAGACTTAAATAATATTCAGAATTGTGTAAGTAATCTGGGATTTGTGATTTTGTAATACTTATCATTTTATATTTATAAAAAAATAAATATAAAAAAAGTTTAGAAATAAAAATAATAGAGTTCAAATACTTTTATGTGACTAATCGCTGAACTTGAGTATTCTTAAAATTATATTACTCCATTTCTTATAAATTGAAAATTTAAAGAAAAATATAAATGATAAATAAGTCTAAATGTATAATTAGGTATTTTATAAAAAAGTTATTTTGATTAATTAGTCCGCCTACTTTTTAATTTTTGTCTAAATTGCGCCTACTCTTATATCTAAAAGCTCAAATGTTCAATTGATTTAAAATGGAGTAGTATTAAATAATTAAATAAAATGTTGTTGATATAAGAAAACTATAAAAAAATACATTGAATTTTGCATATTTTAAAAATTCATCTAAAAATGAATCTCCGTGATTTTTAGTAAATATAGTTATATGATTTTCGTTTTTATTATTTAAAATGTTAACAGTTAAAATATAAATTCCATGTTGATAAAAACTTATTGATGAAGAGTTTTTAATTTTCAAATTATCTTCTAAAATTGTCATATAATATGAAAATAAGTCTTTACTTTTAAAATCAAGTAACCTGAACCAAATTTTGTGGTTATTTTGAAGACTTTTTTCAAAATTATCACAAGAAAAATCATCAATAAAAATCTCATATTTAACTTCAGGTTTGATTTTATTGATATAAACATATTTTTGTGAAATTTCATTCAATAAATTCTTATTTGTTTTAGATATAATTTTTATAAAATTTCTATTCATTTATATTTCTAAATAAAAAAATTAAGAATTCATTTTTATTAAAAAAAAAATTACTACTCTGTTTCAGATAAATCAGGAACAATTTGGTTCCCGTGTGCACCAGGCCGCACATAAATATTTATATGAGTAAATTAGTATAAATATTTAATAACAACTTAAATAACAATATATAAAATTAGTGAATTAAAAGTAGGCGACCTAATTTTATATGTATATTTGTGTGATCTAAAAATGAATCACCGAAGGAACCTTTAGGTTCCCGCGAACCAAATGGTTCGTCATTGATTTGAAACGGAGTAGTAATTTTTAAATGAATCATTTCGTTTTTTTTTCTGATATGAAGAATATAAAAGTTAGAACAGTAATTTATCAATATAAGATCATCTTACTTATTTGTCGGAACTTTTTTTTTAATTCATGTTTTATAAAATATATTTTATTACGATATTTTAAAGAAAAAATCTAAAGAAAATGTATCTTTATAAAATATAATATATGAGATGGAGAAGCTAAAGTTATTAGTTTAATTAAGATAGTTTTATATAAATAACTTTATTTTTTTATTTAGAAGAAAATATTTTTAATTTTTATAGAAATATATACGACTCCGTCCCAGATTAATTTATCTGACACATTGAAAAAGTTATATGTAGTTCGCCTACTTTTTATGGGACTTTTAAAAAAGTTGGATAGCCGCCTACTTTTTATTTGGGACGGAGAAGTATTTAATTTTATACTACTCCGTTTCAGATCAATGACGAACCATCCGGTTCGCGGGAACCTAAAGGTTCCTTCGGTAATTTATTTTTACTTCACTCAATTATTCATATAAAATTAGGTCGCCTACTTTTAATTAACTAATTTTATATATTATCTTATAAGTAAAGATTTAATGCCTATACGTAATTATCCATATAAAATTTTATTTTTGAATCACCGATTTATCTGAAACGGAGTAGTATATAATTTTCCAAGTTTTTAAATAATAAATATTTAAAAAAAATTTAATAGACTTATACTTCTTCAGAATCACTAACACTTTTAAGTGACTCTGAATCAGAATCAACTGAAAACTTGAAAGATTTTTGTGTTTTTCTACATGATAATTTACCATTTTTTTCGTGTCTTTTATATAAATACTGATTGCCGTTAAAACATAATTTACCATAAGTGTCTCTCATTTTCCTTGCTTTTTTAACAAGTATGCCTTTATCTTTTTCATGAGAAGGAGGATGAACACAGTATTCTTCGCATTTTGGAAAATCTAAAAATACAGAACGCATATCTTCCATCAAATCTAGAATTTCAAAATCCGGTTCAGTTATTTGCATTTTTTTGTTTTTCCATAAAACACATTTCATAGATCTGAGCAGAGGATCTTCTTCAAACTCAATTAAAGCAAAAATATTTCTATCTTTACAATTAAAAATGAGTTTATACGTATCAATAGAGTAATTATTACTACAATTTTTGTATTTAGTTAAAAGCCCATTTATAAGTCTCATCATAATTTCTTTTAAATTTTCATCTTTAAATACAGGAGAAATGTACCTCCTTGCTATACAGTATTGTTCTGAGATATTTAAGTACATTTTAAATATTTATAAAAAAATAAAATAAAATTCAAATTTTTTAATTACCCCGTGACTGAGAATATTTTGTTGAACTATCTGAAAGATTGAAAAAGTTATATACTACTCCGTTTCAGATAAATCAGGAACCATATTTGTCGGACTGTTCCCGTGTGCGCCTCGGTGTACATCAAAATTTTTATATTAATAATTAAATATAAATATTAAATCTTTTACTTATAAGATAATATATAAAATTAATAAATAATTTTATATGAATAAATCTGAAAAATGAATACTAGTCCAGTTCAGGAGAATCCTTTAGGATTCCTATAAAATTGGGTTTTCAAAAAAAAAATAAGTATATGTAAATTTATGTTTAAATATTTTTAAGTGATCATTTATATCACTTAAAAATATAGATTTTACTTAAAATTTAATATTGTTTTAAAAGTCATATAAAAATGTTCTTTTTTATCTGGGAGGGAGAAGTAGTACATTTTAATATGGTTTTTAAAAAAGTTTGATAGTTCTCCTCTTCCTATATTACTTCGTTTCAGATCAATGACGAACCTTCAGGTTCCTTCGGTAATTCATTTTTACATCAATTAATTATTCATATAAAAATATTTTAATTTACGAATTTTATATATTAACTTATAAGTAAGTTTTTAATAAAATAACTTATATATACATATAAATATTTATTATTTGAAACACCGAATTATTTGAAACGGAGTACGACTCCGTCCCAGATAATATGTCAAGCCAATCTGTCAAAAAAGTTATATTTATATGACTTTTAAAAAAATTGTTCTTTTTTGATACTACATTTGTGACGGAGAAGTAGTACTAATTTATTTGAGAAGGAGAAGTACTCATATATTCGGACAAGCTGAAAGATAGAACAATCCGTAAAGGAAAATTCAAAATCCTTGGGAATAATTGGTACTTCTCCGTCCCAAATGTAGGCTCAAAAAATATCCAAATTTTTTAAAAGACACATAAAAAGTAGGCGAACTACATATAACTTTTTTGACAGATTGGATAAATTAATCTGGGACAGAGTCGTACTGCTTCGTCAGGGATAAAAAATAATATTTTTAAAAAATTATATGTGGTTGGACAAGTTTATATGTGAGTTTTAAAAAAGTCGCTTTGACTTTATATTTGGAATAGAGTTTTAATAATTAAGTTCATATTAAAATAGTTTATTCATTGTATTTTTTTCAATAAAACGGAGTAGCAGTAGATCTTAGAATTATTTAAGTTGACTAAATTTCATGTCGTCTGGGGACAGATTTTTTTCCGTGCGTGCAAAATTTTAAATGGAGGGATTTTGGTTTCTTGTGATTGATTTTTTATTTATGTTACTTAAACATTTTTAAACATAAATTTACATATACTAGTCATATTCAGATAATATGTCAGGTTTTCAAAAAAAAATTATTTGTTAAACTTTAAGATAACTTAATTTTTTTTTGAAAACCTGACATAATTATAGGGGTTCGGATCTTCTTCTTCGGATCTTCCTATCAGAAAGTCCAATTCATATATTCAAAGCTGAGTAAGATTTTTTATTTATGTACTAGTCTATAAATAGAATTTTCAAAACCACCGTTTAAAGATGTCATTTATAACTTGTTTAGATAAAGTACTTCTCTGTCCCAAATGTAGGATCAAAAAAGAACATTTTTTTAATTCATATAAAAATACATATAACTTCTTGAATCTGTCAGATCGACATATTATCTGGGACGGAGTTGTAAATTTTATATGAAAAAGTTAAGGCATAAAATTTTAAATCCTGACATAATTATAGGAGGTCGGATCTTCCTCTTCGGATTTTCCTATCACAAGGATTTTTCTGAAGTGGACTAGCATAATTTTAAATTATAAACATTTCCTAGCATTGATACATTTGATGCTGCTTTAGTATAACAAAGATCCAAAGTATGAACATTACCTAAATTTGATACATCTAATACTTTAGTATTACAGAGATTTAAATTATAAACATTGCCCAGCATTGATACATTTGATACTTCGGTATAAGAGAGATCCAAAGTATGAACATTGCCTAAATTTGATACGTCTGATATTTTAGTACTAGAGAGATTTAAAGTATGAACATTACCTAAATTTGACACATTTAATACTTTAGTTCCACAAAGATCCAAAGTATGAACATTACCTAAATTTGACACATCTGATACTTTAGTATAAGAAATATCCAAAGTATGAACATTACCTAAATTTGACACATCTGATACTTTAGTATAAGAAATATCCAAAGTATGAACATTACCTAAATTGGATACGTCTATTACTTCTGTATCACAAATATTTAAAGTATGAACATTTCCTAAATTTGATACATTTACTACTTCAGTTCCAGAAAGATCCAAAGTATAAACATTACCTAAATTTGATACGTCTGATACTTTTGTATAAGAAAGATTTAAAGTATGAACATTAGCTAAATTTGATACGTCTGATACTTTAGTATAAGAAAGATTTAAAGTATGAACATTACCTAAATTTGATACATCTGATATTTTACTTTTAGATAGATCCAATGCTAAATTTAAATTTAATAAATTTATTTTTTCTCTAAATATTGGATCATAATAATATTTTAAAGATAATTTTTTATTTAAAGATAAAAATGGTATTTTTGTTTCTTTAAAATTTTTAGATGTTTCTTTGAATTTAATAATTTCTTTAGCATTTAAAAAATTATAAAGATTATAATTTAAAATATCATGAGGTAAATTATTAAACATTTTTTTTAATATATTTTTTTTATTTTTTTCATTTTTATATATCTTGAAAAATTCTAATAGTACAGTTAATCAGGATAACCACCAACAATTGTGTTTTTAAAAAAAATTATATTTATAAATGTATAAATGTATCACAGATTTATCTCAAATGGAGTAATATAATTTTTAAGTATATGAACTTAACTACTAAACCAGTTCAAAAGATTCTTATAAAATTGGTTTTGAGAAAATATAATTATATTTAAGTTTATGTTTAAATATTTATATTAATTATAAATATTAACTTAAAGATTGTACGACTCCGACCCAGATAAAACTATCTGACAGATTAAAAAAGTTATATTCATTTTAATATTTTTTTTTAAAAGTTGGATAGTTCGCCTATTTTTTATTTGGGACGGAGAAGTACTTAAAATTTTATATTATCTACTACTCCGTTTCAAATAAATTGGTACTAGTCAAGTTCAAATAAATTGGGCCAGATCTTTTTCTTCACTTTTAAAACAATATTAAATTTTAAGTAAAACCTATATTTTTAAGTGAGTATTTATATTACTTAAAAATATTTAAACATAAATTTACATATACTTATTTATGTGCGCCCTGGTGCACACGGGAACAGTCCCACCAATATGGTTCCTTATTTTTTGAAAACCCAATTTATCTGAACTGGACTAGTAATTCAAAAAATAAATATTTATATGAATATGTAAGTTAATGTGTTAAATCCTTACTTATAAGTTAATATATAAAATTACTACTCCGTTTCAGATCAATCGGTAATTCATTTTTACTTCACTCAATTATTCATATAAAATTTTTATTATTCAGTAATTTTATGTATTATTATTTAAGCTTATATTTAATAATTATTACGTCAATTCATCCTTATAAATATATATTTTTTGAATCACCGATTTATTTGAACTGGACTAGTAGTAGTTAATTAAATTATTTTTATATGAATAATTGAGTTAAGTAAAAATGAATTACCGATTGATCTGAAACGTAGTAGTAAAAAATAAAAAAAACATCTGACCCAATTAGTCCCAATATATGAAGTTGGCAGAGTAGTAAATTATTTTAAATAATGAGTAATATTTTTTTCTTTGTTTAGATTTATTTTTTGAAATTCTTTTAAAATAAAATTTTTATTGAATTCATTTATTTTAAATTTTTCGATCTTCTTAAAACATTTTCCATAATTACTTATAAAGTAAAGTTCTCTATTTTCATAAGAAGCTGTTTCTATAAAACAAGAATATTTATAATCATAGTTATTTGTAATTGCATCAATTATTTTTGAAAATTTGTCTATTGTAAGTTCTATACTTTTCAATTTCCAATCTTCTGAAATCTTTTTAAGATTAAATATTAAAAAAATACGACCAAAGTTATTAATTTCATAAGATTTAATATTTAATATTACTGTTGAAAAAACTTTTTTTAATAAATCTATATGATCTGCACAAATATTTTCATTTTCTTGTAATGAAGATAATATATAATTATCATAATTTAAAGCATAATCTATATAATTTTCATAATCTTCTGGATTTAATTTATATAAATTAATAACTTTATGTGTTATAAAAAATTGTATATAATTTTTAATTTTAAACTTACAAAAATCTTTTAATAATTCTGTATCAAAACAATTAAATATTATTGTACTGTTGTTTTGATAATATTTAATAAAATTATCAGGATATTCTTTAACAATAAAAAAACTTAATGTTTCAAATAAATTCTTAAAATCTTCGATGTTGTTTATTTCATCGTTTATTTTAAGTACGGGAATTGTTATAATTTTATCTGCATCAAAATCTAAATTTTTATAAAATTCAGAATCTCTAAGGAATTCAGGTATTTCTAATATATTAATTTCCATTTTTATAAATATTTTTTTGATAATTTTTTTTCATTTTTATGTTATTTCAAAAATTAATATTTAAATTCAAGTTAATAAATTTGATGAGATATGAAAAAACAATCCCGTATAATTATGTGAGATTTTGAAAAAAAATTACTACTCCTGCGTCACAGATTAATTTATCTGACAGATTGAAAAAGTTGTACTAGTCCATTTCAGATCAATTTGAACTTCATTTTTTAGTCACTTATTTATTCACATGAAATTATTTAAATATTATATAAAATACTATATTTTATGAGTATATATTTATTAATCATACTTAAATTTTAATACAAATATTTTTATAATGAAGTCCAGATTTATTTGAAATGGACTAGTATTCATTTTAATATGACTTTAAAAAAAGTTGAATATGAGTCTCGACCCACACTATTATATTTGGGAAGGAGAAGTACTTCAATAAAGTAAGACAGATCTAAAAATGAATAACACATTAGTCACACTATATGAAACGGATTAGTAAGATTTTTATATCTTTTTTTTTTACTAATTAAATATTTGATATTTTAAGAGAATAAATTAGTAAAACTATATGAAACAAAGTAATACTCCGACCCAGATAGTTTTTCCAATGTCTCAGATCGACATATTATCTGGGACGGAGTCTTACTTATTTATTTCAATTTATTTTTTATCGAAAAGTATTCTTCTTCTGAATCTACTTCTTCTGTTTCAAAATATGTTTCTTCTTCTTTTTCTTTGTATTCTGAAATTCTATCAATTAAATTACCAACTGATGTATATATTTTTCCTTCTTCTAAAGAAATTTTTTCTCCATGATATTTAAAATATTTAATTTTACTAACAGAAGAATTATAAATTGTTTCATATTCTCCTGGAAATATAACTCCAGAATTTGCTTGATGTTCTTGAAAATCTCTGAAAGCTTTGCCTTTAACAACATAAGCATCATAAATATCTTTTTCTTTAAAAGCTCCATTCGCATAAATAAATCTAATTTTTGGAACAGATAAAGTTCCAACCCTATAAAATCTATAAATAACCTGTTGTGTATCCATGGCTCTATAATTAGGTAATATTTGAACACATCTTTTATAATTTCCGTTTGTATCATGAAGATCAATTCCCGTGGATATCACTGTTAAATTTCCGATAAGCACTCTATAATCAGAATTAGGTTCATTGAATAATTTAATATTTTTTTCTCTGATATCTTTTGGTGTTTTGCCATAAATAACTAATGGTTTATATTTATATAAGATTTCTTCAGCCATTAAAATATCTGCAACGAAATTAAAAACTAAACAAATTTTATTTGTGTCATTTTCTTTTAAATCAATAATTGCATTTTTAATTACAATTTCAATCTTTTCTCTATCTTGAATTTGATGACATTGGATAGCTCTGCCCATATTTTTTTTTAAAGGTCCTTGACATCTTTTATTGTGTTCGTCATATTGAATAATTTCTGACAATTCTTCAATGGATTTATTTAATCTTTTTAATCTTTTTTTAGATAAATTATAATGTTCATTTTTACAATCTAATTCTAAATCTATTTTTAAATCCATTCCTGAAGTTACATATTTTTGGATAACTTGTTTATATATTTCAGATACACATAATTTAATGTTTTTAGAAGTTAGATAATCACCTTTTAAAACTGAATTAACGGCATTTATAGTTGCATCTGGATCTAAATGTTTAGAATAATTATAAATTTCACTGTAACCATATTCTTGATATTTAAAATTTCCTCTACTATTAGAATATAATAAATCATTTTTATAAATATTTAAAATTTTTAACATAGAAATAATTTGTTCAGTTCCATTGTCAAATAAAGTCCCAGACATAAATAAAACGCGACTTTTATATCCATATTCATTAACTAATTCTGAGACTCTGTTAACAATTGCTTTAATTGCTAAAAAAAGTGATGTATTTTTATTTTTACCTTTTTGAATTTCATCAAAAATAAAAATAGTCCCTTTTTCAATTAATTTATCTAATTTTTTTGTTTTATAATAAATATCACCGTTTTTTTTTAACAGTTGACTTTTAATATATCCTTCTTTTCTTCCAGCTAAAGAATCGTAATGAATTAAAGCTGGTTCACCATCAGCCAAAATAGGTACGGGAAGATTATGTGCGTGTATTTCTTCTTTCCATTTTTCTTTTACAGCATGAGGACAAAAAACAACAACATTATTAAATTCTAAAAATTGTGCAACTTTACATGCAACTATTGTTTTACCTGCTCCCATTAAACTTAAATCAAAAGCATAATAAAAAATATTTAAAATTTCTAAAAGTCTCTCAAAATGAGGAATTTGATGAGACATAAGTTCTGACATTTTTAATTATATTAAAAGAAAAAAAAATTCAAAATTAAAAAAATCTTGAAAACATATACTACTCCATATCAGATTAATTGTCTCAAGTTTTTCCTTAAAACTAGCTGTATTTAAATTTAAGTGAGGTTAAAAAAAGTTAGGCCTATTTATCTGTGACGGAAGTCTATTTCAAATAGTAGGCTCAATACGCACAATAATAATAATAAAATTTATTTATTTTCAAGTTTTTAAGTATTATTTATAATATAATTTTGGCTATTTCAACAAAATATTATCTGACTAGTACAAAAGAATTTTTAAAATTTGAATAATTTTTAAAAATTAAATTTATTCCAAAAATGACAGTTATCCTTCAATTATCTATTAGCAATTATGAAGATGATAATGAATTAATTATATGTGTAGTTAAAGATATTAGTGATATAATAAATAATATTAAAAATTTTGATGAAGAAATTAGAAAAGCAAGCTTAAATAAAAGATTATTCATAAAAATAATTAACAATTCTTCATGTAATAGTTACTTATGTTTTTATGGGTATTTAAGAGAAGGTCATTATGATTATGATAATCATGAAAAAGAGAGTTTACTGAAAATATCATTTTTTAAAGATGGTAATACTGATTATACTGAAGATAATTTTAATATTTGGGAGATATCAGAAGAATATATAAAAACTTCTTTTGATAAATTAAATTTTATTCCTGATTTTTAATAGATTTTCAGATAAATATGAAATTCATAATTTTTTTTAGAGAGCAAATGAACTCTGGATTAGTTTTAATATATGAAATGGAATAGTAAATTTTTTTAAAATTCATAATTAACATCTCCAACATTAATTACAGATAGTCCTGGAATTTAATTTATCTGAATAACTGTACTAATCCGTCCCAGATTAATTTATCCAACTTAGAAAAGTTATATGCATTTTAATATGACTTTTAAAAAAGTTGGATATTTTTATTTGGGACGGAGAAGTAATATTGATCTATAATTTCTAGGTTTCTTACTGATGAATTTTAAATTATAAAATTTGAAAAATTAAAATTATTTAAAATTAAAAAAAATGTCACTAGAAGAATTAATTTTTAGTAAAATTTCAGATGATCAAAACAATAGATTTGTATTTTCTCATGGAACATTTGAAAATACAAATTTAGAAAAATATAAAGTTTCAATTTTAATGTGTAAAAAAGGTATGTTCAAAAAAGTAATTAAATATAAATTAATGATTTCTTATAGAACAAATTTAACTGCTATTTATAATGGAGATAATATAATACAGTCAGATTATTATGAATATAAATATAGTACTATTAATGAATGTCTTTTACAAATTAAAAATTATCTTAACAATGATATTTTTATGACATATAAAGATGGTGTATTAATATCAACAAAAGTCTATAATTCAGAAAAGTTAAAAATAGATTTTGAACGTAAAGCTTTTGGTATATAAATAAATTACTCTATTTGAGATAGATTGAGTCCAATATTTTTCTTCATAGCATATAAAATTTTACTACTCCGTTTCAGATCAATGACGAACCGAAAGGTTCGCGGGAACCTTCAGGTTCCTTCGGTAATTCGTTTTTTCATCACATAATTATTCATATAAAATCTTTTTAGTTAACTAATTTTATATATTACTAGTCCAGTTCAGATAATATGTCAGGCCAGATCTTTTTCTTCACTTTTTTAAACATATAAATTTTTAATTAAAAAGCTTATCCTTAAGTAATATTTTATATTTATTTTAAACAAGTCTACTTATATTTACATATAAATAAAATTTTTCTCAAAACCCAATTTATTTGAACTGGACTAGTATTATTTTAGTTCTTATTAAATACTTATACTAATTTATTCATATAAATATTTAAGTTAATGTATTAAATACTACTCCGTTTCAAATAAATCGGTGATTCAAAAAATAAGGAACCATTTGGTTCCCGTGTGCACACCAGGGCGCACATATATATTTATATGGATGAATTGACGTAATAATTATTAAATATAAGCTTAAATAATAATACATAAAATTACTGAATAATAAAAATTTTATATGAATAATTAAGTGAAGTAAAAATGAATTACCGAAGGAACCTTCAGGTTCCCGCGAACCTTTCGGTTCGTCATTGATCTGAAACGGAGTAGTACTATTATATTTAAGATGAATTAAGTCAAGTTATTTTTTTATAAAAAACTAAACATAATAAATAGACTAGTATATTTCAGAATTGTCTATGAGTATTTTTATAAAATAATAACAAATTAACTTATGAATATATATTATAAATCTTGAAGCAGCAAATATTTTTAAATCCGAAAGTTTGAAATATTTAAGTTTTGGTTATCGATGTATTTTATTATTAATATATATATGTACTGAGATTTCTAAATCAAATGAATCTACAGTTACAAATTTATTAAGGGTTAATGGTAATAATATATCTGTTATTAGAGGATTTGCATTTACTACTTTAAATCATTCAGATGAAAAAGTTAAAAAATTTTATGTTAATATGATTAAAAAATGAAAAAATTTAATTTTATAATTTAAAAGAAATAAATTTTATAAGAAATAAAGTACAGTTTTGTAGTTTAAAAGATATTGAAAGTATTTTAGGTTTTATTTATCATCATAAAAAGAAATTATTTATTGAAGATTATAATTCACAATTAGCATTAAATGGAGATACAATTATTTTATATGCATATGATAGTTATTTTGAAGAAAATTCAATAACTAAAAAAAATGATAAATTATTTTTAGAAACTACATCATGTGAAGTAGAATTATGTTTTGAAATATTGTCTAGTTTTTTTTTTAATGTTTAAAAGTAGGCGATTTTTTTAAAAATAAATAAATATATATGTTTTTAACATATGTATTTATAATTAAAAGTAAAGCTTATATTATAGTGATTTGGTTTTTTTCGTTTTCCTATCCATGTAGAAGACATCTAAAGTTTAGAAGAGTTTATTAAAAATTTACAAGAAATATATATATAATCAAAAAATTATATAGAGTTCCTAAAAATTGTAAAAATATTTAAAAGAGTTTAGAAAAATTCTAGAAGAAATATCCTTGCATATTATTTTATAAAAATTTATCAAAAATATCGGACCAAATTATGTTATAAAAATTAGGCTCACTTGTAATTTTTGAAGATAAATTAGACTACAATTTATTTACAAAAATAATATTTTTTAATTCTTTTGGGTTATAATAAAAATATTAATACATATATAAATTTTTTAAAATTATATATTTCATCATATTACATTTTATTCCTTCTTTCTAACATTATAAAAATGATAAACTTCTTCACCATTGGGATGCCCAAGATATCTGGTCATTTCATACTCATCTGGTGATAAATTTTTGTAGTTCATATATGATTTAGAGATGAAATTTTTGGAATGCAACAAGATTACCATTTCACTGATATAAATATTTTTTGGAAATATTTTTAAATTTTTTTGTTTAATTTTTTGGATTTATCTTCAGAAGCTTCAAAATATATTTTCACCATTTTTAAGAATAGTAAAAAAAATTAAAATTCATTTTTATAGAAAATATTTTTGATATTATATTTTTTATTTTGTTTCACTATCTGTAATATTTTTAAATTTATTTCTTCATTTGTATTTAAAATTTCAAATAATGCTATAAAAAATTCTTTACATGAACTTTTCCATTTCACTATAATCCTGTATCCGATTTTTTACATTGAACTTTTTTTCACATAATATTTCCATACTTTTTAAAAAAATTAGAAGAAAAATATTTTGTTATAAAAATTTAAAAGTGCTCCTACAGTTTATAAAAAATTTAGAAGAAAATATTCTGTTGTAAAAATTCTAAAGACTTTATAAAAAAATTAGAAAATAAATATTTTGTTATAAAATTATGAATACCTTATAAAAAATTAGAAGAAATATATTCTGTTATAAAAATTCTAAACACTTTATAAAAAAATTAAAAAAATATTTTCTGTTATAAAAATTCTAAATACTTTATAACAAAATTAGACAAAAATTAGAAGAAATATATTCTGTTATAAAAATTTAAAAGATTTTATAAAAATTCTAAATACTTTATTTTAAGTGTATATTTATATAAAAATTATTTTTTGTTGATTACTTAATCGAAAACATAATTTTTCAAACTTATTTTTTCACTTAATTTATTTGACTTTTTTTCAAAACTTTAAAAAATCAAATAAATTTCATAAAAATTAAATATATATATATATTTTAGAGTATTTTGTGTTATTGTTTTAGAAATTCAAGATTGAGTTAAGAATAATTAAAAATTTAGTTATTATCACCACTTAAATCTTAAAAAATGAAAATTACAATAAAAACTTCCGCCTACTTTTTGACTCCTCACTCAAAATATTTTGGGACTAAATTAAGTGCTCTCACTCAAATAATCTTTTATTTCTCATTTTCAAAATTACAATAAGAACTTTTTGAATTTTCACTCATACTCACTTAATAATATTTTAAGTATAGTTTTAGGGAAAAAATAAAATCAATCACTAAAACAAATTAAAACACACTAAAATTTTAAAAATATTGTAATTTTCAGAATTAAAATAGGAACATTTTGTTTTTACACATTATCATTGAATATTATTTTAAGAAAGATTATCTTGTTTAAATATGAATATTAGTGTATAAAAATTTAAAAGTAAGTATATATCCTTGTACTAGTCAAGTTCAGGAGAATCCTTTAGGATTCCTATAAAATTGGGTTTTCAAAAAAAATTATTTAGTTAAAGATAAGTTTAATTACTTATAACTCATATAAAACACACTTTAAAATAATTTTTTTTAATTTTATATAAAAAAACTAAGAAATAAATTCTCAAAAACAATTTATCTGAACTGGACTAGTAAATATTTATTTTTATACGAATAAATTGACTTATTTTGTCTTATTATGTTTCAGTTATATTACAAAGATATTCAGAATCACTATCTTCAAAACTTCTTTTTCCATTTGTATTTAAATTTTCTTTTAATCCTGTACTACATTTTTTACATGTACTTTTTCGTTTTCCATGCTCACAAAATCCTGTGCCACATTTTTTACAACTATGTTTAAATTTTCCGTGTTCGCATAATCCTGTTCCACATTCTTTACAATTACTTTTCCGTTTTCCATGCTCGCAAAATCCAGTACCACATTCTTTACAAATATGTTTAAATTTTCCATGCTCACAAAATCGATTTCCACATTCTCTACAACTATATTTATTTTTTCCATGTTGACAGGATTCAGTACAACATTCTTCGCATCTGCTTTTCGGTTTTCCATGTTCACAAAATCCAGTACCACATTCTTTACAATTATATTTTAATTTTCCATGTTGACATAATCCAGTGCCACATTCTTTGCAATTGTATTTCTGTTTTCCATGCTTACAAAATAGAGTTCCACATTCTTTACATCTGCTTTTCGGTTTTCCATGTTGACAGAATCCAGTACCACATTCTTTGCATCTGCTTTTCGGTTTTCCATGTTCACAAAATCCAGTACCACATTCTTTACAATTATGTTTTAATTTTCCATGTTGACAGAATCCAGTACCACATTCTTTGCAATTGTATTTCTGTTTTCCATGTTGACATAATCCAGTACCACATTCTTTACAACTATATTTATTTTTTCCATGTTGGCAGAATCCAGTTCCACATTCTTTACAATTATGTTTTAATTTTCCATGTTGACAGAATCCAGTACCACATTCTTTACATCGATCTTTTCTTTTTCCATGTTCACATAATCCAGTACCACATTCTTTACATCTGCTTTTCTGTTTTTTGTGTTCACAGTTTCCAGTTCCACATTCTTTACAATTATCTTTTAATTTTCCATGTTGACATAATCCAGTTCTACATTCTTCTTTTCTTTTTTCATATAATATCTCCATACTTTTGAAAAAAGCATTATTTATTTTTAAATTCATTTTTAGATCACACAAATATACATATAAAATTAGGTCGGCTACTTTTAATTCACTAATTTATATATTGTTATTTAAGTTGTTATTAAATATTTATACTAATTTACTCATATAAATATTTATGTGCGCCCTGGTGCAGACGGGAACCAAATGGTGGGACTGTTCTTTATTTTTTGAATTACCGAAGGAACCTTCAGGTTCCCGCGAACCGTTCGGCCCCATTTTCTTGGTTCGTCATTGATCTGAAACGGAGTAGTATTAGAGATTGTGTATTTATTATTTCTTCTCATAAAAAAATTCAAAAAAAAGATTCAAATCAAATATTTTTATTCTTATTTTGAAACATTTTATGAAATTTTTGATCAAAATCAATTTAATGTTCATGGACTACAATTTCTAACTTTTTTCTATTATTTTTTTTTAAGTTAAGATAATAATGAAAATAAAATGATAAATGATAGTCTAATGCAATTAAATATCCTTCACCTTCTGAAAAAATGTTGTATTAATTTATCATTTTTACGATGAATTATTTCGTAAGAAAGATTTTTTAAATTTATTTCTTCTTTTGATTCAATTTTTTTTAAAATTCATTAAAATTGTTTAAAAATTTATAAAATAATATAGGACATCTATTGTTTTTATCATATAATTTTTCCAAAGTTTTATTATATTTACTATTTGTATATAAATCCACCCTACTTTCTAAAAGTATTCCGTACTAGTCCAGTTCAGATAATATGTCAGGCCAGATCTTTTTCTTCACTTTTTTAACCATATAAATTTTTAATTAAAAAGCTTATCCTTAAGTAATATTTTATATGTCTTTTAAAAAAGTCTAATTATATTTACATATAAATAAAATTTTTCTCAAAACCTGACATATTATTTGAACTGGACTAGTAAGGAATTTTAGATATGTTATTACACCCATTTATAAATGGACAAAAATCTATATTTTTATTAACATCAATCATATCTTCATCTCTTCGAATATCTTCTAAATATTTTTTAGTAAAAAAACACATTTCTTCAATTTTTTTATCATTTAATTCTAAATTAGTTGGTAAAACATGTCCTAACATTAAAGCCGTTATTGGTGTTGTCGTAAAATCTGCTATTTTATAATCCAGATAAATAGAACATGAACATGTTGCTTTATAGGAATTGAAAAAATACGACTCCGTCACAGATTAATTTATCCAACTTAAAAAATTTATATATATTTTTATATGACTTTTAAAAAAAATGTTCTTTTTTATCTGGGACAGAGAAGTACATGATATCTAAATATTCTTCTTTACTAAGAAATTCTTTAAAACTATTAATTTTAATTTCGACATACCAATCTATTGGACAATTGGAGTTATAAATTTCAAATCTTATTATATTTGCAATAGCCGCACCAACATGTATTTTATTAAAAAATTTATTAAATAAAATACATACCGTCGTCATTTGTCCACCACTATAAAGACAATCATCAATTACAAATAATTCACAATTGTATTCGGATTCTAATTTAAAAAATTCAACATCTTCTTTAAACATTAATATTTCAGGTATTTCATATTCTAATAATTTAATGAAATATAAACAAATTAGACTTATAAAATATATTGAACTTTCTTTATTACTAACATACATTACATATTTATTATCTTTCTTTCTTTCATATAATTTAATAATAATATCTCTTACCTTCTCAAAAATATCATTAAATGTAAAATAATTTGTGTTTTCAATTAAATTTTTAGCAGCTCTTCCTCTTCGAAATGATAATTGTGAATTTATAAATATATTAGCATTATTTTCATCTATTTTCATGATTTTTAGATTCTAAATCTTTATGTTTAATAATTTTATGAATCTTATTTTTATTTATAATATTATGTAATCGTAGATATTTATCCGTCATTTTATTGTTCATTTTAATAATAAATAAAAATAATTAAAAAAATTGAAAATATTTAAATTATTTTATTTTATATAAATGAACTATGTTAACTTAACAGGTATTAGAGATGGTGAATTTATTACTTCTTCTGAGAAAGCAATTCAAAACAAAGGTACTATTATACAAATTAAAGGCTTTTATCCTCCCTTTGAACCTTTTTCTAGAATGTTTGATGAACATATTTTGAAAGACACTTTTAGAAAATATAATTTTTTCAAAGATATGGATTTGAAAGATATTAAACATTATCTTTTAAATAATTCGACAGTGCTTGATGATTTATATTTAGAAGATTCTAATATTCAAGTTAAATTCATTAAAATCTCTGGAAAATTTTTCTTTGAGAATTTAACAAAAGAACAAATTGATGAACTTTCTTCTGATAAATTCTTCCCAATAAAGTATGTGTATGATATGATACCTAGAAAACCAGGTTCTAAAGCTAACAAACACACTTTAATTTTTAGACCTACAAATTGGAAATTAATGAATGAAAAATCACTTTTAAGTAATTTTAAGGGATATGTTTTTAATTGTGATACTAAAAAAATATCTTACGGAAACTTTGAAAATGTGTTTGTTTTTGATAATTTAGCAATTACTTATCCAACAGGAAAAACATTAGAAACAGAAAAAATGGCTTTAGAAATTCTTTCAGAAAATTATAATATATCTTTTGAAAGCATTAATAGGATCAAAGAAATATTAAAATGGTTTACACCTTCTGTACATAAATCGTTAATTCAAAAAATTATTAGAACAAAATGTAAAAAAATTAGTTATGAAAATGAAAAATTTAATTCTTTCAATGTTTTAGCAATTTCTTTTACAATTTTAATGTTTTTGCCTGGAAGTTTCGTCAGCACCATACAATCTTACGTTACTGGCATTGAATCAGCCACAAAAAGATTAGCTGTAAGTATTTGCGAAGATTCTTATCTTGAAGATTTTTCAGAAATTACATTACTTTATGCTTGTTCATTAATTGCAAAATCTGATAGAAATTGGAAACCGACAATAAAACTTTATGAAAAATGGTTAGATATTATTTTTATAGCACAAAAAGATTCAAGAATGTATAAATATGAAAATCATGCTGAAATCATTGATCCCAAAGAAATTAATCAATATGCATTTTCTTATTTTTTACTTAAAGAATTAAAAAGTTTTCAAACAGATATATCTATGGTTTTAACAACAGATGGAACTATTAGAGAATTTATTAATATAAAATCAGATTTAAATATCATGCCGATTCAGCATTGTTTGGATCATCATTCATTAACTGAAATTGTTTGGTATTTTAATCCTGCATTTATTGAAAATTTTAAAAATTATTTAGAAGTCTTTAATTTTATTTGGAATAATAATGTAGGCTATAATCCTAGAAAACATTTAGAGTCTCATTTTTCAGAAGAAGTTTTTGAAGCTCAAAGAAAACTTTGGATAGCTAGAAAATCAGAAGAAAAAATTGAAAGAAATCTAATTGAAAAATACAAAACTCTTGAATTTGAATTTCCCGAATCTATTATAGCAGGTTTAGTAGGTCCAGTTGAGATTAAGTTAAATTATAAAAATATTTTAGTTGTTTTAAAAACAGATAATGTTTATGATTTTGTAATTACAAGAAGACCTTCTAGAGATAATAAAGATATTACTTTAACAGATGAAGAAAAAGAACAAGGAAAAATTCTAATGTTAAGAAAATTGAAATTAGGTATTAAATTAAATAGTAATTTAAAAAGATTTTCTGGTAAAATTTTAACTCTTTCAGAGAATGGAGAATATTTATTAGACAGCTTTAATGATTTTCTGAAAATTAAAACTAAATTTTCTATTCATGATAATATGATTTTTCAGGGAGATATTGTTAATTATTCTTTAAAATATACAGGTATAGGAATTGAAAAGAATGCTTTTGAAAATTTAGAAAATATTTTAAATAATTTAGAAGATAAAATTCTTAGAAGAATTATAATTTATATTTCTAATTACAAAACTGCTATTTCACTTTTTCAATTAGGTAGGGATGGAAAAGGAACAGAATATACAGTTTCTATTTATGATACTCATGTTTTTTGGTTTTTGACAGAAATTTGTAAAATTTTCCCTGTTGCTTTAGAAATGGAAAAAAGCAAATTTATTGTTAAAAATTTTGAACTTTGGTGTTTTATTAAAAAAATTATTATCAATAAAACAAATAAAAATATTAAATCAAAATTTCCAATTCCTGTAATTACCAAAAATTTATGGAAACATCAAATTGATGCAACACAAAAACTTATTTCTCCAGTTAAACATGGTAATTTAATTTGGATTTCTGTAGGTTTAGGTAAAACATTAATCGTCATTAATTATATAAAATATTTAATAGAAAACAATTTAATGTGTGAGTATTTAGTTTATACACTTCCACCAGCAGCTTTAGACGGCGTAGAAAAAGAATTTATTGAAGCTGGAATGAAAACTAATATTTTAGATATGAAAAAATCGAGTAAAAAAATAAAAATTAAAAAAGGTTGTGTTAATTTTATATTTCATGACCATATGAGAATGAATGGAATGGATGAACAATTAAGAAAAAAAAGTTCGAAGATGCTTTTTATTGTTGATGAATTTCATAAAACTTTAGGTAAAAGTCAAAGAACATCTTTAGCTTTAGAAATTTCAAAATTATCAAATAAATTTGTAGGATTATCTGGAACTATTATAAATAATACTAATACAAATGAGTTAATTCAATGGTTAGAGATGATAGTTGATTTTGAAGTTACAGAATCTAATTTTTGGGTTGCTGTAGGAGAACTTGTTTCGAGTCGAATAGATACAGGTATTGAAATTATTAGAGAAGAAAAAACATTTGAAATGGATGAAAAATATTATAAATTAGTTCCAGAAAAATTAGGCGGAAATTTAATTGGTGAATTTGATTTTAGATATATTTTAAATATGTGTTATGAAAGAGTTAATAGTGAAATTATTAAAATTTCAAAAAAATATATAAAATCAGAACCTGTTTTTATAGTCGCAAAAGATATTACTTCACAAAAACAATTGGAAAGTAAATTTTTAGAATTTTTAAATAAAGATGAAATTTTTTTAATTTCAAGTAATTCATTTATTACTTATAAACCTGAAGATGAAAGAAATATTAAAGTAATTATTACAACACCAACACATTCTATGGGATATACTCTAACAAAAATAAAAATTATGATAAGTTCTGTGTATTTAGGCAATCAAACTACAAGAGAACAATTAGAAGGTAGAATTAATAGAATTGGACAAGTTTCAAAAAATATAAGAATCATAACAATTCATGGAGGTATATTATCATACATTTTTAAGAAATATGAAAATGCTAGATCCATATCAGAAGTCTTAAAAGATTTTTCAGAGAATATTAATGTTTAAAGAAATATAAAAAGATATTTTTAAGCATATACCAGTCCAGTTCAGGATGATCCGTGTGATAGGAAAACCCGAAGACCTATAAAATTGTTTTTCCAAAAACAAGTCTATGTAAATTTATGTATAAATATTTATATCTGATACTACTCCGTTTCAAATAAATCGGCGATTCAAAAAATACATTTTTATATGAATAAATATGTATACTAGTCCAGTTCATATAGTCGGAGTAATTGGGCCAGATCTTTTTCTTCAATTTTAAAACAATATTAAATTTTAAGTAAAATCTATATTTTTAAGTGAGTATTTATATCACTTAAAAATATTTAAACATAAATTTACATATACTTCTCCGTCCCAGATAAAAAAGAACATTTTTTTATAAACTCATATAAAAATATATATAAATTTTTTAAGTTGGATAAATTAATCTGGGACGGAGTAGTACCGGTTTTTGAAAACCCAATTTTATAGGAATCCTAAAGGATTCTCCTGAACTGGACTAGTAAGTGTTTAATTTATAATTATAAATTAATATATAAAAATATACTACTCCGTTTCAGATCAATCGGTAATTCATTTTTAGATCACTCATTTATTCATATAATATTATTTTAATTAACTAATTTTATATATTAATGTATACGTATACATTTAATACTTATACTTATTTATTGATATAAAAATTTGATGTGCACCGAGGCGCACACGGGAACCAAAATGGTTCCTTATTTTTTGAATCACCGATTTATTTGAAACGGAGTAGTAGTAATATATAATTATTTTTATATGAATAATTGTGTGAAAAAAAATAAATTACCAATTGATCTGAAACGGAGTAGTATAAATATTTATATGTTATGATGAAAAATATATGTCCCAATTAGTCCCACTATTTGAACTAGACTAGTAATTTTTTGCGATATTTTTCATAATTAAGTGATTTTATATCTACATTTTTTTATTTGTGTGATTTTATGTGAAAATGAAAAATTTTAAAAAACAAAAAGTTTCAAAAAATGTCAAAAAAATTAAGTGAAAAATTAAGTGTGGAAAATCAACATTTTTTAGGTTTTTGATTAAGTATTCAACAAATTTTTAAAAAATATTTTTACGCTTAATTTTACAGTTAAAATATTTTTTTAGATTTTCAAAATATTTTACTAGTCCAGTTCATATAGTCGGAGTAATTGGGCCAGATCTTTTTCTTCACTTTTAAAACAATATTAAATTTTAACTAAAACCTACTACTCCGTTTCAAATCAATCGGTAATTCATTTTTAGAACACTCATTTATTCATATAAAATTATTTCAATACACTAATTTTATATATTAACTTATAAGTAAAGATTTAATACTTATACTTAATTATTTATAAAAAATTTTTTTTTGAAACACCGATTTATCTGAAACGGAGTAGTATATTTTTAAGTAAATATTTATATCACTTAAAAATATTTAAACATAAATTTACACATACTTATTTATGTGCGCCCTGGTGCACACGGGAACCAGATGGTTCCTTTTTTTTGAAAACCCAATTTATCTGAACTGGACTAGTAGTCCATTTCAAATGAATATGCATTTCATAAAATAATATATAAAAATATTGATGAATTTTATATGAATAAGAATATAAAACGAATTGCAGATTTATTTGAAATGGACTAATAATTTATATTGTTTGACACAATTTATCAAATTTTTCTTGTTCTCCAAAATACAATATTTATCAATTTTTTTTATATCTTCTAAAATGTATTTAAAGGAGTCTAAAATATGTTTTCTATTAAAATTTGTAATTTTTAAAACATGTGTTATTTTTGACATATCAGTATTTGTGTTGTCTCTATCAAAATTTGTAAAACATATTTCATTTTCTAATTTTTTAATAATTTGATGGTTAAAAACTTCATTATTTATTATTTTTTGAAAAACTATATCTACACTTTCAAATCTTTCATTCCCATAGTTAGTATGAATAAATAAAATTGGCCTCGATGAAAATTTGTTGTTAAATCTAAAAGGGATTCTAAAAAGGTATTCTAATACAATTTTGTTTCAAATAATTTTTAAACACAATTTAAAAATTTTATACATATACATATATTGAAAGAAAAGACTTTTTTATATTTGATTAAAAAAAAAGAGATAATAATGCTTTTAGAAATAATTAATGTTAAATAGTAAAATTGATAAGCTGCTCGTCCATATACCGCTACGTGTAATTCTGTAATATCTTTACTTGTAAAAGGAATAAAATCATATTTAATATTTTCACTTTTATCTTTTATTAAAAAATCAATTTCTTTGTTTTTATCATCATGTTCAGAAAATAAATATTTCAGAACTTCAAATTTATTTTCAAAAGCATATTCATAAAAACTTTCAGGATAATCAATTTGCCAATATTTCGAAATATTAAAAACACTAATAAAATCTTCAATATTTTCTATTTCATTTGTATATTTTATAAACTTATCTTCAATATTTAAATCTTCTTCATCTTCTAAAAAAGATTGATACAAATTACCATTTCTAAGCCATTCAGGTATATCTTGTAATTTCATTTAAAAATTACTAAAAAAATTAAAAAAAATTCATTTTTTTTTTTAATATACCGGAAACATCGTTTTTTATAAAAAGTGTTTGCCGTACGGCTCCTTCTCAGATAATGTTTTGTTGAAATATCTGACAGATTGAAAAAGTTATACTACTCCGTTTCAAATAAATCAGGAGAACTTTCAGGCTCTCTGTGATTCAAAAAATAAGGAACAGTCCCAACATATTGTTCCCGTGTGCGCCTCGGTGCACATTATATATTTATATGGATGAATTGACGTAATAAGTATTAAATATAAGATTAAATAATAATACATAAAATTACTGAATAATAAAAATTTTATATGAATAATTGAGTGAACTAAAAATGAATTACCGAAGGAACCTGAAGGTTCGTCATTGATCTGAAAAGGAGTAGTACTTATTTTTATATGAGTTTTAAAAAAGTTGGATAGTTCGCCTACTTTTTATGGTTAATTAAATTTTGAGATTTTACATTTTAATTCTTAAATATAAAATTTTATAGAAATCCATTTACATGAGCTTTACAATTATTAATTTGTAACAGATAAAATTTTTTCTTCTATACTACTCTGTCCCATTTTAATTTTCCTAACTTTTTTCGAAAGCGCTTAAATTCCGATATAACTTTTTCAAGTTGAGAAAATTAAATTGGGACGGAGTAGTACTCCAAATTCTATCATATATACTTCTCCGTCCCAGATAAATTTATCCAATTTGAAAAAGTTATATTTATTTTTAAGTGATTTTGAAAAAAGTTGGATATTTTTATTTGGGACGGAGAAGTACCTTTTTGTGATTTATTTAAATATTCATATCTTTCAGTATTATTTTTTAATTCATCCATTATTTTTTCTTCTATTTCTAAACATGTTAATTTTTCTAAATAATTTTTAATATGAATCAAATCATCACTAATATGATTTATCCTTAAATTTCTTTCTGGTATATAATATTTTAATACTGAAATTTGTTTAAAAAAATTATATTTTCTGTGTAATGTATAAAGATTAAATGAATATGACATTACAGAAGTGTAATCGGTCCAAAATAAACTTACAATTAGTTTTCCAATTATGTCCCATTCTAAAGAATCATTCCAAATTATATCTGTCATTGGTGGTAATTCTAAAGTATTTGTAAAAATTAATTCTGCCACATAATACTGATATTTGTATTGACTTAAAATAAAATCAAATTCATATTGTTCTTTTAATTCTTCATCAATTTCATCAAATTCACAAAATCTTCTACAAATAAATATTTTCAAACCTTTTTTTTCTAAAATCATTTGTTTATGTAGTTTTTTTCTATTTTCATCATTTGTTAATATTTTTAATGTTTCGATATTATGTATATCATCTAAATTTATAATTTTCTTTTCAGTATTTTTAAATAAATTATTTCCCATTTTTTTATAAAAATCAAACATCATATTTTTGATGGAATATTAGTATATATCAAAAAATAATCACATTTCTAAAAACTTTATTTTTTGACTTCCACTGACATATTATTTAGTAATCAAATTACTTTTGATAAATAAAAATAAAATTTTACATAAGATTTTATTTTTATCTAAAAATGGAAAAATTTAACAATATAAAATGGGTTAATGAAAAAAAATTATTTTTAGATAAAAATAATCCGAATTTAACATTTTCATTTGTACAAAAAAATCATCCTAATTATGGATGTGTACTATTAAGTTTTGATGATGAAAATCTTTCAAAATCTGAAAATTTAAAAGATTTAAGTACATATGCAGATGCTGTCATTGTATGTTGTCATGAAGTTATTGGAAACAGTCATTTTATTAAAAATAATTTTACAGATGAACTAATTATTAATGCTAATATTACTTGTATTGGAGGCATTTCATATATAGCTTTAAATCATTCAGATGAAAAAGTTAGGGATTTTCATTTTAATCTTATTGAAAGATGGAGAAAATTATAATTTATCAATTAGTTGAACAGTTATATAACAGACAGAACATGATAAACAATTGTTTTATTTACTTTTTGCAAATAATTTGACATATATTTGATTAAAAATTTTAGAAGATTTCATACATAAAAATATTTTTACAGTTTATAAGAAATATATTCTTATAATTTTTACTACTCCATTTCAAATAAATTGAGTCCGCTCTAAAATATTAAGTGATGAATAATACTAAAAAACTTACCTGACTCAATTGATCTGACATGGAGTAGTAGTTAATATGTTTTTATGAAATATCTCCATCATCAATTTTTTTTAATTCTTTTGCTCTAAAAATCATCCGGATCAAAATCATCATATTCTGCTGCAATTAAATTATTAGTTACTTCTCCTGAAAACACTAAATTTTCGACTGTTAAATTATTCATATATTCTTCTTTTTCTTTGTTTTTAAGTTTGTATAATTTACATCCCAACGAATCATATTTATATTTTTGTCTAACAGTTGTTGCCTTTTTAATTGCTTCTATATTTCCTGTAACATAACAAACTCTTTTAGGACGACTAAATCCCACATAAAACAATTCATTTGTTAAGAAATTATTTTTTTCTCTGTATGGATTATAAACTATGCCAATTTTACATTCAGAACCTTGTGCTCTACTTATACTTATGGCGAAAGAATGAATTAAAAGATTTATATTTAGTTGATTCTTTTCTTCTGAATTTTCAAAAAGAAATAAATATTCTTCTCCATCTAAAGTTTTAACTAAAATTCCATTTTCTTCAAATTTTTTAATATATCCTTCATCACCATTATAAATAGTTACATCATCATCATAATAATTTTCAACTAACATAACTCTATCTCCAATCTTCCAAATTTTATTATTTTTATTGATAAACTTTGCATTTTTAAGAAATATATTTTGAACAATGATATTAAGCTGATCTAAACAATCATTATAAGGACAAAAAATACATATATCCGATACATCTACATCAGCATTAAATAAACCATTTAAAATTAATTCAATATTTTCAATTCCACCTTCTAAAACATAGAATCCTAAACCACTTTCAAATTCTACCGGAACATTAAAATTTCTTTGAGGATTAACCATTTTTTCTAAATTTTTAAGAATTACTCGATCAAAATTAATATCTCCAGGGGCTATATTATCAGGTTCTTTATTATCAAAAGATTGTAAATTATGTTTCACAATTCTATGATTTGTATTTAAACGATAAATTGGTATTCTTCTACATTTCATAATTTCTTTCATAAAACAGCCCCAACTTATAGGTTGTAATTGATTAACATCTCCTATAATAATAATTTTATAATTACCTTTAAATTTTATAATAAATCTATAAAAAAGTTCTATAGTTACCATACTTGTTTCATCTATAATTAAATATTTAAATTTTTCTTTAAATGGTGATAAAATAATTCTATCTAAAGTTGTAGCTATTTTTTTTCCTAAAATTTGATTAACTCTAGAAACGGCCTTCCCTGTAAAAGATGCTATAACATATTTAATATTTCTTTTATCTAAATTATTTACAATTTCTTTAATTACAGATGAATTATGTGTTACTAATCCAGTAGCAAGAACAAATCTACCATTCCCATCTAATTCAAATCCATAATAATTATCAATTTCTTTTTCACGAATAGTAAAAGTCAAATTAATGTAACTTGATGGTAATTTTTTAAGTAATGTTGGAATATTATTTAAATTATTACCGGAAATATATAATTTATTATTTTTTCTTGAAGATATATATCCTAAAGTTGCAGATAAAAACTCTAAATTTTTAAATAATTTAATTTCATCAAATTCTATATCTTTAATATTAATTATACCATATCTATCTATTAATCCTGCAAGAAGTTTTAACCTAATTTTTTCAGTATTAATTAAATAATTTTTTTCAATTTCTCCTTTGTATCCTTTAATATATACATTCTCAGAAACTTCTTTTTCAGGAAATTTTATAGAATTATGAAATAAATACATAAAATTTTTATTTTTAACTTTTAAGTAATCTAAAACAGAAATGTCAAAAATATCTTCTTTTAAATTATTTAAGAAATTATAAGCTTCTTTTTTAATTAAAAAAGTTCTTTTCTTTTTCAATCCATTTCTTGTATAATAAATAATATATTTATTTTTTTTATTTAAACAAAAAGGTTGAAATCCTTTTAATGTTAAAATATGTTCTCCATTACAAGTAAAAGATTTCCCTTCAGAAGGTCTAATTTCATACATCAAAGATCTTCCTTGTGTTACATTTAAAACATTTTTAGGATTAGAATCTTCTCCCATAACAATTTCTCCTTCTTTAATATTTTCTATTTTTTTAATTTTACCATTAAACATCAAAATTTCAGTACCTTTTTCAAAACATTTTCCAGTTCCTGGCCCACCAGTTAATATACTAATTCTATGGTAAATAGTTGATTGAATTGCATTTTTTTGTTCTTCTGTTAAAGTTTTTAAAATATATTCTTCTTCAGTTTTTTTAAAATTTTTATATTCATCTGAAGTTTTAATAATTCTTTCATTTAAAAAATTACAAACATAATTTTCTATATCATAAATATACTTAAGATAAACTAAATCTTGGTTTTCATGGACAAAAACACATTCATATTCTTCAATTAACTTATCTTTATAAAGAAATAAATCATTAAAATTTTTTCTTAACATCCATAATGGTGTTGAAGTCCAACCTTTATTTTTTAAATTATCATAAATTATTCTAACAATTTCACCACATTTAACTTGTTCATTATCTATTTTTTTACATTTTGAAACCATAATTCCACAACAAATATTTATTGGAATTGATGCAATTTTATAAGGATTATCATTACATATTTGAGCTATTTCATCAATATCTTTATTAGAATTTTCAATCATTTCATCAGCAATACCCATTAAAGTTAAACTTCTTTTATAAACTGAATCATACCACCAAATCAAAAGACTATTAACTTGTGGAGCTTTTAATCCTATTAAATTTTTTAGTTCGTAAACTATTTCTGAATCTTTATTTTTTGCATATTTATTGGATAAGTCACATAAATAAGTCATAATTCTTTTTGAAACTGTTAAAGAAGTATCTTTTCTTACTGAATCGACAGATCTACCATATCCCGAATTAAAAGCTGCAACATTTAACTTATTATAAAGATCTTCAATATTTATTCTACCCTTTAAAGCAGTTACTAAAAAATGTGTAATATTCTCTTCATTAACAGAAATATTAATATAAGGTTGTCTTACAAAAAAATTATTTTGATCAACAAATCCTAAAATCATATCACCTACATTAACAGGATTCATATTATATTTTGCTTTTTTAAATTTTTTATAATCATCAGGCTTTAAAGTAGATAAATATTTATTTAATTCAGGAATATATTGACATTGAATAATTTCGTTTTGAGTTTGAATATCAAGAAGTATATTAGAATTTACATTAAAAATTTTATTAACTTTAATAACAACACCAGAAATTTCAGTTTCAGACATTTTTATAAAAAATAAGAAATAAGAAAATTTTTCATTTTTTTTACAAAACTTGACATTTCAGATAATATGAAAATTTTCAAGTCTAATCTGTACAGCTGGTTGTAAGTAAAAAAAAACCCTGTACTTCTCCGTCCCAGATAAAAAAGAACATTTTTTTATAAACTCATATAAAAATATATATAAATTTTTTAAGTTGGATCAATTACTCCGTACTAGTCCAGTTCAAATACGCCGACAAAGTTGGGTCATATCTTTTTTATTCACTTTTTAGATCATATAAAAATTTTAAATAATTAAACATAAATTTAGATATAGTTAATTATTTTTTAAAAACTCAATTTTACAAGGATACTCCTGAACTGGACTAGTATAAATTACTCTAAAAACATCTGACTCAATTGAAAGTTTTTATAACCAAAATTGATTTTTAAAAAAAATTTGTAAAAAATTAAAATACTTTAATAATGGATCAAGTTTATATAAATAATGATTTAATAAGGTTACCTGAAATAGAAAAATTTAATATTTCATTGGATTCTGAAACGGAAAAAAATGTTATTCCACTGGATTCTGAAACAGAAAAATTTAATATTTCACTGGATTCTGAAACGGAAAAAAATGTTATTCCACTGGATTCTAAAAAAGAAAAATTTAATATTTCATTGGATTCTGAAACGGAAAAATTTAATATTTCATTGGATTCTGAAACGGAAAAATTTAATATTTCATTGGATTGGGATACTCTTTATAATTTTCAAAAAACTTTTCGAAATGAAAATGCCATCTCTGGTTCTTCTTTACTAAGGTATCTTAATCTTTCACCAAACTGTCTTCAGTATCTATATTCAAAAAAGGTTTACCCGTCAAAAACAAAGGGTTCAATTGGTCTTGAGCTTCGTGATGCTCTTGAACTACTAAAAAATTCTCCTTCTTTAAAAGATAGCTTTACTGACGATTCATCTTTATCGGAAAAAGTAACCGATATTATCATGTGTGAAGATAACAGAAAAAAGTTGAAAGAAGCACATATCTTCGATATCATCGTAAGTTGTGAAAATTCAGAAAGTGTTAAGGTTATTTGTTTAGGTAAATACAACGAAGAAAAAATAAAAGAAACTTTACAGGAATTAAAACCATTATTGAAATTAAATATTAAGGAATATGAAATTATATACTATTTTTAGTTAAAAATAAATATACTATCATATTCTTCTACTACTACGTTTCAAATGAATCGGTAATTAAAAAAAAAGGAACCAAATGGTTCCCTTGTGCACCAGGGCGCACATAAATATTTATATGAAACAGAGTAGTACAACTTTGTCCCGAAGAGAGAGTATGTGCAGTACATTTAAATATAAATGTAAGTTTTTCAACTTGTGTAGTGGTCCTACTTTTTATCTGTGACGGAGTATTATTTCATAATTTTATACTAGTCCAGTTCACATAAATTGGGCCAGATCTTTTTCTTCACTTTTTTAACCATATAAATTTTTAATTAAAAAGCTTATCCTTAAGTAATATTTTATATTTCTTTTAAACATGTCTACTTATATTTACATATAAATAAATTTTTTCTCAAAACCCAATTTATTTGAATTGGACTAGTATAATCTGAAAAGTAAAAAAAAAGATCTGAAAAAATTAATCACAATATATGAACTAAAGCAGTACTACTCCGTTTCATATCGTGGGACCAATGGGAGATTCATTTTTAGATCTGACATATAAAATTAGGTCGCCTACTTTTAATTCACTAATTTTATATATTATTTTATAAGTACAGATTTAATACCTATTACGTCAAATTATTCATATAAAAATTTATGTGTGGCCTGGTGCACACGGGAACAGTCCTACCAAATGGTTCTTTATTTTTCCAATTACCGAAGGAACCAAGAAAATGGTTCCTTTAGGTTCGTCATTTATCTGAAACGGAGTATTAAATATACTTTCATTATGATTAAAAATGCATTTCTGGACAATATGTTTTTTCACAAAGTTGTCTAGGATTATTTTTCCCTATATCAATACCACATATTGTACAATAACAAGAATTATTATTTTCATTGTAATAATTTTTAAAAAAATCATCTTCATATGACATAATTTCATCCATATCATATTCATCATAAATTTTTTTAGCAATTTTTTTAATTTTTTTATATAAATTATTAACCATAAAAAAAGATTTATTTTCTTTTAAATAAGAAAATTGTATACGCAGAATAATATATCGAATATTTTCTTTATTAGACATTTTTAATAAAGTAAAAAAAATTATTAAATTAAATTACCAAGGAATTTTTTGTGAACTGTAACTCTCAACTATAACTCCATTTGCATTTAATGTATTTGTCCTTCTATTTTCTCCTTCTTCAAAACACAATTCTATATGATAATATTTATTTTCATTTAATTCTAAAAATTCTTCAATACTTAATCTTTTTAATTAAAGATGTTCTGGTAAGTAAAAAATCCCTTTTTTTTAATTGCATGACCTTGTGAAAGATATAAATCTTCATTAGAATTCAAAAAGCCTTTAGGAAGTAAAAAAGGCATATACTTATCAATTAATTTAACTTTTGTACTTATGATATTTTTAATTTTAAATTCTTTATTTTCTGAAATAATAATATCTTCGTTTTTAGTTAAAATTTTTGTATTAGAAAGTAAACATGGAACTGACAATGATTCTGTTATAAAAGAAAATGTTTGTGTAGTATTAAAATTATTTTAATAATTATCAATACCTGTAATATTCCTAAAATTAAAAAATGAAAATACAGTGCTATTAAAAGCTAAGCCATTAACTGAAAAATAAGGTACATTGCCCGTACTAGTCCAGTTCAAATAAATTGAGCCAGATCTTTTTCTTCACTTTTTTAACCATATAGATTTTTAATTAAAAAGCTTATCCTTAAGTAATATTTTATATTACTTTTAAACACGTCTACTTATATTTACATATAAATAAATTTTTTCTCAAAACCCAATTTATCTGAACTGGACTAGTAGAATTTAATATGTTATCATTTTTTAAAAATGTCCCAGGGGATAGCAATGTTGGATTTGTTTCTGTATTTAAAGGATTTCCGTTTCAAATCAATGACGAACCAAGAAAATGGAGCCATTAGGTAATTCATTTTTACTTCACACAATTATTCATATAAAATTAGGTCGCCTACTTTTAATTCACTAATTTTATATATTAATTTATAAGTAAAGATTTAATACATTAACTTATATATTCATATAAATATTTATGTGCGCCCTGTTGCACAAGGGAACCAAATGGTGGGACTGTTCCTTATTTTTTGAATTACCGGATGGTTCCATTTTCTTGGTTCGTCATTTATTTGAAACGGAGTAGTACCAGATAAATTATAAAAAGACATTTTATAATACAATAAAAAATATGATTGTCTTTTCAAAAAATTAAAATTATTTTGGGATAGAGTCTTATTAAATTTAATTACCAAGGAATTTCTTGTGAACTGTAACTCTCAACTGTAACTCCATTTGCATCCAAAGTATTCGTCCTTCTATTTTCATTTTCTTCACAATATAGTTCTATATGATAATATTTATTTTCATTTAATTTTATAAATTCTTCAATACTTAATCTTTTTAATCCAAGATGTTCTGGTAAAAAAAATTTATCTTCTACTTTAATAGCATGCCCTTGTGAAAGATACAAGTCTTCTTTAGAATTAAGAAAGTCTTTAGGAAGTAAAAAAGGCATATACTTATCAATTAATTTAATATCTGTATTAAAAATATTTTTAATTTTAAATTCTTTATTTTCTGAAAGAATAATATCTTCATTTTTTAAAGAATCAATTTTAATATATCCATTTTTTGTTAAAATATTTGTGTTTGAAAGTAAACATGGAAGAAAAAGTGATTCTGATGTAAAAGGATAGTTTTCTAAACCAAAACTATTATAAGAATTATCAATACCAGAAATATTCCTAAAATTATAATTTACATTAAATCCAAAAGTACTTAACAAACTTAATCCATTAGTTGAAAAATAAGGTATATTATCTGTAGAATTTAAGATATTATCATTGTTTTCAAATGAACCAGGAGGTAATAATTGTGGGTTTGTGTCTGTGTAAAACAGATTAAGATTAATATAATACTCTATACTTCCAGATAAAGCTGTAACTAAATTGTTATTATCTACAGTAAAAACTAAATTAGCATTAGCATTATAACCTCCTATTTGAACAATATATGTTCCAGAAAAATTATAAAAAGACATTTTTATTATATAAAGAAAAAAATATAATATTTTACCAAGGAATTTCTTTCGAACTATAACTTTCCACTATCACCCCATTTGCGTCTAATGTATTCGTTCTTCTATCTTCTCCTTCTTCACAATATAATTCTATATGATAATATTTATTTTCATTTAATTCTAAAAATTCTTCAATACTTAATCTTTTTAATCCAAGATGTTCTGGTAATTTAAATTTACCTTCTACCTTAATTTCATGTCCCTGTGATAAATACAAATCTTCATTAGAATTAAGAAAGTCTTTTGGTAATAAAAAAGGCATATATTTATCAATTAATTTAACTTCTGTATGCATTATTTTTTTTATTTTAAATTCTTTATTTTCTGAAACAATAATATCTTCATTTTTTAAAGAATCAATCCGGATATATCCATTTTTAGTTAAAATATTTGTATTAGAAAGTAAACATGCGAGAGATAATGATTCTGATATAAGCGGTGATGTTGTAACAGAAGAAATAGAATTATCAAAGCCAGAAACATTTAAAAACCTTAAAATATCAGAACCACCCCCTAAATATGTATAATTTAAGGCTAAGCCATTAACCGAAAAATAAGGTGCTGTTACTACAGAATCTAATATGTTATCATTATTATCAATACTTCCAGGGGAATACAATGTTATAATATTCGAAGTCAGAATAATACTGCCATTCTGATAAACAATTATTGTACCAGAGACATCAGTAACCAAGTTATTATTATCAACAGTAAAAACTAACTCTGCGTTCCCTGTTCTATATGGAAAGGGAAAATCACTATCAATAAATTCTGCAGAAAAATTATAAAAACTCATTTTAATATAAAAAAAATAATAAATTTTTTTTTGAAATTTGAAATATACTTTTTAATTTTTAATCTGTCAAAAAATGAGTAATTTTCAAGGTGCTATAAGTGGAAAACAAAGATATTTATATGTCCTTGAACTAAAAGATGGTTTTTATTATGTAGGATCAACAAATAATTTAGAAAGAAGATATAAACAGCATTTAGAAGGTAAATCTTCTGCTCAATGGACTAAATTACATCCTCCTATTAAAATGATTCATACACAAGAAATGTTTGAAGATCATGAAGAAAATAATTTAACTGTTTATTATATGAAAAAAATAAAGGGTGGGATAAATAAAGTTAGAGGAGGTAATTATTGTAAAGAAAAATTAAAATATAGAATTTTTTGTGGTTTAAAAAAAAGATTAAAATATATTACAACTGATATGTCATTAAAAGAAATAAATGATATTTTTTGTGAATTTAAAATGGCTAAATATGATACAAAAATAGAAACAATAGAATCTAAATTATTAAAAAAATTATATATTGAAGAAGAAGACGTAAAAGATGAAGATATAAAAAATTTTGATTTAAATTTAATTAGAGATGAAGAAAAAAAAAAAGAGAAAAAAAAATCAAGAATTGTAAAAAATTAAAAGAAAAAATATAATACTAGTATAAGTTTTGTTTTGATATTTTTGTATCTTAAATTTATTACTACTCCGTTTCAGATCAATGACAAACCAAGAAAATCGAACCATTCTGTAATTCACTTTTACATCTTGCATATAAAAATATTTTTTTTCTTATATTTTTTATAATACTCCTTTTGAAATAAATTGGTGATTCAAAAAATAAGGAACCATTCGTTTCTACTTTCATTGTAATTAATAAATTTTCATTCACTTTTTGAAAATCTAATATATTACAGAGTTTCCTAGGATCTAGGGAATTTAATTGTAAATAAACAAATTTCTTTTTAAATAATTTTATTTTTAAAACTTTTTTTTAGATAATAAAATGAAAATAAAAAATATTTATTTAGACTCAGAATATTTAAAATCTTTTGGGAAATCTATTAATACAAAAAAAAATCTTGAAGAAGTAGTTAATTTTCCAATAAATTTACTTTTAAAACTTTATTCTCATAAATATGATTTTACTCAAAATGAATTGTCAGATCTCATTTATCAGTTAGATTTTTTAGATTCTGGAAAACTTACTGAAATTTTAATATTTATTTATTTTCATAATTATAAAGTTAAAATTAAATGTTAAAAATGTTTTTGAAAATATAGAATTTGAAAAAAATTTAGAATTAACTCTTTTAAATTATGATTTTTTTGATGGATTTAATTATTTAATGAATAATAATAATTTAATGACACCTTATGAAGATTTAGAAATATTGGGTTTAAAAAAAAAATTTAAAATTTTTGAAAAAGTTGTAAATACATTAGACAAAAAGGATATAAATAAAATATTAAAAATATCTACAAAATTTGATGTTTTTAATGTTTTTAAAAATATGATTAAAAAAAAAAAACTAAAAGTTGAATCTATAAATAGATCTTTTATTAATTTATGTAAAAATGGAAACCTAGAATATGTTAAATTTTTTTATAATAATTTTAAATCTAAAATTGATGTTTATAAATATTCCGATTATGAAGATGGAGCTTTTCAAGTGTCATGTATTAATAATCATATAGATGTAGCAAAATATATTTATTATGAAGTTTTAAAAGAAGATGATGTTTATGTTCAACCTACAATAACAGAAACTATTTTAAAAAATGATTCAATTGAAATTGTAGAATGGTTATATTTTTTAATTTATTTTGAAGAAAGTCGTTTAAGACATTTTATGAGAAAAGCAACTTGGCATTCAAGGTTAAAAATTTCAAAATTTTTATATTACCAAAAAGAAAGTAATTTTTGGTTAGATGATATTGATTATAAATACAATTTTATACACGCATGTGAAAATTGTGAAGTTGAATATGCATTTTGGATATATTCTTTAGAAAATATAATTTTGGAACAAAAAGATTTTGAAGCATTAAGTAAAAATTTTTTAAGATTTAATTTTGGAAAAAGAACAGAATTAGAATTTGAAGAAATTGAAGCACAAATTTTATCTACATTAAAATATTTTTATGGTTTAAATAAAAAGTTTATAATTAATGAAAAAATCATAAATAATATATCAATTCTGATTCAATCAGAAAAAATAAATAACTGGTTAAATTTAAATAAGAAATGATAATAAGTAATATATTTCACCTGACAGGTTAGTTTTTCAATAACATAATAAGATTTAATTAATATAAAAATATTCTGTTATAAAAAATTAGAAAATATTTTTTTATAAAAATCTAATAAATATATTCTAAGAGAATATATTCTCTTATAAAAATCTAATAAAATATTCTGTTATAAAAAATTAGAAAAAGATATCTTGTTATAAAAATCTAATAAAATATCTTTTTATAAAAATTAGAAAAATATATTCTGTTATAAAAATTAGAAAAATATATCTTGTTATAAAAATTAGAAAAATATATTCTGTTATAAAAATTAGAAAAACATATTTTGTTATAAAAATTAGAAAAATATATTCTTTTATAAAAAATTAAAAAAAATATATCTTGTTATAAAAATTAGAAAAACGTTGTGTTATAAAAAATTAGAAAATATATTCTGTTATAAAAATTAGAAAAATATATTCTGTTATAAAAATGTAATAAAATACATTCTCTTATAAAAATTAGAAAAATATATTATGTTATAAAAATTAGAAAAATATATTCTATTATAAAAATTAGAAAAATATATTCTGTTATAAAAAATTAGAAAAATATATCTTGTTATAAAAAATTAAAAAAATATATTCTGTTATAAAAAATTAGAAAAATATATCTTGTTATAAAAATCTAATAAAATATTCTGTTATAAAAAATCTAATAAAATATTCTGTTATAAAAAATCTAATAAAATATTCTGTTATAAAAATTAGAAAAATATATTCTTTTATAAAAATCTAATAAAATATTCTATTATAAAAAATTAGAAAAATATATCTTGTTATAAAAAATTAGAAAAAAATATATCTTGTTATAAAAATTAGAAAAAAATATATCTTGTTATAAAAATTAGAAAAAAATATATCTTGTTATAAAAAATTAGAAAAAAATATATCTTGTTATAAAAATTAGAAAAATATATCTTGTTATAAAAATCTAATAAAATATTCTGTTATAAAAAATTAAAAAAATATTTTGTTATAAAAAATCTAATAAAATATTCTGTTATAAAAATGTAATAAAATACATTCTGTTATAAAAATGTAATAAAATACATTATGTTATAAAAATTAGAAAAATATATTATGTTATAAAAATTAGAAAAATATATTCTATTATAAAAATTAGAAAAATATATTATGTTATAAAAATTAGAAAAATATATTCTATTATAAAAATTAGAAAAATATATTCTGTTATAAAAAATTAGAAAAATATATTCTTTTATAAAAAATTAGAAAAATATATTATTTTATAAAAATTAGAAAAATATATAACTCCGTCCCAGATAAAAAAGAACATTTTTTTTTAAAGTCATATAAAAATAGATATAATTTTTTTAACTTGGATAAATTAATCTGGGACGGAGTTGTATTCTTTTATAAAAAATTAGAAAAATATATTCTTTTATAAAAAATTATAATTAATACTGGAAGATATTATTTTATGAAAGATTAATAAAATATATCTTGTTCTTTTTAGAAAAATATTTTTTTTATTAATCTTTCATCGATATTTAATTACCTAGTATACTTAAAATATAATAATTTTAGAAAATAATATTAAATTTATACTAGTCCAGTTCAGGAGAATCCTTTAGGATTCCTATAAAATTGGGTTTTGAGAAAAAATTTATTTATATGTAAATATAAGTAGAAGTGTTTAAAAGTAATATAAAATATTACTTAAGGATAAGCTTTTTAATTAAAAATCTATATGTTTAAAAAAGTGAAGAAAAAGATCTGGCACAACTTTGTCGGCGTATTTGAACTGGACTAGTATATTTTTAAAAGTAAGTTTCTAAAAATTTAAATAAAATTTTAAAAAATGATATAAAATAATTTTCTCTTTCTTTTAAAAGAACTCTTTCTTCATCAATAAGATCATATAAAAAATAATCTTTATCTTTACATTTTGAATATTCTTGTAACATTTTTTTTATAATGAACAGTTATCTTATTTTCAAATTTTAATTTTTTATTGAAAATAATATTAATAGTTCCAAATTTTAATTCAAAAAAAAATGAATTAAAAAAAAATAAGTTCGATTTAAAAATGGGAATTTATGAATGTATCTATGATTGTGGTGATGAAAATTATTGTGTGTCTTGCTTTTCTTTAGATGATTGTCCTCCTGGTTGGGCTTATATATGTAAAAAGCATCAATTAATAATTGGGAATAAATTTAAATATGATCTTAAAGATTTTATACTTAAGCATAAAAAAAAATAATGATTCTAAAATAGAAAATATTTATAATGTTGAAATTTTAGGAATTAAAGAAGAAATTGTTAAAAATGAAAATGTGATAATTGTTCAGATGAAAGTTGAAGATTTAGATTGTTCTGAATTTGATGATTTAAAAAAGATTTCATGGAATATAATTAATGGGGATATTATTATTACATTAGTTTTCAATAATGATAATATTGTAAGAAAATACTATACAGGTAATCAAGTATATTGGAACTGGAATAAAAATCGTTTAGATATTGATCTAAGTGGTAACCATCCTTCCGGACGCATGGATGAAGAAGAAATAGAAAAATTGGTTGCTGAAGCTGAAAAATATAGATTAGAAGATGAAAAAAAATAATTTCATTTTTTAGTTTAATAGTATACTTCTCCGTCCCAGATAAAAAAGAACATTTTTTTATAAACTCATATAAATATATATATAAATTTTTTAAGTTGGATAAATTAATCTTGGAAGGAGTAGTATATTTTTTAATTTTATAAATGACATTTAATATATTTCTGAAGAAAAATGTGAAACCTTATACTCAAATTTTTGTTTTAATTTATTAATACAAAATTAAATGTCGTATTTATCTCTTATAAAAAGTAGGTACACTTTAAACTTCTAAAAAATTTATAAAAAGCTTAAAAAAGATATTTTTGATTATATAAAGTGATTATAAATATATTTTTATAACATATTTCATTAGATTTTTATAACAGAATATATTTTTATAATTTTTTTATAACAAAATATATTTTATTAGATTTTTATAACAGAATATATTTTTCTAATTTTTTATAAAAAAATGTACTACTCCGTCCCATATTAATTTATCCAATCTGTCAAAAAAGTTATATGTATATTTATATGACTTTTAAAAAAATTGTTCTTTTTTATTTGGGACGGAGAAGTATTTTATTAGATTTTTATAAAATAATATATTTTTCTAGTTTTTTATAACAAAATATATTTTTCTAGTTTTTTATAACAGAATATATTTTTCTAATTTTTTTATAACAAAATACGACTCCGTCCCAGATTAATTTATCCAATTTTAAAAAGTTATATGTATTTTTATGGGACTTTTAAAAAAGTTGGATATTTTTATTTGGGACGGAGAAGTATATTTTTCTAGTTTTTTATAACAAAATATATTTCTCCGTCCCAGATTAATTTATCCAAGTTTAAAAAGTTATATGTATTTTTATGGGACTTTTAAAAAAGTTGGATATTTTTATTTGGGACGGAGAAGTATATTTTTCTAGTTTTTTATAACAAAATATATTTTATTAGATTTTTATAACAGAATATATTTTATTAGATTTTTTATAAGAAAATACTAGTCCAGTTCAAATAATATGTCAGGTTTTGAGAAAAATTTTATTTATATTTAAATATAAGTAGACTTGTTTAAAAAACATATAAAATATTACTTAAGGATAAGCTTTTTAATTAAAAATTTATATGGTTAAAAAAGTGAAGAAAAAGATCTGGCCTGACATATTATCTGAACTGGACTATTATATTTTATTAGATTTTTATAACAGAATATATTTTATTAGATTTTTTTATAACAGAATATATTTTATTAGATTTTTATAACATAATATATTTTTCTAGTTTTTTATAAAAAAATATATTTTATTAAATTTTTATAACATAATATATAATAACCCACTTCTAAAGAGTTAAAAAAATATATTTAATGAAATATATTTTTTTATAATTTTATACAATTTATTTACAGAAGTTTATAAATAGTTAAAATAAATACTACTCCGTCCCAGATTAATTTATCTGATACATTGAAAAAGTTATATGTATATTTATATGACTTTTAAAAAAATTGTTCTTTTTTGAGCCTACATTTGGGACGGAGAAGTATATAACATTAGACAAATTAAATTTATATTAATTCTTCAAGTTCTGAATTTTCTTCATCTGATAAATTATTAAATGTGAAAGATTTTTTTTTCTTTTCAGAAGTTTTCTTTTCATAAGGTTTATCATATGTCTTTATATGAGAAGTCTTCTTTTCATAAGGTTTATCGAATTGTTTCTTTTCATATTGTTTCTTCTCATAAGGTTTATCATATTGTTTCTTCTCATATGTCTTCTTTTCATACGGTTTATCATATTGTTTCTTCTCATATGTCTTCTTTTCATAAGGTTTATCATATTGTTTCTTCTCACGTGGCTGTGCCCTTTTTTCAATTTGTGTGATCCAAATTTTTCCTTCTTTTAAACTTTTGTCTAAACGACCTTTGTCAATTTTAAAAACTTCTTCTATTATTGTATCAAGTTCTAATGAAGGTAAAATGACAATTAAATCAACCCCACTAGGATATTCTGTAATTTTTGCTTTTTTGCCCCTACCAATATTTGGTGCATTATCACCTTGAAATTCTACATTAAAATTCATGGGGGTCATATATGATAAATTACCTTTGTCCATAATTAAATGTCTATATTTAAGAGGAATTAATTCTGCTGATGTAGGATGAATAACACTTAAAAGTTGATGAATAGGATTAATTTTAACTTCATTATTTTTCTTTAAAACATCTTCAAAATTTATGATCGTTTCATTTTTAATATTTTCAGTTAAATAAGCTAATACATCGCATAATAAAGGAGAATAAAGATATGAATAAATAAATTTATTTGTGATGTCACCTCCAATATAATATTGTAAATTCCATTGGACTCCAAAAATAAATTCTCTAGAAATATTATCAATTTCATCTATAGATACAGAAGTAATATTTTGATTCTTAAGAAATATTTGTGCTTTATTATTTTTTGGTTTTAAAATATTATTATACCAAACTGTTCTGAAATGATCAAATAGATTATCAGTGTCTGATTCTGATAAATTTTTTGTATTTTTATAAACTGTATCTAAAATTTTAGAAGGGTAATCATATTTAATTTCACCTTTTTCTCTAATTAATCTTGCTTCATTTTGAGATAAAATAGATAAAAAATTAGAAAAAGCCTTCCAATTAATAGCGCCTTCAGAATTAGATAAATATGTCTTTTGAAGAGTATAAATATTAGACATTAAAGTCATAGTTTCATTAATATCATGAAAAGCCATAAAATGTGGTAAAAAATCATTTCCTAAAAGAAAAACCATAATAACAAAATCTTGAATAATTAGTTTTTCATTGAATTTTTTATCCCAACCTAAAGTTAAATTATCAACTACTTCTTTTCTTAAATTTGTAATGTCTATAATATCTGTATAACTTTCTCTAATTAAAATAAATTTTTGAAATTTACACAAAGAACTTAACATAATTAAATCCGCATCTAATCCAATAACAGCATGGATACCATTCCCTTCGTTAATTGTTCCATTATCTAATCCTTGAAGGTTATTACTTCGTAAAATATTAAAAATTTTTTGTTCACCTTCTCCTGGAACTAAATGAGAAGAATAAATTACAATTTTTGGTAAACGTTCTCTATTTGTTGCAATCCAACTTTGAAAAAATGTATCAAGTCTAATCATAAATTCTGTACCTGGTGTAATACATGCATTATTAAAAAGTTCATTTTTATGAATAGAACTTAAATATCTTCGATGTCTTTGTTGGTTTGCTTTAGCTGGATTTGCAACACCATCAACACAAATAATAAAATATTCTTTAGGATTAATAGTTTTTATTAAAGTATTTAAATACTCTGAAAGTTTAATATAAAATTGAGCTTCTAATGTTTCTGGAGTTAGTTTTTTTAACTCTTCTTGTTTCATTTTATCTTCATATTTACCATAATAATAATTTTGCTGTGCAATCTCATGAATACTACCATTCATGTCAATTGAGACACCTTCAATGTTTTGTGGAATAGAATTTTGAATAACATCCTTAAAATTCTTCTTAATAAAAGAACCGTAAAATTTTTTAATTCCCATTTTTATATTTGTAAAATAAAATTTTATAAATTCAAACTTTTTATATCTATAATATTTTTTTAGACCAGAAAAAAATTGAGTAAATATAATGTGTGAAATATTTAGAAAAATATAAAAAAATTTAAAATTAAAGAAGTTTATTAAAGAATTTAGAAGAAATATATTACTACTCCGTTTCTGATTAATGACGAACCTTCAGGTTCCTTTGGTAATTCAAAAAATAAATCTTTATAAGAATAATTAAGTGATAATATTTAATATGTACTTATAAGTTAATATATAAAATTAGTAAATTTAAATAATTTTATATGAATAAATCGGTGAAGAAAAAATGAATCACTGATTTATTTGAAACGGAGTAGTATAAAATTAAGAATTATACGTAAATATTTACTACTACTCCGTTTCAAATAAATCGGTGATTCAAAAAATAAATATTTATATGAGTAAATAAGTATAAGTATTAAATGTATACTTATACAGTAATATATAAAATTAGTAAATTAAAATAATTTTATATGAATAATTGACTGGAGTAAAAATGAATTACCGATTGATCTGAAACGGAGTAGTAGTCAAGTTCAGTAGAATCCTTTAGGATTCCTATAATTATGTCAGGTTTTGAGAAAAAATTTATTTATATGTAAATATTTACGTAATAAGTGTTTAAAAGACATATAAAATATTACTTAAGGATAAGCTTTTTAATTAAAAATTTATATGGTTAAAAAAGTGAAGAGAAAGATTTTGCCAAATTACTCCGACTATTTGAACTGGACTAGTATATAAATATTTTTTTCGAATTACTGACATATTATTTGAAACTGAGTAGTATGTTATAAAAAAATTGAAAGTTGTCTTAGAGTTTATAAAAATTATAAAAAAAATACTACTCCGTTTCAAATAAATCAGGAGAACCTTCAGGCTCTCTGTAATTCAAAAAATAAGGAACAGTCCCACCATAAGGTTCCCGTGTGCACACCAGGGCGCACATATATATTTATATGGATGAATAAGTAAAAGTATTAAATATAAGCTTAAATATTAATAAATAAAATTACTGAATAAAAAAAAATTTATATGAATAATTGAGTAAAGTTAAAATGAATTACCGAAGGAACCTTTAGGTTCCCGCGAACCAAATGGTTCGTCATTGATCTGAAACGGAGTAGTATATTTTAGTTATAAATTTGAACTTATATTCACAGAAGTTAATTCGATAATATCAGTAAATTTTAGTCTTATTTCTCGGTCTTCCGGATTGATAAATCTAAAATTTTCTGGCATATTATTTCCTTGTAAATTATTTATTTTTTCTTCAATTATCATAAGATCAGAAAGGATATGATTTATATTAAATTTTGAAATTTTTATTTCAAAAGAAGATTCAGGATTTTCTAAATTATATAATGTAATTGATGAAACTCTATCCATATTATTATCTGGATAGCAACATTCATTATTTTTACCGAAAGCATCAAATGATAATTCCGATTGTTTACTTACGTTTATTTGAATTGAATCCAATTCATATATTAAATTAGTTTTATATTTTTTATAATCCTCAATACTTTCAATTAATTGACTAATTATATTTTGATTTTTGTACATAAAAATAATTTTATATCCAAATGCAGAAAGATAAAAAATTTTATTTATACAGAAAAAATATATACTAAGCTTAAATACAATATTATTTTTTTCTAAAATAAAAATAGTTAATTTATATATATTATTAGATTTCAAATATGTATTTATATCAATTGAATATTTAATTCTAATATTTGAAGACCTTTCTAATTCTGATATAAATTCTTTTAATTCTAAATTATCTTTACAATTATAATTTTTAAGATAGTTTAAAACTTCTTGTTTATTATTTAAACAATAATCATAAAAATCTTGAGAATAATCCATTCCCCAAAATTTAATTGTGTTATAATATAAAATAAAATCTTCTAAATTATTTATTTCTTTTGTTGTTTTAAAATTATTTTTAGGTACTAAAAAATCCTCATCATCTGTAATATTTTTATACAAATCTGAATTATGAAGCCAATCAGGAATATTTTTAATATTTACTTGTTCCATTTTCTTCTTTAAAATTTTTTTAAACAAAATCATTTTTTTATACACTTATTTTTTTAACTAATTAAAAATTGAAAATATTTAATATTAATTTTTAAATAATCAAAAAATGTCAAACATATATAAAACAGAGTTGTTTTCTTTTTTATATGAAGAGAAAAAAATAGAAATGATAGAAGAAAATAATGTTTTTCAAATATATTCTAATTGTACTATTTTTGATAGTAAAGTAATAAAATATCCAAATAATTTATTTTTAGAACAAATAACAATATCTTATGATATTTCAAATAAATTTAAAATAGAAATTAGTTTTGAAACAAAAGATGGTGATGATATATTTTATTAGAAAGAATTATACTAGTCCAAAGGATTTCGGATCTTCCTTTAAGGATTCTTCTTTACGGGTCTTCCTAACCTTCAAATTGTCAGAACATATGTTTTTCCTCTAACATATAAAATTTTAAGTACAAAGGATTACGGATTCTCCTAACCTTGAGGTTCCCCAATTTTTAATTAAATATTTATATCAGTTATAAATATTTAATTAAAAATTTACATAGACTGGGTTTTAAAAAACTGAAATATTAATAAGGTTTCGGATCTTCCTTTTCCTTTGAAATAGTATTCATTAAAAAGTATATAAAAAATTATATACTAGTCCAGTTCAAATAGTCGGAGTAATTGTGCAAAATCTTTCTCTTCACTTTTTAACCATATAAATTTTTAATTAAAAAGCTTATCCTTAAGTAATATTTTATATGTCTTTTAAACACTTATTACGTAAATATTTACATATAAATAAATTTTTTCTCAAAACCTGACATAATTATAGGAATCCTAAAGGATTCTACTGAACTTGACTAGTAAATATATATTTCATTAAAAATTCTGGAAGGTTTATAAAAATTATATAGGATATATTTCGTTATAAAGTTTAGTTTATAAAAAATTACATAGAAATATATTTTTTTATAGAGAAATATATTTCATTAAAAAAAAATTCTGAAGAGCTTATAAAAAAATTATAAAAAAATATATTTCATTAAAAAAAATTTTTATAAAAAATTATACAAAAAAATATTTCATTAAAAAATTCTAAAGGGGTTATAAAAAATTACTACTCCGTTTCAAATCAATGACGAACCTGAAGGTTCCTTCGGTGATTCATTTTTACTTCACTTATTTATATAAAATTATTTTAATTCACTAAATTTGTATATTAATGTTTAAGTATTCATTTAATATTTATACTTATTAATATGTATAAATATTTATTTTTTGAATCACCGAAGGAACCTTCAGGTTCGTCATTTATCTGAAACGGGATAGTACATAAAAATATATTTCATTAAAAAAATCTACTACTCCGTTTCAAATAAATCGGTGATTCAAAAAAAAAATATTTATATGAATATTTAAGTTAATACATTAAATCCTTACTTATAAGTTAGTATATAAAATTAGTTAATTAAAATAATTTTATATGCATAATTGAGTGAATTTAAAATGAATTACCGATTGATCTGAAACGGAGTAGTAAAGTTTATAAAAATAAAAAGTATATATTTTTATATACTTTTATATATTAATTAAGTTCAGAAGGATCTCTATGATTTTCTATAAAATTTAGTTTAAAAAAATTATTTATATTCTCTAGATCAATTTAACTTGAAATATATTTACAATAAAAATTAATCTAAATTTTTAACCATAACGAGAGTAATTTTATTTTATGTATAACTCAAAATAAATTAAAAATAAAATTACAATAAGAACCTGAGCCTACTTTTTTTTCTTCACGCATTTTCACTTAAATTTATTTAAAAAATCTCAAAAAATAAAATTATAATAAGAACATTTATTTTTTGAGTGATAACCACTTAAATATTTGTCATGAAAGTTCAAGGATTTTTTTCTTCTTATGCAAAAACGAAAATTGGAACAAAAACAAAATTACAATAAGAACTTTTTTTCTTCACTCACCCACACTGAACATTATTTTAAGTATAATTTAAGTGAAGAAAAATAGTTATAACTTATCCTCACTAAAATTTTTTAAATTTACAAAAAACAAAATTACAATAAGAACTTTTTATCTTCACTCATCCTCACTGAACAATATTTTAAGTATAATTTGAGTGAAGAAAAAAAGTTATAACGCATCTTCACTAAAAATTTTAAAATTTACAAAAAACGAAATTACAATAAGAACTTTTTATCTTCACTCATCCTCTATGAACAATATTTTAAGTATAATTTAAGTTAAAAAAAATTGCCTAACTCATTACCACTGAAATTTTTTAAAAATCATAAAAAATCAAAATTACAATAAGAACATTTTTTCTTTACTGGTTGTCACTCAAAAATATTTTAAGTATAATTTAATGCCACATAATTAAAAAAATGATAAGAACGTGCGCATATTTTTTAATTTTGAGTGATACCATTTAAATTTATACTACTCCGTTTCAGATTAATCTGTGATTTATTTTTTAATCATAAATATAGAATTTTTTGTATTTAATAGTTTTATATATTAGTTTATTCATAAAAATATTTATTTTGGATTATTTTAAATTATGTACTACTCCGTTTCAGATCAATAGGTAATTTAAAAAATAAAGAACCATTAGGTTCCCGTATGCACCGAGGCGCAGATAAAATTATTTTTATTCACTAATTTTATATATTAATGTATAAGTGTAAATTTAATACAAATACATATTTATCTGAAACGGAGTAATATCAAAATTAATTAAAAAAATTTAAATTAATTAATTTATTATTAAAATATGCCAACATCAGAAGAATTTCAAGAAGCATTTTTTCTTTTACCTGGAACTAAAATAGGTAAAGGAACAATAAAAAAATGTAAAATAGAAGAACATTCTGTAGTATTATGGAATGAATATGAATATATTATTAAAATTAAAATGGATTTTGTTCAAGAAGAAGATTTTGAAAATTTTGTTAGAGGATTTAAAATAATCCAAACTCCAAGATATTATAAATGCTATATTGACAATTTTATTTATAAGAAATATTCAAATAAAATAATAATTAGATGTGTAGGTCATTCAAAAAGAATATCTAAAAAAAATATTTAATCTAAAAGAACATTTAGGTTCTCCTTATCATATTATCATATAGTCTCAGTAATTAGTCCAGATCTTTTTCTTCACTTTCTGAGTTATATAAAAAAATTTAATTTAATAGGGATCCATCAAGTTCCGTCTTCTCCTATTTTCATGAACTGGTCTATTATGTTCAAATTTTAATTTTTTTTACGACTCCGTCCCAGATAAATTTATCCAATTTGAAAAGTTTATATTTATTTTTATGAGACTTTTAAAAAAATTGTTCTTTTTTATTTGGGACGGAGAAGTAATCAATTTTAATTTTTTTAATGAAATATATTTCTATATAATTTTTTTTAACTCTTTTAGTGAAATATATTTATTTATAATTTTTTTCTAATGAAATATATTTTATATAATTTTTTTTAATGAAATATATGTTTTTCTAAACTTTTATAGATAAATATATTTATCTATAATTTTTTTTACTTAAATATATTTTTTTATTCTTTTAAAAAAATATATATGACCAAATAAAAAAAGAAAAAATGTTTGGAAGAATTAGACACACTATTTTAATTATAATATTTATTATTCAAGCCACGAGTCAAAAGACGAATAATTATATTTTTTAATAATTTCCAAACCTAAAATGCCAAATTTTTCACTTACATTAAAAATAGAAATTTGATCATCTAAAGAATGTAATTTATACCAAATAATATTTTTCTCAAATTCATTAAGATCACCATTAAATTTTGACAGATCAAAGATAAAATTTAAATTTAAATTATTATTTTTTCCGAAATTTAACACATCTTCTGCAATATCCATATCAATATTTTCAATAAAAATTTTACCTTTATATATACTTCCATCTATTTTTTCAATAGAAAAACCGTTTTGAAAAGTATATTTGAATTTTTCAAATTCTAGTTTACTTCCACTAAATTGTCTTCTAAGATATGGACAATTTTTGTATGGTGTTATATATTCATTTAAAACTAACCATTGAAAATCTTCAACAGAATTATATTTTTTCAATACTTCATCAATAGTTAAGACATCATATTTTTTTAATATTTTTTCTTCTTCATTTTCAATGAAAAATAATGAGTGTATATATTTTAACATATTTTTTTAATTAACTAAAATTTAAAAAAATTTTCATTTTTTAAATGCTTAAAAATTTATTATTAAATATGCAAGTTTATATATTTATTTATAAATTTCTAATAAAATATATTCTTTTATAAAAATCTAATGAAATATATTCTGTTATAAATTTTTAGAAATATATATTCTGTTATAAAAATTTAGAGAAATATATTCTTTTATAAAAATCTAATGAAATATATTTTGTTATAAAAATCTAATGAAATATATTCTGTTATAAAAAATTAGAAAAATATATTTTTTTATAAAATATTAGAGAAAACATATTCTGTTATAAAATTTTACAAAAAATATATTCTGTTATAAAAAATTAGAAAAATATATTCTGTTATAAAATTTTAGAGAAAATATATTCTGTTATAAAATTTTACAAAAAATATATTCTGTTATAAAAAATTAGAAAAATATATTCTGTTATAAAATTTTAGAGAAAATATATTTTGTTATAAAAATCTAATGAAATATACTCGCTAGCTTAAGATTTTATAACTCAATTATTCTGTAAGTAAATTTTTGTTATAGATTATTATATAAACTTATTTTTCAAATCGACTAGAATTAAACAAATAAGTTTAGTTTTTATATTATTAAATGTTTAATTTAATAATAAACTCATCGGAAGAAAATTAAAAAAATGTAGTATTACTTTTTTTGATATTGTTGAAAATTTGAATTAAAAAAAAAAAATAAAAATAAAAAAAATACAATGAGCTCATCTGAAGAAAAAATAGAAGAATTAACATTAAAAGTTGAAAGTTTGGAAGAAGAAATTGATAATATGAAAGAATTTATTGAAAATTTAAAGGAACGTATGAATTTTTGTGATTGCGGTGCAATTGCAAATAGATGTCGAGATGTTGGTTGTACTGATCTAGTATGCAAAGAATGTGGAAATAATTATTCTCGGCATACAGGTGAATATTATTGTGTTAGTTGTATGGATCATTAATTTTTAAAATAAAATTGAATTGAAAAAAACATTTTAATTATTTATTAAAATGTTCAAATGTATTTCTTTTTGTAATGATATTTCTGAAGAATTTTTAATTATTAATAGTCATCCTATATTTTTAAATTTATTGAAATTTATTAATTTAAAACAAGATATTATTGATTCTTTATATTTATCAGATGGATTTTTTATTTTATATGAAGAAGATAAAATAATAAGTTTTTCTTTATTTAAAGAAAAGAATGGAATATTTAACTCAATTTATATTCATTTAAAACATCTTGAAAATTTATTTGATAAAATTATTATATTTTTAAAAAATAAAAAATATAATATGTATTATATTACATTTGATGGAAATAATGATCTTAACAAATTTATAAAAGATAAAAAATTAAATTTCTCAAGCTCTTCTGTTTGTTATTTTGACAATTCATATAGTAAAAAATATTATTTAAAATTATAATACTCCGTTTTAGATAAATTAGGAGAACATTCAGGTTCTTTGTGATTCAAAAAATACAATGAATAAATAATTATTAAATCTTTACTCATAAGATAATTCATAAATAATTTTATATATACTAATCTACTCCATTTTAGATAAAAAGTACTTCTCCGTCCCAAATGTAGGCTCAAAAAAGAACATTTTTTATAAACCCATATTAAAATGCATATAACTTTTTAAACTTGGATAATATGTCGATCTGGGACGTAGTAGTACTTATTTATTCACAGAGAACATTCAGGTTCTCTTGATTTATCTGAAACGGAGTAGTAATTAATTTCAAAATTTTCAATCACTTAAGTGCCGCAATCAAAAAATCTGAAATTGAAATATTATCACATATTTTTTTTTCCATAACCACTGCAACCTCCTCCAGTTCTAACATAATCATTTTCCAATCCAAATTCTGAAAGCTTGCCACCGAATTTTTTTAAATCTATCTTTGGACGATTCATTTTGTGAAATGAACTTAATTTTTTTGAACTTACGAAACCAACCGACCCCATCTGTGAATATCTACTAGAAATTTTATCTTCACTTGTTTTAGGAGCATAAAATTCAAAATACACATCTAAAAATTCTTCTTTACCATTTGCTAGTTTTTCAATATATTTATCATCTCTTATTAATTTTTTATTTTTTAAAATAATTTTTAACATATCTACAGAAACTTCATGTTTACTCATTGCTAAATATCCCATTACTGTATTTCCTGAAAAATCTTTATAATTAATATCTTCTGTAAATTCCAAAAGTTTTTCAAAATTTAATACAGAAGTATTAATTGATGCATACATTAAAGCTGTTCTTCCATGAATATCTTTTTGATTTACAATTTCTTCCTTTAATGTAAAATTTTTTAATAATCTTTCTTGAATTAAAGCATCTTTTTGATATTTACATATACTAATAATTAAATTTTCATTTAAATAATTTATATAAAAAATACTTTTTTTATTTAATAAAAGTTTAAATATTTCATTGATATAAATATTTTTATTTCTAGAAATTGTAAAAATAATATTTTTATCATCTAAAGATAAAATTACATCAGCATGTATCAAAAAATTCTCAATAAGATTATCACTTTCGTCTTTTAACATATTAAGGTAATTCATTTCATTAAAATAAAAAAAAATTATAAATTCATTTTTTCTGAAAAATAATTACTACTAGTCAAGTTCAGATAGTCCCACAATATTTCAGGTTTTCAAAAAAAATAATTATATTTAAATTTATGTTTAAACTTTTTTAAGTGATATAAATAATCACTTAAAAATAGTGATTTTTCATTAAAAAATTATATGGTTTTAAAAGTGAATAAAAATATCTTGTCTAATTATTCCGAATATTTGAACTTGACTAGTAGTCCAGTTCAGATACTGCTCCTTTTTAAATAAATTGGTAATTCAAAAAATAAGGAACAGTCCCACAATATGGTTCCCGTGTGCATCAGGGCGCACATAAATATTTATATAAATATCTAAGTTAATGTTTTAAATCTTTACTACTCCGTTTCAAATAGTGGGACTAATCAGGAGAACCTTCAGGCTCTCTGTGATTAAAAAAAATAAAAAATTATATTAATGAATTGACATGACAATTTATTAAATCAGACTTGTAAAATAATATATAAAAATATAATAAAAAATATTTTTATATGAATAATTGAGTAAAGTAAAAATGAATTACCGATTGGTCTTAAACGAATTAGTACTTATAAGTTAATATAAAATTACTACTCCATTGCAGGAGGATCCTCGTGATCCCTGTGAAATTGAGTTTTCAATAAAAAGTAGGCGGACTTTAAGTGATCAATAATCGTAAACAAAATGTTTTATTTTTATAAATAAAATTAATTTTAAACAATATTTTTTAATTATCTCTTATATTTTATGAAAATTCAATGAAAAATCAATTCATTTGCAATGGAGTAGTAGTTAATTAAAGTAGGCGACCTAATTTTATATATTATCTTATACGTAAAGATTCAATACATATACTTAATTATCCATATAAAATTTTATTTTTTGAATCACAGAGAGCCTGAAGGTTCTCCTGATTTATCTGAAACGTAGTAGTAACTAATTTTATATATTACTGTATTGTCGTTATTCATTTAATACTTATACTTACTACTCCATTGCAGGAGGATCCTGGTGATCCCTGTGAAATTGAGTTTTCAATAAAAAATTAATCGTAAATAAAATGTTTTATTTTTTAATTCGTATTTTATGAAAATTTGATGAAAACTTGAGCATTTGCAATGGAGTAGTATATAAATATTTATTTGCGACCTGGTGCACACTGGAACCATATGATGGGACTGTTCTTTATTTTTTGAATCACAGAGAGCCTGAAGGTTCTCCTGATTAGTCGCACTATTTGAAAAGGAGTACTTCTCCGTCCCAAATAAATTAGTGTGGGACGAGGCGAACTATCCAACTTTTTTAAAAGTCACATAAAAATGCATATAACTTTTTTGACAGATTGGATAGTTAAACAAAATATTATCTGTGACGGAGGAGTAGTAGATTTTTACATGACTTTTAAAAAGATGTTCTTTTTTTATTCGTGGCGCAGAAGTACATATAAAATTTTAAGTGAACAAAAAGATCTATCACAATTAGTAAAATATTATTTCTCAAAAAAATGAAATTAATAAAAAATTTTGATTTATAAAAAAATGAATACAACAAAATTTTCTAATGACGAAGACCTAGAAAAAGTTTATATTTCTGTTAGAGATCTTGAAACTGTTCCTTTAAATTTTTTAGATTATTTGAGAGGACTAAAAGAAAATGAATTTGATAAGCTTTTAGTTTCAGATAATATTTTATTAACTGAAAATGAAAAAACAATAATATTACAATACAAAGAATTTTCTTCTAAACATGAAAAAGTTCTTTGTGACTGGGCATCTTTTAATGGTTATTTAATTTTTTTGAAATATGGTTGTGAAAAGGGTTTTCCTTTAAAAGAAACTGCGATAAATAATGCATCTACCAATGGACATTTAGATTGTATAAAATATTTATATGAAATCGGTTCTAAATGGTCAACTGCTACAACGTGTAATGCATCTGGAGGTGGTCATCTAAAATGTCTTAAATTTTTACACAAAAATGGATGTCCTTGGACTTGGAATACAAATGTTATTGCTATTAGATTAGGGCATGTAGAATGTCTTGAATACGCCTGTAAAAATGGTTGTCCTTTAACTGCACAAGTTATTCCTAATTTACTTAGAACTAGCGAAAGCTTAAAGTACTTAAAAATAGTTCATAAACACGGATTAATTCTTACTAGTCATATGGCATTAAATGTAGCTGTGTATGGAGATTTAGATTGTTTTAAATATTTATATGAAAATGGATGTCCTCTCTATCCTTTCACTAAATCTAAAGCAATTGAAAGCAAATCCTATAAAATAGTTGAATACCTTGAAAGTCAAGGCATTTAATTACAAAAAAATCTTCCAGTAATCCCATCATCTCTTAGGAAAAACTGAAGTGAAAAAAATATGTTCACCAGTAATTCACTAGATCTTTTTTTTCAATTTTTAGACCATATAATTTTTAATTCCGATCCTTATTTTATATGAATATTAAAGAATTATACATATTGAAACAATAATTTGTCTGAAAACCTGACATATTAAGGAGAACCTAAAAGTTACCGCAATCTTTTGGACTAGTTTACAAATTTATTTGAAACGGAGTAGTACAATATTTATATGGTCTATAAATATTTTAATTTTAGATATTAAATCTTACTTTTTTTAAGTTAAAATTTTTTTTACAAAAGTTGTCATGAACAATTAAAATGTGTGTAAAAATTAAACTTATATTTTTAATGTAATTAACATTTTTTGTACAATATTCATTAATATATAAAATACTTAAATAATTTTTTTGGATCTTACATAAATTTGTTAAATACAAATAAGTTTCGTCTTGTATATATATTTTATCTTTTGAAAAAGAAATTTTAATGTTTAATGTAATTAAAGAATTAATCCATATTGTAATAAATTTATTAATAATTAAGTTAAAATTAAAATGTAATTTTTTAGAATCTAAAACAAAATTAATTAAATAAAAAAAATAAACATTCAAATCGTTTTTTTCTTTTATAAGAAATTCTTTAGAATATTTTTCATCAAATATACAAAATCTTCTTCTTTGAATCTCTTCGAAATACAATGTAATTTCTATTAGTTTTTCAATAGAAGTATAATATTTTTCAATTTCAAAAATATTTAAATATTCTGACATTTTTGAAGATTTTTCTAAATAATTATTTTTTAATATTTCTAAAGGTAAATTTTTTATATATTCTTTCATAATTTTTTTTAATTAAAAATTATTTTATTATTTCATTTTTTTCAATTTCTGAAAAGATAGGAATTGACATTGGAACAAAATATTATTTGAACTGAACTACTATTCCGTCCCAGATAAAAAAGAACATTTTTTTATAAACTCATATAAAAATATATATAAATTTTTTAATGTGTCAGATAAATTAATCTGGGACGGAGTAGTACTATTCCAAAAGATTACGGGTCTTCCTTTACGGATTCTCCTAACCTTTAGGTTTTCCCTATCATATAGTGGGACTAATCTTTTTCTTCATGCATATTAAATTTGCACAGAAATTTAAATAGATTGGTTTTTGAAAACCTGAAGGTTCCGCTGGACTAGTAGTATTTATTTACATTTTATCCTTGATAAAAAAATTTTTTATTTTCTAACATAATTACTTTATAATTCATTTTTAAAAGTTCAAAAAATAATTTATCACCAATAATTTCAGATATTTTATTTTTACTATTATTATCTAAATTTTCAAATTTTGGAATCTCTGAATAAAAAATTTTATTTATTTTATTTGTAATTTTTTCTTTATAAATATAAAATTCTTCGTCATAGTTAACATATTTGTCTTTTAGATCAAAATTATATTTATTATCTTTAAATTTTGAGTTGAAATTATTTATTATTTCTATTATATTATCAGATATTTTTATTTTAATTATTTTACGTGCTAAATAATCAGCTTTTGTTTTAATAAATAAATCCATACTTTCAAATTTTTCAGATAAATTTTTATTTTCTGAATTACTTTCAAAACTTGCATCTAATAAAATAAAAACAAAAATTTTATTAAGTTTTTGAATACACGCGTAAGAAATAAATTCTAAATATGTTGACATTTTTTTAATATTAAAAAAATAAAAATAAAATAAAATCTTTAAATTAAATAAGTTTTTTACTAGTACAGTTCAAATATTCTGTCAGGCCAGGTATTTTTATTTATACATATAAAAAATTAAGTAATACTCCATCCCAGATTAATTTATCTGACACATTAAAAAAATTATATTTATTTTTATATGAGTTTTAAAAAAAATGTTCTTTTTTATCTGGGACGGAGAAGTACGATTTTTAAGTTTATATTACTTAAAAATATTTAAACAAAAATTTACATATATATTTTTCATCATAATTTATCTGGTCTAAAGAATCTAAGGTTTAAACTAGTAATTTAAAGTAAAATTAATTTTATCTTGTAATTCTTGAATTGTAATTACATTTGAAGCTTTTTTAATTTCTATAATATCATAATCTAAATATTCTGATAAAAACTCAATCCATTTATAAGGATCATCATTATTTGGTATTTGATGATTTAAATCATCAAAATCTATATTATTATAATAATATGAATTAAATTTTAAATATGATTTTTGTTCTATACATTCTAATATTATAAATAAATTTTTATTTTTTTCAATATTTAATTTATTTTTCATAATATTAGATTCTAAAATATATAACTTTTCCGAAAAAAATAGTAAATATAATTTTCATTTTCATTTTTTAAAATGTTTAAAATTTTTTGAATAAGTAATTTGCTATTTCTATTTACAATAATTATATCAAAAGAAGTTATATACATACTTGTATCCATATCTTCTATTTCAATATACATATTTCCTTGTAAAGAATCATCTTCTGGTGGATTAAAATCTAACTCTAAATTTTCAAATTTTGTACTACTCCGTTTCAGATCAATCGGTAATTCATTTTTAGATCACTCATTTATTCATATAAAAAATTTATTATTCAGTAATTTTATGTATTAATATTTAAGCTTACATTTAATACTTATACGTATTCATCCATATAAATATATATTTTTTGAATCACCGATTTATTTGAAACGGAGTAGTAGTTTTTTCTAAAAATTCAATCCATAAATTAACATCATTATATGAATATAAATTTTTATTTTCGGTTTTAGAAAAATTAAAAACTGAAAAATCTTTATTTAATACACATTTAAATAATAATAAAATAATCTTATAATATTTTTTATTCAATTTGTATTTAATTCCAATATTTGATCTATCATCTTGTTTATAAGTATAATATTTTTCTTCATTTTTATTTTTAGAATTTAAAAAAATAAATAATTTCATTATTAAAAATTTAATTTTAAGAGTTACATATTCCTTAAAATCTGAAAAACTTGAAAACAATACTTTAATTTCTAATTCATCATAATAAGGATAAAAATATTCAAAAATTTTGTCTTTATTATTTTTAATATAGTCTAAAATAGTATCAGGATATTCCATTATAAAAAAATTACAACTCCGTCCCAGATAAATTTATCCAACTTGAAAAATTTATATGCATTTTTATATAGCTTTATAAAAAAATGTTCTTTTTTATTTGGGACGGAGAAGTACTTATTTTAATTAATTTTTTAAAATCTTTAAAAGATTCAATTTCTTTTGTTTCTTTATAAAATTTTTTTGGTATTTCTATTTCTTCATCATCTTCTTCTAATGATTGGTAAAATTCGCTAGAAGATAAGTATTCAGGAAATACTTTTTTTAATATACTTATCATTTTATAAATATAAAAAAATTATTTTTTTTTATATTTTTTTACTAATCCATTTCAAATAATTAAAGATATTTTTTATTTAGAAAAAATATCATTCTAAATTTGGATATAAGAGTTTATAAAATAAAACTGTACTTCTCCGTCACAGATAAAAAAGAACATTTTTTTTTAAAAGTCATATAAAAATAGATATAAATTTTTTAAGTTTGATAAATTAATCTGGGACGGAGTAGTATCTAAATAGTTTACTAGTCCAGTTCAAATAATATGTCAGGCCATGTCTTTTTATTTACCTTTTAGTTCATATAAAAATTTAAGTACTACTCCGTTTCAAATAAATTGGGAATTCAAAAAATAAATTTTGATATGAATATTTAAGTACTACTCCGTTTCAAATAAATCGGTGTTTCAAAAAATAAATATTTATATGTATATATAAGTTGTTGTATTAAAACCTTACTTATAAGTTAATATATAAAAGTCCTGAATTAAAAAATATTTATTTTTTGAAACACCGATTGATCTGAAACGGAGCAGTATAAGTATTAAATCTTTACTTATAAGTTAATATATAAAATTAGAGAATTAAAATAATTTTATATGAATAAATGAGTGATCTAAAAATGAATAACAGATTGATCTGAAACGGATTAGTACGATTTTTAAGTTTGTATTTATATTACTTAAAAATATCTGAACATAAATTTAAATATAATTAATTTTTTTGAAAACCTGACATATTATCTGAACTGGACTAGTACTACTCCGTCCCAGATAGTTCAACAAAATATTATCAAATCTGTCAAAAAAGTTATATGTATATTTATATGACTTTTAAAAAAATTGTTCTTTTTTGAGCCTACATTTGGGACGGAGAAGTATAAATTAATTTTACACGACGCGCACTTTAGAAGAAATATATTTCATTAAAAAAAAAATTAGAAGAGCTTATAAATATATATTGATTATTTTTAATTTATTAAAAAAATTTTTATTTTCCAACATAATTTATCATTAATAATTTTATACTAGTCCAGTTTAGATAAATCTGGACTTCATTTTTTATTTACTCATTTATTCACATAATTTTCGTTAAGTTTTAAAAATATCTATATTTTTTAATATTCATTTCTTTCAGAAAAATTTCTACGACTGGGTGACACTGTAGAATTTCTACGATTTGGTGAAAGTGCTCTATTTAATGAAGAGGCTAATGAAGTACCTTTTGGATTACTTCTTCTTGAAAAAGAAGATAATTTTCTGCCCATTCTAAAAATCATCTCAAAATTGTCAATATTAAATTCTTCAATGTCTTTAAATCCTTTGTCTTCAGCTAAAAATTTTAAGAAATAAATAAAATCTAATTTTTCATATAAACAAACTAATAGTTTAGGAATAGTTAAATATTCAAGTTTTTCTTCGAATTCTTCTTCCGTCATTTGTCTTTTCATTTTTTTTATAGGAATATCATTATCTCTAAAAAATTGCAATGTTTTTTTAATAAATATTTTAGATTTTATCAGAGCTTCAAGAATTAAATTTCTTATATTAATAGATTCTGCAATAAATCTATCAATAGCATCATCAGGATCATCGAAATAAGCAACAGCAAAGCCAACAAATTTCATAAATTCGGGCCCTTTAATAATACTACATTCTTCAAGAGATAGTTCACCTTTAGCTTTAGCTACAAAGAGATTTGCAACCTTTTGAAGAGTTTGATTTTTTGACATTTTTTATAGATTAAAAAAAAATATATTAGTAAAAAAATACTTTTTTCTATAAAATAATATTACCAAAAAAATTCTTGAACTACTTAAATCCTAAATTAATTTATGCAAGTTGTCTTGAAAAAGTTATACAAGTATATTTGAATAAATTTCTGTAGATAAAATAAAAATGAAATAAATCTCTGTAGAGCAAGTAAAATTTTATAATTAAATACTACTTCTCCGTTTCAAATAAATTGGTAATTCAAAAAATAATTTTTGATATGAATATTTAAGTATAAGTATTAAATCTTTACTTATAAGTTAATATATAAAATTAGTTAATTAAAAGTAGGCGACCTAATTTTATATGAATAAATGAGTGATCTAAAAATGAATAACCGATTGATCTGAAACGGAGTAGTACATTTCTGTAGATTAAGTAAAAACGAAATACATCTCTGTAGAGTAAGTAAATTTTTATAAATAAATAAATTGAAACATCTTTTAAATCAGTCTTGATTCTCACTAATTTGAAAATTTCAAGAACCAATTTGCTTCTCTCTAGAGTAGTGCAAAAAAATAAAAATTATCGAGATTTAATTGACTCTTATTACCAAGGAATCTCATCCGAACTGTAACTTTCGACTATTACTCCATTTGCATCCAATGTATTACTTCTTCTATCTTCTCCTTCTTCACAATATAATTCTATATGATAATATTTATCTGCATTCAATTGCAAAAATTCTTCAATACTTAATCTCTTTAATCTAAGATGTTCTGGTAATTTAAATTTGCCTTCTACCTTAATTGCATGTCCCTGTGAGATATATAAATCTTCAGTCGAATTTAAAAAACCTTTAGGTAATAAAAAAGGCATATACTTATCTAATAATTTAATTTCTGTATTTATGATTTTTTTAATTTTAAATCTTTTATTTTCTGAAAAGATAATATCCTCATTTTTTAGAGAATTTATTTTAATATATCCATTTTTAGTTAAAATATTTGTATTACAAAGTAAACATGGAAGAGATAATGACTCTGAAGTAAAAGGAAATGTTTGTTGAACATCATTTAAAAAAGAACTATCAATACCTAAAATATTTTTAAAATTAAAATTTACGGGTCCAAACAAAGAACTCCGAAAAGCTAATCCATTAGTTGAAAAATAAGGTACATTATTTGTAGAATTTAATATATTATCATTATTGTCGATTTCTCCTGGAAGACGCAATTCAGGGTTTGTGTCTGTATTAAAAAGATTACCATTTAAATAATAAATAATAGTCCCCGATAAAGCTGTAACTAAATTGTTATTAGCAACAGTAAAAACTAAAGAAGCATTTGCTGTATAAGTATCACTACCATCAACATAAGTAATATATTCTCCTGAGAAGTTATAAAAAAGACATTTTTATTATGAAAATAAATAAAAAAAATTAAATTAATTTACTACTTTTCAGATAAATAAAGAACCATTTGATTCCCGTGTGCAGCGAGTCGCACATCAAAATATTTGTATAGATAAATATGTATAATTATAAATTTAATACTTGTAAATTAATATATAAAAAAATAAAATAAAATTATTTTTTTATGAATAAATGAGTGATGAAAAAAAATGAATTACCGATTAGTCCCACTATTTGAAACAGAGTATTAATATTCAATTTCACATAAAAACGAATCGCCGATTTATATAATATTGACTATTATATATTTAAATTTAAGTGATTATCAAATTATTGAGGTCTAGAGTTGTATTAAAATTTAAAATTACCAGGGAATCTCATCTGAACTATAACTTTCCACTATCACTCCATTTGCGTCCAATGTGTTCGTTCTTCTATTTTCTCCTTCTTCACAGTATAATTCTATATGATAATATTTATTTTCATTTAATTCTAAAAATTCTTCAATACTTAATCTTTTTAATCCAAGATGCTCTGGTAATTTAAAAACATTTTCTACTTTTATTGCATGACCTTGTGATAAATATAAATCTTCAGTCGAATTTAAAAAACCTTTAGGTAATAAAAAAGGCATATACTTATCTAATAATTTAATTTCTGTATTTATGATTTTTTTAATTTTAAATCTTTTATTTTCTGAAAAGATAATATCCTCATTTTTTAGAGAATTTATTTTAATATATCCATTTTTAGTTAAAATATTTGTATTACAAAGTAAACATGGAAGAGATAATGACTCTGAAGTAAAAGGAAATGTTTGTTGAACATCATTTAAAAAAGAACTATCAATACCTAAAATATTTTTAAAATTAAAATTTACGAGTCCAAAAAAAGAACTCCGAAAAGCTAATCCATTAGTTGAAAAATAAGGTACATTATTTGTAGAATTTAATATATTATCATTATTGTCGATTTCTCCTGGAAGACGCAATTCAGGGTTTGTGTCTGTATCAAAAAGATTACCATTTAAATAATAAATAATAGTCCCCGATAAAGCTGTAACTAAATTGTTATTATCAACAGTAAAAACTAAAAAAGCATTTGCTGTATAAGTATCACTATTATCAACATAAGCAATATATTCTCCTGAGAAGTTATAAAAAGACATTTTTATAATATGAAAATAAATAAAAAAATTAAATTAATGTGCTACTTTTCAGATAAATAAAGAACCATTTGATTCCCGTGTGCAGTGAGTCGCACATCAAAATATTTGTATAGATAAATATGTATAATTATAAATTTAATACTTGTAAATTAATATATAAAAAAATAAAATAAAATTATTTTTTTATGAATAAATTGAATTACTACTCCGTCCCAGATCAATTTATCCAACTTGAAAAAGTTATATGTATATTTATATGACTTTTAAAAAAATTGTTCTTTTTTATTTGGGACGGAGTAGTACCAATTAGTCCCACTATTTGAAACGGAGTATTACTATTCAATTTCACATAAAAATAAATCGCCGATTTATATAATATTGAATATTATATATTTAAATTTAAGTGATTATCAAATTATTGAGGTCTAGAGTTCTATTAAAATTTAAAATTACCAGGGAATCTCATCTGAACTATAACTTTCCACTATCACTCCATTTGCGTCCAATGTATTACTTCTTCTATCTTCTCCTTCTTCACAATATAATTCTATATGATAATATTTATTTGCATTTAATTCTAAAAATTCTTCAATACTTAATCTCTTTAATCCGATATGTTCTGGTAATTTAAATTTATCTTCTACCTTAATTGCATGACCCTGTGAGATATATAAATCTTCTTTACAATTAAGAAAGCCTTTAGGTAAAAGAAAAGGCATATATTTATCAAGTAATTTAATTTTTGTATTCATAATCTTTTTAATTTTAAATTCTTTATTTTCCGAAAGAATAATATCTTCGTTTTTTAAAGAATCAATTGGAATATATCCATTTTTAGTTAAAATATTTGTATTACAAAGTAAACATGCAAGAGAAAGTGATTCTGAAGTAAAAGGATTTGTATTTCCAAAATCACTCAAAACATTATCGATATTATTAATATTTTTATAATTAAATGAAAATAAACCACCAGCAAAAGAAGTGTAGAAAGCTAATCCATTACTCGAAAAATAGGGTATATTGTTTGTAGAATTTAATATATTATCGTTTCCTTCATAGTCGCCTGGAGGTATTAATGTTGGATCCGTAGCAGTTTCATAAAAATTACCATTTAAATAATAAATAATAGTCCCAGATAAGTCTGTGACTAAATTATTATTATCAACAGTAAAAACTAAGGAAGCATTTGCTGTAAAATTACTATCAAGAACATATTCTCCAGAGAAATTATAAAAAGACATTTTTATATTGTAGAAAAAAATTAAAAAGTAATTTATAAATTTTTTTCTACAATATAAAAATGTCAAACATCGAAAATATTTTTAGAATGAGTCATCCTCAGGATAACGCACCACATCATATCAAAGAGGTAATTGGAAAAGTTATGGCTTTACTTCTTTGGGATACTAAAGGGAAGCTTTGTCATCATGAAAGTGCAGTTCTTAGTTCTCCTGATTTTTATAAATTTTTAGGTTTTGCTATTAAAAATTTAAGAAATCCTTCAAGGGCTGTAGAAAATTTTATTATTTTACAAATTGAAAAAAGAGAAAGACTCTTTTTAGAAATTTCCGAATGTAAAAGTAAAATTAAAGAATTATTGGAATATATTAAAAATAATAAAATTAAAATTACAGATTATCAAATAAAAGAACATATATTCGACAACTTCAATAAATGCTCAAGCAATGAAACACTTTTAGATTGTTTAGATAAATGTCAATTATGTATTACATCTTTAAATGCATTAATTGAGGATTATGACGATTTAGAAATTAAAGAAGAATTAGCAGTTGAAAAAATTGAAGATGATATTTTAAAATTAGAAAAAGATGAACAAAAATTAAGAACTATTAGAAGAACAAAAAATACAATTTCTATGCCAAATCCAGATTATCCTTTTAGTAAAGTCCCCACACCAATAAGTAAAAGTATGGCAAAAAAAATTGAAATTGAAGAAAATGCAGAAAAGATGTTTACAGGCAGATTATCACCAATTAAAAATAGTTTTTCATCAACTAATTATATTTCTATGGATAGTTTTGATGATGATTAAAAAAGATATCTCCAGAAAAATATACTACTCCAAAAGATTCTGGTTCTTCACATATCATATAGTAGAAGTAAATTCGGCCAGATCTTTTTCTTCATGTATATTAAATTTTAAGTACAAAGGATTACGAATTCTTCTTTACGCATCCTCCTAACCTTCAGGTTCTCAAATTTTTAACTAAATATTTATAAGTAATATAAATATTTACGGAAAAATTTACATAGATTGGTTTTTGAAAACCTGACATAATTATAGGATATCGGATTTTCCTGTATCAGATCTTTCTGTCACCGGGATCTATTATTTTGGTTTAGATACTAATTAGACCGGAATTTTTTTTAAAATATTAATAGGTGTTCGGATCTTCCTGTATTGGAACTTTCTATCATAGTGATCCTCTTGAACTAGAGAACCTTAGAATAGTAAAATTTACATAAATCATCTTTTTAATTTTTTTTGAGTATGTTTGCATTTTCCAAAAAAAAACAAAAAAGTTTAGAAAAAATTGAAAAAAAATAAGTGAAAATTTAAGTGATAAAAAAACAGATTTTTTTGTTTTGTGATTAAGTATTCAACAAATTATTTTAATTTTTTTCATCACTTAATTTTATACTTAATTATTTTTCTTTAATTAAAAATGTGTGATGTTTTTTATATTTCTTATAAATTGTTAGGTCTTGAAACAACTTCTGAAAATGAAATGTATATGATTAAAAATAGTAAAATTAATTTAAAAAAATTACAAAAGTCTTTTTAGGATCTAATATAAAAAGAGGAGATATTATTAAAACTTTAGATGATTCTGAAATGTATATAAATGATGGTATGTTTGTTTGGGATGGTGATAAAGCAATACCTTTAGATTATTCAATAGATTTTAATGGTTCGATTCCAAATGAATTTATTGTTTCTAAAGATGATTTTTCACCTAGTTACTGGAGAGGTGTAATTAAACATAATAATTTTTACTATCCTTCCGAAGAAATAAGAAATTTTATTTCAGCTTCTATAAAAAATATAAATTCAAAATGGACAGGATATTTTTATTTTGATGATGAAATATATGATGTTATATTTATTTCAGATTTTTACATGAAAAAAAATGATGTCATTAAAATAATAAATGATATGTCTAAACCTCATGAATTAATATCATATTCAGAAGATGAAAATCAAGAAATGGGAGGAAATTTGGTAATTGTTAGAGAATACTAGTCAAGTTGAGATAATGTTTCAGGAAACATGTTTTTCTTCATAACATATTTTATATAAATTAGGGGTTTCAAAAACCACTACTACTCCTTCTTAGATTAATTTATCCAACTTAAAAAAATTATATTTATTTTTATATGACTTTTAAAAAAAATGTTCTTTTTTATCTGGGACGGAGACATATATTTAAATTTGATACAACTCTGTTCCGAATAAAAATACAGTTAAATATAAATATAAGTTTTTCAACTTGTATTTTTTTATCTGTGACGGAGTAGTACTAGTCTAAGGTTCAGGTTCTCCAGTTCAGAAAGATCCGAGACCTTATAATTATGTTAAAGGGTAAAAAAGCAGTCTATGTGAACTAAAAAACCTGAAGGTTCTCTAATCTATAAATAAATATTTAAACTTGTTTTTGAAAACCTAACATATTATTATCTGAAAACATTATTAATACAGAAAGATATATAGATGTTAAAAAATTGAAAATAATATCTTTTTTTTTAGAAAAAAAAATGTTAAAAATAAAAGATTTAAAAAATGAAGAGTATGAATGGATTAAAAAATCCGATTTTTATATGAATTTGGATTTAGAAAATGAAGAAGATGAAATAAATTTTTCTATTTGCTCAAAATTAACTAATGATATAAATATCTTTATTGAAACTGCAAATTTTCTTATAAGTAATTATTTACCAGAAGAATTTTATAGATTATTTTTTTCTTCTCATGATATTTTAAATATACTAGATCACAATGAAGAAAACAGTTTTTATACATATTTAAAAGATATTTATTTATTAAATACACCTGTTGAACTTTTAAACTATGCTGCTAAAAATGGAAGGATGGATATTCTAAAATACATGGATTCAGGTTTTTTTATTTTTAAATGTCTTAATACAGAACCACCAAAGTCTATTAAATGTCAACAAGAAACAACTTCAAGATTGGCTGCGGGAAATGGTCATCTTGATTGTTTAATATATTTACATGAAAGAGAACCAATTTCACAAGCCACATGTCATGACGGTTGCCCATCTTCTTGTGTTTGCGATGCTTGTACAGTATCTGTTGCAGCTATAAATGGACATTTGGATTGTTTGATTTATTTATATGAAAATGGCTGTATATTTAATATTTCAGGGGCCACAAGATATGCTTCAGAAGGAGGACATTTAAACTGCCTTAAATATCTTAATAAAATTTCATTAGAAAAAGGCAAACCATGTCCATGGAATCCATTTTGTTGTGAAATTTCTGCACGAGGTGGACATTTATCTTGTTTGATTTTTTTGCATGAAAATGGATGTTCTTGGAATTGTAGATCTACTGAACATGCTTCTGAAAAGGGAAGAATAGAGTGTTTAAAATATTTACATAAAAATGGATGCCCTTGGAATTCAAGATGTATTGAATATGCTTCTGAAAAGGGAAGAATAGAGTGTTTAAAATATTTACATAAAAATGGATGCCCTTGGAATTCAAGATGTATTGAATATGCTTCTGAAAAGGGAAATATTGAATGTTTAATATACCTCCATGAAAATGGATGTCCTTGGAATGAAATGGCAACACTTAAAGCATTTAATAAAGGACAAATAGAATGTTTTAAATATCTTATTTTGAATGGATGCCCATGTCATAAGGATATTTTTTCAACTAAAGAAAAATTACTAAAAAAAATTGAACAAGTAAAAAAAGAAACGGAATGTCTTGAATTCTTAATGAAGGATATTTGAACTAAACTAGTAAAAATTAACTTGACTTACTTTTATTAAAATACATTTTACAAAAGTTTATAAAAATTATAAAAAAATATTTTCTATAATTTTATTCAAATTTATATATTTTTAAAGCTAAATACTTTTAATTTATGATGTCTAATAAAATGTTCATAAGCTTCTTCTGACTCACATTTGATATTAGGTACATTTTCATTTATTGAATCTGCATTTATGGTGCCGTAAGTTTCATGATAAGCCATAAATTTATCAATAAAATCATATGAACTACCTATATGAATAAATGCTTTAATAATCCATCCTGAATTATTAATTTTTGTATATTCTGCATTATTATAATTTGTATTATCTGTGACATATTTAATAGGTAAAGTATAAATTTCATCATACTGTAATTTATAATTTAAAATTTTAACAAAGGACATTTTTATTTTTTCAATTATTTTTTTCTTAATTCATTTTTTTTTGAAATCATTTCAAAAAAAAATACTACTACGTTTCAAATTAATCGGTAATTCGTTTTTTCATCAGTCAATTATTCATATGAAATTATTTTAATCTTGTATTTTTATATATTATCTTATAAGTGTAAATAAATATTTATCTGCTCCTTCGTACACACGGGAACCGAATGGTTTGAAACGGAGTAGTACTATTCCATTTCAGATAATACTTTGGATAAAAAAATAAGTAAAAATTACATTTCTTAATTCATTTGAAATAGATGCAAAATCAAAATATTAACACCTGAAATATTTTAATTATAACTGACATTATTCTTTAAAAATTTAATTCTTTGTAAAATAATATCATTTAAATTATATAAAGAATCAATATTTATTTTATCATATCTTGGAAATTTATAATAACTTGCTGTTGAAAATAATTTTATATCTGTATCTAAAAGATTTTCGAAATGTTCTAATTCTTTCAAATTATTTTCTAATATTGATAATATATCTTCCATTTTATTATATAAAAAATTCAAAATAAAATTCAAATTTTTATACCTAATTATTTTCAAAAAAGATAAAAACTCGAATTTTATGTACTTCTCCGTCCCAAATAAAAATATCCAACTTTTTTAAAAGTCATATTAAAATGCATATAACTTTTCCAAGTTGGATAAATTAATCTGGGACGGAGTAGTAAGCTCAAGTTCTTATTATAATTATTTGCGGACAGGAAGGCATTTTTTATCTTCACTAAAATTATAAGCAAAAAAATAATTCAGTTGAGATGAGTGAAGATAAAATATCCTTATTGTAATTTTCTTTTTTTTGTTTTTTAATAAATTTAGTGAGAGTAAGTAACAACTTTTTTTCACGACTTAAATTATACTCAAAATATTGTTCAGTGAAGATGAGTGGTGATAAAATGTTCTTATTGTAATTTTGATTTTTAAAATTTCCGTGAGAGTAAGTTAGAATTTTTTATCTTCACTTAAATTATACTCAAAAAATAGTTCAGGGAAGATGAGTGAAGTCAAAAAGTTCTTATTGTAATTTTGAAAATTTGATTTTTATAATTTTTCAGTGAGAGTAACTTAGAACATTTTTTCTTCACTTAAATTATACTCAAAATATTGTTCAGTGAAGATAAGTGAAGAAAAAATGTTCTTATTGTAATTTTGATTTTGTTCAAATTTTCGTTTTTGCATAAGAAGAAAAAAATCCCCAAATTTTCATGACATATTTTGAGTGGTATCACCAAAATAAAATTAAAATAAGAATTTTAATTTTATTTTTCATTATTTTTTTAGTGAGAATAAGTTATAATTTTTTTTAGAGATAAAAAAAAGACTTAAAATAAATTTAAGTACTTCTCCGTCCCAAATAAAAAAGAACATTTTTTTTAAAATTAATATAAATATACATATAAAATTTTCAAGTTGGATAAATTTATCTGGGACGGAGTAGTAAAAAAAAATAATTTTCTTTTTTAAATAGTACTACTCCGTTTCAGATCAATCGGTAATTCATTTTTACTTAACACAATTATTCATATAAAATTATTTTAATTCACTAATTTTATATATTAACTTATAAGTAGGGATTTAATACATTAACTTATATATGAATATAAATATATATGTGCGCCCTCGTGTGCACACGGGAACCAAATGGTTCCTTATTTTTTGAATCACCGATTTATTTGAAACGGAGTAGTAAATAATATAAATATAAAACTTATGTTACATATTTTTTTTTAATATAAATTTATTTACATGCACAAAATTTTAATTTCTTCATAAATTTCTTCCAATCTTTCATATGTTATTTCTGATTTTTCATGTAATTTTTTGATTTTTATTAAATTTTCACAATATTTTTTAATATTTGTTTTATGAATATAATATTTTGAATATTCTTTAAAAAGTTTGACTTTATTTTCTGCTGAGACTTTTTCAAAAATTGAAAGGACTTTACTTGAAGATAATTTTTTTGGTTTTGTGTTATCTATAAAATTTAATAAAAGCATAATTTTTTCTTCATACTTATATTCTTCAGAAAATTTAAATTTTATATTTTTTCTTTCTTTAAGAATATCATTACGACTTCCATGTCCTCCTTTTTCTCCATTACTATATGTAAAATTTGTTTTGCAATTTGTACATGTAATACTATCACAACCTTCTGATTTTTCAACTCGGATATGACATTCTGGACATTTTACTAAATTATTGACAAATTTTAAACTTTCAATTTCATCTTTATTACAAAGATGTTTTTCTTTAGGGATAATTTTTTTTTGACAGTCAGGACAGAAAATATCTTGACAAAAATTACACTCAAATAAATTATTATTTAAATTCAAACATCCTACTTTACAAAAATCATTAAAGCATTTTTTATATTTTGACATTTCTCGTTTAATTTTAATTTGAGGTAAATTTCTAAGTTTATTTTTCATACAAACTTTAATTACTTTTGAAACACATTTTGGAAATTTTTTTTTAATAAATTCTCTTTTTTCTTTCATAAGATTGTCCATTATATTATCTAAATTTTTATTATTATTTTCAAATTTAACATTATCAGTCATATAAGTAATCAATAAATCACAATAATTTAATAAAACATCTTCAGAAATTTTTAAGTCTTTATAAATGTATTCAGATTTACATTTTGTATTGGGACAAATTGGAAGAGTGTTTAATTCTGAAGAACATGATTTAATATAATGATTCATACAATCAAAACATATAGAAAAATTACAATTTCCACATTTAATATTATTTTCTTCCTCTCCAAAACATATACAACATTCCATTTGAAAAATTGAAAAATTAAATTAAAAATTCAAATTTTCAATTTAATTTTTTACTTCTCCGTCCCAAATGTAGGCTCAAAAAAGAACATTTTTTTATAAAGCTATATAAAAATGCATATAAATTTTTCAATGTGTCAGATCGACATATTATCTGGGACGGACCAGTACAAATATTTGTACTACTCTGTTTCAAATAAATCAGGAGAACCTTCAGGCTCTCTGTGTTTCAAAAAATAAGGAACAGTCACACCATAAGGTTCCCGTGTGCACCAGGGCGCACATAAATATTTATATGAATATATAAGTTAATTTATTAAATCCTTACTTATAAGTTAATATATAAAATTAGTGAATTAAAAGTAGGCGACCTAATTTTATATAAATAATTGAATGAAGTAAAAATGAATTACTACTCCATCCCAGATTAATTTATCCAATTTAAAAAATTTATGGATTTTAAAAAAAACATTTTTTTTATTTGGGACGAAGAAGTACCGATTGATCTGAAACGGAACAGTCTCACAATTTGGTTCCCTTTTGCACAAGGGCGCATATAAATTTTTATATGAAATTATAAGCTTAATTGGTCCCAAATAAATTAGTGTGAGAAGAGGGGAAATATCCAACTTTTTTAAAAGTCCCATAAAAAGTAAGCGAACTACATATAACTGGTCGGGGTTTTTTTTCACTTAAAATTTAAATTTCTTAAACCCCGACTGACTTTATAACTTTTTTGACAGATTGAATAAATTAATCTGGGACAGAGTCGTATATATTATTTTACAAGTGTAATTTAATAATTGTAGTTATTCATTAATATAAATTTTTATTTCCTGTCCCACAATAATTATTATTACTTTTATTTTGATTTAATAATTTTTATTTCTATTAAAAATGGAAGAAATAAAAATCTCAGATTTACCTGAATATGCTAAAAATTCTAAAATTTATGAAGGTATGGAAGCAGATGAAGTTGTTTTTGTTCCTAAAAAATTTTTAATTTATAATGAAAAAATAAATAATTTTAAAGATTATAAAAAACTTATTAAATCTTATAACTATTTTTTATTAGAATTATCCGATGAAATAATTAAGTTTCAAAAGGATCAAAAAAATGAGTATGATGTTTTACATTTTTTAAATAAAAATAAAGATATTCTTTTTTTTAGGGAACAATTAGAAAATTTAGAAAATCGTAAAATTAAGATAGAATATTTTTTAGACACTGATTATTTTAATAAAAATAAAAAAATTGCTTTTAATTTGCGCTATGTTTTTCAACAAGGAACTTTTAAAATTATGATAAGTGACATTTTTATAAATGAAAAATTATGTATAGAAACTTTAAATAAAATTAAAGAATCAGAATATTTTTCAATTATATCTAGTGATCACAAATTGTTTGTAGATTTTAAAAATGAAAATGTATTTTTTACCGAATTTACAAAAACTTTTTTTTTATCTTTTGATAGTAACAAAAAACATATTACAAAAATACATAAAAAACTTTTTGAAGATATTGAAAAATATAAAACATTCATAAAATCTGAAGAAATTTTTGGTATATTAGACGAAAACTTTTTTATGCTAGGTATAATGTCAGAAGATGATGGTTTGGTAATTGAATCTGTTAATGTTTTTTTTGATATTTATTTTTTTGAAGGTTTAACAGAAAAAAATGTTAAAGAATATCTTGAAAATGAAAACAGAATAATTTACAATTAGTTTAATACTACTAAAACTGATTCCATTTTAATTTTTATCCTGAACTTGATCAGTCGTATAATATTTTGTTTAAAAATTAAAAATATCCAATTGTAAAACATTCTTTATAATGTATTCCTGCTTTAGGATAATTTTCAAAATTAAATCCATATTTGTTGATAAGAAAAGAATATTCTGTAGAAGAATTATTGAAGTACAGTTCTAAAAAAAGAATATCATTTTCTATTTTTATTTTAATAGGTAAACCATAAGAAACATTAGAAATAAATTTAAATGTAGTATTAACTTGACCAAATAAAAAATTATTACTATGTAATGAAGATTTAATTAATCCTTCATTTATAAAAAAATCAATTATATTATATTTTTTACATTCAAATGTATAAATATCACATCTTGGGTTATTTGGTGTTAATATAAACTTCATTTAATTATAATAATAAAATCTTATTATAATTTATAAAAAATTATAAATTATAATAAGATTTTTCTAGATAAACTAAAAAATTATAATAAAATATATTTCTGTTAAAAATTTACAATGAAATATATTTCTCTAGATAAACATAAAAAATTACAATAAAATATATTTCTCTAGATAAACATAAAAAATTACAATAAAATATATTTCTCTAGATAAACATAAAAAATTACAATAAAATATATTTCTCTAGATAAACATAAAAAATTACAATAAAATATATTTCTCTAGATAAACATAAAAAATTACAATAAAATATATTTCTCTAGATAAATATAAAAATCATACTACTCCGTTTCAGATAAATAGGTAATTCAAAAAATAGATTTTTATATGAATAAATAAGTATAAGTATTAAATATATACTTATACAGTAATATATAAAATTAGTGAATTAAAATAATTTTATATGTATATTTGGGTGATCTAAAAATGAATCACCGATTGATTTGAAACGGAGTAGTAATGAAATATATTTCTCTAGATAAAATAAAAAATTATACTAGTCAAGTTCAAATAAATTGGACCAGATCTTTTTCTTCAGTTTTTATACAATATTAAATTTTAAGTAAAAACTTTATTTTTAAGTAAATATTACTTAAAAATATTTACACATAAATTTAAATAGAGCTTAATTTTTTTTGAAAAACCAATTTATCTGAACTGGACTAGTAATAAAATATATTTCTGTTAAAAAATTATAATAAATATTTTTCTCTAGATAAAATAAAAAATTATAATAAAATATATTTCTCTAGATAAACAGAAAAAATTATAATGAAATATTTTTCTCTAGATAAACACAAAAAATTATAATGAAATATATTTCTGTTAAAATTATAATGAAATATATTTTTCTAGATAAACCTAAAAAATTATAATGAAATATTTTTCTCTAGATAAACCTAAAAAATTATAATGAAATATTTTTCTCTAGATAAACCTAAAAAATTATAATGAAATATTTTTCTCTAGATAAACACAAAAAATTATAATGAAATATATTTCTGTTAAAATTATAATAAAATATATTTCTCTAGATAAACCTAAAAATTATAATGAAATACTACTCAGTTTGAAATCAATGACTAACGATTCGGTTCGCGGGAACCTAAAGGCACCATTTTCTTGGTTCCTTCGGTAATTCATTTTTACATCTTGTCATATAAAAATATTTGTCCTTGACTAATTTTAATAATTAATTCATATAAATATTTATTTTTTTAAAAACAAATAGAACCTGAAGGTTTTTAGATTTATTTGAAACGGGGTAGTATTTTTCTGTAAACAAAATAAAAAAATTATACTACTCCTTCCCGAATAAATTAGTGTGGGACGAGGCGCACTACACAATGTGTCAAAAAATCTATATTTATGTTTAAGTGACTTTTAAAAAAAATGTGTAGTAAACCTACTTTCGCCTACTCTTTATTATGGACAGAGTTGTAATGAAATATATTTTTTTTATAAATACATTTCTCTTGATAATAAAAAAATTTTTTACTTTTCTTACAATAATCTTACTCTACAGTCTTACCCTTACCCTTATCCTTCCCCTTGTCTCTAGTAACACAACCTCTTTTATTAAGTTGTTTTTCTAAAACAAGTAATTTTTCAATCCAAAATTTTTCTGGTGTAACTTTCTTTAAATTTTCTAGTTCAATTTTTCTTTCTTCAATTTTTTTAATTAAAACCTGCATTTCTTCGGGGGTTAAATCCCAAATTTGTTTTCCTTTCATATGCTCTTCTTCAATATCATATTTTTTCATTTGATCAATAATTTCTTTTTTATTTTTATTTACTACAACAATTTTTCCACTATTAATTAATTCTATTAATATTTTAGATTTATTTAATTTAATAATAGCTTCTTCCGTATCTTTAATTTTTTTTCCTACAACTTTAGCTAATAATTCAATCATAGAACTATAGTACATTTCCATTCCTTCTTCTATATTTTTAAAATACATTGGAAATCCATCATCATCAATTAAATTCATATTACATAAACTAAAAGATTTAACAAGTTTTAAATTATTTAACATTGCCTCATGTCCAATTTTATGATTTTTCTTTTCCTTTTCCTTAGGCTCTTCAGGATTCTTATTTTCTTCGGGATTTTTAGAAATTTTGGGTTTTTTACTTAACTTTTTACCTACAGGTGTAGGATTATATCCTGTTAAATAAAATAATGGTGAATTATTATCAGGAGAAATAGATGTAACATCTTTTAATCTTTTATTAAGTATTAAACTTTCGCACCATTCTTTATATTCAATTAAAGAAACACCAATAGGTAATTCAGTAATAGTAATATTATATAAACCTTTGGATTGTTTTGTAATTTCATAAATTCCTTCTGTTCTAACAGAAATTCCTTTCATTTTTTTATGCATAATATCAAATTTTTTGTCATCTTCTTCTTCTTCTGGAATATCTTCTTCATCTGGAATAGGTTCTTCTGTAGTATCTTCTTCATCAACTACAATTTGTTCAATATCTGGATTTTCATTCTTTTTATTAACTTCATCTTTTGATACAATATTTACAATTTTAACCTTTCCTTTAAAACCATCAAAAAATGGGATTAATTTATCTGTTTTTTTTCCTTTAGCTTTATTAATAATCCATCTAATAATATCAGTAGGTTTATATGAAGGACTAAAAGTAGAGGTACCTCTACCTAAGCCTCTAAACCCGTTAATATAACCTAAAGGTATAATTGCTGCAATCCAAATTGGATCTACAGGTTCACCTTCTTCAATTCTTTTAGGTACCATATCGATAATTTCTTTAAAATAAACATATTTAACCCACCATTCAAGATTACTTAGAAGATATCTTGAAGAAGTTGTAGTTTTACAATATTCTCTTGTTCCATAACGTCCATTATGACAAGTTACATTTAAATTATTTGAACCTGTATATGTTTCAGACATTTTAATCAGTGTTTGTTCTAAAGAAACAGCGCCATGATGATAATTTAAGTCATTTGCAGCTGTTGAAGCAATACTTTCAACTTTAGAATCTTTTTTATTACTATTACCATAATTCCAATTTTCTAACATATAATATAATACTTGTCTCTGAGATCTTTTAAGTGTATCTTTATAACTTGGGATAGCTCTGAAAAAGCATCCAATAGAATATTCAATTAAATCTGTCCTTAAAAAATTTGTAATAGTTCTTCCAACAATTAAAGGATTTGTATTATTATTATTAAGAAAACCTGTATCTTTCGTACTTAAAAGATCAGAAAGTCTAATATCAATAAAATCATCTTTTCTAAATGCACCTCTTAGTTCTTTGATTGATTCTTTTCTTTTATCAGCTAATTTAGTATTGAAAGACATATTTAAATTTTCTTTTGCTAAATCGTCAATTACGAAAACAACTTGTTTTGCAGTTTCTAAATCATCTTTAATATCTTCTTCGTTAGAAGTTCCTAATCCTTTATAATAGTGTACGTCTAATTTACAATTGGGATTTTCTTCTTTGTAAATTTTATATTCATGTGTTTGAAATCTTTTGCAAATTTTATTATTTTTGAATAATTTAATAGCTGGTGTCATTAAAAATCCAATCATTCCAATTTGAAACAATGTTGGAAAATATGTATAAAAAAAATTAATTAAAAGTCCTGTAATATGATAAGCATCCTCATCAGCATCTGTATTTATAATAATTAAACCATATTTTAAATTTTCTCTATTTTCTGGAATTGTATAATCTTTATTTTTTTCTAAACCAACAGCTCTCATAATAGCATTATATTCGGCATTTCTAAAAATTTTAATTTCGTCATGTTTTGAACAGTTAGGAGGTTTTCCTTTCATACTAAAGTAACCATTTCTATCTTGTGTTCCTTCTGAATGCAAAATTCTCGTAGAAGAATAACCTGATCCAGATTTACCTTCAGCAATATATAAAACACAACTTGCTGAATGTTTTCCACCTGCATCATTTGCATTAACAACACCTTTGACAATAGCTCTTCCTGAACTGGTTGGTCCATCAATCATTTTCATATTTTTTGCCATTAATAAATTATTTAAAATATCATTTAATTTCCATTTCTCTATAGGTTTTAAAGATTCATCGGTAACATTAAAAGAAGGTGTAGGTCTTGTAAGAATGGTTTTTGATTGAGATGTATAATCTGTATCTTCTAATCTACAAATCATAATCATAGATACATGAGGCTTTACATCTCTAATCGTTAATTTAATTTCTTTTTCTTTAGGTTTGGCTTTTTCAGGTTTACTTTTATCAGTTTTTTTCTTTGAAGGTTTAGAAAAAACACCACCATTATTAAAAAAATCTACAATTTTATGAAAAAATACATCAAAAGCTCCATCAACATGAACACCTCCTAAAGTCATTAAGCCATTGACACAAGAATAGTGCCTGGGGTTATTTGGCGTATCAAAAAAGTATAATTCAACTATAGGAACACATTCTTTATTAAATGGATGAGCAATGATTTCTTCTAAGTTTTCTTTTTTAAATTTTTTAGGCAGTTTGTTGCCTTCTGTTCCCCATTCATAATGACAAATACAAGATTCAATTTCTTCTTGAGAAAAAATTAAAGGTGCATAATTTTTTTTAACATCTAAAATTTCATGTACTTTTCCATTAAAAGAAACTGGAACTTTAGTAGAAATTCCTGTATCAATAAGCATTTTATAAAAGTACATTTGCATTTGTTGAGTAATTTCAGTTAATCCAAATCTCTCTAAATCTAAATCCAGAGTGATTTCAACATATGGTTCGTCTTTATAAGGTTCACCGGGTCCTTTAATCCAAGTCCCAGGCATTGTTACAGATTCTTCTTCTTCAATAATATTATCTTCATCATCTCTTTTTTCTTCTTGTAAAATAACTGTACATGGTGTATTTGGATCATAAATCATTTTAGGTGTTGATTCAGACTTAATAATTTCTGACATATTATTAATCCAAATAGCTTCGTGTTCAAAACCTCTAATATTATCACCAATTTTAACACCAAACATTTTAGCAAAAATATTTGCAAGTTTAGAGCCGTAACCATTTGTACCACCTCCAGTTCTAATAATATCATCATCATAGTTAGAACTTGTTAATAAAATACCAAAAATTCTTTCAATTACAGTTACACACTTTTCTGGTGTTGAAAGCTCTTGTTTAACATGAAAAAAAATGGGATCACCTCCAGATCTAATAGTAATTCTTTTATTATCAATTTTCATTTCGATTGAACCAGTTTTAACACCTGCAATTAAAGAATGATAAATATTATCCGCAGCATTACCTAAAATCTCAAGAATAATTCTTATAATTCCATCACATAAATCAATTTGTTCCTTTGTAAATTTATTTAATTCAGGATTAAAAACATCATCAGTCCTAGGATTGGGATGAATAGAACCAATATATGTTCCAGGTTTTTTATAAATTTGCACATCTAAAGGTAATTCTTTATAATCTGTTGCACTCTTTTTTGTTCTTATTTTTCTATTAGCATCATCTAATTTAGCATATGTTTTTTTGGTTCGGGATGACATTTTTTTATTTTTATTTTTTTTTATTTTTTTTTCAAATAACTTGTTCAAGAAAAAAAATTTTTTTTTAAATTTTTAAAATTTATATACTAGTCCATTTCATGAAGAGCTTTTTATAAATCTATAAAATCGTTTTTTTCAAAAAAAAAAAATATTTAATTATAAGTTTAAGTACATAAAAATGAATATATTTTTAATTTTAAAAATAAATAAAGAAAAATATTTGGCTAGTTCAAAAAAATATTATTTGAACTGGGTTAGTAAATATTTTAAAAGAATTTAGAAAAAAAATATTCTGTTAAAAAAGTTTATAAATATTTTAGAAGAGTTTAGAAAAAAATATTCTGTTAAAAAATTTTATACTACTCCGTCCCAGATTAATTTATCCAAGTTAAAAAAATTATATCTATTTTTTATATGACTTTTAAAAAAAATATTCTTTTTTATCTGGGACGGAGAAGTAAATATTTTAGAAGAGTTTAGAAAACGTGTTATAAATATTTATAAACTTTTTTAACAGAATTTAAAAAAAATATTATGTTAAAAAATTTTTTAACATAATTTAAAAGAATTTAGAAAAAAAATATTTTGTTAAAAAAGTTTATAAATATTTTAGAAGAGTTTAGAAAAAAAAATATTCTGTTAAAAAGGTTTATAAATATTTTAGAAGAGTTTAGAAAACGTGTTATAAATATTTCTAAATTCTTTTAAATTCTTTTAAAAAATTTAGAAAAAAAAATATTCTGTTAAAAACGTGTTATAAATATTTTAGAAGAATATTATGCTCTTCTAAGTTTTTCTATAGACACACTACCAAGAGTATATCGAGCTGAAAGTACACTATTATGTTCTTTTCTTAAACAAATCCAATTTTTTTTAATTTACATAATCTAAAACTCTTTTTGTTTTTGATTTAGATTCTTTAAACTATCCATTAAAATTTTATAATGAAATATATTTCTCTAGAATTTTTATATACTACTCCGTTTCAAATAAATCGGTGAATAAGTACAATTATTAAATCACAGTTGTAAAATAATATATAAAAATATAAGAAAAAAATATTTTTATATGAATAATGGAGTAATGTAAAAATAAATTAGCGAAGGAACCAAGAAAATGGTGCCTTTAGGTTCCCGCGAACCGAATGGTTCGTCATTAATCTGAAACGGAGTAGTACTTTTTTAAAATTTTATAACAAAATATATTTCTCAAGGATTTTTATATATTTTGGGTGCAGTTAAAAAATTTATAATATAATGTGTAAAATCATTTCTCTATATAAACTATAGGCTCAAAAAAAATTTATAAAATCATTAAAAAGTTTTAAAGTATGTATATAAAAAGGAGTAGGATAAAACTACTAGGTTAGTTCGTATAGTAGTTCGTATAGTAGTTCGTATAGTCGCAATAATTCACCTGAAGAATTTTTTTTACTTGTTTCAATTTTTTTGAAAAATAAATAAAAAATTAAAAAAAAAAAAATGATTAAATATCCTATATATAGAATTAATTCGCAACTTATAATTTTTGGAAGTTGCCATGATAAAAAAATAGATACAATTCCTGAAAATATTCAAAAAATACTTTTAGAATTCAGAAAAGTATTTTTTGAATGTGATTTTACTTATTTAAAGGATGTTATTTTTGAAAAAAGATACTAGTCCAGTTCAGGAGAATCCTTTAGGATTCCTATAAAATTGTGTTTTCAAAAAATAATTAACTATATCTAAATTTATGTTTAATTATTTTTAAATAATATAAATAATCACTTAAAAATAAAGATTTTACTTAAAATTTTATATGATCTAAAAAGTGAATAAAAAGATCTGGTCCAATTATTCCCACTATTTGAACTGGACTAGTATAATATATCAAATAAATTACCTAATAGCGAAAATATAAAAATGTTTTTTGATTCAATAAATGAAGAAAAAGAAATTAAAGAATGTAAATGGTATGAAATTTCTGCTGGTTTTATGTATGATTGTGATTATTTAGAAACTTTATCAAAAAGAAATTATTTTATAAAAAATTTAGGAAAAGTAAATATAAAAAATATAAATTTTACAGAAATAGCTAAATTTCAATTATGTACTACAAATTTTATAGGCATTGATCATCATTTAGCTTATCTTTTTCTTAAAAAATCTAGTGATATAAATTCTTTAGATGAAAATAATTCAGAAATTGTTGGTTTTTTTCAAAATTATCTTAAATTTATTTTATATTCTATTTTGTTTATTAAAAGAATATTTGGTCAAGATATTAAAGATTTTAATATTAATACTGACACAAATATTGAATTAATAGAAAATTCTGATAAAATAACAATAAATAAATCTCCTCTTGTAAATAAAAGAAATGAGTTATGGATTCCTAAAATAAGAAATGAAATTCAAAAAAAAACATTAATAGTAGTAGGTACAGCGCATGTAAAAGAAATTGTTGAAAAATTTAAACATGAAGGATATAAAATTGAAAAATATAATTATATTTTAAATAAATTTACTCCTTTTCGGATAAATCAAGGGGAACCTAAAAGTCCTATGTGATTCAAAAATATTTACAAAGAACCTGAATGTTCTCTATCATTTATCCGAAACAGAGTACTACTCCTTCCTAGATAATATTTTGTTGAACTATCCAAGTTTAAAAAGTTATATGCATTTTAATACTGTTTTATAAAAAAATGTTCTTTTTTGAGCCTACATTTGGGTCGGAGAAGTAGTATTTTTTCATATATAAAAAACTAATCTTTTATATATTTTTTGAATTTTTATTTTATTTCTTCTTTCTTAAAATTGAAAAAATAATTTTTTTCAATTTAAAAATATTATTAAGTTTTATGAAAGAAAATATGATTTTACAGATAGTTAGTTTGTGAAAATTACAAAAAAATTACTACTACTACGTTTCAAATAAATGACGAACCGAACGGTTCGCGGGAACCTGAAGGTTCCTTCGGTGATTCAAAAAATAAAGAACAGTCCCACCATTTGGTTCCCGTGTGCACCAGGGCGCACATAAATATTTATATGAGTAAATTAACGTAATAAGTATACATTTAATACTTATACAGTAATATATAAAATTAGTGAATTAAAAGTAGGCGACCTAATTTTATATGAATAATTGAGTAGAGTAAAAATGAATTACCGAAGGAACCAAGAAAATTGTGCCATATTGGTGGGAATGTTCCCGTGTGCACCGAGGCGTAAATTAAATTCTTGTGTGAATAAATTTGTTTAAGTATTTAACAAGGAATTAAATAATAATATATGAATAAACAAATAATGAAAAAAAAAGAATCACGAAATGAAAGTTAAGGTTCTTCATTGATTTGAAAAGGATTACGACTCCGTCCCAGATAATATTTTGTTGAACTATCCAAGTTTAAAAAGTTATATGCATTTTAATACTGTTTTATAAAAAGGTACGACACCGTTCCATATTAATTTATCCAACTTAAAAAAGTTATATACATTTTTATGTGACTTTTAAAAAAGTTATATACATTTTTATGTGACTTTTAAAAAAGTTGGATATTTTTATTTGGGACGGAGAAGTACCTTTTTATAAAACAGTTGTCTATAATAAGCAAAAAAATGCTTAATTTATCTGAGATGGAGTAATAATTCATAAATATTTCAAGAAACCCTAAAGCTTACTGTTCTGTGGAGTAGTAAATATTTTGGAAGAGTTTAGAAAAAAAAATATTACTACTCCGTTTCAAATCAATGACGAACCTAAAGGTTCCTTCAGTGATTAAAAAAATAAGGTACCATATTAGTATGACTGTTCCCGTGAGCAACGAGGCGCACATTAAATATTTATATGAGAATATATAAGTTAGAATATATAAGTTAATATATTAAATCCTTACTTATATATTCATATATAAAATTAGTGAATTAAAATAATTTTATATGATTAATTAACTGTAGTTAAATGAATTACCGAAAAAACCTTTAGGTTCGTCATTGATCTGAAACGGAGTTGTAGTAATTTAAAAAAGTTTATAAATATTTTAGAAGAATTTATAAAAAAATATTATGTTAAAAAAGTTTATAAATATTTTAGAAGAATTTAGAAAAAAAAATATTTTATTAAAAAGTTTAGAAATATTTTAGAAGAGTTTAGAAAAAAAATATTCTGTTAAAAAAGTTTAGAAATATCCTAGAAGAATTTAAAAAAAAAATATTCTATTAAAAAGTTTATAAATATTTTAATATAGTTTAGAAAAAAAATATTCTGTTAAAAAAGTTTATAAATATTTTAGAAGAGTTTAGAAAAAAAATATTCTGTTAAAAAAGTTTATAAATATTTTAGAAGAGTTTAGAAAAAATTTTTCTTTTAGAAACGTTTAGAAATATTTTAGAAGAGTTTAGAAAAAAAATATTCTGTTAAAAAAGTTTAGAAATATTTTAGAAGAGTTTAGAAAAAAATTTTCTTTTAGAAACGTTTAAAAATATTTTAGAAGAGTTTAAAAAAAAATATTCTTTTAGAAACGTTTAAAAATATTTTAGAAGAGTTTAGAAAAAAATTTTCTTTTATAAAAAATTACTACTCCGTCCCAGATTAATTTATCCAACTTGAAAAAGTTATATGTATATTTATATGACTTTTAAAAAAATTGTTCTTTTTTATTTGGGACGGAGAAGTAAAAATATTTTAGAAGAGTTTAGAAAAAATTTTTCTTTTAGAAACGTTTAAAAATATTTTAGAAGAGTTTAAAAAAAAATATTCTGTTATAAAAAGTTTATAAATATTTTAGAAGAGTTTAAAAAAAATATTCTGTTATAAAAAGTTTATAAATATTTTAGAAGAGTTTAGAAAAAAATATTCTGTTATAAAAAGTTTAAAAATATTTTAGAAGAGTTTAAAAAAAATATTCTGTTATAAAAAGTTTATAAATATTTTAGAAGAGTTTAAAAAAAAATATTCTGTTATAAAAGTTTATAAATATTTTAGAAGAGTTTAAAACAAAATATTCTGTTAAAAAAGTTTATAAATATTTTAGAATAAATTAAAAAATTAACAAAAAATATATTTCTCTAAAAAAAACTAAAAAATTATAATGAAATATATTTCTCTAAATAAATTAAAAAATTATAATGAAATATATTTCTCTAGATAAACTAAAAAATTATAATGATATGTATTTATCTAGATAAATTAAAAAATTATAATGATATGTATTTATCTAGATAAATTAAAAAATTATAATGAAATATATTTCTCTAGATAAACTAAAAAATTATAATGATATGTATTTATCTAGATAAATTAAAAAATTATAATGAAAAATATTTCTCTAGATAAATTAAAAAATTATAATGAAATATATTTCTCTAGATAAATTAAAAAAATCTAGATAAATTAAAAAATTATAATAATATGTATTTATCTAGATAAATTAAAAAATTCTAGATAAACTAAAAAAATTATAATAATATGTATTTATCTAGATAAATTAAAAAATTCTAGATAAACTAAAAAAATCTAAAAAAAATATATTTCTCTAGAAACTAAAAAATTGTAATGAAATATATTTCTCTAGATAAAATTCTATATTAAATTTTTAAATACTACTATAAAAAATTTAATGAGGATGAATATTTTTCTAGATAAAATAAAAATTCTAAAAACATCATTTGGGAAATTTAAAAAATTAAAATAATATGTGAAAAATAATACGACTCCGTCCCAGATTGACATATTATCCAATCTGTCAAAAAAGTTATATGTATATTTATATGACTTTTAAAAAAATTGTTCTTTTTTGAGCCTACATTTGGGACAGAGTAGTACATTGATTTAAAAAATTATTTTAATTTTTTAAATAGTATGAAGATTTGAGTGTAAAAAATATTATATTAAATTTTTCGATTAAGTAATCACAAACGTAAAAAAAACAATTTTTTGTCACTTAAGTTTTCACTTATTTTTTTTGAAAAGTTTTTAAACTTTTTTATTTTTTCAGGAAATATTTTTAGTATAACTCCATATTATAAAAAATTGAGTTAAAAATATACTAGTCAGTTTCATACAAATCCGTAATTCATTCTTCAAATTTATTCATATAAGATTATTTTTATTCACTAATTTTATATTAATAAATGAATCATCGATTTATATGAAACTAAGTATTCGCTTAAAAAAATATTCTGTTATAAAAATATTCTGTTATAAAAATATTCTGTTATAAAAATATTATGCTCTTCTAAGTTGTTCTATAACAGCACTACCAGGAGTATATCTCGCAGAAAGTACAATATTATTTTGTCTTCTTAAACAAATCCAATTTGTTGTTTTTGTGAAATTTACATAATCCAAAAAATCTCTTTGTATTTGATTCAATATTTTTAAACTATTATTTAAATATCCTTCGAAATATCTTCTTACATCTTCATCAGTAAGATTTACTAAATTATTATTAACTGTGTTTCCATCTAAAGTAATTCTAGAAATAAATAAAACACGATTATTAATATCTGAAAAGTAAATTTCAAAATTCTGAATACAACATACTTTTCTGAATCTAATATTTAAAAGTAAGTTTTGTAAAAATCTAAATAAAACTAAATATTTAGGAAAAGATGGATTACCTGCATCAACTGTAGCCATAAAATCATTCTTATAAAATGAAATTTGGTCCATATGAAGGTTTAATTCTTCTTTGATTGTTCGATATGTCATTTTATATTTATAAAAAAATTTTAAAAAAATAAAACGATAAATTTACAACAAATAATTGATAAATTACTATAAAAAATTTTTAGTTTTTCTAGTTAAAAAATTACTAACACTAAGTTTTTTTCTAATTTTGAAAACCTAATATATTTATATGAATTCAGAAATATTTCTTAACTTAAAAGTTTATAGTACTCCGTTTCAAATCAATCGGTGATTCATTTTTAGATCACACAAATATACATATAAAATTATTTTAATTCACTAATTTTATATATTGTTATTTAAGTTGTTATTAAATATTTATACTAATTTACTCATATAAATATTTATTTTTTGAATTACCAATTTATCTGAAACGGAGTAGTAGTATATTAGGACAAATATTTTTGTTCATTTTTTAGACCAAAAAAAATTTTAAGTAGACCAGTACTTTTTTATTTGAGATGGAATATTAAATATTTTTATTTTAGTATATTTTTTTCTTTATACCAACTCTTAGGACATCTATTTTGAGGATCAGAAAGGAAATTAACTAATGGTTCATTATTAATTATATTTAAGCGGTATTCATCATTTGAATTTAAATTTTTAGCATCTTCTAAACTTTTTTTAAAAATTTCATTTGACATTACAAAAAAATTGTAATCTATTTGTTTTATATCAAAATCTTTTTTTAATTTCTTAAGCATATTACAATTATTAATTAATCCTAAAAATTCAATTTCATAAAAATTATCAGTTTTATTTTTTTCATATAATTTATTTATTAATTTTTCTACTTTATCATATTCCATTGAAAAATTAAAATTTGATAAAAAACTATCTTCAATATCTTCAATTTCATACCTTAATTTTTTCGGAATAATTGGACCATACATTAAAATTTTTAAAAAAGTTGATGTCGCGTCTGCTATTTTATGATCGAAATATAAAGATACTACTGGATAACCAAAAGCAAATGGTGAAAAATAATATAATATTTTTATAAAATTTTTTTCACAAATTATTTCTGATAAAGGATAAATTTCTTCGAAAATATGATATTTATAAATTGGTTCTTTAATTTTTATTTTTAAGTCTAAACTAATAAATTTTTCCCTTAAGATTTTCATTTCTTTTGTAACTTCTTTATTTAAGATATATTCTTTATTTGTGTTTTTATCGTTTTTGTAAATTTCAGAAAAATTATCTTTAGTAAATCCACTTATATTTTTTAATTTATTTTTTGAAGTAGAAACCATAGCTACTAAAAATAAATGAATTTTTGGAAATTGTATTTTAAGATTTAATGTTTTTTCATGTATTTTATTTAAAAGTTTATGCATTTTATTTCCAGAATAAATACAATCATCAAAGATTAAGACTGGATTTGATTTAATTTCTAAAAAAATATCATCATTTTCTAAATTAAAAACAATTGGTTTTTTAAATTTTTTTTCAGAAGAAATAATAAAATTAACTGCTAATATACTCATAAAATATGTTGAATCTTCTTTATCTTCTAAAAAAATATATGTTTGTTCTGTAAAATTTATATCTCTAATTATTTTTTCAGTTCTAATTATAATTTCTTCAAAAGTTATATAATGAGTATTTTCCATTAATAGCCTTGCTGCTTTTTTTTTTGATTTAGAAGATTGTGAAGATATCCATAATTCTTTTTTTTCAGAAGAAATATAATGCTTACCTGATATTTTTTTAGAAATACTGTAAATTTTAGAAAGATTATATTCTAAGTTCTTATAAAATAATTCATTGTTCATTTTAAATATATAAAAATTTTTTTGTTTAAATTTTTTCAGATAAATCGATTAATAAATAATAAAATTAATGAGGTAAAAATGAATCACCGACTAGTGCAAAGGATTACGGGTTTTCCTAACCTGAAGGTTCTCCTAGGATATGAAACAGAGTAGTAGGTTTTGAGAAAATTGTATCTACTCCGTTTCAAATAAATCGGTGTTTCAAAAAATAAAATTTTATATTCATTAATAAGTACTACTCCGTTTCAAATCAATCGGTGATTCATTTGTAGATCACACAAATATACATATAAAATTATTTTAATTAACTAATTTTATATATTACTTTATAAGTATTAAATATATACTTATACTTATTTATTCATATAAAAATTTATTTTTTGAATTACCGATTTATCTGAAACGGAGTAGTAAAATTATTAAATTATACTTGTAAAATAATATATAAAAATATTTAAATTTTATATTTTTATATGAATAATTGAGTGATATAAAAATGAATCACCGATTGATCTGAAACGGAGTAGTATCTAATTAATAAATTTTACTTTAAAAATTATATGTTAAAAACAGTACTTCTCCATCCCAAATAAAAAAAACATTTTTTTATAAAGCCGTATTAAAATTCATATGAAAATTTTAAGTTAGATAAATTAATCTAGGACGAAGTAGTAAAAAAAAATATCTGGATCAATTCATTTGAACTGGAAATTAAAAATTGATATATTGTGAAGATTATGTTTAAATATAAAATTTTATAGTGTTTCGGATCTTCCTATCACAAGGATTCTCCTGAACGTTAGAAGGATATTATATTTATATTTTTTTTTAAATTTTGAATTTTTATTTTATTTCTTCTTTCTTAAAATGGAAAAACTTATTGAAGACTCAAACTTTATTAAAAATTTGGAAGACAATTTTTCTAAAAAATCACTTGAAAAAATACTTGGTTTTAAATTAAAAAATATTATTAAGTTTTATGAAGGAAAATATGATTTTTCAGATAGTCAATTTGTCAAAATTACAAAGAAATTACATTATTTAGAATGTGAAAAATTACAAGAAATTCTTATAATTATATATTTTAAACAAAATTTAAAAAATTATATTTTTGAAATATTTAATGATGATATTCTTCATAAAATGTTTAATATTAATTATGAAAATGATTTATTGTCAACACTTATTAAATATGGATATCTAGATGCTGTAAAATATTATTTTATAGGTATTAGTATTTCTAGGTCTATTATATTAGCAATTGAATATAATCAATTGGAAATATTAAAATTTTTATTTTCTAAAACTGGAGAAAATTTTATTGAATCTTTTAATGAATATTTTAAATATGCTTTTAATTCAAAATTTAAAGAAATTATAAATTATTTTTTAGAATTTATTGATTTTAATTATTTAATCCGAAGCTTAGAAAAAGAATTAGGAACTTATGAAAGTATAGTATTTTCTTTTCCAATTTTAAAAAGTATTTTTCTTGGAGAAATAGAATCTATATATGATTATTCGTATGATTCGAGAAAAAATATTCTTTTTAAATATAGATTAAATATTAAAAATTCTTTAAATATATTTATATTAAAAACTATAAAAGAAGGTAATGTTGAAACACTTAAATTTTTAATAGAAAATCTTTCTGTTGATTTTTTCGAACCTTTGAAAATTGAATATAATGATCTTTATGGGAAACATCTATTTGAGTTAGGATATGTTGAAGATTCCGATTCTGATGAGTCTCAATCAGATTTTAATGAAGTTACATATAAATTTACCGGATTTATGGGTGATTTTTTTATTTATCAATATTTTTTTGATATATCTTTAAATAATAAAAACAGCCCAATATCTGAATTTTTATTAAATAAAGGAGATTTTGAAATAAAAAATAAAAATGTAAATTATTATCTTGAAAATTATAATTTATATACTTTAAAAATTTTAGATATAGATAATAAAGAAATAAAATACTTTTGTGAAAATATTCAAAAACATAAATTACTAAATGAAGCATCTTTAGAATTCATTAAATGGATTTATTCTTTCGGATTTTTAAATTTAGATATTGAAGATTTATATGAAATTAAAAATTTAGAATTAATAAAATGGATGATAAAAAAAAATAAATACAGTAAAGAATTAGATTTGAAATATTTACTAAATAATACAGATGATTTTCAAATTATTGATTTTTATATTAAAAAAAATATATTTAATAATGAAATACTTTTAGAAATGTTTTCTGATGAAAAAAATTCTAATAATTTTATAAAATTATATAAAATACTTATAAAAAGTTTGAATTCATATTCTGAATTTTATAAAATAGTTTTAATTAAAGTTATGAAATCTAAAAATTTTAAAAAATTTTTTTTTAATAATGGTGCAGTTAAAATTTTATGAAAACCTGAAGGTTCAAATTAGTACTACTCCACACCAGATACTTCAACAAAATATTATCTGACATATTGAAAAAGTTATATATAAATTTAACTGCTTATTAAAAAAAATGTCTTGTGCGCCTACTTTATATTTGGCACAAAGTAGTACTACTCCGTTTCAGATAAATGACGAACCAAAAAAATGGAGCCATTCGGTTCGCGGGAACCTGAAGGTTCCTTCGGTGATTCAAAAAATAAGGAACAGTCCCACCATTTGGTTCCCGTGTGCGCCTCGGTGCACATTAAATCTTTATAAGAATAATTAAGTGACAATATTTAATATGTACTTATAAGTTAATATATAAAATTAGTAAATTTAAATAATTTTATATGAATAAATCAGTGAAGAAAAAATGAATTACCGAAGGAACCGAATGGCTCCATTTTCTTGGTTCGTCATTGATTTGAAACGGAGTAGTATTAAAAAGAACATTTTTTTAATTCAATATTTATATATAAATAATTTTTTTCTCAAAACCTGACATATTATCTGAACTTGACTAGTACGACTCCGTCCCAGATAAATTTATCCAACTTGAAAAAATTATATGTATTTTTATGTGACTTTTTAAAAAGTTGGATATTTTTATTTGGGATGGAGAAGTAGTATTTATTTGTGAAAAAAAATATTTTATTTCAAATAAATATTTATTTCCCAAATATTAAAATGTTAAAAATTAAAAAATCAAAATTACCAGAATTCATAAAAATATCACCTAATTATAAAGATATTGATGATAAAGAATATGTATATATACCCAAAAATATTGATCTTGATGTTAATTATAAAAAAATTGAAAATATAAATGATTATTCTAAAATAATAGAAATTGTTAAATATTTTAATCTAAAATTACCAAAAAGTTTAAAAAAATTTCAAGAAGATATTAAAAATCAGGATGCATTACTCTTATTTCTTTTACAGAAAAAAGATGATGCATTTATTAAACCTATAATTGAACAAGTTAAAGAAAATAAAGATTTTGAAATTAATATTGAAGTTTATTTCAGTAAAAATGATTTAGCAGAAGATATATCAGAAAAAAATTATTATGAAGGTTCAACATTACGCCTTGAAATTAATATAAATATGAAAAATAATATTTTTAAGATATCAGATTTATTGTTCCATTCTGATACTCAAGAAATAATTAAAATTGTTGAAAACATTGAAAAATATGATAATAATATTGAATTTGTATTAAAAAATAATTATAATGATGATGATCTTAGAATTATTGTTAAAGATAATAATATTAAAATGGAATATACTTCTTATTATTTTACTGCAGACGACAGATATATAAATAAAAAAGAAAAAATAATAGGTACAAATAATTCTTTTGTTAAAGAACAAATTTTATCATCATTTAAAAAAATTAAAAAAATAAGTAAGAAATTAGAAAAATTATCTTCAGATGGTAATTTTTTTGCTATACATACAGATGATTTATATGTTATAAGAAGTAGATTTCTCAAAGACGATGAGGATGTGGAATATGATTATGGATTTATATTTGATCATTTAGATAAAGTAACTAAAAAATTTCCATTAACAATAAAAGATGAAATTGGGAATAAAAATATAGAAGAATGGTTAATTAAAAATAAAAGAATTATTAAAAATTATAAAAATGTAAAAATCAACTTCATAGAATAAAATATCAATAATTTATTTGTTTTAATTTCAATTTTATAGGGCTTCGGTGTTACCTATCCATGTGGCTCATCTTGAACTGGATAAGTAAAAAATTGAAAATTAAAAAAAAAATTTGAATTAAAAAATGATATCTTGTAATTGTGGTAGTTTTTTATGTCTTGAAAAAAATCCAAGTTTTAACGAAAATTTTAATAAAAAATTAAAATCTTCTATTTATCCAAGATATTCTTACATTTCAGATTTTTATGAGAAAAGAAAAAACTTGATTGATATATGTGATTATATTATTGAATCTGATCCTAAATGGAGTGGAGATATTAAAGAATCAACTATTCATGCATTAGCATCATCTTTTTATACTTTTCATGAAGGTTTACATTTACCTAAAGAGGTTAAAATTTATTTAAATTCTAGAAGTTTTATTATAGGAAAAAATGATAAGGAACTTATAACTTTTATAGATTTAATAAAAGAAAGTCTTGATGTTGAAACATTTGAAGATTTTGTAAAATTTATGGAAGACATTTAACAATTTTAGTATTATTCAACTTCATATATTGAAAATAATTGAGCCAAAACTTTTTGGTCATTCTTATATTTATTCAAAACTTTTTTTTTTAAAATTTATATATACAATTATATATAAAATATACTAGCACAGATAAATTTATCATACTTTTTATTTGGGACAGAGTTGTACTTTATAATAGAGATACTCCTATAAGGTATTTAGGATTAGAAATAGTTGGTTCAATTATAGTTGTTGTATCAGGAGTATATCTTGCTGAAAATAACCCATTATTATTTTTTAAATAATGCCAATTTTCTGTTTTTTTAAAATTAATATAATCCAAAAAATATTTTTTTTTTGAACTGAAGTTTTTCAATTTATTATTTAAATATTTTTTAAAATATTTTTTTACATCTACATTTTCTAAATTATTTTTAACTTTATTACCATTTAAAATGATTTTGGCTATAAATAAAACATGATTATTAATATCAGAAAAATGCACTTCAAAATATTTAATACGACAAACTTTTTTGAATTTAATATTTAAAATTAAATTTTGTAAAAATCTAAACAAAATTAAATATTTACAAAAACATGGTTTACCTTTATTAACTGTATCTATAAAATCATTCTTATAAATTTTAATTTTTTCCATATAAAGATCTAATTCTGCTTGAATTATTTTGTGTGTCATTTTAAATTTATAAAAATAAATATTTAAAATAAAATAATTACGACTCCGGCCCATTTTAATTTTTCTAACTTTTTCTTAACCCACTCAAATTTTAATACAAATATTTTGACAGAATGAGAAAATTAATATGTCAGGACAGAGTTGTACTATTCGAAAAGATTACGGATTCTCTATCATATAGTCACCAATATTTCAGGGTAGATCTTTTTGCTGACTTTTTCTGAAATCACTCAAATTTTAATACAAATATTTTGACAGAATGAGAAAATTAATTTGGGTCAGAGTAGTATTATTTATTATACCAACTGACAAACTCAAAAGGTCCAAACTTTATAAAAATTTTTCAAATATGGAAATAATTCTAAAGATTCATATTCTGTGTGCTTTCTATTAATTACTCTACATTTTTTTAATATATAATATTTACATGTTTTTATAATTATTTTAGCAAGTTCAATATTAATTGGTCCAGCACCTTCAGTTTCTCTATCATCAGTATTTAAAACAAATAGTAATTGTTTTTTTATTTTTTTTTTAATTATTTTATAATTATCATTTTTAGGTATTTTATCAAAATTAAACACTTCTAAAAATTCTTCTAAAAATTCTTCAATATTACAATTTTTTAAATTATCCAAAGTTTTTTCTAAAGAATTTGCAATCCTATATACTTTATATATTTCTTCACATTTTAAAGATATATAATATTCACATTTTAATAAAATTGTTTCTGAAATTTCATTATCAACTTTTTTATTCAAAATTAACAGCAACTTATTTTTTATATTTTTTTTAATATTTTTAATAATTTTATCTTTAATAATTTTATTTGCTACATTTATTCTAGCAACGTCGATTTTTGTTTTAGGCATTTTTTATAATAATAAAAAAAATATTAATTTCAAATATATTAAAAATTTTTAATATTCAAGTTCATAAAAAATGTTTTTTGTTTAAAAAAATGTTTAAGAATCAATAAAAAAATGTTATTAGATTATCATAAATATATTTATGAATTAACAAAAAATGTACTACTCCGTCTCAGATTAATTTATCTGACACATTGAAAATTTTATATGTATATTTATATTAATTTAAAAAAAAAATGTTCTTTTTTATTTGGGACGGAGAAGTAATTTTTACTTGTTATGATGATTTTGACTAAATTTATGCTAAAAAATTCAATCGTTTTTTATTTTTTACTATTCAAGTTCAAATTACTGTAAAACATGGACTAATTGTACCACATCTTTTTCTTCGACGATATAATTTTTTTAAGAATGATCTTTGATAAATTTACGTACTACTCCGTCCCAGATTAATTTATCCAATCTGTCAAAAAAGTTATATGTATATTTATATGACTTTTAAAAAAATTGTTCTTTTTTATTTGCGACAGAGAAGTAGATCTAAAATTTTTTTTCAAAACCTGAAATATTATAGGGTTCCATCCTGAAGTGGAATAGTAACATAAAATTATTTTTATTTAAAGAACTTTTTCAAAATATATGAACTTGATAAGTAAAAAAATTTATTATTAAAAAACAATTTCCTTTTCACTTATATAAATTCTAATAGAAAAAAATATTATTGTTACAGCTATTCCAATTAAACATATTACTGAAGTACTATAACAATCATCATAAACTTCTTTATTTAAAGATAAAGTGCTTGAATATTTTAAATTTATAGCTGCTGATAAAGAAAGTATACCTATAACAATAAAAACAAAAATGATAAATGATAATATAGAATATTCATAATATGTAATGTTTTTCCATATCTTTTCTGAAAAAGATTCTTGATAACCGACAAAAATAATTACACCAAAAGAAATTAAACAAGCTGAAATTATAGTTACAAAACACCATCCAAGAATGACTGCAGAACTTAAATATTCTTTTGCTTTAACATTTCTCTCATTATCTTTATAAACAATCATTTCTTGATTAATATAAGTTAAAGTATAGGTTGTATAGATAATTCTAATCAATAATAAAAAAATAATTATAATAACCCACCATTGCATATTTTTTATATTGTATTAAAAAAATATATTTCAAAAACAAAAATTTAAAAACGTATAATGCAACTTTTGAAGCAAATAAAACAAAATTTCCCTGTGGAGGCATATGAATAATGTTGAGATTGCAAATATTAACACTAATCATTTTTCAAAAAAAAATTTTTGTAGTAAAAAATCATAATGGTTAAATTTTTATAAGAATCTTTTAAAATTTGAATTTTAAATTTTTTTTCTATATTTTATCTAAAATGCAAGTATCAAAAATAAATGTGCCTGATTATTTAAAAAGTTCAGATTTTTACAGGAATCTAGAAAGTGATGATGATTTTTTAATTGAAGACGAAAAATATATGAAAATGACAGATGATATAAATTCTTTAAAAGACTTAAAATCATACATGAAAACTGCAGATTTTTGGGGATTAGACTTGAAAGAAAATATTTCAAAATCTGCTATAGACTTCATTAATAATAATCTAGATGAATCAATTGGAATTTTATCTAAATATAATAATTCAAAAAAGATTTTACAGGATGTTAAAAATTCAGAATATACAATTGAATGTTTATTTTTAAATCCTGAAAATAGTGGATTATTTATCGAAATATCATGTCATTTTAATCATTTAACTGTTTGGAAAATCAATATTCCTTCGGATGGAGTTTATAGTTTGTTTAAAGGACTTTCAAATGCAATTAAAAATAATAAAAAATATGAATATGATATCTATATATATTCTAATATGAAAGGAGTGATAGGAAGAAAAATTTATAATTACACACAATGTTTTTTTGAAAACAACGAAATATCTTTTAAATATGGAATATCAAGTGGAAAAATACATAACGACGAAGATGAAATAATTTTTAATAAAGAGTTAAATATTCCAATAAATAAATTTAATATAGAAAAAATTTGTAAAAAACTTGAAATATATAACAAAGAATATTTAAACATAAAAAATTAATATATGAGTCCAAAGGATTACTACTCCGTCTCAGATTAATTTATCCAACTTAAAAAAATTATACTTCTCCGTCCCAAATAAAAAAGAAAAATTTTTTTAAAAGTCATATAAATATAACTTTTTCAATGTGTCAGATAATATGTCGATCTGGGACGGAGTCGTATTTATTTTTATGTGAGTTTTAAAAAAAATGTTCTTTTTTATCTGGGACGGAGGATTACGGATTCTCCTTTACGGGTCTTCTTAACCTGAAGGTTCTTAAGTTTATATTGTGGTTCAAATTGATTTATATATTTTTCTAATTTATTTAGAAAAATAATAAAGTAAATATATTCTAAGGAAATATTTTTTTACTCCAGGAGATATGTTAGGTTTCCAAAAACAAGTTTATTTATCTTTATATCTAAATATTTATAAATTATATACTACTCCATTTCATATCGTGGGACTAATCGGTTTTTCATTTTTTGTTCACTTAATTATTCATATAAATATAAAAATATTTTATATTTTTATATTTTTATTTACAAGTTTAAATAAATATTTACACTTATTTATCCATATATTTTTTAATTTTTTGAAACACCGATTTATCTGAAACGGAGTAGTACTCCGTCCCAGATAAAAAAGAACATTTTTTTATAAACTCATATAAAAATATATATAAATTTTTTAAGTTGGATAAATTAATCTGGGACGGAGAAGTAGTAAATATTTACTTAAAGATAAGGGTTTTTACTTAAAATTTTATATCTTCTAAAAATTGAAGAAAACATTTGTCCTGATATTTTTTGACTATTAATTATTTGAATAGTAATTACTTAAGATTATAATTAAATATAAACAGTTTTTTGAAAACTCAAGCCTTGCTTATTTGTCGTGGAATACTATTTCTTTAAAAAAATATATTTTTTAAAATTAAATATATATTTTTTATTACTTTTTTTAAAACATTTGAGGCTGTTGATCAAACATAAATTTATTTTTTAAAGAACTCAGATCATCAGAAGTTTGAGAATCAGTTAAAGATAAATTACCGAACTGATCATATACTGTAAATTTAATAAATTTGCTTCTACCATTAGGAAAGTTTAAAAGTGCAATAATCATATAATTATTTCCTGTAACTACTTGAGATGCAGCATAATAAATTTTATAAGTTACATTTTGTCCAGGGAAAAGTTGTGAAACCATAAAATCAGTCACATTTAAAGCTTCAGGACTATTTTTATCAATTTGTTGATAACCACCTACAAAATTATTCATATTCTGTTGAGGATACATTCTATTTCCATTCGGCTGTTGATAAAATGCATTAGGATTCATCCCTTGCTGAGGAGTTCCATTCGGAGTCCAATTAGGAGGCATAATAGAACCATTAGAATACTGTCCATTCATACCCTGTTGAGGAGTTCCGTTAGGAGTCCAATTAGGTGGCATAATAGAACCATTAGAATACTGCACATTCATATTTTGTTGAGGAGTTCCGTTAGAAGTCCAATTAGGTGGCATAATAGAACCATTTCCGTTCATTTGAGGAGCCTGATAAAATCTATTTCCATTCATTTGAGAAGGTGTCCCATTCATTTGATGAGGTGGCCCGTTCATTTGAGAAGGTGTCCCATTCATTTGAGAAGGTGTCCCATTCATTTGAGAAGGTGTCCCATTCATTTGAGGAGGTGTCCCATTCATTTGAGGAGGTGTCCCATTCATCTGAGAAGGTGTCCCATTCATTTGAGAAGGTGTCCCATTCATTTGAGGAGGTGTCCCATTCATCTGAGAAGGTGTCCCATTCATTTGAGGAGGTGTCCCATTCATACCCTGTTGACTATTACCATTAGTAGGTTGACCCATAATTAATGTCTCTAAAGCAGCTAATGGATTCCCATTTGATTGAGTTGGTGGAGTATATGTACTTGGAGAGGATCCTGGAACATTTTGTGTGCCTGTACCATTCATTCTAGAAGGTCCTTGTGTTGAATTATTATTTCCCATTTTATTGATATTAAAAAAAAATTTTAAAATATTTATTTAATTTTTTTAATTAAAAATACAATAATGGAATCAAGAATTGATATTGAGTACAAACAGTTTAATTATATTTTAGAAGATGGGACTAAGACATTAGTAAAGGTTAAAGTTATTAAAAATAGTGATTATGCTAATTTTATAAAAAAAATTAAACCTATTGTACCTTATTCTCCAAAAAAGTATAATTATATAAACTAAATAAGTTAATAAATTTTTTTTGAAAAATACATGTTGTTAGAAAAAATATGTCAGACCAGATCTTTTTCTTCATAAAATATAAAATTCTGAATCTTTATGACTGTTATAAAATATTTAGTTAAGACTCAGTCCCAGATTAATTTATCAAAAAAGTTATATGACTTTTAAAAAAATTGTTCTTTTTTGAGCCGACATTTGGGAAAGAGTCGTATAAATTTACATATTCCATTTTATAAAAATCCGTGTGATCCCTATAAATCTGGTCTTCATTATAAGAGGAACCAAGAAAATGGTGGAATATTTAATGTGAATAAATAACTTAAAATGAAGTTCTGACATATTATAGGGATCACACGGATCCTTCTGGACTAATATAATTTTTAAAGAATTAAAAAATCGAAAAATTTTTTGGTTCTTTAAAAATTAAAAAAAATGTATAAAAATATTATTTGGTATCCTTTTTTAAATAGTGATGAAAATTATGATAAAGCATTATTATCAAGAGAGAAACCTGAAAAATCAACTTTAATAATCTCGACTGATGTTCATGATTCTAGAAAATATGCTAAATTTAATAGTATCTTTGATTTTATTGATTTTTCAACTAATCATACAAAAGAGGATTATAAATGTTTTTATGAAACTATTCCTGGTAATTTACCTCAAAAAATATATTTTGATTTAGATATTTATTTAGAAGGAAGTAATAAAAAAGATAAAAAAAGATACACTATAGAAGAAGCAAAAGACGCAATATATTTACTTCAAGATAAAATAATAGAATTAGAACCTTGCGTTAAATCTAAAGATATTTTTGTTTTTTGTTCTCATGGTGAAAATAAAAGGTCTTATCATGTAGTTGTAGATAATTGGTGTCTTCCAGATTGTATAAATAATAAATATTTTTTCAAAGCAATTATGAAAATATTTCCAGAAAAATATAAAGATATGCTAGATCCTGGTGTTTATTCTTCAATGCAACAATTTAGAATCTATGGTAACCATAAATGGAAAAGTGATAGAAAAAAAATTTTAGATCCTGATTGTCAATGGGAACCACCTATAAAATGTACTTCTGAAAAACATAGGAAATTTTTAGTATTATTACATTCTCTTATAACAAATTGTGAAGGATGTAAAATTTTAAAAAGATATGCCCCTGAAAAAAATAATGTGTATTTTAGAGAAATTTTTTTAAAAGATCCAGAAATTAAAGAATCTATAAATATGTGCGCTAAAATTTTAAAATGTAAAGATTTTTTAGATGATAATTTTCCTTTTAAAATATCAGAAATTAAAGGAGGTTTAGTTTTACTTAAAAGACTATTTCCTTCATTTTGTAATATTTGTCAAAAAATTCATCATAAACAAGACTCATATTTAATTATAAATAAATCTGGAGTTTATTTAGATTGTAGAAGAAATCCAGAAGGTAAAAAATTATTTCTTGGAAAAATAGATATAGAAGAATCAGATATAGAAGATAATTCAGAGGAAAATTCTGATTCTTCTCCTGAATCAGAATCGGAAGACAATTCAGAAGTATTAGATGAATCGGATATAGAAATTAATGAGGATATAGAACCTGAAAAAAAAATAGCAACTCCTGAAAAAAAAATAGAAATTACTCATGAAATGTTTAATTCAAAAATAGAATCTTTAATTTCTAAAAGTAATATTTTGTCAAAAAATGTTTATAAAAAAAAAGAGAAAAAAAATAAAAAAATAAAAGATGACAAAATAAAAATTCCATTTGTAGAAATTGACTTAAATATTAAAAAAGTATCTGATAGAAAAGACAAAAAATTTTCTGGAATTAAATGCTTGGTATAAATATATTTCTTACAATTTTTTATTTTTCTAAAGAAATATTTTTTCTTATAATTTTTAATTTTGTCTAGACAAATATATTTCTTACTACTCCGTTTCAGATCAATGACGAACCAAGAAAATGGAACCATTCGGTTCGCGGGAACCTTCAGGTTCCTTCGGTAATTCATTTTTACTTCACTCATTTATTCATATAAAATTAGGTCGCCTACTTTTAATTCACTAATTTTATATATTACTACTCCGTTTCAGATAAATCGGTGATTCAAAAAATAAATATTTATAAGTATTAATAAGTACTACTCCGTTTCAAATAAATCGGTGATTCAAAAAATAAATATTTATATGCGTAAATACGTGTAAGTATACATTTAATACTTATACATTAATATATAAAATTAGTGAATTAAAATAATTTTATATGAATAATTGAGTGGAGTAAAAATGAATTACCGATTGATCTGAAACGGAGTAGTATAAATATTAAATGAATACTTAAACATTAATATACAAAATTAGTGAATTAAAATAATTTTATATGAATAAATAAGTGAAGTAAAAATGAATCACCGATTGATTTGAAACGGAGTCGTACTGTATAAGTATTAAATGTATACTTATACTTATTTACTCATATAAATATTTATTTTTTGAATCACAGAGAACCTTCAGATTCTCCTGTTTTATTTGAAACGGAGTATTACAATTTTTAATTGCTCTAGAAAAATATATTTTCTTATAATTTTTAATTGCTCTAGACAAATATATTTTCTTACAATTTTTTATTTGTTAACAGAAATATATTTTCTTACAATTTTTTATTTGTTAACAGAAATATATTTTCTTATAATTTTTTATTTATTAACAGAAATATATTTTCTTATAATTTTTTTTACTTAGACAAATATATTTTCTTATAATTTTCTATTTTATTTAGAAAAATATATTGTCTTATAATTTTCTATTTTACTTAAACAAATATATTTTTATATTTTTTTATCTTACTTAAACAAATATATTTTTTATATTTTTTATCTTATTTAGACAAATATATTTTTTATAATTTTCTATCTTACTTAGACAAATATATTTTTTATAATTTTCTATTTTACTTAGATATATTTTATTTATAATTTTTTATTTTAGAGATGTTTATAATTTTTTTATTTTACTTAGATATATTTTTTTATAATTTTCTATTTTACTTAAACAAATATTTTTTTATAATTTTCTATTTTACTTTGAAAATTATATTTTCTTATGATGTTTCCTTACTTTCTATCTTACTTAGACAAATATATTTTTTATAATTTTCTATCTTACTTAGACAAATATATTTTTTTATAATTTTTAATCTTACTTAAATAAATATATTTTTTATATTTTTATCTTATTTAGACAAATATATTTTTTATAATTTTCTATCTTACTTAGACAAATATATTTTCTTATAATGTTGGAGTACTTTTTATTTTACTCAGAGAAATATATTTTTTTATAATGTAATATATTTTCTTATAATGTTGTCGTATTTTTTATTTTACTTAGAGAAATATATTTTCTTACAATTTTTTATTTTACTTAGAGAAATATATTTTCTTACAATTTTTTATTTTACTTAGAGAAATATATTTTCTTACAATTTTTTATTTTACTTAGAGAAATATATTTTCTTATAATTTTTATTTTACTTAGAAAAATATTTTTTCTTATAATTTTTATTTTACTTAGAAATATATTTTTTTATAATGTGGGACTTTTAGAGTAATTTTTATTTAAATTAAATATTTTTTTTATAATTTTTTTATAAATATTGAGTAAAAAATACTTTGTTTTAAAAATATTTTCCACTATATCACAGATAATTTGAAAACCTTTAAATAAAAAAAATGAATGATGTGTAATCTTTTGTTAAAAGAGTTCCGAGTGATTTAACACCTTTTCAGAAAATAATGTGATTGAATGTAATTCCACAATCCGAAACTTATTATTAGCGAGACATATTTATAATTTTTTCAAAATTTAATTCGAAATATGATTTATAAACTCTTTAAAAATCATATTTTTCTTCTTTAACTGTATTATATTTTTTAAAATTTATTTGAATTTTCTTCATTTTTTTACAAAAACATTTACATATAAAGTACTATTAAATTCCAAATATATCATCAAAATTCCACAATACTCAAGTTCAAATAAATTCTATTTAAAAAAATAATAAATATTAATATTAAAGTTTATATTATTTTTGTTAAATAGAATTTATTTTAAATATATAAATGTTCTTTTTTGAATACATTTCGTTTTTTTATCAACTCAATTATTTAATATAAAATTTAATATCAATCACTAAAAGTTCTTAAATCTTACTACTCCGTTTCAAATCAATCGGTGATTCATTTTTAGATCACACAAATACACATATAAAATTATTTTAATTCACTAATTTTATATATTACTGTATTGACGTAATACATTTAATACTTATTACGTCAATTTATTGATATAAATATTTTTTTTTTGAATTACCAATTTATCTGAAACGGAGTAGTATTTTTTTATAATTTTTTTATTTTATAAATCTATAAAAATGGAAACTTTTTTAGATTTTGAAATTGAAATGTCTAAAATTTTATATAAATATTATTACCTTTGTTTTTCTGAAAATATAAATAAAAACAATCTTGATTTTATAAATGAAATAGTTGTCGGAGATGGTGAATTTTTTAGGGATGTTATATTTGAAGAAATTTTTAATAAAATTAGAGATAAAGAAAATTATATTGACAACTACACAGATAGTATTTTTGCATATTCTGATAAAGAAGAAAAAAAAAATTAAAAGATATTCAGAAATTGGTATTTAAAAAAAATTATGGTTTTAAATTAACAAGATTAGATTTTATATTATTACAATTTGAAATTGCAAAATGCATGGAAAAATTTATGCAAATGTTAAGTAAAAAATTTAATGTGTCTTTTAAAAATATTGCAAGTGACTTAAATACCCTTCCTATGGCAATGATTGAAAGATTCAGGGACAATATATATGAAAAAATTAAACTTAAATCAAAAAAAAATAAATATTATAAATATATTGATGAAAATAACGTTTTTGATATTCAATATGATTTTAATTTTTTTAATTAAGAATTTACTACTACATAACAAATAGTATGGAAAAATTTTGAGTAAAAAATAAGTCATGAATAATTTTCGAATTAAATTTCTTAGAAAAATAGTCAGGGCGCAATATCCATAAATTATTTTTTTATTGTGTTCCAGATCTTTTTCTTCAAACATATAATTATTTTTTTATCGAGAACCTAAAGGTTAGACTGAATAGTCATACTTTTTTATGTTTAAGTTTTAATATAATATTTAAGTGAACAAATGTAGAGGCCTAATTTATCTAAACAGGCCCAATATCATTTTACAGTTTATTTTAATGTAATTGAAAAAATATTTCCTTCTTTAATTTTTCGCATTTATCAAATTTTTTGTCCTAAAAATTTGATATTATAAATTAAGTGTAAAAATATTTTTAAAAAATTTGTCGAATAAGTAATCAAGAACGTAATTTTTAATAAATTTTTACACTTAATTTTTAACTTAATATTTTTCATTTTTTCTAAACTTTTTAATTTTTGTGCAAAATCAATTTACCTATAAAGTAACTTACTTTTTTAATTTTAAACCTAAATGTAATATACATGTAATTTTTTTGAGTATTTATTCCTATAAAACTAGTAATTAACACTACACAAAACTTTATATTAATAATAGTTATTTTTTATTATTACAATCTGTCCAAGATAATTTAAAAATAAATATAATACTATTCCGTTTCATATAGTGGGACTAATTGGTGATTCCTTTTTTCATCACTCAAATATTCATATAAAAAATATTTTTTTCTTAATTTTTTATATATTATTTTACAAGGGTAATTTAATAAATTGTCACGTCAATTCATTAATATAAATATTTATGTGCGCCTTGGTGCACACTGGAACCATATGGTGGGACTGTTCCTTATTTTTTGAATTACCGAAGGAACCAAGAAAATGGTGCCTTTAGGTTCCCGCGAACCGGATGGTTCGTCATTGATCTGAAACAGATTATTACTATATTGGTTTTTAAAGTTTTGCTTTTTTCACTTTTATTTTAATAATTTATTTTTATATTCTAAAAATATGATTTATATATTAGATTGGGATGATACATTAATTCCAACTTCACTTTTAGATTATGAGTCAAAAAGGCAAAATGTCAGTTTATATGACATTAAATTAAATCATAAAATTAAATCAGAATTGAAAATTTTAGAACTTCATGTTTTTAATTTTGTTGAAAAATTATTATCAAAAGGAAAAGTTTATATAGTTACAAATGCAGATATTAATTGGTTTAAATTTTCAGCAAAAAGTTTTTATCCTAATATTTCTGACTTTTTAATTAATTTAAATGTAATTAGTGCTTTGGATATTTTTAAAAAAGATTTTCCAAATATTCCAATTTCACAAGGTTTTCCAATTAATTCTACTGGTGCAGATTGGAAATATAATGCTATGAAAAAATTACTAATTGATAAAGAATATAATACAATGATAAGTATAGGTGATGCAGAATATGAAAGAGAAGCATCTATGATGATTAAAAAAGACAATAATAAAAAAATAATTTCTATAAAACTTATTGATAACCCAAGTATAGAAAAAATGATTTTACAATTAAAAAGCATGTTTTTAAATATTAACACTTTTGAAAATTCTGCAATGTTAACTAATATTGTTTTTTAAATAACCTTTACTGGTCCAGTTCAGATAGTAGGCTCAATCTGGACTTCATTATATAAAGGAAGCAAGAAAATAGAAGCATATTAGTGGGACTGTTCCCGTGTACACCAGGCCGAACATAAATATTTGTATGAATAAATTGAAGTATTGATTACTACTCCGTTTCAGATAAATCGATAATTCAAAAAATTAGGTCAGCTACTTTTAATTAAGTAATTTTATATTAAAAATAATTTTTTGAAAACCGAATTTATTTAAACTTGAATATATTTCTTTTAATTTTTTATACTAGTCAAGTTGAAATAAATTGGTCCAGATATTTTTCTTCAGTTTTTAGACCATATTAAATTTTTAAGTAAATATTTGCACAGAAATTTAAATAGAGGTTAATTTTTTTCAAAACGCAATTTTATAGATATCACAGGAATCCTTATGAACTGGACTAGTAAACTTTTTAGAACTTGACATATTAATAAAAATTCATTTGGTTTTCCGTTCTTTTATATTATTAAATACTTTCACATAAATTATTAAATTTTTCTTTTTCCATTAAATATTTTTCTGGTACTTCTGGAAGTTCATACATTTCTTTTAAAATATTTTTAAAACATTCTGAAATATGTTTTTTATTAAATTTTGTAACTTTTAAAATATGTGTAATTTTTGTTTTATCTGTGCTATATTCAGCATTTTCAAAAAATATTACATCTTTTAATTTTTTAATTACATGATGATTAAATTTTTTATCATCTATTATTTTTTGAAAAACTATCTCAGTTTTTTCAACATTATAACCTGTATCAAAAAATTCAAGTAATATTGATCCATTTTTTTTAATATTTCTAAAAGGAATTCTGATAATACTTTTATTAATAATTAATGTTAAATGATAAAATTGTTTACCATATTGTTTATAGTAACTGTTTATACTTGAGAAAGGAGTAAATTCATATATAATTTTTTCACTTTCCATAAGTTCTTTTATTAAAAAATCAATTTCTTTGTTTTTATTATCATGTTCAGAGAAAAAAAATTTGAGAACTTCAAATTTATTATCAAGTGCATATTCATAAAATGTGTCAGGATAATCAATATTCCAGTATTGTGATATATTAAAAACATCAATAAAATCTTTTATATTTTTAATTTCACTTGTAGATTTTATAAATTTATCTTCAATATTTAATTCTTCTTCATCTTCTAAAAATGATTGATACAAATTACCATTTTTAAGCCATTGAGGTATATCTTTTAATTTCATTTAAATTTGTTAAAAAAATTAAAAATAATTCATTTTTTTTATATATACTCATACTCATTGCTAATTTAATAATTACTAGTCAAGTTCACATAATATGTCAGGTTTTGAAAAAAAAATTAAGCTGTATGTAAACTTTTGCTCAAATATTTATAATTAATATAAATATTTACTTAAAAATAAGTTTTTTACTTAAAATTTAATGTGTTCTGAACTGGACTAGTATGTATATTAAATTTTATGTACAGGACGTTTTAAATAAATTTGTGATTCGTTTTTATTAACTTATTTATTTATACTAGTCAAGTTAAAATAAATTGGGGCAGATCTTTTTCTTCACTTTTTTAACCATATAAATTTTTAATTAAAAAGCTTATCCTTAAGTAATATTTTATATGTCTTTTAAACACGTCTACTTATATTTACATATAAATATAATTTTCCTCAAAACCCAATTTATCTGAACTGGACTAGTATAAAATTATTTTTAATCTATATATAAATATTTTTATTCTTTAAATCACAGAGAACCTGAAAGATCTCCATATTTATCTGAAACGGAGTAGTAATAATTTAAATTTTTATCGAGGTAAATCAGCTACAGGAACAGAACCTGTAATATATTGCTGACATTCTAAATTACCATATTCATCATATCTAAATGCTGTTTTTTGACTTGTTCCGTTTGGATTTATACATTTAGTTCCTGGGTTCCCATTAGCTATTATAGGACCACAATAAAACACAGGACATGATACACTTTCCGTACTTTCACAAGTTTTTAAATCTTCTTCTGAAATAATCATCCACCAAATGGAGACCCCTAATGCCACAAGGAGGAAAATTAAAACACACCATAAAACTGCGTTAACCATTTTAAAAATAAATTAAAAAATAAATTAAAAAATAAAAAAAATTAATAATTACTAGTCCATATCACATATTCTGTCAGGCCATATGTATTTCTTGAACTTTGTATCATATGCTGCCACGTTTCATATTAGTGTGGGTCTGGGAGAGAACTTAAAGCTTCTCTGTGTTTCAAAACCTAAAATATTATGGGACTATCTGAGCTTGACTATTATTACTAATACTTTTCATAAAGTGACATTAATCTATGATTTGTTTTTACTCTATTTATATAATTAGTTCATACTACTCCGTTTCAAAAAATAAAGAACAGTCCCACCATTTGGTTCGCGTGACCACCAGGCCGCACATAAATATTTATATGAACATTTAAGTTAATATATAAAATTAGTTAATTAAAAGTAGGCGACCTAATTTTATATGAATAATTAAGTAAAGTAAAAATGAATTACCGAAGGAACCAAGAAAATGGAGTAGTACCGTCGGTTGGGGGGTTTACAAATAAATTATTCAGTATCTTCTCAAACTAATTTATATGTGAAGATTTTATAGAGTTTCGGAAGGGTAACACAAATTCAAAAAATTTGAATTTAAAAAAAAATTTAAAGAAAAATAAAATGTCTATACAATATATTTTTTTCGAATTTCTTTCTGTTTTATTTTGTGTTTTAATAATTAATTTTTTCAACATAATAATTAAAAATTATAAAAATATACAAGAACATTCAGAAAAAATTAAAAGATTTTCGCAGTATATTAAAAATTATAAACAGACTAGAGATAAAAAAGTTTATAAAAAATTACATAGTAATAAAATTATTGTTTTGAAATCAAAAAATTTTTTAGATTTCAAAAATCTAGAATTTAGTCAAAATATATATCTAAAGATCTATAAATATATAATTTTTTTTGATTATATTTATAATTTAGATATTTTATTTAAAGATTTTAATAATATAAATTATTTAATATGTAAAAGAAAATTTGAAATTTATAGATTAGAAGGATTTTGCTTAGGTATGTCAATAAAATTTGTAAAAGAAATACTAACAAATAATTTAGAATTTATAGATTTTAGTCAAGGTCCTGACGATGAATCTATAAGTTATCAATTATTATCAGAATTGGATATGATAACACCAAAGCAATATTTATATTCTTTTATGTGTTCAATCAATAAAAAATTATTTTCTGAACTATTTTATTTAGAATTATTTAAATTATTAGGTATTAATATAATTAAATATGTTGAAAAAAAATTAAATAATGGTATTTACTTAAATTATATATATATTAACGAAAATATTTTTCATATGGTTGTAATAAAAAAAGAAAAAAATAATTATTTGTTTTTTGATCCAAATGTTGGTTTGTTAAAATTAGAAAATATTAATCAAATAAAAAAATTAATTAAAAATAATTATAATAGTGATAATTTGAATTTATATAAAGTTTACTAATCCAATTCATATACTAGTCGAACGGAACCTTCAGGTTCTCCAGTTCAGGAAGATCCGAAACAGGAAGATCCGAAACAGGAAGATCCGAAACAGGAAGATCCGAAACCCTATAATTATGTCAGGTTTTCAAAAACCAATCTATTTAAATTTATGTGTAAATATTTTTAAGTAATATAAATATTTACTTAAAAATAAATGAAGAAAAAGATCTGGCCTGACATATTATTTGAACTGGACTAGTAGTGAAAATTGTAACCTATCTTTTTCTTCATAACATATAAAATTTTAAGAAAGGTTATCAGTTGGAACATCATGAAGTAAACTACAACTCTGTCCCACACTAATTTATTCGGGACGGAGTAGTACTTAATTTCTAATATTATAGTTCAAATAATATTTTATAACATATTTTTTTTCAGTTTTTAGATCATAAATATTTATTACTACTCCGTTTAATATTAGTGTGGCTCTGTTCCCGTGTGCACAGAGGCGCGCATCAAAATATTTGTATTAATAAATAAGTACTACTCCGTTTCAGATTAATGACGAACCATTCATAAAGGCACCATTTTCTTGGTTCCTTCGGTAGTATTAAAAAAAAATATAACCCTGAATAAATAATTAAAAAATTCTAGAAAAATTAAAAAATTATAGAATTTTTTAATTATTTATTAAAATGGATGATAAAAAAACAGAAAACGGAACAACTATCGCTTTAACTGTATTATGTTGTATTGTTTTATTAGTTTTAATTATTATTATTACAAGAGCTGCTATTCAACAAAATCATTTGAATACTTGCGAAACCTGGCCTGCAAGTTGGTGTTATACAGATTGGTTATGTTTAGATCCAAACAATGAAAATAATGCGATAAATATGTCAGAATTAACACTTTTTGGAATCTCTGGAACTAATTGGAGATGTAACACATTAAATGAAGAGACTGTTAAAAAATTTGTTTATTCTGACGGTGTTACTACGTATACGAAATATCCGGAGTATGAAGTTAATATCTGGTCCGAGGGGTGCGACAACGTTACAGCGAAGAACTGTCCTATGTATAGTGTAGGAGACATATTTTGGCCGAGCTGCAGCGGAAGCCCCTCATCTAAATACTGGACTGACCCAAAATATTATGAAAAAACAGCAGCTGATGCATTGGTGTTGAAGCGAGCGTCCGGTACACCAATGTAATCTGGTTAAACAATATTTAAAAAATAAAATCTATAATGTTATAGATTTTATTACTACTCCGTCCCAGATTAATTTATCCAACTTAAAAAATTTATATATATTTTTATATGACTTTAAAAAAAAATGTTCTTTTTTATCTGGGACGGAGAAGTACATATATAATTTTTTTATTTTTTTAATTATCACGAAATTTCCATATAAAGCCACCTGCATTTTTTTGACCTCCAATACAACACTTATAAATATAATTATAATGTATATTTGTTTTTTTTGATGCTATTTCTATTGTGTCAAATTCTTCTATTTTATAGCCTCTTGTTGAATATTGAACTACAGGTTGGAGAATGATTGACATTTTTTCAGTAGCTATTTCAAGACCTTCAAGATCATCTGTATATTTAAAAATATATCCTTTTACACTTGTTGTTTTTCCTATACAACATAAACTAATATCATTTCTCCATATTTTTGTTTTACTTGACGCTTGTTCAATGCTATCAAAATCCTTTATTCTTTCTCCTGATAAAGAATATTGAGTAATTTTTTTACATGTAGTCACTAATCCTGTCTCTACAGCATGTTTACAATTTTCAGATCCTGTAACAAATTCTAAATTTTCTAATCTATTGTCATGTTTAATTCCATTTTTATGATTTACCATTTCTTTTTTTTCAGGATTATCTAAAAAAGTTTGACAAATAAGGCGATGAATTTTATATATTTTTCTTAAAATAGTAATAGAAAGGTAATCTTTTGTTTTATTTTCCTTACTACAAGAGTTAGAAATTTTACCGGTACTCATTCTAATTCTTCCAAAATTAGATGCAAAAAAACCTTTAACATTAATAAAAATATCTGGTATTTCTTTCCATATCTCGCCTTCTATTATTTCTTCATCATAAACCCATTTAAAACCATAGGCAGATTCTTTTTTATTACATACAACTCTAGAAATATTAATACTTGCTTCTTCCTGTGATTTAGCATATTTATTTTCAATTATCCATTTTCCTGCTTCAACAAAAGATTTATAACTTTCTAGTTTTTTTCCAGTATCTTTATCTAATCTCCAAACTGGTCGACTACTTCCATTATTATTGATTTGCGATCTATTGGAACATTGTTCTGAATGACTAGCCCATCTAAGATTTTCAAGATTATTATTTTTAGGATTTCTATCAATATGATCAACAGTTCGTTTATTTTCAGGATTCTCGATGAAGCACATACAAACAAGTCTGTGAACTTTGTAATTTTTTTTAGATAATGTAACAGAAAAATATCCATTTTGAAGACGTTGTGATATAAAAATTTTAGAATTTTTTATTCTTCCTTTGTTACTAACTTGAAATCTTGTTTCTTCGCCATCCAAAAAGAGTACTTTCCAAACTTCATCATCCAGGTCTTCAAGTTCATTTTTAATTTCTTCAGCCATTTACCAAAAAGTGTAAGATTTTTTATTTTAATTAAAGTTTTTAAAAATTTTCATTTATTGAAAATTAAAAAATTAGTGATACTCTAATATGTCAACTTATTTCTGATCAAAAAATATTTATTAAAATAAAAAATCTTAAAAAGTAGGAAAATTTTTATTATAATGTAAGTTTACATTTTGTTTTTTTACTTTTTCTAAAAAAATATAGTGACACATTTTAGACAAAATATTATAATTTTTTTTAGAATAATATATATATTAATATATATATTTAGTTTATCTAGATAAATATATTTTTTTAATTTTTCTTGAGAAATATATTAAATATTTTATTTTTTTCAATAAGAATATTAAAAAAATATATAAATGGAAACAGATTCTGAAATTGAATTAAAAGAAAAATATCTATCATTAATGAATATCACTGAATATTTAGAACATGCAAGATTATTCGGTTGTTTTTCAATTATTGATTTGAGACATATTTGGTTAGCCAGAGAATTACTTTCAGGAAAATTAAATGATTTTGAATCTGAAGATTTTAAAAAACAAATTAAAATTGTAGTTAGAGCCTTAAATATCGCAAGTCATAAAGGTGCATTTAATTATGAACAAGGTGCAGATATATATCAATCTATTAAAATTTTAGGGTATTCAGAAGATTTATTGTAAATTTCTTTAATGTGATAGAAATTTTCTTTTTTTTATAAAGAATCTTAAAATAATAATCATTCAGCTGAATAATTCTTTTAAGAAAAATTAATAGAGGATTATACATTTAGAACTTAAGTGAGTTTTTAAGTATTCAAAATTTAAGTATTCAAAATTTAAGTATTCAAAATTTAAGTATTCAAAATTTAAGTATTCAAAATTTAAGTATTCAAAATTTAAGTATTCAAAATTTAAGTATTCAAAATTTAAGTAACCTGTATCAATTTTGATATTTTTCAAAAAATTGAAAAAATAAAATTATTTATTAAAAATAAAAATGGAACAACAATTACACATGAAATTTTATAAAGAGCTTAAAACTGTAGCAAAAAATGGTGATATTGAAAGTTTGGAAAAATTTTATTCTTCTAACTGCCTTAAAAAGAATTTAAAACTAAATTATATATCTGAGATTGCAATAAAAAATAACAAGTTCGAATTTTTAAAATATCTTGTTGAAAATGAATATTATGTAAGTGGATTTACAAATGAATTATTAGTAAACAGTAAAAATTTAGAAATGATAAATTATTTTATTGAAAAAAAGATTATTTCTAATACTTTCCCGTGTTCAATAACAGCTTCAGATGGAAATTTAGAATCATTAAAGTATTTTGTTAAAAATGGTTATCCTTTAAATTTTGATTGTTACAAAGAAGCTGAAGAAAATGAACATGAAGATATTCTAGAATATCTTGATACAATTACTTTATTTGTAAAAAAATATGATTAGTTACTGGTCCATTTTAAATCAATCTGGAACCAAGAAAATGGAACCAAGAAAATGGAACAAAGAAAATGGAACCAAGAAAATGGAACCAAAAAAATGGAACCAAGAAAATGGAACCAAGAAAATGGAACCAAGAAAATGGAACCAAGAAAATGGAACCAAGAAAATGGAACCAAGAAAATGGAACCAAGAAAATGGAACCAAGAAAATGGAACCAAGAAAATGGAACCATTTGGTTCCCGTGTGCACCAGCTCGCATATCAAATTTTTTATGAATGAATAAGTCTATTTTATAAAAATATACTAGTAGTACTCCGTCCCAGATAGTTCAACAAAATATTATCTGACACATTGAAAAAGTTATATCTATATTTAAGTGATTAATGAAAAAAATGTTCTTTTTTGAGCCTACATTTGGGACGGAGAAGTACATATAAAATAATACTAGTCCATTTCAGGAGGATCCGTGTGATCCCTATAATATGTCAGGCCAGGTCTTTTTATTCACTTTTTATTTCATATAAAAATTTTAAGTACGATTTTTAAGTTTGTATTTATATTACTTAAAAATATTTAAACAAAATGTACTAGTCCAGTTCAAATAAATTGGGCCAGATCTTTTTCTTCACTTTTAAAACAATATTAAATTTTAAGTAAAACCTATATTTTTAAGTAAATATTTATATCACTTAAAAATATTTAAACATAAATTTACATATACTTATTTTTTTTTTGAAAACCCAATTTATCTGAACTGGACTAGTACATATACGACTCCGTTCCAGATCAATTTACACAAGTTGAAAAAATTATATGTATTTATATGCGATTTATTTTCAGGTTGGGTTTTTTTATTTGGAACAGAGTAGTACTTAATTTTTTTTTGAAAACCTGAAATATTATCTGAACTGGACTAGTATATAAATAATTTAATTAAAAAAATTTTATGTCAATAAATTGGTGAATAAAAAATGAAGTCCTGACATATTATAGGTATTACACGGATCCTCCTGAAATGGACTAGTAGATTAATATATAAAAAACTTGGATTTAATTTTTTTATATAAATAAATGAGTGAATGAAAACGGAATAGTAGTACATAATTTTAGGACATCTTTATTTTAAATAAAAAAAATGAAAAAAAAAATAAAAAAAAGCAAAAAAAAAATGTTTGATCAATTACCATGTGACATTTATAATTACAATATTTATTCTTTTTTAACTACCAAAGATATTATAATTTTCAAAAATACATCAAAAAAGTTCAAAGATACTAAAATACCTTTTTTATTTTTAAACAGAAAACTTTCACTTCAATATTATTATGATACTACTCCGTTTCAAATCAATCGGTGATTCATTTTTAGATCACCCAAATATACATATAAAATTATTTTAATTCACTAATTTTATATATTACTGTATAAGTATATATTTAATACTTATACTTATTTATTCATATAAAAATCTATTTTTTGAATTACCTATTTATCTGAAACGGAGTAGTACGAATTTTAAAAACAAAATAAATCTATTAGTCGAAAATCCTCTTAAAAAATTAGGATTAGATCTGTCTTTTAGTAAAATCAAAAATGTATTAAATTTATCTAATGTTCACACTTTATATCTTATGGGGACTAAAGTAAAAGATGTATCAATGTTAGGTAAAATTCATACTTTGTGTCTTTATAAAACACAAATTATAGATGTATCAATATTAGTAAATGTTAATATTTTATATTTTCCTGAAAGAATTTTATCTAATGTTTATATTTTTGTGGAAAATAATAATCCAGAACCTATTAAATGTATGATTTTGTCATTAATTATAACTTCTGTCTTTGTGGGAGTTTTATATGTTTGTATACAGTCGGTTAGTGGAGTTAAATTTCTTAAAACACCCAAGCTTTATCAACAAAATATTATATGTGAAGGAGTCATAAATTTATTTCTTCACTTTTTAAACCATATATAAACGTTACTACACCAAATAAATTTCCTTATTTTTTATATATCACTTAAATATAAGAAAAAACTGTAGAAGGTTATGAAAAAAAACATTTTTTTATAAACTCATATAAATATATATATATAAATTTTTTAAGTTGGATAAATTAATCTGGGACGGAGTAGTACTCCGTTTCAAATAAATCACAGAGAACCCGAAGGTTCTCTGTGATTCAAAAAATAAGGAACAGTCCCACCATTTGGTTCCCGTGTGCACCAGGGCGCACATATATATTTATATGGACGAATACGTAATAAGTATTAAATATAAGCTTAAATAATAATACATAAAATTACTGAATAATAAAAATTTTATATGAATAATTTAGTGAAGTAAAAATGAATTATCGAAGGAACCTAAAGGTTCGTCATTGATCTGAAACGGAGTTGTAGTAGTCGAAAAGAAATGGTTCAGGAGGATCCTGGTGATAGGAAGACCCGAACCAATATAAAATTGAGTTTTCAAAAAATAAAATTTTATACTAGTTTATTTCAAAAGAATTCGCAAGGATAGGAAGACCCGAAACCCTTTGAACTTCAAAAAATAAATATTTAGTATTAATAAATTGACGTAATAATTATTAAATCTATTACTAGTCTGTCACAAATAAATTTATCCAACTCGGAAAAGTTATATGCATTTTAATATGACTTTTAAAAAAAATGTTCTTTTTTATATGGGAAGAAGAACTAATGTTTTAAATTTTTTGAAAGTTACAGAAATTCTTAAATTGAAAATAGTTTCTAAAAAATTTAAAGATATTAATATACCTTATTTATCTTTAAAAAAAAACTGTCTTTAAAATATTATAATGATATAGATTTAAAAATAAAATAGATTTACTAATAAAAAATGCACTTAAAAAATTATCTTTAGTTCTTTATCTTTCATGGAGTGATATAACTGATTTACTGCTGCGTTTCAGATCAGTCAGTAATTCATTTTTATATCACTCAATTATTCATATAAAATTTTTATTATTCAGTAATTTTATTTAATACTTTTACTTATTTATCCATATAAATTTTTATTTAAGTGTTGTATCAATGTTAGGAAATGTTCATACTTTAAATCTTTCTCATAATAATATAAAAAATATCTTAAAATTAAATAATGTTTATTATTTAAATATATGTTGTACAAAAGTTATTGATATTCAAATATTAAATAATATTCATACTCTAGATATGTCTTTTACAGAAATAAATGATATTTTAATGTTAAGTAAAGTTTATAATTTAAATATTCATTTTACAAGAGTTAGAGATGTTTCAATTTTAAAAAATGTTCATTATTTAGATATCTCTGTTTCAGAGATAACAAACGTTTCTATTTTAAAAAATATGCGTTATTTAGTATTTTCCATAAATGATATGATTGATGTTTCAATTTTAAAAAATGTAGTTCTCCGTCCCAAATGTAGGATCAAAAAAGAACAATTTTTTAAAAAGGCATATAAATATACATATAACTTTTTTGACAGATTGGATAGTTCAACAAAATATTATCTGGGACGGAGAACTACATTTTTTTCATTAATCACTTAAATATAAATATAAATTTTTTAAGTTGGATAAATTAATCTGGGACGGAGTAGTAAATATTTTAAAAGGTTTTTTTAAGGTTGAGCCTTTTGATTTTAGTTTTTTAATTTGTATGAAGCATGATAACTTTGTGAAAATAGTAATCCATCCCAAAAATAAATCTACTAGTCCAGTTGAAATCATCTGAAGAAGTTTGGCTATATAAAATTTTAAGTAAAAACCTTTTATTTAATCCCGAATAAAAAAACGTGTATTTTTATTCGAGATAGAGTTTTATTTAATCCCGAATAAAAAAACGTGTATTTTTATTCGAGATAGAGTAGTATATGTTATGAAAAAAACATATGTCGCAATTAGTTCGACTATTTGAAATACACTATTATGATTTTTTTGTTGATTTCTAAAAAATATGAAAAAAAATAAAAAAAATTAAAAAATAAAATGCCAGAATTACCAGAAGTTAAAATAATTGCAGATATATTAAGTAATGAATTGGTAGGAAAAACTTTATTAAAAATTATTGCAAATGAAAATTCAAGATTTCATATAAAAGGTATTGAGGGTCAAGAATATTTATTTGGATCGAAAAAAACAAGGAATATTTATAATTGTAATTATAAAATTAAAGAAGTCATAACATACGGCAAGAAAATATTTATTAAAATGTCCGAAGGGCTCATTCTTTTTTCTTTTTTGGGATTAACGGGTTATTGGCATTTTGAGGATAATTCAAAACATCTAAAAATAACTTTAGAATTTGAAGATAAAAAAATTTATTTTAGTGATGTTAGAAATTTTGGAACCTTTAAAATTTTAAAAAAAGAAGATATACCCAATATTTTAAAAGATACAGGTGTTGATTATTTTTCAAAAAAAATGTCTTTCGAACTTTTTAAAGAAAAAATAACCAATAAAAAAATTGAAGATAAAATCATTTGTTTATTTTTTCAAGAACAAAAACATCTAAGTGGGATTGGTTCATATATAAATATGGAAGTTTTATATAGAGCTAAAATTTCCCCATATAGACAATTAAAAACACTTTCTAAAAGAGATTTAAAAAAACTTTATAATAGTATATTGTATATTATGATAACTTCATACAATGCTGGGGGTCATAGTTTTTCAGATTATTTAAATCCATATAATAAAAAAGGTGGATTTATTCCTGAAATTTATGGCAAAAAAAATGAAAAAGATAAGAATGGGTTTTATATAAAATACGAAAAAATAGATGTTTTAAAAAAAGGATTTTATTGGGTTAGTGAAATTCAAAAATAAGTAATCAAAAATTAATACTAGTCAAGTTATAATGGTTCTAATCGTGAGATATGTTTTTGATTACTTTTTAGACCATATAAATTTTTAAGTAAAAACCAAACCAGCTGTATTTTTTTTTTATTAATTAAAATTGAATAAAAATGTTAAACGATATTGAATATGTTGAAATTTCTAAAATAATTTTTACTTTCGATTATGAATTAGAAGTAAAACTTGAGTTGCCATTTTCATTTTTGATTAATAACTATAATAAAAAAATTATGAAAGAATATGTATTAAAGGATACTAGTCCAGTTCAGATAAATTGGGCCAGATCTTTTTCTTCACTTTTTTAACCATATAAATTTTTAATTAAAAAGCTTATCCTTAAGTAATATTTTATATGTCTTTTAAACAAGTCTACTTATATTTACATATAAATAAAATTTTTCTCAAAACCCAATTTATTTGAACTGGACTAGTACTGATTTATACTTTGAAGATAAAGATGATAAATTAAATATTCAAAATGAATTGGATTATATTAATTATTTCAAAAACAAAAATAAACTTTTAATAGATTCTGGAAAAGAACTTGAAGAAACAGTTGCTTCATTTTTTTTGATACTGTAATTTTTTCAAAAAAAAAAAATTTACTTTAAACAATTATGATTTATTATTAAATAGCGAAGAAATAAGAAACATGTACATTCTTGAGAATAAAAATGCATTAAAAGATTTAATTGATCAAGATCTTAATCATTTTTCAATTAAAATAAGTCCATTAAGAACATTTTCAGTTAAATTTATATTAGAATAAATAATTAAAAATTTTTTAAATTTAAATAATAACTATAACTATAACTATTTATATTATCCTGAAAAAAAAATATTTGTGATAAATTTCCAAAAATAAAATGCTATTAAAGTTTTTTAATTTTTTTATTATTATAATAATAAAAAATATACTAATCAAAAAATTCAAATTATTTACTACTCCATTGCAAATGAATTGAGTTTTCATTGAATTTTCATAGAATATAAGAAAAAATTAAAAAATATTGTTTACGATTATTTATCACTTAATTTTTTATTGAAAAATCAATTTATCTGAAATGGAGTAGTACATAAAAATATTTTCTTAAATTTTTTAATTACTTGTCTTCTGTTTAATAAATTTTCTCAGAAAAGTATCTAATTTTAAACTTCTTTTCATTTTTTTTGAATTATCCTCATCATCTTCGTCCTCCAGATCTCTATATATATCATCATTTATTTCATAATATGTTTTTAAAACATCTAAATGAAGTGTTTTTAACGATTCAAAATCTTTTCCTTCTAAATATTTCATAACTTTTTGCCTTTTTTCTTGATATTCATCAAATTCTTGATCGCTATCTTCAACTATATCTTCATCATGAATTTTAATAACAGAAAAAGAAAATTTATAAGGTTTAATTAATGTTTTAAGAAAATTAATATCCATGGTACTCGGTACATCTCCATTTTTTTTTAGAATGATCTCCATTTTATTATAATAGAAAAAAATAATTAAAAGAAAAAATTTGAAGTATTTATTATATGAATTTATTTTATAAGTTTTTTTTAATTATCTAATTTCATAAAAGTTTTTTCTTTTATTTCTAAATTTTAAATCTGTGTATATTTTGTTTATTACATAACATATTTAGAATTTTTCCAAATGTATTGTAAATTTTACAATACATTTATATTTGGCATATTTTTTGAAAATAAATTTTCAAAAAGTAGTACTCCATTGCAGGAGGATCCTCGTGATCCCTGTGAAATTGAGTTTTCAATAAAAAGTAGGCGGACTTTAAATTAATCGTAAATAAAAAGTTTTATTTTTTATAAAAATATTGTTTGGAAATAATATTTTTTAATTTTTTCTTATATTTTATGTAAATTTGATGAAAAATCAACTTCGTCGGAGCATTTGCAATGGAGTAGTAATAGACAAAAATAAATTTGAATTTTAAATAAATTCAAAAATTAAAAAAACATGAATGAAAATATCGTCGAACTTTTAAATAATCCAAACGAAGAATATATTAAAAATAAAATTATTGAAAATTACTCAGAAATGAATGAAGATATAATTATTTTAAAATACCTAGAATCAAAAAATATTGTATATTCTGATTCTCAAACTAGAATATATTTATTAAATGTAATTTTAACTTATGATTATTATAATAATTTACCTCATGAATTTTTTAAAATTATAAATAGAGAAGAAGTAATTAGTTATCATAAATTTATTTACAGTATTATTTCAAAAATTCAAATTCCATATAATCATAGAAAATTTGCGGCTCTTATTTTATCTCAATTTGATAAAGAAAAATCTATTAATATTTTAAAAGAAATTATTTATACAGATGCGAATATTTTTGATAAATTTTTATCTTTATCATTATTAAAATTTATTATTTCAAACAATAATCTTATAATTGGTGACAAATCACAATTAGTTTCTAGACTGAATAATAGATTTTCTGCTTTCAGTTTTGATTATTTAATTATTATATATGGTAAATCTTTTCATTTACCGGAAAATGATTTATTAGAGCTTAAAAACTTAGGAAAAATTATTTTAAATGGACATTGTGAAGATTTTTGGTATGAAAATAATTTAAAATTATCAACTTATAATTCTAAAAAATATATTTTAGAAAAAGACTATAAAAAAAACATACAATTAATGAGTATTTTTTAATGGTAGGAGAATTTAGTAAAAATTTAGGAGAATTAGTACCTTATATTGACGAAAGTTCATCTAAAGAAGTGTTAATTTCTGTAAGCAATTATTTTAATTCAAGAAATTTTACAGAAGCTGATGAAAAAATATGTGAATTAATAAATAAAAAATATTTAAAAACTAAAATCGAAATTTTAGAATTATTACAATCAAAGGAAATTAAAAAAATAGTTTCTGAAAATATATTAGAAAATGAAATTTTTTTTCTTTCAAAAAGTCAAAAGAATATTTTGTTAAAAAATGTAGAAAATGTGTAAAAAAATAATATTCTGTGAAAAATTAATATCGGAAGTTATAAAAATTAGAAATATATATTTCTGTTATAAAAAAATTAAAAAAATCCTAAAGAAATATATTCTTTTATAAACATCTGAAAAATATATTTCTTTATAAAAATCCTAAAGAAAAATATTCTGTTATAGACATCTGAAAAATATATTATCTTCTAAAAATTAGAAGATAATATATTCTGTTATAAAAATTTTAAATAATATATATTCTGTTATAGAAATTCTAAAGGAATATATTCTGTTATAAAAACTTTAAATAAATATATTCTGTTATAAAAATTAGAAAAATATATTGTGTTATAGAAATTAGAAAAATATATTTCTGTTATAGAAATTTAAAAAATATATTGTGTTATAAAAATTAGAAAAATATATTTCTGTTATAGAAATTTAAAAAATATATTGTGTTATAAAAATTAGAAAAATATATTGTGTTATAGAAATTAGAAAAATATATTGTGTTATAGAAATTAGAAAAATATATTCTGTTATAGAAATTCTAAAGAAATATATTCTGTTATAGAAATTAGAAAAATATATATTCTGTTATAGAAATTCTAAAGGAATATATTCTGTTATAGAAATTAGAAAAATATAAATATATTATAGAAATTCTAAAGAAATATATTCTGTTATAGAAATTCTAAAGAAATATATTTATGTTATAGAATTTTTAAAGAAATATATATCTGTTATAAAAATTAGAAAAATATATTTCTGTTATAGAAACTTTAAAAAAATATATTTCTGTTATAAAGAAATATATTCTGTTATAGAAACTTTAAAGAAATATATTCTGTTATAGAAACTTTAAAAAATATATTGTGTTATAAAAATTAGAAAAATATAATATTTTATAAAAATTAAAGAAATATATTCTGTTATAAAAATTCTAAAAATATATTTCTGTTATAAAAATTCTAAAAATATATTTCTGTTATAAAAATTCTAAAGAAATATATTCTGTTATAAAAATTCTAAAGAAATATATTCTGTTATAAAAATTCTAAAAATATATTATCTTTTAAAAATTTTAAATAAATAAAAAGTATCTTAACTATATATTAGAAATTTCTGTGGTAACATATATTTTTCAGTTTGTTATTACTAAATTTCAACTCAAAATATTTTTTATATGCAATTAAGTGAAAAATTTTTTGAAATTTTTAAAAACGGTTTTCAAAAAAATTCAAAAAATTTATATTGAAAATTAAGTCTGAAATTTTAAGAAAAAATACTTTCTTGAATACGTAATCGACAAAGAATTTAATCATACAAACTTTCATATTAAAAATAATTTTTGGAATTAAATTTTTAATTTTAAAAAAATTGAGTAAAAATAAGTTGGGAATAATAATTTAATCTCTTATTTTTGTATGTAAATTAGTTCGACTTGTATGAATTTAAATATTTAAACTGTCTTTTAAAATGCCATTAAAAATTCTAAAATTAAAAAAATTATATTCAAAAATTAAATAAAATGAGAACTTTTGTCACTGATTATAAAATTATCTGAAAAATATATACTATCTATTTTTACTTATAATTTTTTAGTTAATTTTATAAATTTTTATATTTTATTATAAAAATGACAACTCCTATAAAAATTTATAGTTCAACTCCAGTCTTTTCATCACAAGGCAGCATTATAACAATTATAGGCACAGGAATTTATGAAAATAGAAATAATTTAGTCATTGAATTAACACCCAATCAACAATTTAATGGCAAAAGTTTTAGTAAATTTTATCTTATTACTGATACTAATGGTAATGATGAACTTATAGTTGATGTTTCGGGTATATTAAATGATCCAACACAACCTGTATTTAATGGAACTGTTTTTAAAATTAACTTGCATAATATAAATTCTGATCCAATAAATTATTCTTACAGTCCAAATACATATACTATTGATAATAATCTTCGTGCTACATCATCTAGTAGAGCAAACACAGATAAAGTATATGAGGACTGGTAAATTAATAGTAAACATTCGAAACAGAATACTTAAAAATTTTTTTAAAAACCTAACAAACTTATTTATGTTTATAAAATTAAGAGATAAAATCTAAAAGCTAATTGAGCCTACTATCTATATTTTTAAGTTCATTATTACTAAAATTTAACTCAAAAAAAAATTATATGGAATCAAGTCTAAAAATTTTTGAAATTTTTAAAAACTGTTTCCAAAAAAATTGCAAAAATTTATATTGAAAATTAAGTCTGAAATTTTAAGAAAAAATACTTTTTTGATTACTTAATCAAGAAAAAATTCATCCATACAAACTTTAATATTAAAAATGTTTTTTGAAATTAAATTTTAAATAGTATCAACTAAATATTATAAGAGTTAATAATTATTTAATCGAGTATTTTTTCTTATAATATTTATATATTTTCTTCTAAAAAATTGAATTAAAATAATTTTTTAAATCAATAAATAAAATGGAAGAATATTCTGAAAATATTATAAAAGTATTAGATCAAGTAGGACCATATTCAGAAATTGATCAAACAGGATTAAATTTTTTATTTGAAGTTTTAAATTTTTTAAATTCTAAATTTTTAAATGTAATAAATCTTGAAGAAATTAAAAATATTTTACCTACTATTTTTGAAAAAGAATTAGCCCGTCATGCATTATCTGAAGGTAATAAAGCTATAGCAAGATATTCTTTTAATATTAATTCTATAACAAGAGAAACTGTTTCTAAAAAATCTTTATTGGTCTTAGATACAAATATTACAAAAAAACATCTTCCATCCTTAACTACTGAAAACATTGTATTTATTACAGCTGTATATGAATATATTTTAGCTGAAATTCTCGAACTTTCTTCAAACACAGCACAAAATATGAAAACTTCAACTATTAATGAAAAAATTATTATTAAAACTATGAAACAAGATGAAGAACTTAATATTTTTTATAAAAAATACTTTAAATCTATCTTTAAAAAAGTAGAAAAAAAAAGTCCAAGATATGAAATTTTAAAGAAAATTTTTAGCTTAATTCAAGATGATCATGAAATAGATAACGAAGATATTGATAATATTTTTTCAGATTTTTTAAATAACAAATCTGAAATGAAAATTGATGAAATAGATGAACAAGAAATTATCAAATTTATTTTAAAAAAATATCCCATTCATGCAAATTTTAGATATTTCCGTGATTATTACGAATTTTTAAATACATATCCTGAAAATATTAAAAAATCTATAGAGATTATTATTAAAAATGAAGAAGAAAAACCAGAAATAAAAACTCTTGATGATTTATTTCAAATTATTAAATTTTTTAAGAAACCTCCTATTTATTTCAATAATAATAATGAAAATGAATCTTTTGCTATTTTAAAATCATCTTCTGTGGTTAACTATTTAAATTTAAAAGAAATTTTTAACTTAACCATGAATAATAAAAAACCAAAACCTGAATTTAAATTAAAAATTATATTTGAAGATGAAACTAAAGAATACAGATTATTTTCATTTTTTTTGGAAAAATTCGATTACTTCAGAAATTTAATAAATTTTAATAATTCAATGAAATCTTCAATTACTGTGAATCATGAAAAAACAGGAGAAGATTTAATAGAATTTATTATTACCGGAATGATTGAAATGGATTATGTTGATTTAAAAAATAATGATACGAAAAGATTTGTATCTTTGTATGAAGTAGCAGACATGCTACAGATGACAGATTTGATGAAAATTTGTGAGAATGTTTTAATGCATTCAGAATTAAATATTGCAATTTGCTCATATTATAACGCTGAAGATCCTTTTATTAGTTCTCAAAAATGTTTCGATTAAAATTCATAAATTTTCTAAAAATATTAATACCACACATTTGATGTAAAACTCTGTCTCAGATAAATAGCCCTTACTTTTTCCTTAACCCCTTAATTTTACACATATATAAAAAAGTAAGGGCTACAGTAAGTTGGGTGTATTTATCTAAAACGAAGTAGTACTTCTCCTTCTCAAATGTAGGCTCAAAAAGAACAATTTTTTTAAAAGTCATATAAATATACATATAACTTTTTTGACAGATTGGATAATATGTCAATCTGGGACGGAGTCATATTTAAAATGAATTTTTACTCTTCTAGTAAAACTCCTTCCCAAAATATTTTTTTCTTAACTACTACAGTCATTCGGGATATTTTTGAAACATTTTTATATAATATTATATACTTTTCCGTCACAAATAAAAAAGAACATTTTTTTTAAAAGTCATATAAATATACATATAACTTTTTTGACAGATTGGATAAATTAATCTGGGAAGGAGTCGTACTATTCTTTTTAGATAAATTTGCTTTCATAATTTAATAAACTATTTTTAAGTTAACTATAATCAATCTTTTTAATTTTTTAACAGAGTATGGTAAACAATTACCACATGTGCTACTGAAAAAATAATAGGCAATGATACTCGAATTAAAAATCCTTTCATCATTCCTAAAACTACCCCTTTTACAATATTTCCAGAAAATTATTTTTTACTTGGATTTTCGACAAAAACACCACAATATATACTATAAGAAAAAACAACGTGTGGGTAGTACAGATTAATAATTCTATTAGTCTCGCTAAAATTGCGGTTTTTAAATACTACTACTTCTCCGTCCCAAATGTAGGCTCAAAAAAGAACAATTTTTTTAAAAGTCCTATAAATATACATATAACTTTTTCAAGCTGGATAATATGTCAATCTGGGACGGAGTAGTACATTATTAAAATTTCGTGCAGTTCTTAATAATGTGTTCATTTTTAATTTTTTTCAAAAATATATTTTATTGGAATCTTTAAAACTATTTTTTTAACTCCCCAGCTTTAGGTTTTCCTTTCATTTTGTAATACCCGAGTTGCGAATATTTGTCATTTTTTATAATCATACAATCAATATAACTCCAATTTGGTGGTGCTGACTTGCCTTCACAAACTATAAGCATAATTTTTTCCATTTTTTTCATTTTCCATTTTTTTCATTTTCATTTTCATTTTTTTTAATTTTCATTTTTTTTGTAAATTAAACAATAATTTTACAAAATTCTACTACTCCGTTTCAGATCAATGACGAACCATTCGGTTCGGGGGAACCTAAAGGTTCCTTCGGTAATTCATTTTTACTTAACTCAATTATTCATATAAAATTATTTTAATTCACTAATTTTATATATTAACTTATAAGTAAGGATTTAATACATTAACTTATATATTCATATAAATATTTATTTTTTGAATCACCGATTTATTTGAAACGGAGTAGTACTTAAATATTTATATTATCTAAAAATTTATACGAACACATTTTATGCTAATATTTTTTTAACTTAAACATATCTTCCAGCATCATCCTTCCCAAATACCTCTACATATTTTTCCGTTAAATCCACATCAAAATTACTAATTATTGATAAATCTGGTATCATTTCCAATCCATTCTTTGTTTCTGCTAACATACATAAATAATAAACCACATGTGGATAACTTAAATTTACTATATTATCTTCACTTAATTCTTTAATGTAATCAAAGATTTCAAAAAAAAATTCTTTGTAATTTAAATTATTAATTGGATATTGATTAAAATATTTATCAAGATGAAATTTAATTTCATTATAATTAATAATTAATTCTTTATTTTCTTTTTCATTTGTTTCATCTATCATAATTAAATTGCCTTCAGAATCTTTAATTCTTCCCTGAAGAACTCCTACTGCTAATCTTTGAAATTTACCAGGATTACAGACAACATATGAATTTTGATTAATTTCACATTTCTGAAATGAGTTTAAAAGTTCTTCGATAATTACATTTTTTAAATCTTCTTTTTTACTTGCAAAATACCAAAATCTAGAAAGAAGATCTTTGCCTTCTATATATTCATCAAAAATTTTAACTTTTCCTTGTAAAATACCTTCAAAATCAGTTTTTTTTCTGTTTTTTCCATAAATAGTTTTATCTAAAATTTTTTGATTATCTTTAGATTTCAAATATTTTTCGAATTTTTTAAAATACTTATCGATATTTATTTTTTTTGTGATTTTAATGAGCTCAAAAATAATTTGATCAGTTTTAAAATCTCTGTTGCCATGATGCACATTCAAAAATTGTGTATAAGGATTTTCTAAATTTTCTTCTATATTTCCTAAAATATCTATAATGTCTTCTTTAAATAAATAATTTGATGAAGATATTAATAAAAATAATTGTCTTAATTTTTTATTATCTAAAAATTTATTATTATAAATTTTAGTATAAACGAATAGAAAATTGATAAAATTATCGAAAATTTCTCCATTTTTATTAAAAAAAATTTCATATAGATTTTCTTCATTAAATATTTTATAATGTAAAGGTTTTAAATTATATAAATCTAAATTTTTAATTTTTAAAAAAATATTTAAAAGATCTTCAGAAAAATAAATATATTCTTCAAAATTATTTTCATTTATATAAGAAGAAATACAAATTCTAATAAAATAAAATATATCAGTAAGATCTTCTAAATAAAAATTAATGTATTCTTCAAATTCTTCATCGTGATTAAAAGCTCCAGAATTATTAGTAAATAATCCTTGAATCCATTGATTAAAACTATTTATAATATCCACCGACCAATTCTTAGAAATAAGTATATCTAAATATTTAAAAGGAGAAACTTTAATTTTTTCAAAGAAGCTACCTATAGTATCAAAAAAATGAATGTTTAAGATCAAAGAAGGATATTTTTCTTTTAAATTTAAATAATCAAAAATAATATATATATTATCAGAATTAAAATAATTAAATCTATAATCTTTTATTTTATCAATTTGTTCTTCAGAAATATTAAAATTTATAAAAAGATTAAATACCTTTTCCTTTAAAGGACTCAAAAACAGTATACTTTTCAATGATTTTTTTGAGAGTATTTTATTTTTTAATTCATTATTTTTCATTAATTCCATAAAAACATTATATTTTTTCGTGATATTTTTTAAATTTAGATTTTCAATAATTTTTTTAATAATATAAGCATTATAATCACTTAAATTAATATCTAATTTTGAAAATTTTTTTAAATGTGAAGGAGTTATTTTTTGATCATAAATATATTCTAAGATTTCATTTTTTGATAAATCTTGAATATTAATTCCTTCATCAAAAGATTCAGAATAATACATATTTTTTATAAAATTAGTGTTATCTACGTCAATATCTATTAATTTTTCATGTTTATATAATAAAGCTACGGTAATTCTTAAAATTTTATCTGGATCATTTTTAAAAATTTGAATATCTTCTAATATTTTTTCAGGTATTTTTGAATTTTCTAATATTTCTTCTAAAGATTTATTTTTCATTTTCCATATATCTTTCAGAGTAAATTCTATATTATTATTTCTTAAGTTTTTATATAAAGTTTTTTTAGGATTTAAATTTAAAGGCTTTTTTAATATAAATCTTTGTCTTTTTTCAAGATTAGCTGAAAAAACATTAGGTATTCTTAATTCTTCCGGAGATGAATTCCAAATTTTTTCTAGAGTTATTGTCATTTTATAATAATTTATTAAAAAATAATTTAATTTTTTCAACTTTTTAGACAACATAAAATTTTAATTAAAAACCTTATCTACACATAAATTTATGTACACCAGTTTTTGAAAACCTGACATATTAATAAGGATTCGGATCTTCCTTTTTCTTCGGATTATCTTAAACTCGACTAGTACTTCTCCTTCCTAAATGTAGGCTCAAAAAAGAACATTTTTTTTAAAGTCATATAAATATAGATGCTAGTCCAGTTCAAATAATATTTCAGGTTTTCAAAAAAAAATTAAATTTATACTACTCCGTTTCAGATAAATCGGTAATTCAAAAAATAAATTTTTATATTAATAAATTGACGTTATAAGTATTAAATGTATACTTATACAGTAATATATAAAATTAGTGAATTAAAATAATTTTATATGTATATTTGTATGATATAAAAATGAATCACCGATTGATTTGAAACGGAGTAGTATTAAATTTTTTTAATTAATATAAATAATCAGTTAAAAATAAAGATTTTCCTTAAAATTTTATATGTTTTTAAAAGTGAATAAAAAGATCTGTCCCAATTATTCCGACTATATGATAGGGATAACCTAAAGGTTCTTTTGGACTAGTATAAATTTTTTAAGTTGGTTTGACATATTATCTGGGACTGATTCGTATAAAAATTTCTTATAATTTTCTAAGAGTTTATAAAAAAATATTTTTTCATAAAAATTTATTGGTTTAAATTTAATCTTCATCTTCACTTTCACTATATTCTGTTTCATCATCTTCTGTATCAAGGTTTTCAGAATCAAGGTCTTCTGTTTCATCATCTTCTGAATCAAGATCTTCTGAATCAAGATTTGACCCTTCATCTGAACTAGATTCAGATTCTAATTTTTCAGTTTTATTAGGACATTCTGAAGAATAATGATTCATATCACCACAATTAAAACATTTATCCTCTGCATGAAGAAATTCTTTATTTAAAAATTTTATTTCATCTTTATTCAAATCGAATTTTGTATATGAACCTCCTCTAACATTACCAATGCCGTATTTCATCATATATTCTTTTGTAAAATTATCTTCTGAAAATTTTGATTTTACAGGATTTTCAATAATTTCATGATTTTTAATTTTATATGTCTTAATCCATTTATTACTTCCAATGTTATGTTCATTTATTCTTGATTCAATGTCACATGTTTTACCTATGTACCACTTATTATTTTCAAGTTCAAGAGCATAAATTAAATTTGTCATTTTTAATAATTAAAATAATTATTAAAAAAATTCAAAAATTTTTTGGTATTTATAAAAATTACTACGCCTCCAGTTCAAACAGAATCGGAAGGATTCATATAAAATTGTTGCAAATCTTTTTCTTTACTTTTTGGCCAGTATAAATTTTTAACTAATAGTCTATTTCAGGTGGATCCTTGTGATCCCTATAAATCTGGACTTCATTTTTTTAGTTTATTCACATAAAATTTAAATAATTTTATATTTTTATATACGACTCCGTCCCAGATAGTTCAACAAAATATTATCTGACAGATTGAAAAAGTTATATGTAGTTCGTGTAACTTTTAAAAAAGTTGGATATCCGCCTCGTCCCACACTATTATGTTTGGGACGGAGAAGTAATATTTATGAGTATATATTTATTACTGACACTTAAATACTCATACAAATATTTTAATAATGAAGACCAGATTTATAGGGATCACAAAGATCCTCCTGAAATGCAGTATTAGTAGTTTTTTATTATCATAAATTTAATTCTCTATCCCAAATATAAAAAATATAAAATCCCTAATTATATGTATTATAATTACTATGATTTCTAATAAACTAATTTCAGGTTGGTGTGTACCATATTGAAAAATACAATCAAAAAAATGATGATCCATATCTCCACAATAAACACATTTATCTTCTATATGGAGAAATTCTCTTTTTAAAATTTTTATTTCATCTTCATCTAATTTAAATTTTAAATATGAACCTCCTCTAACATTTTCAATACCATATTTCATCATATATTCTTTAGTTAAATTATCCTCTGAAAATTTTGATTTCACTGGATTTTCAATAATTTCATAATTTTTAATTTTATATTCATAAGTCCAAAAGTTATGATTATTTTTACTTTTATGTTCGTTTATTTTCAATTCAATATCAGATGTTTTACCTATGTACCACTTATTATTTTCAAGTTCAAGAGCATAAATTAAATTTGTCATTTTTAATAATTCTTTTAATTATTAAAAAAATTCAAAAATTTTTTGGTATATTTACTAATCTGTTTCATATCAGTGATCCATCAAGTTTTAATATATATAATTGAGAGAACCTCAAGGTTCAGATAGTGGCACTAATTAAAAAAGGGTAATTACTTCTATTTAAATATTCAGTTAAAGATACGGTGTTTGCTCAAAAATTTATATGGTCTAAAAAGTGAAGAAAAAAATCTGTCACAATTGAGTCATTTCACACACTAATTTGATGTGGACTATGTGAACTCTGGTAGTATTAGATTATCTTGATATTTTAAGTATGAAGTAATTTTTTCTTCTTCAATATTAAAATTAATTTTCCAAATATTTTTACATCCATCAAGTGTAGAATCATATAAAACTATAATACTTATTATATTTTTTGTAAAATTAATACAATTAATAATATCTCCAGTTATATGACAACTATTATCTGGTTTAAATTCTTTAAAGTAATCATCTTTAGTTTCAAGATAATCAGAAATATAGTATATTTTCATACTTAATTTATTAATTATCATAACATTCTTAAATGTATCTTTTTTGTAAAAAACACATAAAAAACTCTTATTTTCAAAAATCTTCTTAATTTTCAAAAAATAATCACTTAAAATAATACTACTCCGTTTCAGATCAATCGGTAATTCATTTTTAGATCACACAAATATACATATAAAATTATTTTAATTCAATAATTTTACATATTAACTTATAAGCAAGTATTTAATGCATTAACTTAAATATTCATATAAATATTTATTTTTTGAATCACCGATTTATTTGAAACGGAGTAGTACAATCATTATTTTTTTTATTTATCAAAAATAATTTATAATCATTCTGAAACCATATTGTTTTCCATTTATCGTCTTCATAAGATTTATCTAGTAAGTCGGGATTAATTGAATTAAATATTTTAATATTTATTTTTTTAGGAATGAAGTCCATTTTTTTAATTTATTTTATAGCATAAGCAAACTATTACCACTTCTCTCACAGATAAAGAGTAGGCTTCCTACACAAGTTAATAAACTTATATTTATATTTAAGTGTATTTAAAAAAATTGTGTAGTGCGCATCATCACACAGTAATAACAGAGTTATAATATAATACTCCGTTTCATATCGTGGGACTAATCTGTGATTCATTTTTACTTCACTTATTTATTCATATAAAATTATTTAAATTCACTAATTTTGTATATTAATGTTTAAGTATTCATTTAATATTTATAATTATTAATACGTACTACGACTCCGTCCCAGATAAATTTATTCAATCTGTCAAAAAAGTTATATGTATTTTTATATAGCTTTATAAAAAAGTTAGATATTTTTATTTGGGAAGGAGTCGTAGTATTTATTTTTTTTCATCAATTTTAGAAACCAAAATTTTTAGAGTATCATTAATTACTTCTTGAAATTTTTGAATTATTTTTATACTAGAATCAACAATTAAAATCGGTATCAAAACTGGTGTCGCTATTCCAACAGCAAAACCTGCAAATAAACCTAACGAAATATCAACAGATAATGCTTTTTTTTTACCATCAAGATTTAAATCACCATTACTATTAACACCATTTATACCACCACAAATAGTACTTGTTTGTATAATATGTAAATAGTAGGTCATAAAGTTACGTTTATTAAAATTTTGTTTAAGTCTCAATAATGTGTTCATTTTTTTTTATTTTTTTTTTTATTTTTTTTCAATTTTTTAGTAAATTCATTAATTAAAAAATTATTTACGCAGTTTTAGATAAATCTTGGGTTCTCTGGGATTCAAAAAATAAGGAACTATATTGATGGGAATATTCTAGTATGAACCTTGCTGAACATTAAAATACTTATATTAATATATGTAAATTTATGTTTAAATATAGGTTTTACTTAAAATTTAATATTTTTTTAAAAGTGATGAAAAAAATCTGGTTAAATTTTATAGGACTTCGGCTCTTCAAAAATTTTTGAAAAAAAATGATACTACTCCGTTTCGGATCAATAACGAACCGAAAGGTTCATTCGGTAATTCATTTTTACTTCACTCAATTATTCATATAATTTTTTTTTATTCCGTAATTTTATGTATTATTATTTAAGCTTACATTTAATATTTATTATGTCAATTCATCCATATAAATATATATATGTGATCCCTGGTGTGCACAAAATGGTGTGACTGTTCCTTATTTTTTGAATCACAGAGAGCCTGAATGTTCTCCTGATTAGTCCCTGTCCCAAATAAAAAGTATGCGTCTATCCAACTTTTTTAAAAGTCACATAAAAATAAATATAACTTTTTTGACAGATTGGATAATATGTCAATCTAGGACGGAGTCGTAGTATCAATTTTAAATAGTATTTTCATACAGAAATATATTTCATTTAAAAATAAAAGATATTATAAAAATTTATACTTTCTCTTATTTTTTTAAATACTTTTATGATTGAATTAATAATTATTACATTTATTGAAGATATTCCAACATCAAACCCAGATAATAATCTTAACGGAGTATCTGTAAAAAACATCTGAATACTGATTTATAAAGTTGCGTTTATTAAAATTTCGTTTAACTCTTATCATTTTTTTTTAATGATCCAGACCGAGTATATATGAACTGAACTAGTAATTTAATTTTTACAAGATGAAAATGAAATATCGAATGTTTTCAATTCGAAATCATATTCTTCACCAATAAATCCCGGAAAATGATAACGGAATTTTTCAAAATTTCCTTTAGATTCTTTTAAAAGTATTTTTTTCCGAAACTTCCAATCTGACATTTCAGAAAAAATACCACCTTTTCTGAATAACATATTAATTAATTGATTAACAGCCTCTTGCTCTGTTTCACATAAATTTGTTGATAAAGAGCCTAATTTAAAAGGAACACCATCCATTTCAAAAGATCGATTTCCTGCCGAGATAAATTGTGCAAAATATAAAATCATTTTTTAGATTAAGATAAAAAAATTTTTTCATATTTTCTTAAAAGTGTAAAAGCTTGGAAGAGTTTGTAAATATTATATTTAATTTCAAAAATCTATGAAAATTATGTTTTATCTAGAAAAATATTTTAATAAATTTTTTTAGTTTCTCTAGAACAAAATATTAAAAATTTAGAAGCACCTTATAAATATTATTTTCGTAATTAAAAAATTTTATTTATTACTACTCAGTTTCAAATAAATCAGGAGAACCTTCAGGCTCTCTGTGATTCAAAAAATAAGGAACAGTCCCACCATTTGGTTTCCGTGTGCACACCATGGCGCACATATATATTTATATGGATGAATTGACGTAATAATTATTAAATATAAGCTTAAATAATAATACATAAAATTACTGAATAATAAAAATTTTATATGAATAATTGAGTGAACTAAAAATGAATTACCGAAGGAACCTGAAGGTTCGTCATTGATCTGAAACGGAGTAGTACTTTTTTTAAAAACACTAGAATAAAAAAAAATTAATGACTTTCACAAGAATATTCATTTTTAATTATATTTTTTTCTAATTTTATATCCCTTTTTATCCTTTGTTAAAAAAATTTCAAAAAAAATAGAATTTCTTACTACTCCGTTTCAGATAAATCGGTGATTCAAAAAAATAAGGAACCATTTGGTTCCCGTGTGCACCAGGGCGCACATAAATTTTTATATGATTAATTAAATGTAAGTATTAAATCTTTACTTATAAAATAATATATAAAATTAGTGAATTAAAATAATTTTATATAGATAATTGTGTGATCTAAAAACGAATCACCGATTGATTTGAAACGGAGTAGTACAATTTTAAGAGTTTTTTTGATTATTTTCATGATGTTTAATTTTACCACTTCTGAATAAACTTACAATAAAACTTATGAAATTATTCCAAAATACCTAAAAAAAATTATTTAATATAATTTCAGATATTTTTTAAATTTTTATAAGTAATTCAAAAATCTTTTTATTTGTCTTATTTAAAATGGTTTTAGAAATAATTCTCATTATTTTAATTATTATTATTTGTATAGTTTTTTATATTTTTAGATTTGAAATTTTTGATATGGACTTTACTGATTCTTTTGGAAAATATTCTGAACCTATCCAAAGTTCATGTATTTCTCCAAATGGAAAATGTAATATTCCTGGGAATCAATATACTTATAGAGAATGTGTTAAAAATCCAATTACAGGTAAAGGTTGTCTTGATGAAAATAATATACAAACTTTTAAAAGTCAAACAACTTCAACACAATGTTTACCTTCTTGTAGAAGTTCAATTTGGGGGGCTGAAATAATTTCTCCTTGTCAAAAAAGAAATACATTAGATTGTTTAATTTCAGGAGAACAAGGAATTAGATCTATTAAAAAAGAATGTTTAAATAACGATGCTAGTGGTATAAATACATGTAAATATAAACTTTCAGATACTGGAATTATTTCTACAGGGTGTGAATTAAATGGTGAGACTGTAACATGTAAAGTTGGAAGTTATTTTGAAAAATATGAAACTTGTGAAAATCTAGATAATTTTCCAATTTGTGGAAATTGGGGTGTTTTGAAAGGTACGATTCCAGAAGAACATTCAAAAGTAAATAATCAGGAGACATTTTTTTCAGAGTTTTTAAGTTGTGATGCAAATGAAGATCAGTTTTATTTTTCTAAAAATTGTAGAAGTTTTGAAAATGGCAATTTAATTTCTGGAGATGTAAATATATTTAAAAAAGGCTTTCATAATGTCAAAATGGTCTGTCGAGATGAAAATGGAAATGCAACAAAATGTCAAAAAATAGAATGTACAAAAAGTTTAAAAAATATTTATAATAATTTAAATAATAATAAAAAATCTATAGGTTGTCCAGTAGAAACAATAAATTACACTTGTCACAAGCCTTGTGTATATATTAATGAATTAGAAGGAAATTGGGATCAAGAAATTAAAAATTTAGTTGGTAATTTTAAAATTATAAATAAATCAGATTTCTTTTTAACTTTAAATAATATTCCATGTTCTTATAATAATTCTCTAACTAAAAAACAAATAACTAAAACAAAATTATATGATTGTTTTGGTGACCCAGAAAGTAATTTACATCCAACTAAATGTATAATGGTAAATTCTTTAGAAGTTTTAAATAATAAAGAAATTTATAGTATTAATAAAAATTGTAATAATGAAAAGATTATAACTCGTTCAGGATTATTAGTCAGTTTAAAACCAACTAGAAATTATTCAGGTAATCCTAATATTTTATTTTGTCATATTATTTCTATTTTTTCAGGAGAATATAAAGGTGTATTGGTTTATGAAAAAGATCAATTATTTTGGAGAAAATTTGACTTTTTGAATGAAAATTTAAAAGCTACAGAATTTCTGTTAGAATATACAGGGGGATATTTTAATTTAAAGGTCAATGGAAAAGTTGTTAATTTAGAAACTGAAAATGGAAAAAAAATGGATTTAAATGGCATTAATTTTATAGGAAATAATTATGAAAATTTAGAAAAATTTTATGAAGAACTTCAAAATACAAGAAATAGATTTAATGTAGAATCATGTAATTTATTTTATACATATCCACCACCGAAAGATTATTTTGTTTAAGTAATTCAAAAAAATATATACTACTCCGTTTCAAATAAATTGGTGATTCAAAAAATATATATTTATATTGATGAATAAGTATAAGTATTAAATATAAGCTTAAATAATAATACATAAAATTACTGAATAATAAAAATTTTATATGAATAATTGAGTGAAGTAAAAATGAATTACCGAAGGAACCAAGAAAATGATGCCTTTAGGTTCCCGCGAACCGAATGGTTCGTCATTGATCTGAAACGGAGTAGTACTGAATAATAAATTTTTAGTGTAATTTAAAAAAAATATATAAAAAGTAGGTGAACTTAATAAAAAATGGAGATTTAATGAGCGTATTCTTTTTAGAAAAGTTTCCAAAAATTAACAGAAATATATATCATTATTTCTTATATCTAATTACGAATGTTGAATTTAATTTTTTTAGAAATTATTATAAAAATTTTAGAGAGTTTATAAAAATTTAAAAGTGCTCTTACATTTTATAAAGATTTTAGAGAAATATATTATTTCTCTAAAAATTTAAAAGCGCTCCTACAGTTTATAAAAATTTAAAAGAGTTTATAAAAATTTTAGAGAAATATATTTGGTTATAAAAATTTAAAAGTGCTCCTACAGTCGGTTGGGGGTTTTAAGAACTTTGAATTTTTCACTCAAAATTTTGTTTTTTGTGCTCAAATCTAAAGTTCTTAAAACCCCCAACCAGCTGTATAGTTTATAAAATTTTAGAAAAATATATTATTTTATAAAAATTTAAAAGCGCTCCTATATTTTATAAAAATTTTAGAGAAATATCGTCCCACATTATTTTATAAATTTCTAAAGAGCTTATAAAATTTTATTAAAAATTAGAAGAAATATATTATGTTATAAAAATTTTAGAGAAATATATTTTGTTATAAAAAATTCTAAATACTTTATAAAAATTTTAGAAGAAATATATTTTGTTATAAAAAGTTCTAAATACTTTATAAAAATTTTAGAGAAATATATTTTGTTATAAAAATTTAAAAGAGTTTATAAAAATTTTAGAGAAATATATTTTGTTATAAAAATTCTAAATACTTTATAAAAATTTTAGAGAAATATATTACTACTCCGTTTCATATCGTGGGACTAATCGGTGATTCATTTTTAGATCACACAAATATATATATAAAATTATTTTAATTCACTAATTTTATATATTGTTATTTAAGTTGTTATTAAATATTTATACTAATTTACTGATATAAATATTTTTTTTTTGAATTACCAATTTATCTGAAACGGAGTAGTATATTATAAAAATTTTAGAAAAATATATTATGTTATAAAAATTTAAATTTTTTCCTACACTTTATAAAAAATTAGAAGAAATATATTTATTTGTAAAAAGTAAGTTTAATTTTAAAGAGTTTACGAAAAATATTACTTATATCTTCTTACAAGTGCTTTATTTACAGGATTGGAATTTATGTCATTTTCAAAATACAGTCCAGGTATCACAATTTGGACAGGTTGACCATCTTTGATTCTACCAAATCTTTTAATTCCAGGGCTTAAAATTTCTTCATGTTTATGACTATCAAATAAAACTTCTGTTTCAGGGTTAGGTATTAAATAACATCTAGGATCACTTAAATAAATATAAGAATATAAAGTTAATATATTTTTCATAAGATCTAAAAATAAATTTTTATATTCTTTATCAATATTTTCATAAACATATATTAAATTATTATTATCAAAAATAACCAAAATATCATTATAATTTAACTTTTCAATTTCTGTTGGTATTTTAGTTTGCATAGAAGCATACCAAAATTTTCTACCAATTTCTTCTAGATGAATATTTATCCCAAATTCATTATTTATAATTTTTTCTTTTTTATCAAGAATATTTAATATATATTCATCAGCTATAGAAAACATTTTTTTGATGATTTTTTCTACAAAGAATAATTCTGCTTCTTCTTGATTTTTATTATCTAAAATAATATTTGAAAGCAAGTCAAAATTTAAAAAGGTATTTATAAAAAATAATTTTAAATCTTCAGATTCAGGAAATTTTGATTTTTTATTTAAAATTTGCCAATCTCTTCTAACATGATATATTTGTTTAACTTTTTCTTTTTCAATTTTAAGCTTCAATAGTTCTGACATTTTTTTTATTAAAAAAAATAAATATTAATAATTCAAATTTTATAAATTTTTTTAATCAATACTACTCGGTAAACATAAATATTTATATCAATAAATTGACTTAATAAGTATTAAATGTATTACGTTAATACAGTAATATGTAAAATTAGTGAATTAAAAGTAGGTGCACTAATTTTATATGAATAAATGAGTGATCTAAAAATGAGTCACAGATTAGACCCACGATATGAAGCGGAGTATTTTTTTTATAAAGTGTTTAAATTTTTTTAATAGTTTATATTTATCCAAAATTTTTCTAAACTGTAGGAGCACTTTTAAATTTTTTCACATATAAATTTAACTTTTTTACTATTTCATTTCAGATTGATTTGAAATTCATAAAATATGCATACCATTTCTAGAAAGTTTATAAAAAATTCTACGTAAAAAAAAATATTTGGTTATAAAAATTTAAACACTTTATAAAAAAAATTATTCACAAAGTATAAACTTTACATTAGGATAACTAAACTTTTGATTCAACTGAGATAGTTGTATAAAAAATCTTATATGTTTTGCCTTTTATAAGATTTTGTATATCTTCTAGATTTATAATTATATCATTATCATTAAACTATTTCTTTAAGATTAATAGATGATATATTAAAATTATAAATAAACATTGATTTTTGTGTTTTATCATATATAAAAAAATATTTTGGATCGTAAATGTTAAAAAATCCAATAAATAGAGTTCCATTATTCTGAGAAAAACCACTTTTAATCACAAAACTAAGTTTTCCTTGAGAATATAATTTTGGTAAAGAACTTGGAATTTGAACTTGAAAAAGTAGTTCCAACAGAAAATAATTTTTGCTTACTACTACGTCCCAAATAAAAAGTAGGCGAACTATCTAACTTTTTTAAAAGTCACACAAAAATACATATAACTTTTTTGACAGATTTGATAAATTAATCTGAGACGGAGTCGTACTTCTCTAAAAAGTATATTATTTTTTAATAAGATTACTTAACTTTTAAGTTTATATAGATATATTTTTACAATTTGGTTAAAGAAAACTTATAATTTTGTATTTCAACTAAAAATAAACTCAAAAAATATTGTTTAATAAGTGAAGAAGAAAAGTAGGCGCACGTTCTTATTGTAATTTTCAAAATTAATTTTTTTAAGTGTATTTTAATTTTTTTAAGTGGGATATTTCTTCCTTAACTTAAATTATACATAAAATATCTTTCAGTGAAAGATAAGTGAAGACAAATGTTCTTATTGTAATTTTGTTTTTTATAATTTTTTAGAAATTTTAGTGATGATAAGTTAGAACATTTTATCATCACTAAATTTATACTCAAATTATTATTCAGTGATGATGAGTGTAGACAAAAAGTTCTTATTGTAATTTTGAAAAATAAAATTTTCAAAATTTTAAGTGAGAGTAAGTTAGAACATTTTTGCTTCACTAAAAATATACTCAAATTATTATTCAGTGATGATGAGTGTAGACAAAAAGTTCTTATTGTAATTTCGTTTTTGCTCCAAAAATAAATTTTGCATAAGAAGAAAAAAATCCTTGAATTTTCAGGATAAAATTTTGAGTGGTTATCACTCAAAAAAATAAAAGTTCTTATTGTAAATTTATTTTTGTAAAAAATTTACAAAACTTTTTTCATATAAATTACACTTAATATTTTTTATATTAACTAATTTGTCACTTAATGAAAAATATTTCATAAATATTAAGTGTAATTTATATGATTACAAACGAAAAAAATTTTTTTAGTATGTATTTTTTTTGGTTTAAAAAAAAAGTTTTTAAAAAACTTCAAAAAAATTAAGAGAAAAAACAAGTTATAAATTTTAGAAAAAAATTGGTTCTTGAATAAGGAATCAACAAAGTTTTCTTTCATATAAAAATACACTTAAAAAAATTAAATTTTTTTACTACTATTTATTTTATAGTTGAACATAAATAAGTTTTTAAGGTTCATTAAGAATAAAATATATTGTTTCAACTTATAAAAATCTAAATAAATTAATAAATTCATTTGAAAAAGTGTAAATATTTAGTACTAATACATTTCATATCATGGTTTTAATTTAGACTAGTACTACTCCGTCCCAGATTAATTTATCCAACTTGAAAATTTTATATGTATATTTATATTAATTTAAAAAAAAATGTTCTTTTTTATCTGGGACGGAGAAGTAGTTATTTTTAAATTTTTTTTTAATTTAATCTTATACGACTCCGTATCAGATTAATTTATCCAATCTGTCAAAAAAGTTATATGTATATTTATATGACTTTTAAAAAAATTGTTCTTTTTTATTTCGGACGGAGAAGTAAATTTTTCTAATAAAATGTAGGACTGTTTTTAATTAAATATATATTTTACTACTACTACGTTTCATATCGTGGGACTAATCTGTGATTCATTTTCAGATCACTCATTTATTCATATAAAATTAAGTCGCCTACTTTTAATTCACTAATTTTATATATTACTGTATTGACATTATGCATTTAATACTTATAGTTATTTATTGATATAAATATTTTTTTTGAATCACTGACATATTATCTGAAACGGAGTAGTAAAATTTTATAAAGTATTACTAGTCCAGTTCATATATTCGGAACATAGTGATAAAAAGATCCGAAATTCTATGTAAATTAAATATATGTGAATGATACAAATATTTAAAAATAAGGTTCTTATTTTAATTTTTTATATGCTCTAAAAAGCGAAGAAAAAGATCTTCTCTAATTGCTCCGAATATATGAAGTAGACCAGTATAATTTTTTAAACAAATATTTTTTTATAGAAATAAATTTAAAAAGTGTTATACAATTCAATATAATATACTACTCCGTTTCAAATCAATGACGAACCAAGAAAATGGAGCCATTCGGTTCGCGGGAACCTAAAGGTTCCTTCGGTGATTCATTTTTAAATCTGACATATAAAATTAGGTCGCCTACTTTTAATTCACTAATTTTATATATTGTTATTTAAGTTGTTGTTAAATATTTATAATAATTTACTCATATAAATATTTAATGTGCGCCTTGGTGCACAAAATGGTGGGACTGTTCTTTATTTTTTGAATTACCACAATTAATCTGAAACGGAGTAGTAGTTTTTTTGGAAAAGTTTCAAAAAATTAACATAAATATATATTATTTTCCTTTGTATCTAAAATAAATTTCTTTAATACAAAAAATTATAAAATAAATAGAATAAGTCATTTAATATTTAAACTTATAATTCAAAATTATATTTTGAATCACCTAAAATATTGTATGAGAACCTGAAGGTTTTAAAAAAAAAATAAATTTGTGTATAAAAGCATTTACTTCTTACTAAACTCTTTTAAAATTTTTAATGCTGTTTTATACTACTCCGTTTCAAATAAATCGGTGATTCGTTTTTTCATTACTCAATTATTCATATAAAAATATTTTTTTGTTAAATTTTTATATATTATTTTATAAGTGTAATTTAATATTTGTACTTATTCATTAATATAAATTTTCATTTTTTGAATTACCAATTGATCTGAAACGGAGTAGTAAAATATTGTTCCATATTAATTCTAATAAAAAGTAGGCTCAATATTATTTTCACACACATTTTTATTTCTTAAAAATTTATTTTAAGCAATAAGATTTTTTTTTGAAGAAATAAAAATGGGAAGAGCTATCCAAATAAAAACTGTTCAAGCAAAAATAAATTTTAATGAATTTATTACAAAACATTCAGCAGAAGTAGACGAGGATAAACTTGAAGTTTGGATGAATCTTTTAAAAATGCAAGATACAGATAATAAAGGATTTTATAGTCTAAAAAAAGGATATAAATATCCTCAATTTATTAATTCTTTATCAGAACAATTAAAATTTTTATACTCTTTAAAAAAAGAAGCTATAGGATTTGATTTACATGTTTATCCTCCATATACAGGTAATTCAAGAAATGTAAATTTTAATATTCCTAATGCAAAAATGAATATTGTTTCTAGAATTGTTGTTACTTTTGGTGCTGCTGAAAATTTTTCAATTGTTGTTAATCAATTAGGTCATACAGTCGAATCTTCTATTTTTTTGAAAAGAAAAGAATCTTTTGGAGCAAATTTAGGTGTTGTTTCGTCCTTAGAAATGTCTTTTAATACAGCTTTAAGTGCAATAAAACCAGCAGGTCCTAGAGGAGGCAGAACATCGATGTTATATAAATCTCCAGCAAAAAGAACTGTTTTAGTATTTGATTTTCATTTGGACAATGAAGTTTTTTCAAATGAAATTATTTCTAAAGTTACACAAAAACAAGAATCTAAAGAAACAGATAAATTAATCGAAGAATTAAATTATGATGAAAATATAGAAGATTTTTTAGATGAATTAAATTTATCTGAAAAAATAAATGACGAAGATGTAGAAGATATAATTTATTGATCAATATTATAAAAACCTTCAGGATCTCTGTTACTCAAAAAATAAAAATTAATTTCACATAAATTACTACTCCGTTTCAAATAAATCGGCGATTCAAAAAATAAAAATTTATATTAATGAATAAGTAAAATTATTAAATTACACTTTTAAAATAATATATAAAAATATGATCTAGAAATATTTTTATATGAATAATTAAGTGATGTAAAAATGAATCACCGATTGATCTGAAACGGAGTAGTATTAATATATTTTAATAATATTTCATTTTTAATACTACTCCGTTTCATATTAGTGTGGGACAGGGACTAATTGGTGATTCATTTTTTAGATTTATTCATATAAAATTATTTTATAAGTTGTTGTTAAATATTTATACTAATTTATTCATATAAATATTTTGATGTGCACACGGGAACAGTTCCACCAATATGCCACCATTTTCTTGGGTTCCTTATTTTTTGAATCAATTTATCTGAAACGGAGTAGTAATGAATTTTTTAATAATAAATTTTTTATTTATTATTAAAAATAAAATGGGACCAGCACCAAGTAAAGTAAAACAACCAGTTCAGCAACCACTTCAACAACCAGTTCAGCAACCACTTCAGCAACAAGTTCAGCAACCACTTCAGCAACCAGTTCAGCAACCAGTTCAGAAACAAGTTCAGCAACCACTTCAACAACCAGTTCAGCAACCACTTCAGCAACAAGTTCAGCAACCGGTTCAGCAACCAGTTCAGCAACCAGTTCAGCAACCAGTTCAGCAACCAGTTCAGCAACCGGTTCAGCAACCAGTTCAGCAACCAGTTCAGCAACCAGTTCAGCAACCAGTTCAGCAACCAACAGCAGATCAAACATTAAATTTATTATTAAATCCAATATTTGTTACTAAATTATTACCTTCTGAAGGTTCTTTCAATACTTTATTAACAATTATAGGAACAAATTTTACATATGCAAATAGAATCCCCAATGTAAATTTAGCATTATTTATATTAGCCGATGATAATTCTACTGTTTTTACTTCTAGACAAATTCAAATTGTAAACTCAACAGAAATTCTTGTTATTGTTAGTACATTTATTTGTGTTCAGAGTAAAAATTCTTTGAATATAGGTAAAAATATTTCAGGATTCTATGGAAAATCTTTTATTGTTCAAGTTCAAGATGTAAACGGAAGAAATGTTGATAATATTAATCCTATATTTAGATATTTTTAATTAAAAAAATACTACTCCGTTTCAGATCAATCGGTGATTCATTTTTAGTTCACTCAATTATTCATATAAAATTATTTTAATTCACTAATTTTATATATTAACTTATAAGTAAGGATTTAATATATTAACTTATATATTCATATAAATATTTATTTTTTAAAACACCGATTTATTTGAAACGGAGTAGTATTTATTATCTGAAATGGATTAATATGTAATTTAAAAATTTTCAAAAAATAAATATTTATATATACTATTCCGTTTCAAATCCTGCGAGAACCTTCAAGTTTTTAATATATAAGTATTGATTTAATACTTATTTTTTTTAATCACCGATTAATCCTAAAGAACCTGAAGGTAGTATATTTAAAAAAAAATATTTTATTTATTAAATAATAAAAATGGGACAAACTCCAAGTCAACAAACAACTGAAGAAATAACTCAACCAGTTATAACTCAACCAATAACTCCACCTTCAACAAATCAATTATCTTATGTATTATCCAATCCAGTAGTAATAACTGAGATATTACCTTCAGAAGGTAATTATTATACTTTATTAACAATTAAAGGAAATAATTTTGAATATAAAGAAGGTATAAATAGTATGTCAAACATAAGATTTGCTGCATTAATATTAGGGACTGATACTTCCACTGTATTTACTTCTAGTCAATTTGATATTGTAAATTCAACAGAAATTATTGTATATATAAGTACATTTATTTGTAAATATAGCAATAATCCTTCAAATATAGGTAAAAATATTAAAGATTTTTTAGGAACACAAATACCAAAATCTTTTGGGACAGTTTTTATAGTACAAGTTCAAGATGTAAATGGTAGAAATGTAGCTAATAATCCTAGATTTAAATATTTTTTAGTTTAAAATAATAAAAAGTAAACGGATCAAAAAATAAATATTTGTATTAATAAATAAGTAAAAAAAAATGAAACGGAGTAGTAACAAAGAACATAAAGTTTCTCACACTATATGAAAAAGATAAAAATATATTTTTATAAAAAATTTAAAAAAATATATTTATATTTTATTATTAAATAATAAAATGGGACAAACTCCAAGTACAGAAGAACAACCACCAACTCAACCAGTAGTTCAACCAACTCAACCAATATATCAACCAACTCAACCACCTTATCAACCAACTCAACCAATATATCAACCACCTTATTATCCAACTCAACCAGTAGTTCAACCTCCACCTCAACCAATAAGTCAATCATCATATTTATTATCAAATCCCGCAGTAATAACTATAACTGGTATATCACCTCTTCAGGGAGATTTTAATAATTATTTAACAATTACAGGAAATAATTTTGAATATAATAATTTAGACAATATAAATGCTGTCATGTTAGTATTAGTAAATGATCCTTCGACTGTTTTCACTTCTACTGAAATTTCAGTAGATTTAACAAATATTCTTGTTTTTGTAAGTACGTTTATTTGTACTAATAGTAATAATACTTCATATATAGGTAAAAATATAAGTAATTATACAGGTAGAAAATCTTTAACAATTTCAGGAACACCTTTTATTGTAAAACTTAAAGATATTAATGGAAGAATAATTGATAGTAATTTTACATTTTCATATAAATAATTTTTTTGATAATACTCCGTTTCGGATCAATGACGAACCTTCAGGTTCCTTCGGTAATTCATTTTTACTTCACACAATTATTCATATAAAATTAGGTCGCCTACTTTTAATTCGCTAATTTTATATATTAACTTATAAAGTAAGGTTTTAATACATTAAATTATATATACATATAAAAAATTTTTTTTTGAATTACCGAAGGAACCTGAAGGTTCGTCATTGATATGAAACAGAGTACTAATAAATTTGGTTTTTTAAGAAAGTTACTTCTCCGTCCCAAATAAAAATATCCAACTTTTTTAAAAGTCAAATAAAAATACATACTAGTCCAGTTCAGATAAATTGGGTTTTGAGAAAAAATTTATTTATATGTAAATATAAGTAGACGTGTTTAAAAGTAATATAAAATATTACTTAAGGATAAGCTTTTTAATTAAAAATCTATATGGTTAAAAAAGTGAAGAAAAAGATCTGGCTCAATTTATTTGAACTAGACTAGTATAACTTTTTCAAGTTGGATTGACATATTATCTGGGACGAATAAGTACATTCAATGAAATCTTTATCAAGACATTCATGATTATTCTTAAAAATGGAAAAATTACTAATAGAAAAAATAAAGCTTCCTTTGTGAAACTTTCGAGTAAAAAAATTACTTTTTAAAATTTGAATTTAAAAAAATAAAAATATAATATAAAAAATGACAGAAAATTGTAAAAACTTTTTATCGTATAATTTTGAAACTCAATCAAATTATAATAATTTAAAAATAAAATTAGAAGAAGAATTTAAAGAATTAAAAAAAACTTATAAAAATATTGATGATGTTCCAGGTATAAAAATTCATTCTGTAATCTTAGATTGTAATAAACTCTGTTATTTATATAAAAATCTTCAAGATCTTAATCTTGATAAAGCATATTTTTGGACAAATGGGTGGGAACATAAATATTTTGATTCAGAAAAATTAGCAGAGGAATATTCTGATTCTTATTTTTTAAATATAACTGATAAAGGGTTTGAATGCGATTATCCTTTTGGCTCAGGCTTATATTTTTTAATTAATGATATTAAAAAAATTAGTAAAAAAAATTTATCGTATAATTTTGAAACTCAATCAGATTATAATAATTTAAAACTAGAATTAGAAGAAAAGTTTAAAGAATTAAAAAAAAATTATAAAAATATTGATGATCTCCCAAATGAAATAGTTTCTTCTGTAATGATAGATTGTAATAAACTATGTCTTTTATATAAAAATCTTCAAAATCATGACAAAGCATATTTTTGGACAAATGGTTGGGAACATAAATATTTTGATTCCGAAAAATTAGCAAAAGAATATTCTCATTCTTATGATTTAGATAATTATAATAAAGGTTTTGAATGTGATTATCCTTTCGGTTCAGGAGTATACTATTTAATTAATGATGATTCAGATTTAAATAAATCTCCAAAATAAATTAATAGTCCAAAAGAACCTTCAGGTTCTCCCTATCATATAGTCGGAGTAATCTGGCAAGATCTTTTTCTTCACTTTTAAAACAATATTAAATTTTAAGTAAAACCTATATTTTTAAGTGAGTATTTATATCACTTAAAAATATTTAAACATAAATTTACATATACAGGTTTTCAAAAACCTGACATAATTATAGGTCTTCGGGTTTTCCTATCCTAAAGGATTCTCCTGAACTTGACTAGTATCTTCTAAAAGTAAAAAAACATTTGCCCCAATTAGTCCAACTATTTGAACTGGATTATTATTAGTTCATTTATAAATATCTTAATATAAATGGGAAACTGTACACTAAATAACATGAAAAACTATAGTCAACAGAAAGAGGAAATCCAGAATTAAATGCATATTTAAATTTTTCAAAAGATATATCATTACCCTGAAATAAAATATTTCTAGAAAGATCTTTATATTTTATGTCATCTTTTAAAATAATTTTATTATCAATAATCCATTTAAAAACTTCAAAATTAATATCTTTTAAAGAAAGAAAATTACATTCTATTAGTTTAGTTTGAAGAAAAGAAAAATTATGTTTAAATAAAACATCTAAAATTAATAAATTTGGTGTTTTAAGAAAATTACATTCAATGAAATCTTTAAAATTTTTATCATTGTCAAAAAAATTATATATTTTATCCCAATTTTTATCAAGCCATTCGTGGTTATTATTAAAAATATAAAAATTTGTGTTTTTATTTTTAAGGCACATTTTATTTTTTTATAAAAAAAATAACCAAAAATCAAAAAAGTTTTTATATAAAGTAAATTAAATTCTTAGATTTAATTATTTTATTTGATATAAACACTTTTAAAACAATAATACTTTTATAGTTTTTGTTAAATAACCATTTTCCAGAAAAAGTTTCAACTTATAGTTTTATTGCAAGTAAATTTCAGTAAAAAGATAAATTTTCATTTTCAATTTATCTCTTTCAATTTTTAATTTATCTGTTGCGTTCTCTTAAAAATTGGAGATGAAAATTTTCAAAATTATCAAAAACAATAATAGAGGTATGTTGAATATTTTTTGAATCCAGATATTCACGAATTTGATATACAATATTAATGTCATTAATTTTTATTTGATCTACAGTAGACAAAGGAAAACATGCTTCAAAAGCATATTTAAATTTTTCAAAACATGTTTGTTCAGAACGATTTAAAAGTTTTTTACAAAGTGCCCTGTAAATTTTATTTTTTTTATCAATAATTTTATTATCAATAATCCACTTAAAAATTTCAATATCACATTTTTCAATTAAAAAATCTAAATCAAAAGTTCCAAGAAATGAAAAATTATGTTTAAGTAAAATATCTAGCATTTCTGATTCAGGATTTTCAAGTACTAGTCCAGTTCAGATAAATTGTGCCAGATCTTTTTCTTCAATTTTTTAACCATATACTAGTCCAGTTCAAATAAATTGGGCCAGATTTTTTTCTTCACTTTTTTAACCATATAAAATTTTAATTAAAAAGCTTATCCTTAAGTAATATTTTATATGTATTTTAACCAAGTCTACTTATATTTACATATAAATAAATTTTTTCTCAAAACCCAATTTATCTGAACTGGACTAGTAAATTTTTAATTAAAAAGCTTATCCTTAAGTAATATTTTATACTAGTCCAGTTCAAATAAATTGGGTCAGATCTTTTTCTTCACTTTTAAAACAATATTAAATTTTAACTAAAACCTATATTTTTAAGTAAATATTTATATCACTTAAAAATATTTAAACATAAATTTACACATACTTATTTATGTGCGCCCTGGTGCACACTGGAACAATATGGTGGGACTGTTCCTTTTTTTTTTTTGAAAACCCAATTTATCTGAACTGGACTAGTATGTCTTTTAAACAAGTCTACTTATATTTACATATAAATAAAATTTTTCTCAAAACCCAATTTATTTGAACTGGACTAGTAAATGATAATTAATAAAATCTTCATCATTATTAAAAGACAATTTTAATTTATTCCAATTTTTGTCAATCCATTCAGGATCATCAATAGGATTTAAGTTGGCAACCAAATTTTTATACATTCTTGAAAACATTTTATTTTTCCAAGAATTATTTTTTTTAAATTCAATTTTTTGTAAAATATTCAGTACTACTATGAAGATCGATGAATTTATTAGCTTTTTAATTATAAGATATTTTCTAACCAGTACATATATTATAACATATACTATTTTTGTAAATTTCTTTAAAACTTGAAATCATTGTTGAGGGATACCAAAAAATAAGTAGAAGTAATATTATTGTAAGCATTCCTAAAAAAAATGAAACAATATCTGACATTTATTAGAAATAGAAAAAAAGAAATAAAAAATTATTAATATGTTTTAAATAATAATACTAATCAGTTTCAAAAAAATAGCGGAATGCGAAGATATGAAATAAATTTTTATTCGAATAAAAATTTGAATAAATAAGTGAAATAAGTAGTATTTTATACCACAAAGAATTTAAATAATCTTCTCCGTATTAACTTCATCTTCAACTAAATCCATTATTTCTTTTGTGTGATAAATTTTTTTTCTATTATAATGGATTTCTTGAAATCCATGAAGAAGAAGCCAATCAACAACTTCTTGCGAATAATTCTTTGAATCAAAAGAAAGTGCTTTTTTAATGTAACCATTTTGTAAAAGAAGTCGTAAACCAGGAATACCTAATGTTTTTGCAACAGAAATAGAAATAAAAAATAATAATGAATCTTCAATTTTATGTAATTTAATCCATTCAATATAATCTTTCAAAAATGTAATATTAAAAATATTATTTCCAATAGTATATTTTACCTCAATATTTCTTGAATTGTTTAAATATTGCCATATTTGTTCTGCTACTTTAATATCAGTAATTGTAATTGGACACTCGATAGAAAAAGGAAATCCAGCTTCAAATGCATATTTGAATTTCTCAAAAGACATTTGGTCAGCTTCAGTTAAAAGAATTTTGCAAAGATCTTCATCTTTAAAAATTCTTTTATTATCAATGATTAATTTAAAAACTTCAAGGTTAATAAAATAAGTACTGTATTTCATACTTATACGATAATCACTTACTAATATAGTTCCAAGAAAAGAGAATTCATGTTTAATCAAAACATTTAGCATTTCTATTTCTGGGTTCATAAGTAAATTACATTCAATGAAATTTCTAAAATCTGTATTATTATAAAAAGAAGCTAATAATTTATCCCAATTGGTATCAAACCATTCAGGATCATGAAGATGATTGAGAGCAGTAAATTCATTGATTCTTTCTTTAAAAATACTTTTGTAAAGATTTGAAAACATTTTATTTTTTATAAAAAATTTTTTTTTAATTTCAATTTTAAAAAAATATAATAATCTCAGGTTCATATATTCTATTTTTTATTAGAATCAATTTTTTTATATTTTTCCTGTATGATAAACAACTTCTTGATAAAATTCTTGAAAATCATGACAAAGAAGCCAATTAACAACTTCTTGTGAAAATTTTTTCAATTCAAATAATTGACCTTTTCTAATATATCCATTTTCTAAAAGTAATTCTAATCCAGAAACTCCTATGTTTTTTGCCACTGAATCAACCATTAAAAATAAAGAAAATTCTTCAATTCCGTGTGATTTAATCCATTCGATATAATTTTTCAAAAACGTAAGATCTCTAATATTAAGACCTAAAGTATATTTAGCTTGAATATTTCTTGAATTTAAATATTGCCAGATTTGTTCGGCTACTTCGATATCAGAAATAGTAATTGAATATTCAACAAAAAAAGGGAATCCAGATTCAAATGCATATTTAAATTTATCGAAAGATATTTGATTACCTTGATTTAAAAGTCTATTACAAATCTGTTTATTTTTTAAATCTTCTTCAAGAAAAATTTTGTTATCGATAATCCATTTAAAAACTTCTAGATTAATATCTTTAGTCCATAAATTAACTAATCTAGTATCAAGAAAAGAGAATTTATGTTTAAATAAAACATCTAACATTTTTACTTCAGGATTCCGAAGTAAATTATATTTGATAAAACTTCTAAAATCTTTTTCCTTGATAAAATAAATAACTAATGTATCCCAATTTATATCAAACCATTCAGGGTCATGTAAATGATCCAAGGCAGTAAATTCGTTAATTCTTTCCTTAAACATACTTTTATAAAGATCTGAAAACATTTTTCATAATTAAAATTTTAATTATATTTTTCAATTTTTAAATAAACAAAATAATTATACTTCTTCGTCCCAGATTAAAAAGAACATTTTTTTTATAAACTCATATAAAAATATATACTACTCCGTCCCAGATTAATTTATCCAATCTGTCAAAAAAGTTATATGTATATTTATATGCCTTTTTTAAAAATTGTTCTTTTTTGAGACTACATTTGGGACGGAGAAGTATAAATTTTTTAAGTTGGATAAATTAATCTGGGACGGAGTAGTACTAGTCAAATTAATATCTTCGGACTAATCGGTAGTTCATTTTTCAGATTTATTAATATAAAATTCATCAATAATTTTATATTACTCCGTTTCAGATAAATTTGTTTTTACTTAAAAATTTATATGGTTTAAAAATTGAAAAAAAAATCTAGCATAATTACTCCGAATATATGGACTATATTATTAGAGATTTAATAATTATTACTTCTCCGTTCCAAATAAAAAAGAACAATTTTTTTAAAAGTCATATAAATATAAATATAACTTTTTCAAGTTGGATAAATTAATCTGGGACGGAGTCGTACGTTAATTTATTCATATAAAATTGGAAAAATTAACTATATATTAAAGTCTGATTTTATATGTCTTTCTTTAACCAGATAATTTTTTTTTAAACCTGATATATTATCTGAAATAAACTAGTAAAATATTTAATCAACACTAATTTTAATTGCTATTACTCCATAATGCTTTTCTATCTCAGGTTTATAGAATTGTTTATAAACTTTAATTCCTTCTTCAATTGTTTCAATATTTGGTAGTACTCTTTCTAATGTTTCACAAATTATCATATCTTCAAATGATTTATATTTTGTAATTTTTTTAATTGTTAATCTCAAAAATTCATTTTCAGTACTTAATATTAATTTATCACCAACTTGCATTGAAGAATATTTTTTAGAATTTATTCTACCTTCAACGACTTTTTTTCCACTTTTAATTAAAGAGAACCAAGGTTCACAGCAATCAAATTTATGAATTCTTTCTTCCATTTTTGTTTAATTAAAATTTTAATTATATTTTTCAATTTTTAAAAATAAACAAAAATTATATACTACTCTGTCAAAAATGTAAAAAAGAACATTTTTTTTTAAGCGATATAAATATATACTACTCTGTTTCAGATCAATGACGAACCAAGAAAATGGTGCCTTCGGTAATTCATTTTTACTTCACTCAATTATTCATATAAAATTAGGTCGCCTACTTTTAATTAACTAATTTTATATATGAATATAAATATTTAATGTGCGCGTCGGTGCACAAAATGGTGGGACTGTTCCTTATTTTTTGAATCACAGAGAACCTTCAGGTTTTCCTGATTAGTCCCTGTCCCACACTAATATAAAACGGAGTAGTATATAAATTTTAATAGGAATGTTCTTTTTTTGAATCACCTATTTATATGAAATTACTTATAAAATAATTGATGAATCACAGATTAGTCGATCTGAAAATAGTTTCATAATTATATTTTTTATGATTAATTGAAAAAAATTTTTAAAATAATTATTAAAAAAAAAGTATGAAAATTACTATTAAAAGATTCAGGTCTTATGGGAAAAAAACAGTTTATTCTTTTGAAGATGATAGTATTAATCTCTTAACAGGGCCTTCTGGGGCTGGTAAATCTACAGTCCTTGAAGCTATAGCTTGGTGTTTATATGGTAAAGAACAACAAATTTATCCTAAAAGAAATAAATCAAGTTCTGAAAAGAAAACTTCTGTTAAAATAGAATTTAAAGGTATTGAAATCTATAGAAGTAAACCTCCAGATTGTTTAAAAGTTACAGTTGATTCTTTTTTATATCAAGATAAAGAAGCTCAAGATTATATTTATAATTTATTTGGATCTAAAGAATTATGGTACAGTTCATCTTATATTCGTCAGAATCAATCAAATTATTTAATTAATTTACCTAATAATAAAAAATTTGAGATCTTAAAAGAATTAACTTTTGGAGTTTCAGAAAATGAAAATGTTGATTCTTATGAAGAAAAAACAGATCAAGAAATTTTAAAAACAAAAAAAGAAATTATTGATGAAACAAATTTATATAATGGATACAATGAATCATATTTACAACAACTAAATCTTAACGAAAAAGAAATCTTAAAATGGAAAAAATATACAAATAAAAAAACAAAAAAAGAAATTAAAAAAATAAAAACAAAAATAGAAGAAAATATAATAGAAAAAAATAGACTTAATGATTTATATTTAGAAATTTTTGAAATAGAAACATCAAATAAACATATAAATTTAAGAATTGAAGAAAATAAACTAAAAATAGAAAATAATTTAATAGAAGATCAAGAAATTCTTGAAAGAGAATATAATCTAAAATTAGAAATAGACTCTTTAGGTTATCTAAAAGAACATGATACTTTATCAGAAACAGAAAAAAATCAAGAAATAGAAAATCTCACAAAAATTAAAAATTTATATTCCACATTTAATCTTAATTCTTGTGAAGAATATAATAGACTAAAAAATAAAAATTTATCTGAATGGAAAGATTATAATAAATATGTAGAAGATTCTGAAAATGCAAAAAATAATCTTATAGAATATCAAAAAAAATGTTTAGAATTAAAAATCATCCAAGAAAAGATAAATGAAAAAATAAATTTTAATAATAATTTGGAAAAAAAATATAATACAGAATTAGAAAAATATAATGATTTATTAGTTTTAAAAAAAAAAATATCAGAAACTTTTTATTTAGAAGATTTACATAAAAATGTAGATACAGAAAATGAAATTTCAAAATTATTAGAAATGAAGAAAATTTACACTTTAATTAAAAAAGAGACAGTTGAAGAATTTAAAAAATTTAAAGAATATAATCTTAAATGTTTAGAAATCATAAATAAAAAAAAAATAATTGAAGCAGAAAAAACTATTTATAATATGAAATTAAAAGAATTTTTGGATTATGAAAAAGATAGAACACAATTAGAAGGAATATTTTATTTGAAAAAACATGATACAGTTAACAGAAATATAGAAATGAAAAAATTATTAAATCTGAAAAATTTTTACTCTATGATAGAAGAAAAAAGAAATTCATACTTTCCGGAAATGTTAATTGTAGATAATATTGAAAAGTATAAAAAATTTATTGAAGAATATAAAAAATATCAAGAAGAATATAGAGAAATAGAAAATTATAATTTAGAAATGACAAAAATCATTAATAAAAAAAAAGAGATTGATGAAATTATTTTAGAAAATAAAGATAGATTAGAAATATATAATATAGAAAATAAAATGTATTTAAAATATGAAAAAAATATGTCTGAAATTTCAGAGATTGAATTAAAATATAAGATTTTGAGAGAAAATTTTAATACTGAAATTGAAAATGTTAAATTAAATCTTAGAGAGCTTTTTTGTCCTCATTGTTTTAAAGGTATTATTTTTAAAGATTCAAATTTTTCTAAAGGTTCCACAACTCTTTCTGAAAGAGAAAAACTTGAAAATTATCTGAGTGATTTAGAAAGAGGAAAATTACTTCTTTCTAAATCTTCTGAGATAATTAAACCTGTATTAGAAATTGTGGAATATGATGAAAATATTTTACAAATAGATACAAATTTAAAACATCTTCCAAAAAAATTAGATGATATGAATTTCTTAGATTTAGATATGTCTTTAAAAGCAATTGAAGATGATCTTAAAAGCCTAAATAATTATGAAATTTATCACAATTTATCTTCTAAAATCGAAGTTTCACGTCCCGAAGAATTGTGTTTGGAAACTTTTGATGACGAATTTTTGAAAGATTTTTTAGATATTAATCTAATAGATATAGATATAGATTTAAAAGATATTAATTTATACCTTAAAAGTTTAAATAATAAGGAAACTTATATTAAATTAAAATTAGAATTAGAACAAAAAAAAGATATATTAGAACCAGAGGTTCCGAATTATTTAGAAATAGAGATTATAGATATTAAAATTGCTCCTTTAGAAAAAAAAATAATTAAAGAAGTTAAAAAACCTAATATAGTATTTGAAGATTATATTGTAAATATTTCTTTGGATACAGCTCTAAAAAATTTAAAAAGTTTAAAAAATAAAGAAAGATATTATGAAATTAAATTACAAGTGAATTTATCTTTAGAAGAATTACAAGAAAAAATAATTCAAAATAATAATAACATTTTTGCTAAAAAAAATGCTGAATCAGAAATAGAAATTTTAAAAGAAAAATTAAAACCTACACCAGAAATAGATTCGACAAAAATCAAAGAACAAATAAATAAAAAAGAAAAATTAATAAATGAGTTAAATGATATTTTAGATTCAGGTAATATTTTATTAAATTTAGAAATCCAAGAAGAAGAATTAAAAAATAAAAAAGAAAAATTACATGAAAAAATAAAATATGAAGAAGCTTTAACACAAATTAAAAAAATTATTCAAGAAGTTTCAACAAATGCAATGGAAGAAGTTATTGAAAGTATAAATAATATAGCTAATGATAATCTTCAATATCTATTTGATAATCAAATAAGTATTAAGTTAGATTCTCATAAAACATTAAAAAAAGGTGATGAAAAATTACAAGTAAATTTAAAAGCAGTTTATAATGATGATATTTATGATAATATCAATGAATTATCAGGTGGTGAAAATAATAGAATAAGTTTTTGTATTACTTTAGCTTTAGCTAAAATTACAGGAAGTAAAATATTACTTTTAGATGAATGCATGGCTAGTTTAAATTCTGATTTACGTGAAAAAAGTTTAGAAATTTTAAAAGAAAGATTTCCAGGATTGACAATAATTCATATCTGTCATGAAACAACAAAGGGAATGCATGATAATATAGTTGAAGTTATTGGAGGTGAATCAGATGAATAAAAATTTTTAGTTTCGATAAACAAAAATAAAAAATTGTAATAAAATAAGTAGATATAAAATATATTTCTGTAGATAAAATAAAAATTGTAATAAAATAAGTAGATATAAAATATATTTCTGTAGATAAAATTAAAAATTGTAATGAAATATATTTCTGTAGACAAAATAAAAAATTGTAACAAAATATATTTCTGTAGATAAAATAATAAAATATATTTCTGTAGATAAAATTAAAAATTGTAATGAAATATATTTCTGTAGATAAAATAAAAAATTATAAAAAAATATATTTCTGTAGATAAAATTGTCACAGATTTTCTTCTAGACAAAATTCATTTTTTTCAAATATTGATAAACTGACACTGAAAAAAAAATTCTGAAAAAAATGAATTTTAAGAATTTTTTTTTTTAAACATAAATGACTGAATTTAATGATGATAAATGTCCTGAATGTATTTATGTAAGCGGTTTTCCTTTTTTCTTCCAAGGTTGGAATGGAAAATATAAAAGAACCAATATTATTAAAAATAATTTTCCTACATATAGACTTGAACCGTATAAGTTATATTTTCTAATTGATATTATCGGTGTTGAAATTTATAAAGGTGAAGATAAAAAATGGTTTTTTCAAAGAGATTGTGACTTATGGCCTCTTTTTAAAAGTTATGATGATAATGATTCTAGTATTTTAAGTATTTTTTGGGGTGAATTTCAAATTGAAAAAACAGATAAAACGATGATTAATAATTTTCAAGCTGAATTCGGTATTGCTTTTTTTATTGGAATGTTAACTCAATTTATAATTTCAAAAACGGGAATCTAATTTATATTTCCAGTATTTATTACTGTATTTATTATTAAATTTTTTAAACTTTAAGGGGAATGGAAAATTTTTAAAAAATATATTTCTCTAAAAAACCATTCCATTTCAAATAAAAAATGGTATGATATTTTTTTTGCTTATAAGTATTTTTTACCTGTTAATAAATTTTTTAATTTTTGAAATTAAAAAATATTTTATATATCATTAAACTTAAAAGGAAAGATTTTTTTATTAGAAATGGAAGAAATAAAAATTTCAGATTTACCTGAATATGCGAAAATTTATGAAGGTATGGAAGATAATGAAATAGTTTTCGTACATAAAAATTAATACTTTTGAAGAATATAAAAAAGTCATTAAATATTATAACTATTTTTTAGCCAATTTATCTAATGAAATTTAATTATTTCAAGAAGATGAAAATAATAAATATAAAATATTAAATAAAAATAAAGATATTGTTTTTTAGAGAAAAATTAAAAAATTTAGAAGAAAATATCGAAAATGTTAAAATTAAAACAATATGTTATATTGATGATTTAAAAATTCGGATTTTGTTTTTAGTTTTGTTTTTTACTCCTTTTCAAAAAATAAATATTTCTATAAAAATATGTTTATGTAAATAAATCACCGATTGATCAGTAAGTAGTACTTTTTTAAAAAAATTTGAATTAAAAAATAATTTTAAGAATAATAAAAAATGCTCATTCAATTTCAAATAATCGCAATTTATACATTAATGAGTTTTTTAGTTTTTGTCTTTCCGAGTATGACCGTAATATATTTATTTCCTAAAAATGAATTTACCTGTTCAGCTGAATATAATTATAAGAATTGTAAATGGTTTATTCCTTCAAATATAACTATTGTTGGCATTGAATATGATAATACTCCTATAGGACAATATAAAATTAAAAGAGGTAATTATTATGACTTAATAACATGTAAAATTATTAATTTAAATAATGAAAAATTAGAAATTAATGAAAAAATTTCTGGGTTTTATGATAAAGACGAAAACTATGAATGTTTTACTGAAAAAAAAGTTTATAAAACTATTAAAATCAAAGATGAACAAAATAGAAATGTAGAATTAATCATAGGAGGATTATTATTAACTATTTTTTCTTTATTTTTATCTTATTTTCTAAAAGAAAGTTATTTAAAATATCTAAATAAAAAACTTGAAAAAAATAATCAAATAGTCCAAAAGAATAACTAAATTAATTAAAATAATTTATAAAAATTTTAATATTACAAAGTATTAAGAAAATATTTTTGACTTATATTAAAAATAAAAATATACTTCTCCGTCCCAAATAAAAATGAATATAACTTTTTCAATGTGTCAGATAGTTCAACAAAATATTATCTGGGACGGAGTTGTAAATATTTACCCAAAAAAGATCTGGTCTGAGATATTATTTTAACTCTTTAGATTTTTAAAAGAATATATCAACACAATTTTTAAAAAATATATGTATTTAATTCATAAAAAAGTATTTAAATAAATATTTATTTAACAATAATTATAATATTTTTAGCAAAATTCTAAAAAATTAAAAAAAATTTATTTCTTTAGAAAAAATTGAATCAAAAAATAAATTTTCTAAAAATAATAAAAATGTTTTTTCAAGTTATAATTATTTTTTTATTTTTTGTTTTGCCTACTTTTACAGTTTTATATTTAACCCCAACAGATCAATTTACTTGTTCATATGGATATAATTGTCCAACTCGTAAATATCCATCACGTGAGATTGAATATTCATGGTGTGATACTTGTAATAATCTTATTCCTTCAAATATAACAGTTGTTGGTATTCAATATAACAATATTACTATGGGAAAATATACACTACCAAAAACTAATAGTTATGAAATAATAACTTGTAAAATACAAAAAATGGAAAATGAAAAATTTGAAATTAATGAAATTTTTAGTGGTTTTTATGATATTGAACAAAACTATAAATGTATTAGTAAAAAAAAATCAGATGAAATTATTAAAGCAAAAGATGTTCAAAATAGACGAAAAAATTTATTTGGTATTTGTGTTTTATTAAATGCATTTTCTTTTGTTTCTTTTATTATTTTTTTGAATTACTGAAAAGAACTGTACTACTCCGTTTCATATCGTGGGACTAATCGGTAATTCATTTTTCAGATTTATTCATATAAAATTATGTCGCCTACTTTTATATAAAAATTTAATGTTCACAGAGGCGCATAGGGGAAAAAACACACCAATATACTACCATTTTCTTGGCTTCCTTATTTTTTTATATATTTTTATATAAAAAACTTTGAAAATTTATTTATTACTATTCAGGTTTTGAGAAAATTATTATTTCAATATGTAAATATAACTATACGTGTTTAAAAGACATACTACTCCGTTTCAGATCAATTGGTAATTCATTTTTAGACACTCATTTATTCATATAAAAATTTTATTATTCAGTAATTTTATGTATTAATATTTAAGCTTACATTTAATACTTATACGTATTCATCCATATAAATATATATGTGCGCCCTAGTGTGCACACGGGAACCTAATGGTTCCTTATTTTTTGAATCACCGATTTATTTGAAACGGAGTAGTATAAAATATTACTTAAGGAACGTACTTAAAAATTTATATGGTTTAAAAAGTGAAGAAAAAGATCTGGAAACAGACTATATGAACTAGAGTAGTACTTATTTTTTCTTCGAATTTTCTTTGTCATAAGGTCGTTGGAATAGTATTTAGTTAACTAAAGTATTTTTTTACTGCTCCGTTTCAGAAAAATAAGGAACCCAAAAAAATGGTGGCATATTGGTGGGACTGTTACCATGTGCACTGAGCCGCACATTAAATTTTTATATTAATAAATAAGTACTACTCCGTTTCAGATAAATTGGTAATTCAAAAAATAAGGAACCATTTGGTTCCCGTGTGCACCAGGGCGCACATAAATATTTATATGTGTAAATTAGTATAAATATTTAATAACAACTTAAATAACAATATATAAAATTAGTTAATTAAAATAATTTTATATGTATATTTGTGTGATCTAAAAATGAATCACCGATTGATTTGAAACGGATTAGTACATTTATTAAATTAAACTTGTAAAATAATATATAAAAATATAATCTAGAAATATTTTTATATGCCAGATGTAAAAATAAATTACCGAAGGAACCTGAAGGTTCCCGCGAACCGAATGGCTCCATTTTCTTGGTTCGTCATTAATCTGAAACGAAGTAGTAAATATTTTTATATTTTAGATCTAATAATGAATAACGGATTAGTCTGTGACGGAGTAGTATTAAAAAAACTTATATACAATTAATTTTTTCAAACCATTCTTCATTCTCGAATTCTTCTCGGTTTCTTGCAAAAGAAATATATCCATATATTTTTCTATTATCCAAATATTGTTTAATTCCTTCTTTTCTACAAACATCTGAAAATATAACATATTCATATCTTTCAGATAAATCATCATAATTAATTAAATTTAAATATTCTTTTCTAATAAAATATCCGCAATGTACAACAGGTACATCTATTAATCCTTGAATTACACTATTAAAAATAAAATAATATAATAAACATTTTTTATAATACCCATTATTATTAATACATGCATGATAATTTGAATAATTTGAATATTCTTTATTTTTTGAATCACATTTTAGAAATGGTGCAACTATTGGACAATTTGATTTATACATTTCTGAAATAGTTTCAGGAAAAATAAAATTATCACAATCTAAAACAAAATAATGACTATTTTTTTGTAAAGACCATTTAATAGAATCATTTCTTATTTTTCCTAAAACTTTAAATCTAATTTTATTCCATTCATGTTCTTGATATTCCTCTACTTTCTCAGATACATCAGAATAATCTTCAAAAATTTCATTATATCTATGTTTATTTAATAATACCCAATCCTTCAGTATTTTTATAGTACCATCCGTGTTATTATTACTTCTTATATATAAATTTGTCTTTTCTTTAGGCCAAGTTTGTGATTCTAAACATTTTAAAAAATTTGGAAGAAAAATTTCTTTATTTTTTGCTAGAATTGCTATAGTAATTATATCAGTATTTTTTTCTTGAATATTTTTTGAAATATCTAAAAATTTATTTTTATCTATAAGATTAATTGTTTTAATTTTTAATTCCAAACCTTTTTGATAATAATAATTACATTCATCATATTTTTTTAATTGATAACATGTATCAATAATTAAATTATAAACATGATTATAAATATTAAAATTAACAAATAAAGATTTTGGTTCTTTTAAAGATATTGTTTTTTTAAGAAAAGCGTATTTAGTATTTAAATCTTCTAGTAATAAAGAAATTTGAAATAAAGGTTCAGCTCTTGTAGGTAATTGATTAAAAGCATTTAAATAATATTCTATTTTTTCATGATTATCTTTAGATATTTTAGCTAAAAGATAATATGAATAATAAACTTCTTCTTCTCCATGTATTTTTTTTAAAGAAATTCTATCTTTTAAAGTATATTTAGCTAAAGTATATTCTTCAATTAAAAAATAAGTTCTAGCTAAATTAAAAATATCTGTGCGTGTTTTTTCTTTTTTTTCATTGAGTTTTTTAATATCTAATTTCCATCTTTCTTTAGATTTATCTGTACCTTTTTCTGTAGGATTCCAATAAAAATAAATATCTTCTGGAACAAAATCTTTTAATTTTTTTGGTGCAATTATATTTTCATGAACAATATTTTCAAATTTAGCATTAGCAGAAGTTTTAAAAAGTCTAAGATTATAATTTTTAATTTTATTTGTTAAAATTTTAATAAAAAAAAATTCTTTAGAAGAAGTTAATTGTTTTTCACAAAATTCTAAAAGTCCTTTTAAATTATGAATATACCATTCAGCATCTAAAAATAAAATATAATCAGATTTAAAATGCTCTTTAGCTAATTCTATACATCTATTTCTGGATGAAGAAAAATCTATAAACTCTTCTTGTAAAACTATTCCGTTAAGATTAAATTCTTGATAAATATTTTTAATTGTATTGACAGTATTATCAGTGGATCCCGTATCAAGAATAAAAAAATCTTTAACATTTTCAAGGATAAACGGCATTAAGGTTTGTCGAATATTTTCTTGTTCATTCTTAACAATTAAAATTGGAAGCATTTATAAGAATTAAAAAGTTCTTAATCAATTTATTGAAAAATATAAAATACCATAAAAAGGTAATACTCTGTTTCAGATGAACCTGAAGGTTCTCTGTAATTCAAAAAATAAATATTTATATGAGTATGAATATTTAATGATAACTTAAATAAAAATATACTACTCCGTCCCAGATTAATTTATCCAACTTAAAAAATTTATATATATTTTTATATGACTTTAAACAAAAATGTTCTTTTTTATCTGGGACGGAGAAGTATAAAATTAGCAATGAATTTTATATTACAGATATAAAAATGAATCAGCGATTTATCTGAAAAGGAGTAGTATAAAATAAAAAATATTTAGTTATTAAAATATATTTCTTCTAGATTTCTATAAAGTATATAAACATAAAATTTAATGAAGGATTTATATATAGTTAAGGTAGATACAATAAAAATCTTAAAATATTTAGATATAAATAGTGAAGAAAAAAGATGTGATAATTTCAAAGATTGAGCAATAAAAAAATTTAAAATTAAAAAGTTATGATATAGAAGAAGATAACATTTCATATTATTTAGTACTAGTCCAGTTCAGATAATATGTCAGGCCAGATCTTTTTCTTCACTTTTTTAACCATATAAATTTTTAATTAAAAAGCTTATCCTTAAGTAATATTTTATATGTCTTTTAAACAAGTCTACTTATATTTAAATATAAATAAAATTTTTCTCAAAACCCAATTGCTCCGACTATATGAACTGGACTAGTACTACGTTTTATATGGTGATAATAATTGATGATTCATTTTTCAGATTTATTAGAATAAAATTTACAATTAATTTTATATATTGTTATTTAAGTTCTTATTAAATATTTATATGAGTATAAATATTTTTTTTGAATTACAGAGAACCTAAAGGTTCATCTGATTTATCTGAAACGGAGTAGTACATTTTTTATAAACTGTTTAGATTAAATATATATTTTTTCTAGATTAAATATTTTTTTCTAGATTTTTAGTGAAATATATTTCTTCTAGATTTTTTACAAAGTGTTTAGAATTTTTAGTGAAATATATTTTTTCTAGATTTTTTACAAAGCGTTTAAAATTTTTAATGAAATATATTTCTCTAGATTTTTTACAAAGTATTTAGAATTTTTAGTGAAATGTATTTCTTCCAGATTTTTTACAAAGTGTTTAGAATTTTTTAATGAAATATATTTCTCTAGATTTTTTATAAAGTGTTTAGAATTTTTTAATGAAATACATTTCTCTAGATTTTTTACAAAGCGTTTAAAATTTTTAATGAAATACATTTCTCTAGATTTTTTACAAAGCGTTTAAAATTTTTAATGAAATATATTTCTCTAGATTTTTTACAAAGTGTTTAGAATTTTTAATGAAATATATTTCTCTAGATTTTTACAAAGCGTTTAAAATTTTTAATGAAATATATTTCTCTAGATTTTTTTATAAAGTCTTTAGAATTTTTTAGTGAAATATATTTCTTCCAGATTTTTTACAAAGTGTTTAGAATTTTTAATGAAATATATTTTTTCTAGATTTTTTACAAAGCGTTTAAAATTTTTAATGAAATATATTTCTCTAGATTTTTTATAAAGTCTTTAGATTTTTTTAATGAAATATATTTCTCTAGATTTTTTACAAAGTGTTTAGAATTTTTTAATGAAATATATTTTTTCTAGATTTTTTTACAAAGTTTTTCTCCGTTTCAAATAAATCATTAATTCATTTTTTTTATCACTTATTTATTAAAACTAAAATTAAAATAATTTTAGTTTTAATAGTTACTACTCCGTTTCATGTTCCTTCGGTAATTCATTTTTACTTCACTTAATTATTCATATAAAATTTTTATTATTCAGTAATTTTATGTATTATTATTTAAGCTTATATTTAATAATTGGACTTATTCTTCCATATAAATATATATGTGCGGCCTGGTGCACACGGGAACCATATGGTGGGACTGTTCCTTATTTTTTGAATCACAGAGAGCCTGAAGGTTCTCCTGATTTATTTGAAACGTAGTAGTATTATATCAATTTATTCATATAAATATATATTTTTTGAATCACATATTTATCTGAAACGGAATAGTGTTTAGAAATCCTTTTACTTTTTATTGAAAAATTTTTTTTTAAAGTGTTTAGAATTTAAATTAATTTTTAAAAAATATTTATTTAAATTTTTTTACATTCATATATCATTTTTTCAACTAAATTTTCTGAAACATAAATAGTATCATTTTTTAATAATATTTTTTCTTCTTGAGTTAAATCTATATTTTTATCTATTAAAGATTCTAAATTTTCTCCAATTTCTAAAATTATAGAATCAAAGGATTTTAATTCCTTTAATTTTTTAAATAAAAATTTAAAAGAAAAAATTTTTTGATTCTGTAATGATGTTGTAACACCACCAAAAAGAAAAATATCTTCTATATTTAAATTTTTAATCATAAAATCTATCTTAGAAATTGACTCTTCAATAATACATTTAACAAAATAATCTGAAAATTCGTAAAATCTTACTCTATGTAATAATTTTAGCAAAATCATACATATTATTTTCTATAAGAATAATAATTTCGTTATTTAAATTCATTCCTTTATTATTTCTAAAAATACTACTTTCTACAAGATAATTTAAAATATCTTCTTTATAAAATTCAATACTTGCTAAAATTAATTTTTTGACTATTTCATACATAGGTGTTTCTTCATCGTAAAATCTTAATCCTAAAATATACTCAATTTCAAATATTGTTAATTTATCAAGTGTGTTTTTAAAATATTCAATATTCCCTTTTTCTGCAGATTCTAATAAAAAATTATATATTTTTTTTTGTGAAATATAATATTTTCTATATCATTTTCCATAAAATTTTTAATTTCTTCAAATGAATACATTTTATATTAAAGATATTTTTTCTTATTTAAAATTTGAAAAAATTAAAAATAACTCTAAGTTTATTTATTTAAAAATTTAGAAGAGTATATAAAACTATAGTCCCACTTTTTTAAGAAATATATTCTTTTATAAAAATTCTATAATAAATATATTAAGTTATAAAAATTTAAAAATGCTCTTACAGTTTATAAAAATAGGCTTAAAAGTATTCTCCCTTTATAAGAAATATATTTTCTTATAAAAATTTAAGCGCACTTAAAACCGCATTTATGTATATTATTTAATTAAATTTTTCATTTTAAATTTTTAAGTGACATTTTATATGTAGAAAATGTTTGTTGATTACTTAATCAAGAAAGATATTTTTTTGAATTTTTTACACTTATTTTTTAACTTAATTTTTTTGAATTTTTTAAAACTCTTTTTTATTTTTTTTGAAAAATTATTAAACTAAAATAATTCATATTAAATATTTTAAAACTTATTATACATATATAAAATAAATTTTAATCACTCAAATGTCAAAAACAAAAAAATTTTTTTATTATTTCAGTGAGAATAAGTTACAGTTTTTAATTAACTCAAATTATACTCAAAAAATATTTTAGTGAAGATCAGTGAAGACTAAAAGTTCTTATTGTAATTTTGAAAATTTGTTTTTTAAAAAATATTTCAGTGAGAGTAAGTTACAGTTTTATTTTTTAACTAAATTTACACTAAAAATATTATTCAGTTGAGATGAGTGAGGACAAAAAGTTCCTATTGTAATTTCATTTTTCTCCCAAAAATAAATTTTGCATAAGAACAAAAAAATCCTTGAATTTTTAGATAAATATTTAAGTTGTTAACACTCAAAAAATAAATGTTCTTATTGTAATTTTATTTTTTGAAATTTTTAAATAAATTTTAGTGAGAGTAAGTTATAACTTTTTTCCTTCACTAAAATTATACTCAAAATAATTTTCAGGGAAGATGAGTGAAGTCAAAAAGTTCTTATTGTAATTTTAAAAAATAAATTTTTAATTTTTTTTATTGAGAGTAAGTTAGAGTTTATTTTCTTAACTAAAAACATACTCAAAAAATAATTATGTGAAGATGAGTGAGGTCAGAAAGTTCTTATTGTAATTTCGTTTTCTTTCCAATTTTCGTTTTTGCATAAGAACAAAAAAATCCTTGAACTTTCGTGATAAATATTTGAGTGATGACCACTCAAAAAATAAAAGTTCTTATTGTAATTTTATTTTTTATAAATTTAAGGGAGAGTAAGTTATAACTTTTTATTATGACTTAAATAACCCTAAATTTTATATTCTCCTAAAAATAATTATAAACACAATAATTTATAAGACAACTTGATTTTTTACAATTAAATATATACTACTCCGTCCCAGATTAATTTATCCAACTTGAAAATTTTATATGTATATTTATATTAATTTTAAAAAAAATGTTCTTTTTTATTTGGGACGGAGAAGTAATATATTCTGAGAAAATATTTATCTTAAAGTCTGAATATATTATATATAAATTCCTCCTCCGTTTCATATAGTGGGAATAATGGGTTATTCGCAAAATAAGTACTAGTCAATTTCAGATCAATCTGGACTTCAGAAAATAAACATTTGTATGAATAAATAATTTTACGTATTAAATTTAAACTTAAATATTAATATATAAAATTAATACATAATAATTTTTTTATATGAATAAATCAGAGATAGAAAAATGAAGTTCAAAGGATTACGGGTCTTCCTAACCTTCAGGTTCTCCAGATTGATCTGAAATGCAATAGTATAAATTTTATAACTGTTGTTTAAAAATATTTGATTTTTTAATTTTTTTTAATCTATATAAAAATGATTGAAACGGAGGATATTACTGAACTTAGAAAATTATTATTTTTGTCGAACTTAAAAAATAAAAAACTTGAAGAAGAAAAAAATGAAATAGTAGGTGAAAAAAATAAAATAGTAGAAGAAAAAAATAAAATAGAACAAGAAAAAAATAAAGTAGTAGAAGAAAAAAAACAAATGGAAATTAAATTTGACAAAATAGAAAAAATAAGAACTGAAAATAAAATATCATTATCAGTCATTTTAGACGGACTTCCAGAATTCACATTTATGAAATTTAATAGAAGTGAAACAGCTGCAAAAACAGGTACTACTAAACCTCATACAAGTAAACATACAAAAATCAATGAAAAAAAGACTTTTGAAATTACCCCAGTAAATATTAAAAAATTAAAATTAGATATGGAAAGAATTAATTTAAAATTTTCTACATTTCTTGATAATACAATAGATTTTCCAAACAGACAAATTGATTATTCTTCAGAAAACTCAATTCAAAATTTTGTTATGAAATATATAACAGATATTTTTGAAATTTTAGAAATTAATGATAAGGTTAAATATTACGATACAACATCTATAATAACAGCTATTAATAAAGAAGAAATAAAAAAATTAAATTATCCGGATGTCACAATTCTTAGAACAAAGAGAAATAAACCTATAATGGCTATTGAAATTAAAATGCCTCATATAGATATACACGGAAAAAATATTTTAGATGATGAAAATGTTGTGGGACAAATCTACGATTATATGCTTGGTGTTAGATCATTTTATAATCAAGAAAATGTATATGGCATACTTACAAGTTTAGACAAATGGAAGATATTATCTTTACCTAAAGAAAAAGAAATTAATTTAGAAGAGAGAATTGTTTATGAAAGTAAAATATTTGATTTTTCAGATCCAGATTTAGCTAAAGTTTTAATGACAATTATAAATAACTCTTTGAACTCGATTTATCATGAAGTTAAAATTTTTGATGAAAAAAGAAATTATATAGAATATTCATCAAAAGGTTGTAGATGGAAAAGAATGAATAAAAAAAAACTTAATGTTTTAGAAGATAAAATAAATCTTGACATCTATAAAAATTGTAAAAAAATAACATATACAATTTATAAATTTTTTCAAACAGGAAGAACAAATCAAACAAGTTTAATTATAAATAATTGTGGTTCAATTGGAGTATTAAAGCAATTTTTTGGTATTCAATATGATGATAAAAAAAAGAAAACAGAAGAATTTAAAACTTTTGAATTTGAAGCATCAATGTGGAAAAAAATTTATAATATTGATGCTGATATAAAATTAATAAATAACAAACCAACTTTTATAACTCCTTTAATATTTACATTAGAACAAAAATTCGATAAAGATATAGGCATTTATAAGGTATTTTTTAGAACAGATTTAATGAAAATATTTACTTATGAAGGTGCTATAGCAGGCGAATTACTTATTTCCCTAAGAAGTATTCAATCAAAAATCAAAAGATATTCACAAGACGCAAATATTAAGAAATGTGCAAAATACGCAATAAAAAATCTTGCTAAAAAAAATTATGTTCATAATGATCTAAAATGGGAACATATAGGTTTATATCCTATTTTAGTTAATGGGATTATAGATAAATTTGAACCTATTTTGATAGATTTGGAATCTCTTGAAGAAAAAGAAAAAAAAGAAGCAAAAAAAGATATGAAAAAACAACTAAAAATTATGTCTGATAACTGTATTTTTATTAATAATGATGATAATTTATAAGTTAACTTAAAATTTGTAAAAAAAAATTTTTTCTATAAATTTCAACTATTAAACTGTATATAATAAAATATAATAATTAATAATATGATGAACCTTCCGGATCCATATAAAAATATATGAATCCAAAGAAAAATATTTGCATCAATTAGCTTTTTTAAGAAATTATATACTAGTCCATTTCAAATCCACAGGAACCTTTAGGTTCTATAAATTTTGACTTTATTTTTATATATTATTTTATACGTATAGATTTATTTTTCAGACTTATTCATTCATACAAAAAATTATTTTATGAAGTCCAGATTTATCTGAAATGGACTAGTATTTAATAAAAATGAAAATATTATTTAATTTTTTTATAATTAAAATGCTAACTATAATAGAATGTCCAGACAATAATAAAAGAAGAAAAATTCATCAATATTTAGATAATAAAATACCTAAAGTAAGTCTTTTTTGCAAAAAATTCAAGACATCTAATTTGTATGTTAAAACATTTTATTTAAGTCATACAAATGGTAAAACATATAATTATAATTATGATGATTTTTTTACAAGGTTGGATAATAATTATTTTTCTGATAAAAATGAAGCTCTTAAAGATGCTATGTTAATATCTGGACATAATATTATTGCTCATGGAGATTATTTAAAAAATTACGTTAAACCAAAGCATGCAATTTTATCTAATGTTTCTGAAGATGAATATAATGAAATCATAAAAGAATTAAATATTTATACAATTCCAGAACCAAATAAACCTTTAAACAAACGTGATCTTAGTTATTATATAGTTATTGAATTAGAAAAAAAGTATGGAAAAGAAATTAAACAACCTATTTATTATCCGGGTTTGGGATATCCTAAAGTAATAGAAAAAGGTGAGTTTAGCAAAAATGAAAATGTGAAAGTATACTGGTAGTGGTCCAGTTCACGAGGAGCCTAATGGATAAATATTAAATCGCTGATTCAAAAAATATATAAGTATTAAAAAATTGATCAATCAACGATTAGTCCCACGGAGCCTTCAGGTTCTCCCACAATATGAAATAGAGTACTAGAAAATTTAGAAGAGTAAAAATTCAAAAAACTTAATTAAAATTTTTAAGTATAAGTTTATATAGATAAATTTTTTTTCGATTACTTAATCAAGAAAGTAATTTTTTTGATTTTTTCACACTTATTTTTTAACTTAAATTTTTTAGAATTTTAAAAAACTTTTTTTATTTTTTTTTGAAAAATTGTTACAACTCCGTCCCAGATAAAAAAGAACATTTTTTTATAAACTCATATAAAAATATATATAAACTTTTTAAGTTGGATAAATTAATCTGGGACGGAGTTGTACACCTAAAAAATTTTTACTTGTCAACTTAAATTTTATATATAATTGTATATAAAATATTTTTTTGAAAACCTGACACATTAATAGTGGGCTATCCAAATGCATCATCCTGAACTGGCCCAGTACTGAATATATTAATTATTTAAATTACAACAAATTTTTTAATTGTATAATTCAATATCTTGTTATCTTTAAAATATTCAAATAATCCTTTCAAATGTCCATTTCCAACAAATATTGTACTTTTTTCATTATTTACAATACTTTTTTGTATTTTTGGAATCCAAGCTGTATTTCTTTTATTAAGAAATATTTTTTCAAATTGTTTCCAAATGATAATACTATTAAATTTTTGTTAATATTAAATATTCAAAATTGCTTACTTCTTGCTCAAATATCTTGCTCAAATATAATATAACAAATAAATTTTAAAGTTTCAATAAAAATATTTGAATTTTTTTGAGGTAAAATATTAAAATCACCAATTAATTGTCTCAATTCATTTCTACATCCATCTAGAGCGAATGAATTTTTATTGTCATTTGTAAATTTATATTGTACTACTCCGTTTCATATTAGTGTGGGACAGGGACTAATCGGTGATTCAAAAAATAAGGAACAGTCCCACCATTTGGTTCCCGTGTGCACCAGGCCGCACATATATATTTATATGGATGAATTGACGTAATAAGTATTAAATATAAGCTTAAATAATAATACATAAAATTACTGAATTAAAAGTAGGCGACCTAATTTTATATGAATAAATGAGTGTTCTAAAAATAAATTACCGATTGATCTGAAACGGAGTAGTATAATTTTTATCAAGTAAAAAAATAGATGATAAATATCTTGATTCATAAAATTTTATTAAACTATTAAAATTATAAAGATTTTTAAAAAAACTTAAATTAACAATAGATTTCGCAAATTGTTTATTATCATACAAAGGAGCATTTATTTCTGTATAACAAGTATTAGTATTATCAATATATTCTAATATTTCTGGATAAATAGAATTATATGAATTTACATGAACAGTACCTAGAAAAATAGTGTTATTAATTCTATAAACATGATACTGAACTTTATGACCATAAATATTAATATATACTGAAACTAATACTTTATATAAAATAATAGAACAGAAAGAATAATCAACAAATTTTTCTACGATATTATAGTAATTCATTTTTTTTACACTTATAATTTTTTGTTGAAATTCGTTTTTTTTTAAATTTATTCAGTAAATATTTTTTATTTTATTTAAATATTTTCTCTAAATTTATATTATTAATAAAAAACATTAACAATTTTTCCTCAATTGACAATTTATTTTGATTATAATTTATATTATAATCTTTAGTTTTTAATTTATATAAAAATATAATTTTATATACCACCAGAAATTGTTCATCATTTTTTATTTTTAAATGACACAAATTTTTTAATAATTCTTGATGTTCAAATAGATTTTTATCTAAGGAATCAAACACTTCTTGACTGTTCTTTTCATAATATTCGATAAAAGTTTCAGGATATTTATTAATATGAAAATAATTTAACGTTTCAAAAATTTCTTTGAAATCCATAAAATTATTTATTTCATCATTTAATTCTGGAACTTCATCAGAATTTAAATTTAAATTTTTATAGAATTCTGAGTCTTTTAAAAAATCAGGTATTTCTGAAATTTTTATTTCCATTTTATTAAAAATAAATTTTTTTTTTATAAATTCAATTAATCTCTAAAAATATTATTATTATATTTTTTATAGTAATATCTTCTCAAATTATATAATAAAATGCAAAGACACTTTTTTTTTAAGAATAATATTATTCTAGAAGAATTATAAAAGTATAAAAGAATATATTTTCTTTTAAACAAAATAGAGAATTATAATAATATTCTAGATAACCTAAAATATATATTAATCATTTTTATATTCTCTTAATATAATTATTTTGTTCATACTTACCGAAGTTTTTTTACTATTGATAGTTTTTGTTGTAATTGCTTGTATTTCCTTTAATTTGTAGGGTTCTGTTATTTTTATATCTTCCAAAGAATTATAAATTGTAATAATTGGTGAAAGATTAATATTTTCATAAAGGTATAATTTATAAACAGTTGTTTCAGACATTTGAGATATTTTTATATTTTAATTAATTTTTTTTTAATTTCATTTTTTTTTAAGCAACGAAAATAATTCTCTTCTAGAATCTTTAATTATTTTTGTTTCTTGAAAATAATTTTTTTTATTAGAGGCAATTTTCCTGAGTTTACACAAACTGTTTTTGGTTTTTCATGGTTATAAACACACAAAGATGTTTTATTATATTTATATCCCCAACACTTATCTTGGAAAAAATCATTCCCAGATTTTGCGAGAAAAATAGTACTTCTGATATTTCTTTGATATCTTTCTTCTTCTTCTTTAAACATTTTATTAAAAAAATTGAATTTGGAATGATCACAATTTTCATATCTATCAGGAACATAATCCTCATATTTTGGTGAAAAATCACAGGTATATGTTGATTGTTTAACTAAATAATCATAAGCTTCATTAATTTTTTTAAATTTTTCAACAGATTCAGAAGAATTATAATTTTTATCGGGATGGTACTTTAAAGCACATTTTAAATAAGCCTTTCTAATTTCAGAAACATCTGAGGTTGGTAGAATTTCTAGTTCATTATACATTTGAGCTTGGTAGTCCATTTTTAAGAATAAATAAAATTTATATGATTTATTTTTTTTTAAAGTGTAGAATTATTTTAATTTTAATTTTAATTTTTTTTAAAGATAATAAAAAAAATATATAATTAAATATTTTTAGTTTCATTTAAACCAGAATTACATATTTTTAGTTTCATTTTCAGAAATATATTCCTTTATAAATTTTTATTTTCATTTTCAGAAATATATTCCTTTATAAATTTTTATTTTTATTTGCAGAAATATATTTTTCGACACATGTAGCTCTAATGAAAAATATTAAAAAAAATAATATAAGCAAAAAATTTTGGATATTATCGCATTCATTTAACTGATAAAATTTTATTAGTTAAATTTGTAAAAAAAATTTTTTTCCCCAATAATTATTTATCATAACCAAAAAGTAAAAAATCTTTTTCATATATCTTATATATTTTTTCTTTTAAATAAGCATTTAAGTTAAAAATATGTTCTGATTTATTTAAATGTTCTAAATTTTCAAACACAAAATCTATTTTAATAAGATCATTTTTTAAATTTTCAAATTTACATATTTTAGTTAAAATTTCATCTCCTTCACACACAAATACATACTGAGGAACAAAATGTATAATAAGAAAAATATATTCTTCTAAATTATTTATAAAATCTTCAAAAGACATACTAAGAATTATTTCTTGATAGCTTAAATCTAAATTAGTTTTGTTTCCACCATGATATAAATAATTATATGCACTTAAAAATCTATCATACGGATTTCTAACAATACAAAAAGAATTTTCATCTTTAATTATTGAATTATTAATGAAAATTTTATTATCAATTAATTTAGGATAATGTCCAATTATTTTATAATTAGGATTATTTGAGATAAGCTCTAATACAGATGTACCTGCAGTTTTTGGAATGTGTACAAAAATTATTGTCATTTTAATAATTAAAAAAATATTCTTAAGAAAAATATAATTTTAAATAAAAATAATCAATGTATTTTTTAGATAAACTGTAAACTTATATAGTATAATGTAGGCCAATATTCCTCTAGATAAAACTAAAAATTTACAACGAAATATATCTCTCTAGATAAAACTAAAAAAATTTAATGAAATATATTTCTCTAGATAAAACTAAAAATTTACAACGAAATATATTCCTCTAGATAAAACTAAAAAAATTTAATGAAATATATCTCTCTAGATAAAACTAAAAAAATTTAATGAAATATATATCTCTAGATAAAACTAAAAAATTTAATAAAATATATTTCTCTAGATAAAACTAAAAATTTACAACGAAATATATTTCTCTAGATAAAACTAAAAAAATTTAATGAAATATATTTTTCTAGATAAAACTAAAAAAATTTAATGAAAAATATTTATCTAGATAAAACTAAAAAAATTTAATGAAATATATTCCTCTAGATAAAACTAAAAAAATTTAATGAAATATATTCCTCTAGATAAAACTAAAAAAATTTATAATGAAATATATTTCTCTAGATAAAACTAAAAAAATTTAATGAAAAATATTTCTCTAGATAAAACTAAGAATTTATAATGAAATATATCTCTCTAGATAAAACTAAAAATTTAATGAAATATATCTCTCTAGATAAAACTAAAAATTTAATGAAATATATCTCTCTAGATAAAACTAAAAATTTATAATGAAATATATTTCTCTAGATAAAACTAAGAATTTATAATGAAATATATTTATCTAGATAAAACTAAAAAAATTTAATGAAATATATTTCTCTAGATAAAACTAAAAATTTATAATGAAATATATGTCTCTAGATAAAAATAAAAAATTTAATGAAAAATATTTCTCTAGATAAAACTAAAAAAATTTAATGAAATATATCTCTCTAGATAAAAGTAAGAATTTATAATGAAATATATTTCTCTAGATAAAACTAAAAATTTATAATGAAATATATTTCTGTAGATAAAACTAAGAATTTATAATGAAATATATCTCTCTAGATAAAAGTAAGAATTTATAATGAAATATATTTCTCTAGATAAAACTAAAAATTTATAATGAAATATATCTCTCTAGATAAAACTAAAAATTTATAATGAAATATATTTCTCTAGATAAAATTCAATGAAATATATCTCTCTAGATAAAACTAATGAAATGTATTTTTTTGATAAACTTTAGCCTCAAAAAATTACATTCATGTCACATTATTTAATAATACATTCTATTAACATAAAACATTTCAGATTGTGCTTGTGCTTTAGTTTGTAAAATATTTTTTTCATTTTCTATTCTTATGTCATCTAAATCTTTTTTATGTTTTATATTTATTTCTTCAAGTTTTTTTCTAAGATTTCTTTTTTCTTGATATTTTTTAAGTTCTTTTTCTTTCTGTTCTTTAAATTCTTGCTTTTTTTTAGCTTCTTTTTCCATTTCAGACAATCTAATAAAAAAATCTTCTTTTTTTTCTTTAATTTTTTCCATAAAATATTCTTTATTATTAGATTTATATTCATCCAAATTTTTATCATTAATTTTAATTATTTCAAAACTAAAATCCATATATTTGTTTATAATTGTAATTTTAAAAAAAAGTGTAAGTTTTATTTCTTTGTAGTTTATTAAAAAATGTTTAATAAGATCTGAATTTCTAGTAATATTTAAATCAATATATTTATCTGGAATATTGGTATGATGAATTTTTCCATCAAAAAGCTTCTCAAAATTTTCAGGAACTTCTTCATTATCCTTCTGGATTAATATATTATTTTTAGCAAATCTTAAACAATCCAAAATGTCTTCATGGATATTTTTAATTCTTATTACCATTGTAGAAATATTAGAAATTGTTGAAAAAGATTCTTCAGTGTGTAAATTTTTATAATATATATTTTTTGAATCATCATCAATACACATCTTATAAAGATTATCTGTTGTTTGAAAAAGAATATCTACATCTTTAAAAAGTATATTTAATGTATAATTTTTATCTAATTTTTTGTGTGATAAAGTTTTACAAGTTTTATTTTTACTCATACGAAAATATTTTGTATTATAATAAGTTGAATTATTGTTTCCCATTTTGTTTTCATTATTTTTTTAAATTTTTTTCATTTTTTTTAGGAACTCTTTTTTTCTATTTATGTTTCCAAAGTATTAGAAATATCTATAGAAAAAAGGTTATTGTCAATTAAATATTACAATAAATTAAATGTTAATCCTTATGTTTATCCTTTATATTTTTGAACTAAATAAATAGTTATTGTAGATAAAATAACTCTAAGTTTTGAATTTGAAAAAGAAGCGGAATTCGAAATGAATGAAATTCTAAATTTAAAAAAATCAATACTGGTCCAGTTCAGGAGGATTTTGGTGATCCCTGTGAAATTGAGTTTTCAAAAAATAATTTTTTATATACAATTATAAGTTATAAATAAATAAACTGTACTACTCCGTTTCAGATCAATCGGTAATTCATTTTAAATTCACTCAAATTATTCATATAAAATAATTTTAATTAACTAATTTTATATATTAACTTATAAGTAAGGATTTAATATATTAACTTAAATATTTATATAAATATTTATTTTTTGAATCACCGATTTATTTGAAACGGAGTAGTATATAATTTATAACTTAAAGATAAGGATTTTATATAAAATTTTATATTTTAATACAAGTGAAGAAAAATATCTGTCTTGACATATTATTTGAACTGGACCACTAGATGAATATATAAAAAATTATGGAAAATAACTTTTTATAATAGTACAATAGATAACTTAAAAAATATTTTTTTTACCTTCTTAAATAAAATTGAAAAAATATACTACTCCGTTTCAAATAAATCGGTGATTCAAAAAATAAATTTTTATATGAATAAATTGACGTAATGAGTATTAAATGTATACTTATACATTAATATATAAAATTACTGAATTAAAATAATATTATATGAATAAATGAGTGATCTAAAAATGAATTACCGATTGATCTGAAACGGAGTAGTATTTATTTTTTATAAATAAAATGCAGTGTTTTGAAATTACAAAAAAAGGTGACAGGTGTAAAAATACAGTTTTAAATGAATGTGGATTTTGTACAAGACATTATAATATTAGAAAAAAAGAAGGAAGACTTGAAAAATTTTGTGATAAATCTGAAAAACAATCGTTCATCATTTTATTAACTGATGAAGAGATTTTAGAAAAATATGATATTAAAAAATTTCTCCAAAAAGATAAATATATTTTTGGAAAATATAAATTTAATAAAGATGATGATATTTTTAATATTAAACAATTATCTACTAGTCCAGTTCAGATAAATTGGGCCAGATCTTTTTCTTCACTTTTTTAACCATATAAATTTTTAATTAAAAAGCTTATCCTTAAGTAATATTTTATATTTCTTTTAAACAGGTCTACTTATATTTACATATAAATAAATTTTTTCTCAAAACCCAATTTATTTGAACTGGACTAGTAGGATTTTAAAAATATCAGTTGGGCGATTTTTTATTAAAAAAAATGTTAGATCTGCTTATGAAAAAATAAATAAAAATGAAGAGATTAATTATTTATATAGTTATTTATTGAATAATTATGATTACTATCTGAAAAAATTTACAAAAAATGATGTTTTAAAAAATGAATCACTTTTTCTTTTTTACAATTTAAATATTTATAAAAATAAATATTGCGATCAATATACCATTAAAAATAATGATAAAAAAAATATTATTTTTTTAGGACCTATGTGTGATCCAAAACATTTATTCCTATCAAATAAAGAATTAGTATCAACATTATTATCTAATATTAAACAACTATGTGACATATTTAAAATATCTTTTGACGAATTTAAGAATCTTTCAAAAATCAAACAGGCTTTTGAAAAAATCGGAAAAACTGAAGAATTTAAAAATGATAAGTATGATTTTTTTAATCTTTGTTATTTTTTTATTTTATCGAACCACAATAAATATTTAATTTTTTTAAAATATGATAAAACTTATGAAAAATATCAAGAACCTAAAACTGAAAAAATTCTTTACAAAACTAAAAAAATTACTTACAAAAATAAAGAATATATTATGAATTCTTATAAAAATAATAAAAAAATTACATTTATTAAATGGATATATGATTCTTTTGATCTTCCTGAAAATTCAGAATTAAAAGATTTTAAAAAAGCTTATTATTCAAAAATGAAAAAAAATCATCCAGATAAAATTAATTCTCCAAAAAAAAAGAAAATTGGAGAAGATAATACAAAATTTTATAACGCATTGTATGATTTTGTTATAGAAAGTTTTGAGTAAAAAGTTGAAATTTTTTAATAATTTTTTGAAAAAAAAAAATGTTAAAATTAGAAGCAAGATTCAATAATGAACAAAGTATTCATGAATTATTAATTTCATATGGTAAATTATCTATAGGTTCTTTTGAGTTTGAAATTAACAAAGGGAATATATATCAAGAAATGATTGAAAAATGGAAGACTTATGATAAAAATACAGAATATTACTGTAATATTAATGCAGATCCTATTCTTCTTTTAAAAATTGAGAATGATGTTGGAATATTCTATCGAAATATAAGAGATGTAAGAGATATTTGTATTTGTAATAGTTCGGAAACTCCTTTTTCTTCACTCAATATTAAAATTCCTATTGAAGATGAAGAAAAGTTTATTCTGAACTTAGAAGAATTGTCAAATAATTACAAAAAAATTTTTTCAGGAATTATTAATAATTAATTAAAAAAAAAATATTTATCAGAAAAGTTTATAAGTAATTAAAAAAAAATATATTTATCAGAAAATCTTATAAATAATTTAGAAAAAAAATATTTATTAAAAGAGTTTATAAACTAATTAAAAAAAAATATATTTATTAGAAAAGTTTATAAGTAATTAAAAAAAAATATATTTATTAGAAAAGTTTATAAGTAATTAAAAAAAATATATTTATCAGAAAAGTTTATAAGTAATTTAGAAAAAAATATTTATTAAAAGAGTTTATAAACTAATTAAAAAAAAATATATTTATTAAAAGAGTTTATAAACTGTTTATAAACTAATTAAAAAAAAATATATTTATTAAAAGAGTTTATAAACTAATTAAAAAAAAATATATTTATTAAAAGAGTTTATAAATAGATATATTTATCAGAAAGGTTTATAAGTAATTTAGAAATAAATATATTTATCAGAAAAGTTTATAAGTAATTTATGAAAAAAAATATTTATTAGAAAACTTTATAAATTTATAAATAGATATAGAAAAGTTTATAAGTAATTAAAAAAAAAATTATCAGGAGAGTTATAAAAAAAAATATATTTATTAGAAAATTTTATAAGTAATTAAAAAAAAATTATCAGGAGAGTTATAAAAAAAATATATTTATCAGAAAAGTTTATAAGTAATTTAAAAAAAAATATATTTATCGGAAAAGTTTATGGGTAATTTAAAAAAAAATATATTTATTATTTTATGATATTTGTCTCAATTGTTTAATATCAAAAGGTAATTCTAAACCCAATTTTTCCATATAATAATATACAGAAGACAATAAAAAATTAGAAGATAGTCTGATACATGAATAACCGGCTATTTCGTTTTCACCTTGACTTACAATTTCAATCCTTCTTAAAATGGTTAACCCTTCTGAAGAACTTGTAGATTTAATTAATGTTATATCTCCATCTTTTTTTTTTGCTTTCATTAATTGTAAACTAGACAAAATATTTTTTAATTCAATTGGTATTTCTTGAAAAAAACTATTAAAATTATTTATAGAATTTGTGACATTAATATAAACATCACCTTGTTTATCTTCAGGATAAGTAGTATCTTCAATAGGTAATTCTTCAGTTTTAATTTTCCATCCTCTCATATAATAACCCATTTCTAAAATTTTATTGAAAAAAGTGTTAATATTTGTTTTGTTAGATTTATAAATTTTTTTTAAATTTTTAGTTTCTGGACTTAATGTATTTAAATCTTTTTCAATTTTTAAAATAAGATTATATAAATCTAAATATTGTGATTCAACTATTGTTTTTGGTGTTTTATAATTTTTAGTTTTTTTAGCATTTTCAAAATCATATTTATTTGGAGAAGGTGCTAAATGTTTAATTTTTTCTGAAGCAATATTTTTAAGTTTATTAATTGCGTGTGTAGATATTTGTTCATTATTATCAAAAGGATCATTAAAAGAATTAGTATTTTTAAAATAATCTATTAATTCTGAAATTTTATATAATTGAAATATTGAATCTTCAGCAATACCAAAACTTAAAATTAACTTTCTATCATGATCATCTCCAGTATCCATATCTATAGATGTAATTGAAGATTCTCGACTTTGCCTTTTTTGATTTTGTTTAATATCAGGATGTTCCCCTAAATAAAAAGTTCTTGTTGTTCTAGAAATTCTCATAACTTCCAAAGGACTTAAACCTTTTTCTAAATCTTCTTTATATCCCTCAGCTTCTGCAAAAATTCTAACACTATTATCATCATAAATAGAAGGAATTTTATCTGTCCATGTTTTTTTTATATCATACCAATCAGGATTTATTAAATATTTTTTTTTAAAATATTTATCAATTGGAATGTAAGGATTTTTAAAAGAGTTATTATTCGAATTTTTTTTCATTTCCATAAACTCTTGATATGGACTTGAACATTCGGTAAGATTTATATAAAACATTAAAGCTGCTAAAATAATACTTTCTTCATCTGAAGCAGGTTCAATTCTTGAAAATAATTTATCCATATTTGTTAAATCATTATAAGCCAAAACTAATTTTTCAAAGTCATAAGTTTTTATTTCATTGTCCAAAACAAAAATTTGCTTTTTTTGTATGGGTGGTAAAATTTTAGGTGTTGGTGCAACTTTTAATTCATTACTTATAATTAAATTAATTAATTCATTTTTATGTAAATTTTCTATAATAGAAACCAAATTATCTCTAAGTGCATCATGACCTTTTTCTAAAAATTTAACAGCTCGAGCCATTTCTGAAAGAGTCATATTTCTATTTGTTTTAATCTCGTTAAAAGTACATAATTTATATAACATACAAGAATTATAATTATTTATACAATTTGGATTTTTTTGACCTATTTGAAAATTTTCTTCAATAACTGGTATATTTTTATAAAAACTTAAAAGATGTCTAAAAGCTAGAATCAAAGAATCAAGATCCCATTCATATTTAGAATCAGGATTTACAAAAGATGCAATATATGGTAGATCTTCTTCTTTAAATCCTATATCTTCATATTCTTTAATAATTTTAATATTTGAAATTTTTTTAAAATCATTTTCTAACACACCACCATTTATTACGAAATTAAAAATAATATCTATATATGCAGGATCTAATAGCTTATTTTTATCTAATTTAGCATTCATACACATTGCAATTTCAATTATAACACAACTTGGTGTTGATTCATTAATCTCACCAGAAATATTAATCCTATTAAGTTCATAAGAATTTATAATTTTAGACATTTTTAATAATTCAAAAATATTAAAAAAAAATTCAAAAGGATTTAAAAAAAATCTGAAAAGATATTTAAAAAATAAATTAAAATTTATAAAAAATTTAAATAAAATATAGAATTATTATGTAATACTATTTATAAAACTGTAAATTTTTTAAAGTTATATTTCTATACAAAGATTTTTATATACAAAATAAAAAATATGTCTCTCTTAATAAAATATATTTCTCTAAACAAAATAAAAATTAGTGGATTTTTTCATTTAGGTACTATTTTATAAAATTTTACATTATTTGTAAGATAAGTATCTAACATAAATTTATTTATTGATTCAATACTCTTCATTTTCATCAAACCAAAATTTGGATCGAAAAATAGATAATTATTATTATTTTTTTGTAATACAGTTGCATGTCCACTATTACCTTCATATATCACACATAAATAAACTCCATCATTTAATCTATCACCTGAATATGTTTTTAAAATACATTTAAGGCCTATTTTTTTATAGATCTCTTCATGACGTATTTCCGTTTGTAATTTACCATCAAAACTATCCACAAATAAACTTAATAAGAATTTTATGTTTATAATCATATCATATTGTAATAATTGATAGCTTTTTGATTCATCATCAGGCCCATTTGTAAAATCTATAGAATTTAAATTATTAGATAACATTTCTTTTATTAACTTTAATGACATTTTAAAACACCATTCTTTTAAACATGAACTTTCATATTTTCTTTTACAAATATAATATCTAATATTACTATTAAGATGATTTAAATCATATAATTTTTTTGTAACATTAAACATAATATCTAAATTAGAAATATAGTCAAAGAAATTTATATATTTATCCATTTTTAAAAATAATTTTTCATTAAATTCTATTTCTTTAATTTGTATAAAATTTTTAGACCTTAATTTTTTTGGAATACTATAAAGAGTTATAGAAGAACGTTTTTTGTAATTATTAATATAAATTTGTTTTTTTTTAAGTCCTTCTGAATGGTTTTGCATGTTGAAAATATTCGATCTCAAAATAAAACAAATTGAAAAAGTAGACATAGATTCTGAAATAAATTTTTTAATATACATTTTAATTTTCATAAATTTTTTATTTTATTTTCAATTTTTTATTAAATATACTAGTTAAGTTCGCATAGTCCCAATAAATTTTTGGGTTCTCCACCAATAATCAAATTATCAAAAAACGTTTTATATGGTTTAAAAACTATATAAAAATATCTGGATCAACATATTATTTAAACTTTAATATTTTTTTCAAAACTTTTAAGAATTATATTTTTCTTTCTTTAAATAATTCAATTTTTCTAAGATTTCTGAAAACATATCTAATAAATATTTTGAAATAATTTTAGAATTAAAATCTGTAATTTTAAGTTCAAAAGAATATCTTTCATTGTTATTATCAAATAAAGAATTTTCAAAACAAACATTTTTCTTTAATATATTAATTGGTCCACGATCTAAATCTTCAGAAAAATTTTTATGTTTTAAATAATGAATAATAATTTCATAATCATCAATTATTTCATCAAGGTCTTTCAAAGAAATAAATCTTTCTTCTATTTTTTTAGAAAATAAAAAACCATTACTTTTAAAATATATATAAAAATATAAATTTGAATATCTTAAATTATAGTGTATTTCCCATTTTATTTCAATTTGATTAGTATTTTTCAATTCTTCTGATAAACTGTTTGTATTTTTTCCAATATATTCATTTTTATTTTTTAAGCCATATTCAACATAATTGTCTGATGGAAAAAAATTGTAAAATCCAATAAGTTTATAAATAGATTCAAATTGTTGAAAATTATTTATTTCATAAGATATAAATTGTTCAAACATTTCTCTATTTTCTGAAGAAAAATCAAGATATTTTTTCATAATTTCGAATGAATTATTTACCCAATAACTCTTCATAAGATCAGGATATTTAGCTCCAAAAAAATTAATGATTTTGTACATTTTAGTGAAATCTTCCATATTATTAATTATTTCTTCAGGTATATCAAAAGGTATATCAAATTCTGCACCTAAAGGGTCTAGATTCAAATAAAATTCAGAAGCACGGAGATATTCTGGAATGTCTTTGTATTTCATATTTTAAATATTTAATGTAATTTTAAATATTTTTCAAATTTTATTTTCTAAATATTTTTACGAATAAAATAAATTGAATTAAAATTATTTTGAAACGGAGAATTATATATTTTTTAGTTTAAATATAAAATATTCAAACATATTTAATAATTTTTTTGATATAATTTTACAATTAAAATCTGTTATAAAATATTTAAATAAGTAGTTTAATATGACCAAGATCTAAATTTTTAGAAAAATCAGCATTCTTTAAATAATTAACAATAATTTGATAATCATAAATTTTTTGATTATCATCTAAAGAATAATAATCATACTACTCCGTTTCAGATCAATGACGAACCTTCAGGTTCCTTCGGTAATTCATTTTTATATCACTCATTTATTCATATAAAAATAGGTCGCCTACTTTTAATTCACTAATTTTATATATTACTGTATTGACGTAATACATTTAATACTTATTACGTCAATTTATTAATATAAAAATTTATGTGCGCCCTGGTGCACACGGGAACCAAATGGTGGGACTGTTCCTTATTTTTTTAATCACCGAGAGCCTGAAGGTTCTCCTGATTAGTCCCACTATTTGAAACGGAGTAGTATATTATTTTAGATGTATCTTGAAATAAAAGATTATTATTGAAAAATAAAAAATATTCTCAATTCTATTAATGTTCCATTTTATCTCAATTATTTTAGTATTTTTTAATTCTTCTGATAAACTGTTTGTATTTTTTTCAATATATTCGTTTTTATTTTTTAACCCATATTCTATATAATTATCTGAAGGAAGAAAATTATAAAATTTAATAACTTGGTATATAGATTCGAATTGTTTAAAATTATTTATTTCAACATCAATAAATTGTTCAAACATTTCTCTATTTTCTGGAGAATTATCTAAATACTTTTCTATAATTTCTGATGAATTATTTACACAATAATTTTTCATAAGATCTAAATATTTGGCTTCAAAATAATTAACGATTTTATAAAATTTATTAAAATCTTTTATATTATTAATTATTTCTTCAGGTATCTCAAAAGGTATATCAAATTCTTCACCTAAAGGATCAAGATTTAAATAAAATTTAGAAGCATGGAGATATTCTGAAATGTCTTTGTAATTCATATTTAATGTAAATTTAAATATTTTTCAAATTCTTCAAAAAAAACTTATCTCATTTTTTACTAATCCTTTTTCACGCTGTATTATTTCTACATTTTTTTAATTCTTCTAAAAATTCTTCAAACATATCTAATAAATATTTTAATACAATTTTAGAATTAAAATATGTAATTGGAAATTCAAAAGAAAATTCTTGATAACATTCAAATTCATTTCTCAAATAAAATATCTTATCAAATATTTTAATGGGACCACGATCTAAATTTTTAGAAAAATCACCATTTTTTAGATAATAAATAATAATTTCATAGTCATCAATTATTTTATTTAATTCATCAATATAACCAAAACATACAGATATTCTTCGAAATATTTTTTGAAACATTGGGTTATCTTTTACGTTGAAATGTATTTTTATTTCAAAAATATCTAAAAAAAGAGCTTTATAATTTATATCCCATTTAATTTCAATGTCAAGAGTGTTTTTTAATTCTTCTGATAAACTGTTTGAATTTTTTTCAATATATTCATTTTTATTTTTTAAGCCATATTCAACATAATTATCCGGAAGAAAAAAATTGTAAAATTTAATAAGTTTACTGACAGATTCAAATTGTTCAAAATTATTTATTTCGACAAATATAAATTGTTGGAACATTTCTTTATTTTCTGGGCCAAAATCAAGATATTCTTTCATAATTTCTAATAAATTATTAACCCAATAATTTTTCATAATATCAGGATATTTAGCTCCAAAAAAATTAATGATTTTGTACATTTTGTTAAAATCTTCTATATTATTAATAATTTCTTCAGGAATATCAAAAGGTATATCAAACTCTTCACCTGAAGGATCTAGATTTAAATAAAATTCAGAATTATGAAGATATTCTGGAATGTCTTTGTATTTCATATTTTAAAAAATATTTAATATAATTTTTTTTCAATTTTTATGTTCTAAAAAAAAGTACAAATCCGTTTAGGCTCAAAAAAGAACATTTTTTTTATTAATCACTTAAATATAGATATAACTATTTAAATCTGGGAAGGAGTCATATAAATTAGATATAACTTTTTCAATCTCTCAGATAGTTCAAGAAAATATTATCTTGGAAGGAGTCTTATTATATTAATTTTTTTAATTGAACTAAAAATTCTTCAAAAGTTTTTAATGTTTCTTTTAATATAATTTTATAATTAAAATATGTAATTGGAATTGTTACAGAGTCGAATTCAGTTCTTAACTCAAATAATTTATCAAATATATTAATATCGTGATTTTTAATAAGGTTATTTATTTTTAAATCATAAACAATAATATCAGCGAATTTGTGACGAGCATTTGATTTAAATATTCCATCAAATATAGTAATAGAGTTATAAACTAAATTTTCAGAAAAATCATAATTTTTTAAATCATTAAAAATAATTTCATAATTATAAATTATTTTTGTAATTTCTATACTTGAAGAAAAAAAAATCAGAATTTTCTCGAAATAATATATTTCCATTTAAATAAACTTTTATTTCAAAAACATTAAGAAAACCCGTATTTATAATAGAAGATTCTATCTTAATTATACTAGTATATTTTAATTCTTCCGATAAAATGTTTTTATTATTTTTAATATATTCATCTTTATTTTTTAAACCATATTGAATATAATTATCTGGAGGAGAAAAATTGTAAAATTTAATAATTTTATAAACAGATTCAAATTGTTCAAAATTATTTATTTCAAAAAAAATAAATTCTTCAAACATATTTTTATTTTCTGAAGAAATATCAAGATATTCTTTAATAATCTCTAATGAATTATTTACCCAATAATTTTTCATAAAATCAGGATATTTAGCTCCAAAAAAATTAATGATTTTATAAAATTTATTAAAATCCTCCATATCATTAATAATTTCTTCAGGTATATCAAAAGGTATATCAAATTCTTCACCTAAAGGGTCTAGATTCAAATAAAATTCAGAAGCATGGAGATATTCTGGAATGTCTTTGTAATTCATATTTTAAATATTTAATGTAAATTTAAATATTTTTCAAATTCTTCTGATAAACTGTTTGAATTTTTGCAATATATTCATTTTTATTTTTTAAGCCATATTGAATATAATTATCTGAAGGAATTAAATGGTAAAATTTAATAATTTTGTTGACAGAAATTAATTGTTTAAACATTTCTTGATTTTCTGGTGTAAAATCAAAATATTCTTTCATTATTTCTGATGAATTATTAAGCCAATAATTTTTCATAAAATCAGAATATTTAGCTCCAAAAAAATTAATAGTTCTATAAATTTTGTTAAATTCTTTCATATTATTAATTATTTCCTCAGGAATATCAAAAGGTATATCAAAGTCTTCACCTAAAGGGTCTAGATTCAAATAAAATTCAGAATTATGGAGAAAATAAGGAATGTCTTTGTATTTCATATTTTAAATATTTAATGTAATTTTAAATATTTTTCAAATTTCTAAAAAAAATTATTATACTACTCCGTCCCAGATTAATTTATCCAACTTAAAAAGTTTATGTTTATTTTTATGAGACTTTTAAAAAAATTGTTCTTTTTTATCTGGGACTGAGAAGTACGACTCCGTCCCAGATTAATTTATCCAATTTAAAAAAGTTATATCTATATTTAAGTGATTAATGAAAAAAATGTTCTTTTTTGATTGGGACGGAGAAGTACATTTTTTTAATTGTGATAAAAATTTTTCAAACATATCTAATAAATATTTTGATACATGGAAATACAAAAGAATATTTTTTATAACATTCATATTCATTACCCAAATTGAATATCTTATCAAATATTTTAATATATCTGCGATCTAAATTTTTAGAGAAATCATCATTTTTTAGATAATTAACAATAATTTCATAATCATTAATTATTTCATTAAGTTCTTCAGTAGAAGAAAAAGATACAGATATTCTTCGAAATATATTTTGAAACATAGGATTATCTTTTACGTCAAAATGTATCTTTATTACATAACGATTCTGAATTTTATCCATTTTCCATTTAATTTCAAGAGTGTTTTTCAATTCTTCTGATAAACTGTTTGATTTTTTTTCAATATATTCATTTTTATTTTTTTAACCATATTAAATATAATTATCTAAAGGAATTAAATTATAAAATTTAATAATTTTGTTGACAAATTCAAATTGTTTAAAGTTAATTATTTCGGTAAATATAAATTGTTCAAACATTTCTGTATTTTTTAAAGAATTATCTAAGTATATTTTAATAATTTCTAATGAATTATTAACCCAATAATTTTTCATACAATCAAAACAATTAGTTCCTGAAGAAATAATTAATGATTTTACACATTTTGTTAAAATATTCCATATTATTAATTATTTCTTCAAGAATAACAAAAGGTATATCAAACAAAGAATATAGGTTCAAATAAAATTCTGAATTATGGAGATATTCTGGAATGTCTGTGTATTTAAAATATGAAATATTTAAATTTACATTAAATATTTTTCAATTTTTATATTCTATTTTTTCCTGATAAATTAATACTACTTCCTTGTGATTAATATATGATTTACCGTTTTAGAAGAAACTTAATTGGAAGCAATTGGGAATATTATTTTAACTGGACTAGTGATTACTTTTAAAAAATTGAATATTTTTTTTAAATATAATATTTAAAAAAGGTTAAAAACTAATGGACTATATGTACAAATAGGTAATAACCCATGGTATAGTGATTATGGTGAAACTTCAAATTGTTGGTATAATTTTATAACACCATTTCTTTGATATAAAAGATTTAGATAATTGTTTAACATCGCTATTCAGGAGAGTTACAAAGTAGCTCAAGATAATGAGAATCCAAACTGTATTTATAAAGCAAAGAAAATAATTAATTTTAATACAGGTAATACTAATAAATTAACTATTCTAACTGAAGATAAATTAAAAAAATGTAAATCATTAATTTTTCCGAGTTTAAAAGGTATTGAACATGACAATTTTGGTACATGTAAAAAAATATCAGATTTTGTCAAAATCTGAGAATGCAATATACTTTACAAAGTTTTTGATAATTGTTAAAAAATTATCAAATTATGATTGGGATTATTTTTTGAATGATATTTTATATGAGAGGATATATATGTTATTTAAGGGATTATGATAACTAATAAAGTTAAATCAAAAAAATACACTTATGTAAAAAGTTTTGATATTGTATAGTAATACTCAGTTTCAGATAAATAGGTACTAATCCGTCCCAGATAAATTTATCCAACTTACAAAAGTTATATGTATTTTTATGAGAGTTTTAAAAAAGTTGGATATTTTTGAGCCTACATTTGGGACGGAGAAGTATTTTTTTAAAAGCCATATTGAAATGTACTACTACTCTGTCCCAAATTAATTTTCTCATTCTGTCAAAATTTTTGTATTAAAAATTGAGTGGTTTAACAAAAAGTTAGGAAAATTAAAATGGGACGGAGTTGTACTCAGTTTCAGATAATATGTCAGGAGAACCTGAAGGTTCTCTGTGATTCAAAAAATAAGGAACCATATTGGTGGGACTGTTCCCGTGTGCACCAAGGTGCACATAAATATATACTTAAATAATTTTATATTAATAAATAAGGAATGAATCACCGATTAGTCCCAAGGAACCTTCAGTTTCTCCTGATTTATCTGAAACGGAGTAGTGTATTTTTATAAAAAAATGTACTTTTTTGACACATTGGATAGTTCAAAGATAAGTGATAAATAATCATGAATGGATTTTTTATTATTTTCAATTTTTTTATATATTTTTATAAAAAATGTGATTGTTAAACTTTCTCGGCTCATTTGAAATAGAGTTGTAATTATTTTTAATTTGCAAAAATATATTTAATTTTATTGTGATAAACATATTTTACAAATTCAACAAATTATTAAGATCCATAGAGCTTTTAATATACTAGTCCAGTACTTCTCCGTCCCAAATCTAGGCTCAAAAAAGAACATTTTTTTATAAAAGTATACTACTCCGTTTCAGATAAATCAGTACTTCTCTTTGACAAATAAAAAAGAACATTTTTTTTAAAGTTATATAAAAATACATATAAATTTTTTAACTTGGATTGACATATTATCTAGGAAGGAGTCGTACAGTAAGTCTGAAGTTTTAAGAACTCCTGACTAGCTGTATCTGGTTCAATGTGTCAATGAGAGAACCTGAAGGTTCGGTTCCTTGGGACTATTTGGGATGGAGTAATTTAAAAAATTGAATTTAAAAAAAAATTATTTATATAAATACAAATGGAACAAATTATAAGTGAGTTTAAAAAAATTCAATCAAAATATCATGCTATTAAAAAACCAAATTATTCTGAAGAAGAGATTATAATTATTGAAAAAAGAAAAGAAATTCAGTCAGAATATGATAAAAAAAGAGTTCAAAAATCATCTGAAAAACTGAAAGATGATAAAAGACTAATTAAAAATATATCTGAAAAACTAAAAGATGATAAAATTAAATTAAAAGGTGAACTTATACAAATTAAAGATGAATATGAAGAATATGTTAAAATTTTTCATGGAAAGATAGAAATTAAAGATGTACATGAAAAATATGTTAAAATTTTTGATGAGAAAATTAAAATATTGGATATCAAATTAAAAGTTTGTATGGGTCAAAAATGTTACCATGTAAGTAAAACATATGGTTCAATATTTTGCAAGTACTGTGATATAAGATTTAAACCCTATACAGGACCTAACTAATACTACTCCGTTTCAGATCAATTTGTGATTCATTCCTTATTTATCTATATAAAATTATTTTTATATAGATTTAAGACTTATTACGTCAAAATATTAATATAAATATTTGATGTGTGGCTCGGTGCACACGGGAACAGTCCCACCAATATGGTTCCTTATTTTTTGACTAGTACTACTCCGTTTCAGATCAATGACGAACCAAGAAAATGGAACCTGAAGGTTCCTTCGGTAATTCATTTATTCATATAAAATTAGGTCGGATACTTTTAATTCACTTATTTTATATATTAATGTATTGACTTAATACTTCTCCATCCCAAATGTAGGCTCAAAAAAGAACAATTTTTTTAAAAGTCATATAAATATACATATAAATTTTTCAATGTGTCAGATAAATTTATATGTGACGGAGTCGTACATTTAATACTTATAAAGTCAATTTATTGATATAAATATTTATGTGAACAGAGTCGCACAAAATGGTGGGACTGTTCCTTTTTTTTGAATTACTGACATATTATGTAAAACGGACTAGTATAAAAATATTTTGAATCACCGATTTATATAAAAGCAATTGAGAATATTATTTGAACTGGACCAGTATATATTTTTACTTCAAAAAAATTGAATATTTTTTTAATAACATTTAATAAAAAAATATTAAGTAAATGTTAAAAACTAATGGACTATATGTACAAATAGGTAATAGACCATGGGATAGTGAATATGGTGAAACATCAAATTGTTGGTATAATTTTATAAAAGTAATAAATAATGATTATGCATTAGTAATAGGATTAAGTTGTCTTACACCTTTTTTTGATAAAAATGTTACAGAAAAATGCTTTAACATTTTTATCAGTAATAAAAATTTAAATTGTATTTATAAAAGAAAAGAAAGTATTGATTTTAATAATAAATTATCTATTCTAACTGAAGATAAATTAAAAGAATATAAATCGTTAATGTTTCCGAGTTTAAAAGGTATTGAACATGAAGATTTCGGTACATGTCAAGAAATATCAGATTTTTCTAAACTCAAAATGGAATATACTTTACAAAGTTTTTTTGATATTGATAATTGTGATATATTAAATGTTGTTAAAAAATTATCAAGTTATAATTGGGATTATTTTTTAAATGATATTTTATATGATGGAATATATATATGTTATTTAAGGGATTACGCAGAAGATAATGATGAAGATAATACAAATAATAAAATTGAATCAAAAAAATATAGTTATGTAAAAAGTTTTGATTATTGTTTTGTTAATGATAGTTTTGATGCAATAATCGAAAATGATGACAAATCAAAAATTTTTGCATGGCATAGTCCATCTATGAGTGAAATTCAAAATAATAAATCTACTCAAGAAAATAATTTTCCTTATTATTTTATACCTTTTGATTTGAGCTCGGAAGAAACATGGAAAAATGAATATGATAAATGGAAACAAAATTTCGATACTATATAGTACTAGTCCAAAAGTTCTCCTTATCATATAGTCGGAGTAATTGGGCCAGATCTTTTTCTTCACTTTTAAAACAATATTAAATTTTAAGTACTTCTCCGTCCCAGATAAAAAAGAACATTTTTTTTAAAAGTCATATAAAAATAGATATAATTTTTTTAAGTTGGATAAATTAATCTGGGACGGAGTAGTAAAATCTATATTTTTAAGTGCTCATTTATATCACTTAAAAATATTTAAAGATAAATTTACATATACCGGTTTTTGAAAACCTGAAATAATTATATGAATCCTAAAGGATTCTCCTGAACTGGACTAGTAATAAATAATATTTTACTGAATTTTTTTACTTTTTTAGACTAAAATAATTAAAAATAAACTGATATTTTAGTCTAAAAAAGTAAAAAATTATCTTAGATTGTGTAATATAATTTTTACCTAAAGAATTTAGATTTAAATAAAATTCAGAAGTATATATAATTTTAAATATTTAAATTTACATTAAATATTTTTTCAAATTTTCTTAAGAAATAAACATTGAGTCAATATTATAAGAAAATATATTCTTCTAAAAAAACTAAAAAATTATAAGAATATATTTTTTTCCAGAGAAACTAAAAAATATTCTTCCAGACTACTCCAGATTGAAAAAATTATATGCATTTTAATATAACTTTATAAAAAAATGTTCTTCTTTGAGTCTATATTTGGGACGGAGAAGTACAAAGTTAAAAATTATAATGAAATATATTCTTCTAGATAAACGATAAACTGTAGGCTCAAAAAATTTAATGAAATATATTTCTCTAAATAAACTGTAGGCTCAAAAATTATAATAAAATATATTCTTCTAGACAAACTAAAAAAATTATAATAAAATATATTCTTCTAGACAAACTAAAAAAATTATAAGAAAATATTTTCTTCTAGACAAACTAAAAAAATTATAAGAAAATATTTTCTTCTAGAGAAATAAAAAAATACTTTAACATTTAAAAAGATTATTTTTTATTTACAATTTTTTTAACCAAATGAAACATTTTATAAAAAGTACTTCTCCGTCCCAAATGTAGGCTCAAAAAAGAACAATTTTTTTAAAAGTCATATAAATATACATATAACTTTTTTGACAGATTGGATAAATTAATCTGGGACGGAGTAGTACGAGAAGTTTATTAGAATATTTATTTTCAATTTTTTATATATAGTTTATAAAAAATATAGTTAATTGAATTATTTAATTCAAATTTGAAAAAATATTTTTAATTCTATCGTGATACAAATCATCTGCCCAATTTAAACAATTAGATAGATCCATACAATTCTTAATACCTTTTTCAAATACATACTTAAAACATTCAAATGTTTTATCATTCGTAATCATAATAAATATCATATTTCCCTCAGGACAACCCATAATATGAAGATATTCCAAACAATCCAAATGTCCGAAAGATGCTGCAAAATTAAGTGATTTTTCATCCCAAGGACAATTTTTTTCACGAAGAAATTTAAGAATTTTCAAATGTCCCCCTGATGATGCACCTTCACAAGCTTCTGGTCCCAAAGGACAACCATTTTCAGCCATATATTGAACACAATTTAAATGTCCATTTTTTGCAGCGAGCATAATAGAACACTCATCCCAAGGACATCCAACTTCATGCGCTTCTTTCAAAAGAACTAAATCACCCTTTTCTGCTGCTTCATTAATAATATTTTTACTAGGTTCATAAAATTTTTGAAAAATTCTAATTTTTTCTTCCAATTTTTTTTTAGAATTTTTTTGGATACTTTATTTTTTTCACAAATAAAAAATGACATCTTTACTTTCAGAAATTGAAAACGACATTAGGTTTTTATCGAAAAATTTAGAATATTGTAACAAAAATGCAGTATATATGCAACCTTTTTTACTTAATGAGATTAAAGAGGAAATTTCAAATTATCAAAATCACGCCGCTATTATTAATAATAGCGGCATTTTTAAAAAGACACATTTTCCAGAGACAACAGAGAAATATTTAAAAATGATACAAACTTCTTCCCCATAAAAGATACAATTGTTCAATCTATTAAATTAGTTTTACCTGAAACTTTTATGGATAGTAAAAGTTTAATTAGTTCTTATAATTCAAAACAAAATTCTATAAATGTAACTTATAATATTGAAAGAATTAATTTAAGTTCAAAATTTAGAACTAGTCGTGGAGAAAAACCTTATTTATTATCAGAGTTAAAAGAAATTGCTAAAAAATTAGGATTACCTGTAAATGGGTCAAAAGTAGAAATTATTAATGCTTTATTAAAAAAACATGAATCTATAGAAAAAAAGAATTAATAGTCAAAGTAATTGTGTCAAATGTTTTTCTTCATTGATATAAAACTTTTAAATGCGATCTTTATAAAGCTAATTTTACATAGAGTGTTTTTTAAACACATATAATTATATCAGGTTTCAAAAAAAATATTAATATAAAGTTTTTACTACTACGTTTCAGATCAATGACAAACCATTCGGTTCACGGGAACCTAAAGGCACCATTTTCTTGGTTCCTTCGGTAATTCATTTTTACTTAACTTAATTATTCATATAAAATTAGGTCGCCTACTTTTAATTCACCAATTTTATATATTAACTTATAAGTAAGGATTTAATAAATTAACTTATATATTCATATAAAAATTTATGTGCGCCCTGGTGCACACGGGAACCAAGTGGTTCTTTATTTTTTGAATCACAGAGAGCCTGAAGGTTCTCCTGATTTATCTGAAACGGAGTAGTACTTATATATGAATATATAAAATTAGTTAATTAAAAGTAGGCGACCTAATTTTATATGAATAATTGAGTGAAGTAAAAATGAATTACCTATTGATCTGAAACGGAGTAGTATATGATTAATTTTGATAATCAAAAAAAATGTTTAAATATGATAAAATTCTCTATGATTCTACTAAATGGGATTCTAACTATAAAAAAATTAATAAGTGGGCTGTAACTGAAAAAGTTCATGGGTCTAATTTCTCATTTATTTATGATATTAAATCTGATAGTTTTAAATACGCTAAAAGAAATGCCATATTGGAAGAAGATGATGATTTTTTTGGATATAAAAATATTCTTGATGAAACTATACCAAAAATTAAAATTATAATTGATTTTTTAAAAAAAAATTTTAAAACATTTCAAGCATTACGGTTTTTGGGGAGTTATTTGGTGATTATTGGGAAAATTATGAAAATAAACCTGTTCAAAAAGGTATTTATTATTCTCCGAATTTACATTTTTATGCTTTTGATATTTTGATTAATAATGACAAAAATGAAAAATACTTTTTAGATTATGACATTTCAATAAAAGCATTCAAATTATCTGGAATTTTACACGCTGAACCTTTAAAAATATTTAAAAGTTATGAAGAAGCTATTAAATATAAATTAGGATTTAACACAACTATACCAGAAAAATTAGGGTTAAATTTTATAGGAATTAATAAAGCTGAAGGTATTGTTATTAAAAGTATGAAAGGTAGATATGTAGTTAAAATTAAAATTGAAGAGTTTTCAGAATTTCAATACTCGGAAAATAATTTTATTAAAATTACTGATAAAGATTTCAATATTAAACAAATGTGTTTAAATAATTTAACAGAAAATAGATTAAATACAGCAATATCTAAAATTGGTAATTTTAATGAAAATAGAGAAGAAATATTTGAATTATTATCAGAAGATATTTTATCTGAAGTTAATGGATTTCATGTTTATGAATTAAAAGAATGGTTAGACCAAATGATTAGAGAAAAATTTAAAAATGGTACTACTCCGTTTCAGATAATATGACGACCCAAGAAAATGGACCCAAGAAAATGCCCCCATTCGGTTCGCGGGAACCTAAATGCTAAATGTTCCATTTTCTTGGTTCCTTCGGTAATTCAAAAAATAAGGAATCCAAGAAAATGATGACACATAAATATTTATATGAATAAATTAGTATAAATATTTAACCACAACTTAAATAATAATATATAAATTAGTCAATAAAAAATATTTTTATATGAATAATTGAGTAATGAAAAAATGAATTACTAAAGGAACCAAGATAATGGACCCATTCGGTTCGTCATTGATCTGAAACGGAGTATTATTAAATTATTCAAGAAAAAACGAATCACTGATTTATTTTTTAAATTTATTTTTATATTAATTAAGTTCCTTGTGATAGAAGAAACTGATGAAACGGGGTAGTATATTTTTATTTTTTTTTTGTTATATATTTTTTTAACTTCTCATAAAAACGAATTTTTTTTATTTTTTATTATTTATAAAAAATGCAATCTCTTTTTATAAAAAGAAACGGAATCACACCAAAACCTTTAGAAGATCAAAATTATAATTCCGAATTTCTTCAAAATGTGAATGAAGTTTCTTCTTTGATCAAAGAGCAAATATTAAAAATGAATAGTCATATTTGTGTTGTTGATCTTTGTGCTGGAATTGGTGGAATGACACTAGAATTACTTGATTCACCAGAGATTAAATTAGTTGTTGCTTTTGAAAGAAATAGTAAGGCTAGAAAAATGCTTAAAAATAATATTTATATGTATAATTTTTTAAATAAAGCAATAGTTTATGATGAAAAATATTTTAAATTTGAGCAAATGGAAGATTATACAGGGGCTTGTCTATATATAAATTTAAGATCTTTAGAAGAAACAATTCCAAAAAATGAAGATTCTGATGTTTTTGAATATTTAACAAGTTTATTAGATAAAAAATATAAAAACATTTTCAATTCTTGTGTAGTTTATTCAGAATATATGGATAAAGATATTATAAGTGACAAATTTAAGTTTAAAAATAAAACTTTTGATTTTTATAAAATATTTTATGGTACAAGAAATAAAAATGAAATTTTTTCAGAAGAACAACTTTCTAAGGCACTCAAAAATTTAAATCTAAAAACTTATGTACCTGATATAACTCAAGAAGAAGTAAAAATTTTAGAAGCTGAAAAAAATCCTATTACATTAGAAAGTACATCAAAAATTTCATGGAGTGAATTCTGTAAAAATTTATCAAAAGGTAATAAATCTTGGGATGAAAAAAGAAAATTGATAGAATATCAAAAATATATTAGAGAAGTTTTACTCAGAATTGTACCAACAGAAACAGATGTTGATAAAATGATTTCCGCTGAAAATATGCATATTTGGGTTGAAGCTATTATTCATCAATCTTATGATTTAAATGCTAATTATGAAAGATTAGAAACTTATGGTGATTCTATTTTACCCTTTACAATGAAATCTTATTTAATGAATAAATTTGATAGTATTACATCTCAAGGTTTAACTGAATTTACGTCTAGATATATGTCTAAAGAATTCCAGCATAAATTTACAACAGATATGAATTTAAATACTTGGATTTTATCAGATAATACAAGAATTACAAATGCTGTTAAAGAAGATCTTTTTGAATCATTTATAGGTGCACTTTTAAAGGTAGGTAATGGTATTTGTCCATATTTAGGTGTAGCTTATGTTTATAATTTTATTGTTTTGTTGTTAAGTGATACTAAGTTCGATATGACATGGAAATATGGTAAAGCTATTTCACAATTACAACAAAGAGGTGCTATGTTAGGATTAAATGAAAGACATGATCGCTCAGGTAAAAGTGAAGCAATTACTGGAGGTATTACTTTTGAATATGATGATAAAACAAATACAGGAAGAATTAAAATGTCACAAAAATTAATGAATTATTTAAAAGAAAAATTTGGTAAAGTTTACAATAATCCTCTTGTTACATCTGAAGGTTTTGATAAAGAAGATACAGAAAATAAAGCTTGGGACGCAGCTCTGAAAGTGTTAAATACAGCTGGATATACTGCCGAATTTGCTCAAGAAGAAAGAATTTTACATAGTTTTGATAATATTGATAAAGAATTAGTTAAAAAAGTTAAAAACAAGGCTAAAACTGAAGGATACAATAAATTGTCTTTAGATATTTTAAGAGCTAAGAAAACACAACTTAAAACATATATTCTTAAAAACATTGATGATAAAAAAGACATTAAACTTGGTATTGGTTCAAATGAAGATGAAAATACTGCTAAAATTGCTGCATTAAATGATTATTTATTATCAAATAGAAAAAGGTCGGATAGAAAAATATAAATAAGTTTTTGAAAAACGTCTTGAAAAATTATGTAACAGACAAACATTAATTCTAAATTTTTATGATAAAATATATATTTCTAAATTTTTATAATAAGATATATATTTCTAAATTTTTATGATATATTGAATAATTTACTTTAAAAGAATCTTCTTTATTTATTTAAAAAATAAAAGCCAATTAATCCATAAATTCCTAAAAATATAAAAATATTAGAATTTGTTGTATCTTGCTCTTTTTTAAGTTCATCTTTAATAGATTGTTTTATTAAGTCTAATCTTAATTTATTATAATCTATACTACTCCGTTTCAGATCAATGACGAACCTTCAGGTTCCTTCGGTAATTCATTTTTACTTAACTCAATTATTCATACTTCTCCGTCCCAAATGTAGGCTCAAAAAAGAACAATTTTTTTAAAAGTCATATAAATATACATATAACTTTTTCAATGTGTCAGATAAATTAATCTGGGACGGAGTAGTATAAAATTAGGTCGACTACTTTTAATACATTAACTTATATATTCATATAAATATTTATATGAAACGGAGTAGTACATATTTATTAAAATCGTCTATTCTTTGTTTGTGAATTTTATCAAGATTTATATTTTAATAAACTAAGATTAGATAATTTATTAAATGAATTTTGAAATATCTTGTCTGATACTATATTTATTACCAGATATCATTTTTAAGATTTCTCTAGAAAACTATTCATTAAATGTTTCTTCCCTAACTATATATCTTATTTTCTGTTTTTGATTATACATTTTAAATTTATTAAAATTTTTTTTATTTTCAATTTTATACACACTAGTCCAGTTCAGATAATATGTCAGGTTTTGAGAAAAATTATTATGTCAATATGTAATTATTGACGTAATAAGTTATTAAATTATATATAAAAATTTATACTGTCCAAAAAGTGAAGAAAAAGATCTGGTCCTATTACTTCGACTATATGAACTTATATGAACTGGATTAGTACTCTTAAATTAATCATTTTTAAAGTGAAGATATTCTTTTATAAAAATATATTGTGTTATTAAAAATTATAATTAATGAGTCATGAACACAATAGAATTAATGGCTAATAAAATATACTCCATGTCAAATCAATTGAGTCAGCTCTAAATGTGCGCCTCGGTGCACACTGGAACAGTCCCACCAATATGGTTCATAAAACTTAAAAATTAATAAATGATGTGCTCCTTTGGGAAATACGGGAACAAAATTGTTCCTTAAATTTATTTTAAAAAATATTAATTCTAATTAATATTTTTTAATTCAGTTTTTATACTAGTCCAGTTCAGATAAATTGGGCCAGATCTTTTTCTTCACTTTTTTAACCATATAAATTTTTAATTAAAAAGCTTATCCTTAAGTAATATTTTATATTTCTTTTAAACAAGTCTACTTATATTTACATATAAATAAATTTTTTCTCAAAACCCAATTTATTTGAACTGGACTAGTAGAAAACTTAGATGACTCAATTGATCTGACATGGAGTAGTATTATGTTATAAAAATTAGAAATAATATTTTCCAATATTATGTTATTAAAAATCTGAAAAAAAATATTATTTTATAAAAACTAAAATTAATGTCTAACAATAGAATTTTACTCCCTTATTAATTACAAAAAGGACCTTGTTGCCAAAAACCACCATATCTATTATATGGTACATAATATTGATTTTTAACACCTACAGGATTAACGCATGGATTTGTACAAGGGTCATTAACTACATATAAGGGTTTTACTGGTTCACAAGGATTTACATAAGAAGGAGTTAATTTATATGCATTTTCACAATTTGGAAATGGATTGAAATTATTGCAAGGATTTATATAATTCTGATTACAAAAAGGACCTTGTATATATTGATTAACCGTTCTTGATACATTTGCAACTAATACACATGGCTCACCTGATATACAAGGTTGACAATACCCACATGGATTGCAGTTTCTTGGAGAACATGGAGGAGGGCAGACACATGGAGGAGGGCAGACATTAACTGGAGCACAGTTTCTCGGAGAACATGGAGGTGGAACAAACACATTAACCGGTACACAGTTTCTCGGAGAACATGGAGGAGGGCAGACATTAACTGGACATGGATTACATGGATTATAGGGATTACAAGTTCCGTTAACATTTAAACAAGGATTACAAGCTAATTCAGGAGGTACAATTGCAACTTTTCCATTATAAATACCGTATCTACTAACATTTGCAATGTTTAAATCATACAAAGACGGATAAATATATTTACATTCAGTTACGACACATTCTTTACGACAAGGAAAGGGAATTTGGACTGGCCTGCATTCATGACAATTGTTACGGTTACAATTACATTTATGATGTCTTTGTTCACTTCTATGACTTCTCTCACTGTGATGTCTTTGTTCACTTTTATGACTTCTTTCAATATGATGTCTTTGTTCACTTTTTGCACTATAATATTGATCACTTCTTTCACTGTGACTTCTTTGACTTTGGTAACTTTTTTGCTCTAAAGATCTTAAAGAATGTCTCGAAGGAGATGGTGATCTTCTCATTTGACTTGACATTTTAATATTTAATGAAAAAAATTATATTTTTTATTTATGTGTTTTAATTTTTTGATAATTTAATATAGTGAGACTATTAACATTTCAATTAATTATAATACTCCGTTTCAGATAAATAGCAGTAGTATATTTTTTTTATTTATGCGTTTTAATTTTTTAAAAAGAATACTTTTTAAAAAATATCGATAAACACTAATTTTTATTTTTTTTTATTTACCACATTCTTCTGTATTGATTCATAATAACATAAGGATCTACTGCGATTTCAGGGGCGAAAACAACATATTGTCCAACTGTACATGGTGAATAATAAGAATAACCATAATTGCAACAAGGATCTCTGTTAAGGGGATATCTGCCATCACAGCATCTGTCCGAGCAGCTTCCTCTTCTATCACAAGAATAATCTCTGTCACATGATCCTCTATCACATCCTCTATCTTTATTACATCCTCTATCTTTATCACATCTGTCTCTTCTTCTAGACCCACACTCAGAGCCTTTTCTACTCGATTTATCACAGTTACAGTTTTTGCCTTTGCACATTTTTTAATAATATAAAATAAAAAAAAAATTAAAATTCTTAAAAAGTTAATTAAAAATTCCAAGAAGGGTAAAATAAAAACCAGTCATAAAATTATCAGAATTTATAGCCCTCCAGTTTTTTTTCACTTATTTAATACTAAATTTCAGATAAATACGTAATTCAAAAAAAAAATTATATTATTGAATTAGTATAATTACTTAATAACAAGTTAAATAATAAAATTAGTAATTCAAAAATAATTTTATATACTAGTCCGTTTCATATCGTGGGACTAATCGGTGATTCATTTTTATATCTGACATATAAAATTATTTTAATTCACTAATTTTATATATTACTATATTGACGTAATACATTTAATACTTATTACGTCAATTTATTGATATAAAAAATTAATGTGCGCCTCGGTGCACACGGGAACAGTCCCATCAATATGGTACCATTTTCTTGGTTCCTTATTTTTTAATTACTGACATATTATCTGAAACGGAGTAGTAAATAAATATATTAATAAATAAGTGAAAAAACCCAATCAGAGATTAGTCTATGAAACGGAGTAGTATTTTTTTAATTTTCTACAAATCTATCAGAAAAGTAATTATGTTATTTTGAATTAAAACAAAAATGGAAAGAAATTATAATTGTTTTATTTTCTGTGGTGGGAAGTGTGGATCGCATACTCTTTTATATACTATGAAAGAACGAGGATTTAATTGTTTTCATGTTCATAATAATCACAATTATCAAGATAGATTTCAAAATATTATTAATAAAACTGGTTGTCAAGATGTTTTAAGTTTTATTAAATATCAAAAATCAAAAAAAATATATATTATTGATTCATATAGAGATCCAATTGAAAGAACAATATCTTCTTTTTTTAATAATATTGAATTTCATATAGGAAAAGATTACCTATCTGTTGATATGGAAATATTAATTATAAAATTTAATGAAATTTTTAGAAATAAAATAGAAAATTATCATCTATGTATTATAGAAGTAGAATATGATTTTTTTAAGAAATATTATATTAAAGAAATAGATAATTTAGTATTTATTAAATTAAGATTTAAAGATATTAATGAATGGTCAGATATTTTATCAAGTATTTTTAATAAACAAATAAAATTAGTTAATGAAAATATTTCAGAAAATAAAGAATATTTTGATTTATATAATAAATTTAAAAAAAAATATAAAGTTCCTATAGATATACTTAATGAAGTTATTCAAGAAAAAACATTTAAAAAATATAATACTCCTGAAGAACAGGAGATGTATTATGAAATGTGGAAGAGTAAATCTTTTTAATGAAAATACTATTCCAGTTCAGATAGTCTTTTAGGTTTGAAAAAAAAATATTTAAATAAAAGTGACAAAAAAATCTGGATCAATTAGTACCAGTCCAGTTCATATTAGTGTAGGACAGAGACTCTAGACTCAATTGATGCAAATCTTTTTTCTTCAATCATATAAAAAATTTAAATACAAAGGATTACAGATTTATAAATATTTAGTTATAAATTAACTGGTTCTTGAAAACATGAAATAATTATAAAGGTTCAAATTTTCATCTTCGGATTTTCCTATCCTTCTGAACTGGACAAGTATAAAATAATAATTAGTACTAAATTTCAGATAAATAGGACATTCAAAAAATTAATATTTATCTGAGACTTAGTAGTAAGTTATATAAATTTTTTTCTAAATCAAATTAAAAAAATTTCAAAAAATAATTAAAATTTTTATATGAATAATTAAGTGTATTTTACTTTTCCTAAAGATTTCTTGATTACTTAATCAAGAACGTAAAAAAATATGATTTTTATCACTTAAATTTTCACTTAATTTTTTGAAGATTTTTTGAAACTTTTAAATTTTCAAAAAAAATAATTACACTATAAAAAACAAATAAGACTAGATTCACTTAAATGACTCTTTGAAATTTTTAACTTGAACAAAATAGTAATATAAAAATCCAAATGCGCCTAACTTTTATACTAATACTGTTCAGATACATACAAATATTAATTTTTTGAATATCCTATTTATCTGAACCAGATTAATTTTATTTGAATTTTTTATTTATTTTATTATATTTAAAATGTTGTCAATAAATCTAAAAAATATACCTAAATATTTGAGAGAATCAGAATTTGTTAGTAATTTAAATACTGAAGAAAGTTTTGAGATTCCAAAAAAATTTTATAAAAAAGATGACTCTGTTAATTCTTTGTTAGATTATAATCATCTTTTTGAAACATCTAATTATTTTGGTATACCTTATCCTGAAACAATGCTTAATTACTTTTTATTAAATAAAGAGGAAGTGTTTAATTACTATTATCCAAAAATTGAAGAAATGGAAGTTATTTTTATGTTTCAATTTAATAAAAATTTTAAAAAATTGTTAGATATAAAAACTAAAAAAATTATTGATGAAATTATTAATTATTTAAACGAAAAAGAATTATATTGCGAAAAAGAATATAAATATTATAATTACAATGAATTTATTGGACTGAAATCTAAATTAAAAAAAAAATATGTAAAAATAACTGTTCTTTTATTAAATGCTATTACTTCAGGAAATTATAAAATTTTTTATAAACCATTTGATTCTTTAAAAAATTGCATTAAATATCTTGAAAATATTGAAGTTGAATTGCAAGAGACTAATGAAATAGGTAATTTTTTAAGTCTAAATAAATTTGATAGTACATTAGTATTAGATTCAAGGGGGTATTTTATAGAAAATTTAAAAGAAAAAACATTTGAATGTATTGAATATCATTATAATTTAAATATTTTTAACGCGTGGAATAAAGAAAAAAAATATTTAGACAACAACTATTATAAAATTAAATACAGATTTATAGTATCTGAAGATGAAATTAATTCAGGAAGAATTAATAATTTACAAAAATTCAGATTTTTGAGGAGAAAAAGAAGCATAGGAGAGCCAATGATTAATATATATTTTTCTACAGAAAAAGAAGTTCAAAAATATATTGAAAAAAACAAAGAGTATTTTAAAGAAAACTTTGGAATTTATAAAAAAGACTATATTGATAAAGAAATGATAATGTCACATTTAGAAACTGACACATTTTTTAAAGAAGAAATGGACGAAATGTATCTTTAAAATTTAAAATATCAAATAAGGGTTATTACTTTAGATGAAATTTACATAGTTTTCAAAACCTTACATATTGTCTTAATATCTGAACTTGTATTATTGTTATTTATTTGAATTTTTTTATTTATTTTATTACATTTAAAATGTTATCGATAAATCTTGCAAATATACCTCAATATTTAAAAAATTCAGAATTTGTTAGAAATTTAGATACTGAAGGGAGTTTTGATATCCCAAAAAAATTTTATAAAAAAAATGATTCGGTAAATTCTTTATTAGATTACAATCATATTTTTGAAACTTCTAATTATTTTGGTATACCATATCCTGAAACAATGCTTAATTATTTTTTATTAAATGAAGAAGAAGTGTTTAATTATTATTATCCAAAAATCGAAGAAATAGAAGTTATTTCTATGTTTCAATCTAATGAGAAATTTATGGAATATTTAGACTTAAAAATTAAAGAAATTATTGATGAAATAATTGAATATTTAAATGAAAAAGAATTATCTTCTGAAAAAGAATATAAGTTTTATAATTATAATGAATTTATTGGACTAAAATCTAAGCTAAAAGAAAAATATGTAAAAATAACTGTTCTTTTATTAAATTCTATTACTTCAGAAAACTATCAAATTTTTTACAAACCTATTACTTCTTTAAAAAAATGGATAAAATATCTTAAAAATATTGAAGTTAAACTTGAAGAGACTAATGAAATAGGTAATTTTTTAAGTTTAAATAAATTTGATAGTACTTTGATTTTAAATGAAAAAGGATATTCTATAAAAAATTTGAAAGAAAGGACATTTGAATGTATTGAATATGATTATAATCGTTATATTTTTAATTCTTGGAATAAAGAAAAAAAATATTTACATAGCAATAATGATATTAAATATAGATTTATAGTATCTGCTGATGAAATTTATTCAGGAAGAATTAATGATTTAGGAACACTAATATTTTTGAGAACAAAATATAAAAAAAATCCAATAATTAACATATATTTTTCTACAGAGAAAGTTCTTACAAAATATATTAACAAAAACAAGGATTATTTTGATGGAAATTTTGGGAGATATTGGAAAGATTATTTTTCAAGAGAAATGGTAATGTCACATTTAGACCCCGATACATTTTTTGAAGAAGAACTTAAAAAAATTGTTTAAAATGTAATCAAAAATAATTTTATATATAAAAATAATATTTTATTTATAGAATTTTTTTCTACTCTCTTATAAAATATTTTATGAACAATTCATAAAATTTAAAAAATCAAACAAATTCTTTTACATTTATATACAAAACGACTCATATAAATAATTAACATTTCATATTTTAAATATTTTAAATATTTTAAACATTAAACTTGATACTTCTCCGTCCCAGATAAAAAAGAACATTTTTTTTAAAAGTTATATAAAAATAGATATAAATTTTTTAATGTGTCAGATAAATTAATCTGGGACGGAGTAGTAATATATTTAAAATATAAAATGAAAGATTATATTTTTTAAACTGTAGACAAATACAATTTTTTATTTTTTCTTGAACAATATTTTTCTTTATAATGTTGTCGTATTTTATATTTTCTTTTGAAGAATATATTTTTCTATAATTTTCTATTTTTTTCTAAACAAAATATATTTCATTATAATTTTTCAGTTTCTCCAGAAGAATATATTTTCTTATAATTTTCTATTTTGTCTAGAAGAATATATATTCTTAGAATTTTCTATTTTGTTTAGAAGAATATATTTCATTATAATTTTTTAGTTTCTTATAATTTTCTATTTTCTATAGAAGAATATTTTTCATTATAAATTTCTAGTTTCTCTAGAAGAATACTACTCCTTCCCAAATAAATATGCCAAACTTTTTATAGATATATGTAAAATCAACTGAGTTAAAAAAAAAGTTTGGCATATTTATCTGAGACGGAGTATTATATTTTCTTATAATTTTTTAATTTCTTTAGTTCCTCTAGAAGATCCTCTAGAAGAATATATTTTATTATAATTTTCTAAAAGAATATTTTTTTATATTTTTCTCTATTTTTTATAGAAGAATATATTTCATTATAATTTTTTAATTTCTTTAGTTCCTCTAGAAGAATATATTTTATTATAATTTTCTAAAAGAATATTTTTTTATATTTTTCTCTATTTTTTATAGAAGAATATATTTCATTATAATTTTTTTTTTCTCTAGAAGAATATATTTTTATATAATTCTCTATTTTCTCTAGAAGAATATTTTTTTATATATTTTTCTATTTTGTATAGAAGAATATATTTCATTATAATTTTTTGTTTTTCTAGAAGAATGTATTTTCTTATAATTTTCTATTTTCTCTAGAAGAATATTTTTTTTTATAATTTTTTAGTTTCTTTAGAAGAATATATTTTCTTATAAATTTTTATTTTTTCTAGAAGAAAATATTTTCTTATAAAAAATAAAAAATTTTATAAAGTGAATATTTATCTGAAATAGACCAGTAAATTTTTCTATTTTTTATAGAAGAATATATTTTTTTATAGTTTTTCTTAAATTTATATTTAAATTTTAAATTAATTATAAATCAGTTTTGAAACACAAAATTTTAAAATTAACTATGAATAAAAAATTATTCTTCAAAATTATTTATATATTCAAAGAGATCTTCTGCTGAATGATTATCAAGAGATAAATTTAATATATTCTCTATATCAAAGACTATTTTTTCTAATATTTTTTTAATTTCTGATTTATTAAACTCATTTATAAAAATTTTATATGTATATACAAGATTATTTTTATGAATAATCATAATTCAATTTTTATTTTTGACATACTTGTCTTCATCAAAATATAATATTTCATCATCTTTTCCACTTTTAATTAATTTAATTAAATCTTTAAAGAAAGATACTACTCCGTCCCAGATAAATTTATCCAACTTAAAAAATTTATATATATTTTTATATGAGTTTATAAAAAAATGTTCTTTTTTATCTGGGACGGAGAAGTATAGTTTTATTAAGATTATTGTTTCCAAAATAATCATCAAAAAGTCTAATATTAAATGAAATTATTTTTCCAGAAGACAATTTTAAACACAAAAAAATTCTTTAGAATTGTCATTAAAAATTTTATATGAAATTTGAACACTTTTTTCCAATTTTTTAATTAAATCTTTAATTTCGAAATCATTATAAAAAAATTTAAAAACTTCATTTTTATTTAAAAAAGCGTATTTATAAAATTTTTTAAAATATTTCATTCCCCAATATCCTAAAAACTGCAATAAAATCTTCAATATTATTTATTTTATCATTTTCTTTAAGAAAAATATTATCTACAGGATATTTCTCATTCAAATCATAATTTGAATTTTCCAGGAAAACATTATACTGTTCTGATTTTTTGATCCATTTCGGTATTTTTGATAAAGTTATTTTTACCATTTTTAATGTATAAAAAAAAATTAAAAATAAATATAGATTTTTTAAATTTGATTAACATTTTCTAGAAGAATATATTTTTTTATAATTTTTAGTTTCTCTAGACAAATATATATTTTATAATTTTTTAGTTTCTATAGAAGAATATATTTCTTCATAAATTTCTATTTCTCTATACAAATATATTTCATTATAATTTTTTATTTTTTTTTAGAAGAATATGTTTTCTTATATTTTTCTATTTTCTCTAAAAAAATATGTTTTCTTATATTTTTCTATTTTCTTTAGAAGAATATTTTTTTATATATTTTTCTATTTTCTCTAGAAGAATATATTTTTTTATAATTTTCTATTTTCTTTAGAAGAATATTTTTTTATATATTTTTTAGTTTCTCTAGAAGAATATATTTTCTTATAATTTTTAGTTTCTCTAAAAGAATATATTTTTTTATAATTTTCTATTTTCTTCTAGAAGAATATATTTCTTTATAAATTTTTATTTCTCTATACAAATATATTTCATTATAATTTTTAGTTTCTCTAGAAAAACATATTTGTTTATAAATTTCTATTTCTCTAAACAAATATATTTCATTATAATTTTTTAGTTTCTCTAGAAGAATATATTTCATTATAATTTTTTATTTTTTCTAGAATAATATATTTTTTTATATTTTTTAGTTTCTCTAAAGAAATATATTTTTTCTACAAGAATATATTTCATTATAAATTTCTATTTTTTTTAGAAGTATATATTTTATTATATTTTCTATTTCTCTAGAAGAATATATTTCTTTATAAATTTTTATTTCTCCAAACAAATATATTTCATTATAATTTTTTAGTTTCTCTAAAAAAATATATTTCTTATAATTTCTTAGTTTTTCTAGAAGAATATATTTCTTTATAATTTTTTAGTTTCTTCTAGAAGAATATATTTCATTATAATTTCTTAGTTTCTTCCAGAAGAAACTAAAAAAATATATTTCTTATAATTTCTTAGTTTTTCTAGAAGAATATATTTCTTTATAATTTTTTAGTTTCTTCTAGAAGAATATATTTCATTATAATTTCTTAGTTTCTTCCAGAAGAATATATTTCATTATAATTTCTTAGTTTCTTCTAGAAGAATATATTTCTTTATAATTTTTAGTTTCTCTAGAAAAATATATTTTTTTATAATTCTCTATTTTTTCTAGAAATATTTTTTTATATATTTTCTTATATTTTTCTATTTTATCTAGATAAATATATTTCTTTATAAATTTATATTTCTCTAGAAGAATATATTTCATTATAATTTTTAGTTTCTTTAAAGAAATATATTTTTTTATTTTTTCTACAAGAATATATTTCATTATAAATTTCTATTTTTTTTAGAAGAATATATTTCTTTATAAATTTCTATTTTCTCTAGAAGAATATATTTCTCTAAAGAAATATATTTTTTTATAATTTCAAACATCACATACCATTAAATAATATTTTTTATCTTTAGATTTACATACAAAACCATTCTTTTCATAGCATGAAATCGCTGCATCATTTGTAGAATTAACATCTAAAGATAAAGTTTTTTTATTATTTTCTTTTACTATATTTTTGATATAACGAATCACATAAGTACCCATTCCATATCTCCTGAATTGTTCTTCACAATAAAGTCCTGTTATATGTAAGTTATTATCTTCATATTGGTAACTAGCATTAAATATTTCTGTATTAAATATTCTAAAATTAAGTCCTTTATACTCTCTATCTTCTATATGTTTAATTTTCATGATATTAAAAATTTTTATACCAAACACTTTAAAATTAACTTCTTTAAATACTCCGGGTTCGATATTTTTAATTTTCATAATGTAATGAAACATTTTTTATTTTTAAAAAAATTAGTTTATCTTTAAATATATTTTTTTAAAGTACAATTTTATAGGAATTCTTACAATCTGGACTATTAAGGTTTTTATCAATAAGAATTTGAATTTATTTTTAATTAAGTTAAATAAATAAAATGTTAACTCAAATAAGTAAAAAAAGATTTGTAGAAGGGTATTTTGGAAAAGATTATGCATTAGATCCAACACCATCAGAGGACAAAGTTGATGAAAATTTTATCAAAAAACTTGAAAAATTAATGGATATGATTTATGAAAATAGAAATAATTTAGATTTAAAAAAATATAATTATAAACAGTATTTAGGGTGTTCAAATTGTAGAATTTGTGGAAAGCAAAATGGTTCTGAGGAATATGAAATTAATTTTAAAGGTATTTGGTTTTTATTTCCAGGAGGAGTTGAACATTATTATAAAGACCATAATATTCTACCGAGTAAAGAATTCATGGAAGCTGTTATGAATATTTAGTCCAGTTCAGATAAATTGAGTAAAAAAAATTAGATATATTTAAGGATTTTAAGGAAAAATTTATATAGTCCAAAAAGTTATGAAAAATATCTTATCCAATTCATTTGAATTGAACTAGCATTTAAAAATAAATTTTCTAAAAAATTGAAATTTAAAAATAATTAATAAAATAATAAAATGTTATCAACAAAAAGTATTATTAAGTTAGAAGTTAATAAATCAATTCCACTTATTGGAAAAAAGGGAATTAAAGAATTGACAGAAACTGAAAGTTTATATATTAATAATAATTTATCAAAAATTCAGATTAAAGCTAAAGATAATTATATGTTTTAATTTAATATTTATTTGAATAAGAAATACTAATCCATTTCAAATCAATCATTGATTCTTTTTTTAGATTTATTAATCTAAATTGATTCATATAAACTATATTTTTGAAAACGTGAAATATTATTTGGATATACTATTAAGATTTGTTGTGGAATTAAAATTTTTTTTAAATTTGATTTAAAAAAAAAAAAATATATATTTTTAAAAACATGAAATATATTTATTTTTCGGGACAACAAACTGTGAAATCTGGTGAATTTTGTAAGAATATTCTAGAAAATGAACCGGATTCACTTTTATTTGTATCAGCACCAAATTTTAATTTACCTAAAAATGAGAAACAAGTTGAAACATGGAAAGATATACCTAAGATAGATGTTAATGAACCTTGTTATGGAACAATTGTTGAAAGTTCTGCTATTTTCGCAGAAAAATATGGATATATTGTTGAAAGAAGTGTTAGTAATTTTGTGTTGGAAAAAGCTATTAAATGTTCAGTTGCATTATTGAAAGCATTAGAACAATTTGGTCACATTAATGCATTAAATAAATTAAAATCTTATGTTGATGGTTTGAATGATATACTTAACATGAAAGTACATATAAATAATAAAGATGAATGGCATAAATTTTTAATTAGTTATGGATTAAATCCTCAAATGGAATTAAATTTAGATAAATATTTATGTAATTTTGATGAATTATCAACAGACCAAATTGAAGAAGTTTATTCATATTCAACAGAATTAAAAGATAAAACAAGATGGTTAACAAAGGTAGGTTATTATCCTAATGGATGTTATACAGATGTTAGAAATTTAATTGAAATACTAAAATTAAATAAACAAACACTTCCATATATTTATATAATGGATGGTGAAAATGATGATTTAGCATCACTCAAGATATTACAATTTTTACATTCACAATCACAAAGTAATATGAAAGTTTATTTACAGTTACCATTAGAACTTGAAAGTAATAATGAGGCTCTAAATATTATTTCAAAAAAATTGATATCATCAAATACAGTTGATTATGAAATATTTTTTGATTCAGAGTCAGCAAATATGAAAGTATTAAAAGTCTTTTATAAATTTTAATTTATTTTAACCAAATATATTTTTCCTAAAATCTTTAGAATTTTTAATAACGTAATATATTTCTTCTAAACTGTAGGAGCAGATCCCACACTTTATAATTTTTTATAACAAAATATATTTTTCTAGAATTTTATAACGAAATATATTTCATTAGAATTTTATAATAGAATATATTTCTCTAGATTTTTATAACTAAATATATTTTTCTATTACTACGTTTCAGATCAATCGGTGATTTGTTTTTTATTCACATAATTATTCATATAAAATTTTTTTGGTTTAATAATTTTATTTATAAGTATTTAAGTACTACTCCGTTTCAGATAAATTGATAATTAAAAAAAAATATATTTATATCAATAAATAAGTATAAGTATTAAATGTATACTTATACAGTAATATATAAAATTAGTGAATTAAAATAATTTTATATGAATAAATGAGTGTTCTAAAAATGAATCACCTATTGATTTGAAACGGAGTAGTATACATTTAATATTTATATTAATATAAATATTTTTTTTTAAGTTACCAATTTATTTGAAAAGGAGTAGTAGAATTTTATAAATAAATATATTTTTCTAGAATTTTATAATAGAATATATTTATCTAAATTTTTATAAAGAAATATATTTCTCTAAAGTTTTATAATATAATATATTTAATTAAATTTTTATAATAGAATATATTTCTCTAAAGTTTTATAACGAAATATATTTTATTAGGTTTTTATGATATAATATATTTTTCTAAAGTTTTATAATGAAATATATTTCTCTAAATTTTTTTAACTTTTTAGTTTTTTTTATAACCAAATATATTTTTGTAATTTTTTTTTTAACTTTTTAGATTTTTTTATAACCAAATATATTTCTCTAAATTTTTTATTAACTTTTTAGATTTTTTTATAACCAAATATATTTTTGTAAATTTTTTTTAACTTTTTTCTAATTAAATACTACTCCGTTTCAGATAAATTGGTAATTTAAAAAATAATTTTATATTTATATTTCCGTGATCTAAAAATAAATCACCCATTAGTCCCACGATATGAAACAGAGTAGTATATTTTTAATATCCAAATATATTTTTCTAAATTTTCTAATTAAATATTTAAAAAAAAATCTTTAGATTTTTAATAAATATTTGTCTTTTATATTTCTAATAATATTTTTTTCGTGATTTACATAGAATTTCTTATTCTTTGAATAATAAATATACTAATCCATGAATAATCTTTACTAATTCTATTAATTGTTTCTTCCAATTTAAATCTAAAATTTATAAGATTTATATTTTTAAACATTTTTTTAGTCATTTTATCAATATTCCACCAATCTTCAAAAATATCTTTAACTAATTTATCAGGAAGATCATCCCAACAAAAAATTTTATCATCTCTTTCTGAAGTAATATATTTAAACCCATTTTTATATTTTCTAAAAACTAAAGATTTTAAAGTATTGTTAGGCATTCCAAGTAAATATCTAAAATGAAAGGATTTTTTAATTTTATTTTTTTCTGATTCTGAATATTTTGTAAAATCTTCAAGATTACTTTCAGTATCTTTTATTTGACTGATAATATAAGTTTTATTTTTATATTTACATATATGTCTCCCTATTTTCACAATTCCAAAAAAAGGTTTTAATTCATCAACAATTAAAGGAATATGATTTTTAAAAAGTGTTATTTTTACATAAATTTTATATTTAAGTTTTAAGATTATATTTCTTTTAATTTTTATAATTTTTTTAACGTATTTATCGATTGACCCTACAAATTCGCCAGACCATGTAAAATTTTTAGGCTTCAGTTTTAAATAATTTTTTTGATAAACTAAAAAAATTAAGAATTCAAATTTTTTGAATAAGAATAATGTGTGTATTTAGTTACTGTGATACTTAAAATATTGTGATTCAAGTTTCTAATATATTTATTCATACAAATATTTTGATGTACAGCAAAACGCACACGAGAACAATCCTAGGAATGTGGTTCCTTATTTTTTGAATCACAGAGAACCCAAGCAAAATAAAATTATTTAAAAACTTTATTTTATTTGATATTTTCAATAAGATTATTTTTTAGATTAACAAATGTTAGAAAAATTTGAAGGTATTTTTTATCAAATTTATGAAAATTCGAATTATGATGTGAAAAAAATAGAATATTCTTTAATTTCTGAAAGGGAGTTAAAAATAGATATTTTTGATTCTGATAAAATTATATCTGGAAATGTTACTTATCTCAACAAATATAGTAATGAAGGAGATATTTATGAGTTTATGGAATTTATGGAAATTTTAGATTTCGGAGAAGTAAAACATGTTTTTTTTTATAAAATATTATATGCGGATTATGAAAATTATTTAATTTTAGGAGATATAAATGGAAATAATATACGTATTTTATCTAGAAAAGATACATTTTCACAATCTGAATTTAATCTTTTAATAGAAATAACAAGACTTAAAGGATATAATTAAAAAAATTCTTTTCATAAAAATTCAACTGATGAAATTATATTTTAGTATATTTAGACTAATTTATCACACACTTCATTATATCTAATAAAAATGATTAAATTTTATAATTTTAAAAAATTGTAAAATGTTCTATAATTTTAATGTTGATGATTTTTTTGCATTGAGTGACCTGTATAATTCAACTTCTGGGGAATTCTGGATATGGGAGCTTCCTTATGAAATAAACGGTTTTCCTTGGTTTAATAATAGTGATCCTTGTAGCTGGCAAGCAATTTTATGTGGTGATAATAATACTTATATCAAAGAAATAAATTTGATCCAATACAATTTAAAAGGTTTTTTGCCTAACTCTATTGGTAGTTTTACCCAATTAGAAACACTAATAATTGCTTATAATGATGGTCTTTTTGGAAGTATTCCTATAGAAATAGGTAATCTAGAAAATTTACAATATCTCTATCTTGATAATAATAATCTTTCTGGTTCAATTCCGGATAATTTAAATAATTTAACAAATTTATTGTTAATTGATCTGTCAGCTAACAATTTATCAGGAGAAATTTTTAATTTTTCAAAATTAGAGAGATTATATTGGTTAGGATTAGATTTTAATTTTTTAACAGGAGCGATACCTAATTCTTTTGAAAATTTAAAAAAATTAAAAATTTTACACTTATATGATAACAAAATTTCAGGTTCAGTACCTAATTCATTGAAAAATTGTATTTTATTACAATCTCTTTCAATAGATGGAAATTTTATATCAGGAGACTTACCTGATGAACTTTTTACTAATATGACATCATTGAATTATTTAATTGTTAATGACAATTTTCTAACAAGTTCTATACCAAACTCTATAAAAAATAGTATTAATTTAATAGACGTACATCTTAGTAATAATATGTTTTCAAGTTCTCTTCCTAATATTTTAGGTGAATTTAAAAAAATAAATCTTTTGTTGTTGGAAAAAAATTATTTTTCAGGTTCTGTACCTAATTTATCGAAATTAGAAAATTTAAAAATATTATTACTAAATAATAACAAATTTTCAGGGAATTTAGATAAAGTATTTGATCCTAAAATGAAAGATTTAGAAGTGATAGAAATATTTAACAATCAGATTACAGGGTTGATTTCAGAATCGATATTTCAACTTAAAAATTTAAATACTTTTATAGCCCATGTAAATTGTTTTTCAAACCAGCTTCCTCAATCAATTTGTAATACAACGAATATTCAAACACTTATTTTAAATGGTTTAAGCAGTGCTTCTTCCTGTAGAAAGAAAATAATTCCTGGAATTTTTAAGAGTTATTATACAGAAAAAAAAGTTTTTGGAAAAATAGATAAATGTATATTTGATTTAAAAAATTTAAGTACTCTTCAGCTTTCAGGTAACGGTTTATCAGGTAATATAGAAATTGAAAGTATAGGTTTAAAACTAACATCTTTATCACTATCACATAATAAATTAACCGGTTATATCCCTAAAATAATACAAGAAAAGCGGTGGAAAATTTTGGATGTTTCATATAATTATTTTTCTGGAATTTTAATGGATAGTTTTAATACATATGGTGAGATAAATGATACTCAAACATATTCTCTACAAAATAATTATTTATCAGGTGTTTTGCCTTCATCAGTGATAGAATTAGAAAATATAAATATATTAGACGGAAATTTATTTAATTGTGATTTGGACAGAAAAAATTTACCAAAAAACGACATAAATGTAAATAAATACCAATGTGGTTCAAATAGTTTTAATATAGAATATTGTTTATTTATAGGTTTATTAAGTATATTTAGCCTTATTTTTTTTAAAATTAAATATAGAGTGTCTTCAGTAGGTAGGAATTCATTAAATTTAGATCTAGAAAAAAACACAAATGATATAAATACAAATAAAATTATATATTTAGAAGAAGACCCTATAGTTCTTATATCTAAAAAATTTACATTTTTCATTGTATTTTTATTATTGCCTTTTTATGTTATTTCAAGTATATATAGTGGAACATATAATAATCAATATATATGGATTGCCAGTGCTGCTTTTTTAAAAGGAATTATTGTTTTTATATTTTTATTTATATTTTTTTCATGTTTAATAATTAAACTGTTTTTGATTAATAATAATCAAATATATAATTCAACAGTCAATACATCGAGTAAAAGAGTATCTTTTATATATATAATTATTAATTTATTGGTAGTAATAAGTATAAACTGTGTGTATGTTTATACAATGATCTATCAAAATAATAATGTTCAAATTGTTTCGCAAATAATGTTATCATGTTTTAAAATACTATGGAATTCACAGATTTCTCCATATATATTAAAAAATATTTCAATGAAAATAAATAAACGATATTCAGAAACAGAATATATATTTATAAAAATATTTGTTTCTTTTTTCAATAATATTATAATTCCTATGTTGGTTGTGATGTGTATTTCTCCAAATTGTTTCTATAACGTACTTATTGAACCTCCAGAAGTGCAATCGAGTTATGAGTATGAATTTTGTGTAGATTTTAGCATTTCTAGTGGATCTTGTTCAAAAACAACAAATAAGATCGAAAATAGTTCCTTTGAACCACAATTTGATTATAGTTATGCTTGCAGTGGAAGTATAGTAACACATTATGCTGGACCTTTTTTAATTATGTGTATAATAACTATATTTGTAATACCAAGTATACAGATGTTATTAAAACATTATAAATGTGAAAATAATTATATACTAAAATATTTTATAATATGTAAATCTCAACATAAAACAATAATAAATATAATGAGTTATTTTGGATTACTTATTTCTTTTGGAATTGTTTTTCCTCCTTTAGCAGTGGCTTTATTACTTTCTATAATAGTAATATCATATTCTATAAAATATGAAAAAGATGATTTAATAAATAATCAAATAATAAGTTCAATGTGGATGCTTATAATAATAAGTATATTATTTTATACTTTATTTTTGTTTGATATTTTAGGTTTAGCTGTAGGTTTTAAATATTCATACTGGATATTAATATTTTCAGTGGTATGTTGTGTATTAACCTTGATTTTTTGGCTTAAAAGTCGAATTCCAATTATAAAACCAATAAGTGATGAAATTTTTAATATATTACTTTAAGATGGTTGATTATTACCTGGTAAAGGTGGTTTAGCAGTTAATGACATTGGTTGCATAAATATAGGTAGTAAAAATTCAGCTAAATCATCAACATCATCGATGAATATTTGTCTAAAATGGTTCAAATTAAAATTTGAAATATCAAAAATGGAAATTAATATATTGTTCTTAATTTTATTTTTAATTTGTTGAAAAATTTCTTTAATATGATGAATTTTAATACATTTAAGATCTCTTTTTGGTATTTCATTCAAATGTTTAATAAACAAATAAATAATTAATGTTTTTAATTGTGGATTTTCTAAAATATTAGGGAATACTGTTTGGAGTGTCTCGGAGAAATCAAGAATTGATATCATTTTTTTTATATTATAAAAAAAAAATTTTTTATTTTATTAAAAAAACAAAAATTTAAGATAAAATTTAATAATACATATGGAATATTATTAAACTTAAAGTTTCATTTTTTTCAATACCGAAAAAAAATCAGATTCAAATGAAAAATTAAATAAATCAAACTTTAATGATATTTTGTACTACTCCTTCCCAGATTAATTTATCCTACTTGAAAATTTTATATAAATTTAATACGGCTTTTTAAAAAGTAGAATAAATTAATCTGGGAAGGAGTAGTATATATTTTTATATGACTTAAAAAAATGTTATTTTTTTATCTATCCCAGATTAATTTATCCAACTTAAAAAAATTAATACTTCTCCGTCCCAAATATAAAGTAGGCGGCTATCCAACTTTTTTAAAAGTCCCATAAAAATAAATATAACTTTTTCAAGTTGGATAAATTTATCTGGATAATTTGAAGTAATAGACATTAAATCTTTACTTATAAGATAATATATAAAATTAGTGAATTAAAAGTAGACGGCCTAATTTTATATGAATAAATGAGTGATCTAAAAATGAATAACCGATTAGTCTCACGATTTGAAACGGAGTGGTATATTTAATTTTATATGAATTTAAAAAAAAATGTTCTTTTTTATCTGGGACGGAGAAGTATTTTTCATGTTAAAAAATTTTAGATGAAATTAAAAAATCTATCCTAAAATTTAATGATACTAAAAACATATTTTTGAACCTTTTTATAAAAAATTAAATTTCTAGAAATATTAAATTGAAAATATAATTTTAAATATGCTACTACTCCGTCCCAGATTAATTTATCCAACTTAAAAAATTTATATATATTTTTATATGACTTTAAAAAAAAATGTTCTTTTTTATCTGGGACGGAGAAGTAATATATTATAGAAAAAATATTGAAGCATATTTCGAAATAAAATATTGAAAAAATGAAATATTTATTTTTTTTATTACTATAAATTAAATTGACAACTGAAATGGAAAAAGATAAAATTATAGAAGAGTATAAAAAATTATTAAAATTAAAAGATTTAAAAATAGATGAAATGGAAGAAGAAAAACATGAAATTGAAGCAAAATTTCATCAAATTGAAGAAGAAAAATATGAAATGGAAGAAAATCAAAAGATACAAAATGAAAAAAAGGTACCTTTGTCAATTATTTTAAATGGTCTTCCTAAATTTAAGTTTAGAAAATTTAACGAAAGTAAATCTGCATCCAAAACTGCTGCTAATCCTACTCCTTACACAAGTAAAAGAGAAAAAATCCATATTAAAAAAAAACTTAAAATTATCCCCCAAAATATAGAAGATTTAAAATTAAATATGAAAAAAATAAATTTAAACAATTCTAAATTTTTTGATAAAAATACTTATTTTAAAGAAAAAATAATTAGATATTCTTCAGAAAACACAATTCAACGCTTGGTTTATGATTATATGACTGATATTTTTGACATTTTAGAATTAACTGAGTATGTTAACTTGTTTGATACACCTTCAATAGTCACTGCAATAAGTGAAGATGAACTTAAAAAAATGAATTATCCTGATGTAATTATCATCAGAACAAAGAAAAATAAACCTATTATAGCTATTGAAATTAAAAAACCTCATGAAGATAATAATGGGAAAAATGTTTTAAACGACGATAATGTTATAGGTTTGGATTATATGCTGAGTATCAAATCTTTTTACAATCAAAAACATGTCTACGGTATACTTACAAGCCTCTCGGGATGGAAAATACTATCTTTGCCAGAAGAAGACGAAATAGATTTTAATAGTAGAATTGTTTATGAAAGTAAAATATATGATTTCTCAGATCCAAACTTAGCTAAAATATTAATAACAATTATAAATAAATCTTTAGATTCAGCTTATTATCCAATTAAAATTTTTGATGAAAAAAGAAATTATATTGAATATTCATTAAAGGGATGTAGATGGAAAAGAATGGATAAAAAAGAGCTTAATTCTTTAGACAAGAATATAAATTTAGATATTTATAAAAATTGTGAAAAATTAACGTACACAATTTATAAATTTTTCCAAACAGGAAGAACAAATCAGACAAGTTTGATTATAAATAATTGCTGTTCTATTGGAGTATTAAAGCAATTTTTTGGTGATGAGGAAAATAAAGAAGAATTTAAAATTTTCAAGCATGAAGCAAAAATGTGGAAAAAAATTTATAATATTAATACTGAAATACAAGTAATAAATGACAAGCCAACATTTATAACCCCTTTAATTTTTACATTAGAAGAACAATATAATAGTGATTATGAACATTATGAAGTATTTTTCCGAACAGATTTAATGAAAATATTTACGTATGAAGGTGCTATTGAAGGTGAATTATCTATTTCATTGAGAACTATTCAATCAAAAATTAATACATATTCACAAGACATGAATATATTGGAGTCTGCAAAATATGCCATAAATGAACTTGCCAAGAAAAACTATATACATAAGGACCTTAAATGGGAACACATAGGATTATATCCTATTCTTAAAAATGGCATTATAGTAAAGATGGAGCCTATCTTTATAGATCTAGAGAGTATTAAAAAGAAAAAAATGGAAAAAGCCGAAGAAAGAATGATGGAAAAATTAGATATTATGTGTGAGAATCGTGTTTTTATTAATAATAAATAATTTTATTAAAGTAATAATTTCACTGTATGTACTTGATCAGTACTACTCCGTCCCAGATTAATTTATCCAATCTGTCAAAAAAGTTATATGTATTTTTATGGGACTTTTAAAAAGTTGGATAGCCGCCTACTTTTAATTTGGGACGGAGAAGTAATTTATTCTTTTTGAAAACCTGCACTGTCTCGAATTGAGTACTACTCATTTAATATTATCTTTAATTATGTACTTCTCCGTCCCAAATAAAAAAGAACAATTTTTTTAAAAGTCATATAAATATAAATATAACTTTTTTGACATATTGGATAAATTAATCTGGGACGGAGTCGTACCGGTTTTTGAACCCACAATTTTATAGGCATCACATGGATCCTCCTGAACTGGACTAATAATCTTTTGGACTATTAACTTTTTATCATATTTTTAGAATTAATATTTTCAACACACATCACTCTTAAATTAAATTGTTTACAAAAATAATATATTGATCTTCATATTCTTTTCTGAAATTGTCATCTTGATTTTTTACTTATTTCAGTCATTTATATAAAAGTAAAAGTTACAATTAAAATATTATCAAGAATAATTACTACTCTGTTTCAAATAAATCGGTAATTCAAAAAAACAATATTTGTACAACTCCGTCCCAGATAAAAAAGAACATTTTTTTATAAACTCATATAAAAATATATATAAATTTTTTAAATTGGATAAATTAATCTGGGACGGAGTTGTATAAATAAATAGGTTTAAGCATTAAATATAAAGTTAAATATTAATATATAAAATTGCTGAATAATAAATTTTTTATATGAATAAATAAGTGTTCTAACAATGAATTACCGATTGATCTGAAACGGAGTAGTATATAATTAATTTAAAAAATATAAAATTACTTTCACTTAAAATAATTTATCTTTTTTTTCAACACTTTTTATTTTTTACCATTTTTTTGAATTCTTAATTATTTTTTCTTTAAATTAAAAATGACAACAAAGAAGACCATTAAAGATCAGACCGGAACCATTAACATAAGAGAGATTGAAGATTCTGATGATACTGAAATCATTTATGAAGACAATGCAAGTGAAGAAATTTTCATTAATATTCAGAATATTTTAAAAAATACAGGAATCTTCACAGATAATCAAATAATTAATTTAACTTCTTTACAATTTAAAAGAAATTCAGAGAAATTTAATTTTATTAATCTAAATAATAAAGCATTTTTATATGATGTTATAGGTTATTGTTATGATAATCAAGATAAAATAAATGAAATTATTGAAAATTTTAAAGATGTCATTAATAAAAACCAAAACTTATCGGATTACGATATTTTATTTAAAAGTCAAGCTTTTTTTAATGAAGAAAAAATTTATTTTTCTGAAATAGAACAAAGTAAAGAAAAAATGGAAGTTAAAAAAGGAATTTTGCCTTGTCCCAGATGTAAAAGTATGAAAACATTAACTGTCACAAAACAAACAAGAAGTGCAGATGAAAATTTCACTCTATTTAATACATGTAGTATTTGTGGAAATAAATGGAAAGTACAAAATTAATAATGAGTACTTCTCCGTCCCAGATAAAAAAGAACATTTTTTTTAAAACTCATATAAAAATAAATATAATTTTTTTAAGTTGGATAAATTAATCTGGGACGGAGTAGTACTAGTCCAGTTCATATAGTCGGAGTAATTGTGCCAGATCTTTTTCTTCACTTTTAAAACAATATTAAATTTTAAGTAAAACCTATACTTATTTATTTTTTGAAAACCCAATTTTATAGGATTCTCCTGAACTGGACTAGTATTTTTTTAGTTTTTTCAAAAGAATACTTTTAAATTAAAATACTTCTCCGTCCCAAATTAAAAGTAGGCGGCTATCCAACTTTTTTAAAAGTCATATTAAAATGCATATAACTTTTCCAAGTTGGATAAATTAATCTGGGACGGAGTAGTATATTTTTATAAATTTTAGTTTATTTCTCTAAGATGATTTTTGAAAAATATTAAAAATATATTTTTTTAATTTTTTTAACACTTGAAAAATATTAAAAAAATATATTTTTAATATTTTTCAAGTGTTAAAAAAATTGAATTAAAATAAAAAAAATTGAATTAAAAAAAAAAATTTATTAAATAAAAAATGTATTCAGGAGATGTTAAAAAAATTATTGAATGTGAACATTCTGATGAAATAATGACATTAAATGTTGAAGATGTAACAGATTTAAATTTTGACGAGTTTGTAGGATCTCAGTTTGAAATTGAATATTCAAAATTAAATCAATCAGGATGGATTATTAAAGCATTTATTAAAAATGATTACTATTCATGGATAGAAAAATTTACAGCATTCCATTTAACTTATGGTTGTTTAGAGGGAGATTTATCTTTAGAAGATCCTTATATAAATTGTGATTCTGAAGAAGCCTATAATCATTTTTTAAAACATCATAAATTTAGAGTTTTTTGTAAGGGTAATATTTAATATTTATAAAAAACTCCAAATAAATACTAGTCCAGTTCAGGAGAATCCTTTAGGATTCCTATAATTATGTCAGGTTTTCAAAAAAAAAAATATATATTTTACTTAAAATTTAATATTGTTTTAAAAGTGAAGAAAAAGATCTGTCCCAATTACTCCGAATATATGATAGCGAGAACCTAAAGGTTCTTTTGGACTAGTATTTATCTTTTATTTTATTTAGAACAATAAATTTAATCTCAAATTCTTTTAATTTCAGAATATTTAATTTTAAAAAGTCAAGAAAAATATCTTGATCAATTATTCACAAGTGAATCTAAAAATTCTCACAATATATGATCTTTTAAAAATGATCAAGAATTAATTTGCACCAATTGAAAATATTAATTTAAATAAATTTGAATAATTAATATGTGTACTTCTCCGTCCCAAATGTAGGCTCAAAAAAGAACAATTTTTTTAAAAGTCATATAAATATACATATAACTTTTTTGACAGATTGGATAAATTAATCTGGGACGGAGTAGTAGATATATTTACCATTAAGTTTAACAAACCATCTTCTTTTTTTAACTTTTCTATTCAAAAAAAGTTTCCCATTTTAAAAAAGTCACACTTAAATATACATCTTTTTCCATTTCTCCGCATCTTATTCTTAATAGTGTATATCTTTCAGTGTATATCTTTCTTTAAGAATTTTATAAGCAGCAAATTTTTCAATATAAAAAAAATTTTCAGAAGGTAAATTATATTTATTAATATAAAAACCAAAATGTGGTTTTTCAAAAAGTTCATGAACATATTTTAATATTTCAATATCTTTGTAAGATGCAGCTATCATCATATATTTATCTATTTTAAACCCACTATCATATAAAAATTTAAAGATTTCTAAATTCTTTATTCCTAAAATAAAATTTATTTCTAATCCGTAATCATGTAAATTTCTTAAAAATTTAAATTGATTTCTTTTAACAGCCCAATAAAAAATATCATCAGCAAATAAACTTTCCATTAAAAAATCATATAAAGGATCCTGAGTTGAATCAAATAATTCAGATATTTCTTTAAGTGGTTTAGTTTTATAAAATAAATATATAAATTCTTTTGGAAAATAAGTTACTCCCCATAAATTAATAACTCTTAAATATTTTTTAATATCTTTTGTGTATTTAGAACAATATTCTAGATACACGGGTTCATCAAAATTATCAATGTTTTTGTAAAAATGTGAATTTTGAAGCCATGAAAATTTATCTGTGTTTAATCTTTTTATACTAATCATTTTAATTTTTACAAAAATTAAAATATAAATTCATTTTTTTTTAATTTTTTAAACACACAACTGTATGATTATTAATATTTTTTTTTAATTGAGTAATATTTTTTAATTTATTTATTTAAAAATGAATATTATTTTAGACATTGATTACACACTTATTGATTAACATGGATATGATTTAACTGAAAGACCTTATTTAGAAGAATTTTTGTATTATGTATTTTAAAAATGTAAGTATTTGGACTGCATGTTCTGTTGAATGGTTTGATTATGTTAATCAAAAAATCTTTTCTAAATATTTGAAAAACGAAAAATTTCATCATGTGTGGACATTCGATAATTGTAAAATTGTTTACGACTCCGTCCCAGATAATATATTTTTATATGAGTTTATAAAAAAATGTTCTTTTTTATCTGGGACGGAGAAGTATGTATATTTATATGACTTTTAAAAAAATTGTTCTTTTTTGAGCCTACATTTGGGACGGAGAAGTATATTTCATTAGTTTTTTATACAGAAATACTACTTTGTTTCATATCGTGGGACTAATCGGTTATTCATTTTAACTTCACTTATTTATTCATATAAAATTAGGTCGCCTACTTTTAATTCACTAATTTTGTACTACTCCGTTTCAGATCAATCTGTAATTCATTTTCACTTCACTCAATTATTCATATAAAATTAGGTCGCCTACTTTTAATTTACTAATTTTATATATTACTGTATAAGTATACATTTAATACTTATACTACTCCGTCCCATATTAATTTATCCAACTTAAAAAATTTATATATATATATTTAAGTGATTAATGAAAAAAATGTTCTTTTTTGAGCCTACATTTGGGACGGAGAAGTACTTATTTACTTATATAAATATTTATGTGCGCCCTGGTGCACACTGGAACCAAGTGGTTCTTTATTTTTTGAATCACCGATTAGTCCCACGATATGAAACGGAGTAGTATGTTTTTATATAAATTATGTGTAAACATATTTACCATTACGGAATACATACCATCCAATTTTTTCAACTTTTTCTTCAAAAAAAGTTTCCCCTTTTAAAAAAGTCCCACTTAAATATACATCTTTTTCCATTTCTCCGCATCTTATTCTTAATCGTGTATATCTTTCTTTAAGAATATTATAAGCAGCAAATTTTTTAATATAAAAAAAATTTTCAGAAGGTATTTTATTTTTATCAATATAAAAACCAAAATGTGGTTTTTCAAAAAGTTCATGAACATATTTTAATATTTCAATATCTTTGTAAAATGCAGCTATCATCATATATTTATCTATTTTAAAGCCCATCTCATATAAAAAATTAAAAATCTCTAAATTATTTATTCTCAAAACACAATTTATTTCTAAACCACAATCATATAAATTTTTTAAAAAACTCAATTGATTTCTTTTAACAGCCCAATAAAAAATATCATCAGCAAATAAACTCTCCATTAAAAATTCATATAAAAGATCCTGAGTAGATTCAAATAATTCTGAAATTTCTTTAAGTGGTTTAGTTTTGTAAAATAAATCTATGAATTCTTTCGGAAAATAAGTAACTCCCCATAAATTAATAACTCTTAAATATTTTTTGATGTCTTTTGTGTATTTGGAACAATATTCTAGATAAATATCTTCGTCAAAATTATCAATGTTTTTGTAAAAATTAGAATTTTTAAGCCATGAATATTTATCTGTGTTTAATCTTTTTATACTAATCATTTTAATTTATTTTTTAAAATTAAAAAATAAATTCAATTTTTTTAAGTATTCAAACACAAATATATGAGAACTAAATATAACTTTTTTAACTGTGATAAATTAATGAGTACTACTCCGTTTCAGATAAATGACGAACCTGAAGGTTCCTTCGGTGATTCAAAAAATAAAGAACAGTCCCACCATATGGTTCCCATGTGCACCAGGTCGCACATAAATTTTTATATGAATAATTTGACGTAATAAGTATTAAATCTTTACTTATAAAGTAATATATAAAATTAGTGAATTAAAAGTAGGCGACCTAATTTTATACTTCTCCGTCCCAGATTAATTTATCCAACTTTTTAAAAAGTCACATAAAAATACATATAACTTTTTAAACTTGGATAAATTAATCTGGGACGGAGTCGTATGTATATTTATATGACTTTTAAAAAAATTGTTCTTTTTTGAGCCTACATTTGGGACGGAGAAGTATGGATAATTGACTAATCTAAAAATGAATCACCGAAGGAACCTTTAGGTTCGTCATTTATCTGAAACGGAGTAGTAGTATTAATAATTTTTTTTAAACAATTGAATTTATCTTTTAATTTATTTATTTAAAAATGAATATTATTTTAGACATTGATTACACACTTATCGATTCACATGGATATGATTTAACTGAAAGACCTTATTTAGAAGAATTTTTGTATTATGTATTTTCAAGATTTAAAAATGTAAGTATATGGACTGCAGGGTCTGTTGAATGGTTTAATTATGTTAATAAAAAGATCTTCTCTAAATATTTGAAAGACGAAAAATTTCATCATGTATGGACATTTAATAATTGTAAAATTATTTATGGTTCCTATGGATCTCAAGAAATTATTAAACCTTTAAATTCTATATATGATAATGAATATAATAATTTTAATACAATAATTATAGATGATACAGAATTTACATTTTCTGAAAATATATTAAATGCAATTCATATTAAAAATTTTTTTTTAGAAAATGATAAAGATGATGAATTAATGGGAATAATTTCTTTAATAGAAAATAAAATAACTGAAATTAATGATTTAAATAATGGTCAAATTGATTTTAAAAAGTAATTAAAAATTTGGTCACAAGACTATATAAAATAAATTATAAAAAAATTTCTTTATAATTTTTAGTTTCTTTAAACCAATACTACTTCATTTCAGATAAAAAAGAACATTTTAAACAGTTATATGTAGTTTGCCAACTTTTTATCTGTAAAGGAGTACAACTCCGTCCCAGATTAATTTATCCAATTTAAAAAAATTATATCTATTTTTATATGACTTTAAAAAAAAAATGTTCTTTTTTATTTGGGACGGAGAAGTAGTATGTTTTTTTAAAAATTAAAAACTTCATTTATCCAATCATTCTTGCACAAAAATTAACTCTTTTACCTATAACATATTCTCGAATAACACCCTTTTTTTTATAAATGTGGTCGTCATCATATTGCAGAAGGCGACCTGTTTTTCTACAAAATCTTTTATCTTTTCTAAACTCTAATTCTGAATTTAGTTTTTCGGATAATGGTTTGCAATCTATTTTATGAAGAAATTTTAAAATATTTAAATGATATAAACCAAATATATCATTTACATCTATCTTCCAAGCTTGATCATATATATTTTTCATAAAATAAAAATTTTTTCTTCTAATGTCTCTAATTTCAAAATAGGACATATCTTCAGTTATTAAAGTTAACATTAAAAATTCATATGAAGAATCTCCTGTTGAATCAAATAATTCAGATATTTCTTTAAGTGGTTTAGTTTTATAAAATAAATCTAAAAATTCTTTCGGAAAATAAGTAACTCCCCATAAATTAATAACTCTTAAATATTTTTTAATATCTTTTGTGTATTTAGAACAATATTCCAGATAAATAGGTTCTTCAAAATTATCGATATTTTGATAAAAATGAGAATTTTGAAGCCATGAAAATTTATTTGTGTTTAATCTTTTAATACTAATCATTTTATTTAAGAATTTATTTTTAAATAAATTCATTTTTTTAATTTTGATTGTTTTAGGAGTATTTTTTATAAATAAAAATTTAAAATATCAAAATATATTTTTCTATAGTTTGAACAATCCATTCCAAATACAAGACTATTTAAACTAATTCCGTATTTTTCATAAAACAATATTTTTGGTTTTCCAAAAATTTCATGAACATATTTCAATATTTCAATATCTTCGTTAAGTGCATGAAATAAAGTGTTTTTATTAACTTCACAACCACTTTTATAAAGAAATTTTAAAATGTCTAAATTTTTTAAAGCAAATATACAATTAACTTTTATCTCCCAACCACAATCTTTTAAATTTATTAAAAAATTAAGTTGATTTTTTCTAACAGCCCAATAACATATATCTTCAGCAAATAAACTTTCCATTAAAAATTCATATAAAGGATCCTGAGTTGAATCAAATAATTCAGATATTTCTTTAAGTGATTTAGTTTTATAAAATAAATCTAAAAATTCTTTCGGGAAATAAGTTACTCCCCATAGATTAATAACTCTTAAATATTTTTTAATCTATATTTAGAAAAATATTCAAAGGCTCATCAAAATTATCAATGTTTCTATAGAAATGAGAATTCTGAAGCCATGAAAATTTATTTGTGTTTAATCTTTTAATACTAATCATTTTAATTTTTACAAAAATTAAAATATAAATTCATTTTTTTTTAATAGTGTCACATTTTGAGACTACTGTCCTATAATTTCTAAATTTTTATAACATAATATATTTTTCTAGATTTTTATAAACTTTTATAATAGAATATATTTTTCTAGATTTTTATAAACTTTTATAATAGAATATATTTTTCTAGAATTTTTATAAACTTTTATAACATAATATATTTTTCTAGAATTTTTTAAAATTTTAGAAATAATATTACTCAAATACTGTTAAAAAAACAATTATTTGAAATAAGACTAGTCTAAAAAAAAAATTATTTTTAAATTATTTTTTTATATTTAATAAATGGAACCAAACATGAAAAAAAATATCAAGCTACTTATCAAAAATTCGCATCTCAAGAAATATTATTTCAATTTAATTGAATGTAAAAATCTAGATAATTATAATAAATTAATTCAAGAACTCTCAAAAGTTCTTTTTAAAATTCGTAGATTGTACAATACTCATTCTATTAATTTATTTTCGGATAATATTTATTCTAGTAAAAAACTAGATGTTTACAATGATTTAATAACTCGAAGAAATGTTAATTCTTTTCATAATTATAAACATAATTTTATTGAAAAAGATAATTTTATTCCTTCATACAGTCTTAAATATTCTGGATTACAATTAAATTTCGTAATTATTTCTATTACATCTTTACAAAATTATAATGGTTTTTATTTTTGGACTTATGGTGTTTATGGATTTAATGAAGATTTATTAATTAAAACTACAAATACTACGCAAGCAGAATATAATCTTTATATGAAAAATAGTGATATTAGTTGGAATTTAGACCCACCTAAAGTTTTAAATACTTTCAGTGGTATTCCGTCAAATACGAATTTTACAGTTGCCTTCAGCGGATATATGGAACCAGGAACGAGTCAAGATACTTTTTCAGATCCTACATGTCTTGGACAAGCAAATGGGATTTATGATCTTATGGTTGGAGATAAATATGTATCTTTAGGAGGAGGTACACTTTCTTGGACACCTGAAGCAATTGAAAAAGACATTGTTGCCATTAAAAATAATCAATTTAAAAATTATCAAGGATTGTGTTTTGACATTGAAGTTGGTGATTCGGGATTAAATTTTGAGAATTTATTTCAAGCTGCTAAAGATGTAGGTTTAAAAGTACTTGTCACGATTTCACACACAGCTCCATATGGAATATCAGATGCAAATAAATTAATGCAAGATTTTTTTAATTCTGAAAATATTGATTATATTTCTCCACAAATGTACACAAATGATTTTGGAACGACTAATGAATATGCTGCAAATAATGCTGTTTCATGGGCACAATTTATGACTTATTATACATCAAGAAAAAATGTAAATTTATCTATCATTCCAAGTATTTTTAGTAATCAAAATAAAAATGGAACATACGATTTATATAACACTGGAGGAACAAATGAAGGTTTAGTTCCAGTGGATTATTTAGATCCTAAATACACTGTTGATACGGGAATTGTAGATTTTTACTTGGCTTATAATATTCAGACAGGAGGCAGTATTCAATGGATAAATGGCACATTGACTCCGAAATAAAAATATCGAAAAACTCTTCAGAATATATTTCTTTTAATTTTTTTTAAACTCTCTAAATTTTTTTATAACCAAATATATTTCTTCTAAACTTTCTAGAATTTTTTATAACCAAATATATTTTTTTTTAACTTTTTATAAATTCTTTAAAACCAAATATTTTTTTCTAACTTTTTATAAATTCTTTAAAAACTAAATATATTTTTTTCTAAACATTCTAGAATTTTTTATAACAAAATATATTTTTTTTTAAACTCTCTAATTTTTTTTAAACCAAATATTTTTTTTTTAACTCTCTAAATTTTTTTAAACCAAATATTTTTTTTTTTTAACTCTGTAAAATTTTTTATAATAAAATATATATATTTTAAGTCTCTAGAATTTTTAATAACCAAATATATTTTTTTTAACTTTTTATAAATTCTTTAAAAACAAAAAATATTTCTTCTAAACTTTTTCTAAACTCTCTATAATTTTTTTAAACCAAATATATTTTTTTTAACTCTCTATAATTTTTTTAAACCAAATATATTTTTTCTAAACTCTCTAAAATTTTTTATAACCAAATATATTTTTTCTAACCAAATATATATATATTTTAAGTCTCTAGAATTTTTTATAACAAAATATATTTCTTTTAAACTCTCTAGAATTTTTTTATAATATTTTGTTAATTTTTCTAAACTTTTTAAAAAATTTTATAACATAATATATATTTCTTCCAGAATTTTTAATCCATAGTTCAGGTCAATATTTTTTCTATTGATGAAGAATTAACAAAAAAAAAAGATGGAATACAGATTAAGCAATGAATTTAATGAAAGAGAGAAAGGTAGAAAACTTAAATATATTTCTAGGAGATTTACTTCTCCGTCCCAAATAAAAATGTCCAACTTTTTAAAAAGCCATATTAAAATACATATAACTTTTTTAAGTTGGATTGACATATTATCTGGAACGGAGTCGTACCATTTTGGAAAAGTAAATTAGTTAATTTTATAATATATATTTTTTGTACTTTTGTTTTTTATAACCAAATATTTTTTTCTAAATACGACGACTTTTTATAAAAAAATATATCTCTTCTAAATTTTTATAAACTCTTTAGAAATTTTTTATAACAGAATATATTTCTTCTAAATTTTTATAAACTCTTTAGAAATTTTTTATAACAGAATATATTTTTTCTAAATTTTTATAAACTCTTTAGAAATTTTTTATAACCAAATATATTTTTTCTAAATTTTTATAAACTCTTTAGAAATTTTTTATAACCAAATATATTTTTTCTAAATTTTTATAAAGTCTTTAGATTTTTTTTTATAACCAAATACTACTCCGTTTCAGATAAATCAGGATAACCTTCAGGTTCTCTGTGATTCAAAAAAATAAATTTTTATATGAATAATTAAGTATAAGTATTAAATCTTTACTTATATGATAATATATAAAATTAGTGAATTAAAATAATTTTATATGAATAATTGAGTGAACTAAAAATGAATAACCGATTAGTCACACGATATGAAACGGAGTAGTATAAACTCTTTAGAAATTTTTTATAACAGAATATATTTCTTCTAAATTTTTATAAACTCTTTAGAATTTTTTATTACCAAATATATTTCTTCTAAATTTTTATAAACTCTTTAGAAATTTTTTATAACCATATATATTTCTTCTAAATTTTTATAAACTCTTTAGAATTTTTATAACAGAATATATTTCTTCTAAATTTTTCTAAACTCTTTAGAATTTTTTTATAACCAAATATATTTCTTCTAAATTTTTATAAACTCTTTAGAAATTTTTTATAACCAAATATATTTCTTCTAAATTTTTCTAAACTCTTTAGAAATTTTTTATAACCAAATATATTTCTTCTAAATTTTTATAAACTCTTTAGAAATTTTTTATAACCAAATATATTTATTCTAAATTTTTATAAACTCTTTTTTATAAACAAATATATTTCTTCTAAATTTTTATAAACTCTTTAGAAATTTTTTATAACCAAATATATTTATTCTAAATTTTTATAAACTCTTTAGAATTTTTTTATAACCAAATATATTTCTTCTAAATTTTTATAAACTCTTTTTTATAAACAAATATATTTCTTCTAAATTTTTATAAATTCTTTAGAAATTTTTTATAACCAAATATATTTCTTCTAAACTCTTTAAAATTTTTTTATAACCAAATATATTTCTTCTAAATTTTTATAAACTCTTTAGAATTTTTTTATAACCAAAAATATTTCTTCTAAACTCTTTAGAATTTTTTTATAACCAAAAATATTTCTTCTAAATTTTTATAAACTCTTTAGAAATTTTTTATAACCAAATATATTTCTTCTAAACTCTTTAAAATTTTTTTATAACCAAATATATTTCTTCTAAATTTTTATAAATTCTTTAGAAATTTTTTATAACCAAAAATATTTCTTCTAAACTCTTTAGAATTTTTTTATAACCAAAAATATTTCTTCTAAATTTTTATAAACTCTTTAGAATTTTTTTATAACCAAATATATTTCTTCTAAATTTTTATAAATTCTTTAGAAGTTTTTTATAACCAAATATATTTCTTCTAAATTTTTATAAACTTTTTAGAATTTTTAAAACAAAATATATTTCTTCTAAATTTTTATAAAATAATATATTTATTTTAAACTCTTTAAATTTTTATAAAAGAACATATCTCTTCTAAAAATTATAAACTCTTTAGAATTTTTATAAAAGAACATATCTCTTCTAAAATTTATAAACTCTTTAGAATTTTTATAACGGAATATATTCTTCTAAATTTTTTAAACTCTTTAGAATTTTTATAACATAATATATTTATTTTAAACTTTTCTATAAACAAATATATATCTTGTAAAATGTCACACTTTTTATAAATTTTTTTCAATATTTTATAAAATCATCATTAATTTTATAAATTTATTACACTATGAGTTAATATTTTTTTATAATTTTATTTAACTTGATATCTAGATTAACACACATTTTTACTGATCACGCATCTAAAACATAGTTGTATATAAAATTTCGTCATACATTTTAAATTATTATTTCAAAAAAACTTATAAGATAATTGAATGTAAAAAAATACTTTATAAAATTTGTCGATTACTTAATCAGAAACGTAAAAAAAAAGATTTTTAATCACTAAATTTTTCACTTATTTTTTTAGAAAAGTTTTGAAACCAAAAAGTTTTTGAAAAATAATAATTTAAGTGATTACCACTTAAAACTTAAAAAAATAAATAATTTCTGAGTAATTATATTATAATTATTTTTTTTTAAGTATATTTTAAGTTAAAAATTATAATTCTTAAAAAGTTCTTATTGTAATTTTGATTTTTTAATTTTTTAGTGAAGATAAGTTACAGTTTTTTTCTTCACTTAAATTATACTTAAATAATTATTCAGTGAGAATGAGTTAAGAAAAAAAGTTCTTATTGTAATTTTGAAAATTTAATTTTTTAAAAAAATTAAGTGAGGGTTAGTTAGAATAATTTTTCTTCACTTAAAACAAACTCAAAAAATATTTTAGTGAGAATGAGTGAAGTCAAAAAGTTCTTATTGTAATTTTGAAAATTTTATTTTTTTAAAAATTTAGTGAGAGTAAGTTACAACTTTTTTTCTTCACTAAAATTATACTTAAAATATTGTTCAGTGAAAATGAGTGAAGAAAAAAAGTTCTTATTGTAATTTTGATTTTCGACCAAAAATAAATTTTGCATAAGAACAAAAAAATCCTTGAACTTTCGTGACAAAATTTTGAGTGATGAACACTCAAAAAATAAAAGTTCTTATTGTAATTTTATTTTTTAAAATATTTTATCACTCATTATCACTTAAAAAAAATATTTGAGTTGTAATTTATATTTACACATATAATTTGTCAGTTAAAAATAAATTAAATATTTATTAGTCAAGTTGATATGGTCCCACAATATGTCAGGTTTTCAAGATTTTACATACTACTCCGTTTCAGATAAATCGGTGATTAAAAAAATAAGGAACAGTCCCACCATTTGGTTCCCGTGTGCACCATGGCGCACATAAATTTTTATATGAATAATTAAGTGTAATTATTAAATCTTTACTTATAAAATAATATATAAAATTAGTGAATTAAAATAATTTTATATAGATAATTGTGTGATCTAAAAACGAATCACCGATTGATTTGAAACGGAGTAGTATATAAATATTTTTTTTAAACCAAACCTCTGATTATTTGAACTGACCTACTATTTCTTTTTTATTTAATACAATACTTTTTTCATTTCTTCATACAATTTTTGTATCTAGTTCCAGAATATATCCAATCTGTATTTTTTAATAAATGTTCAAAAAATTCTTTATTTATTCCACCATCTGAATTTCAAAAATAAAATATTCTAAAAATTGAAAAAAAAATAAAAAATTTTATGTATTTTAAATGAATTCTTTCTCAAACACAGTTTTTGAATCTGAAAAAATTATTACCTACAAGGAGAAACGCAGAATTTTATCTATTGAGGGCTTAACAGGTCTTAAAAATATTAGTTCAGCATTTGAGGATCCTTTAAATTACTCTGAGGTTGAATTATTACTTATTTTTTTTAATAAAAAATTTAATTTTGATTTATATGATGATGTTTATGATTTTATACTTAATGTAGCAAAATTTTCTCCTCGTTCTTTAGAGTCTATCGATGCCAATTATGAAGAGTTTTATTATAATATGACTTTTGAAGAGGCATTAGAAGTAATTTTAACTAAATTAATTGTTAATAATGGTATGGAACAAGAAAAAGGGTTTCCTGTAGAATTTAATTTTACTTCAGATCAAAAAAATAAAGTCCAATTGTTTCACGGAAATAAAATATTTCCTTATGTTGGAGAGAAGAATAATTTAGATTATATGAAAATATTTAATAAAGTTACTAGAGATATAGAAATATGATATATTTTATAATATAATAAATTATTATAAAAAATTTATAAATGTAATTATTTTTTTTATGTTTAAAATTGAAAAAAATATTTTTATTAATTTTAAACATAAATGATGAATGAAATAATGCCTAATTTTGATATAAACAAAAAGAAACTTAGAATTATCGCTATTGAAAAAATTACAGGACTCAAAAATATTGATGATGCATTTTTAAACCCTGGAGATAATACTGAAATTGATATGTTAATTACTTTTTTAGATAAGAAATATAATTTTTCTCTTTGTCGGGATGTATATGATTTTATTTTAAATATTATTAAATTTTCACATAATTCATTAAATATTATAAATTTAAATCATAAAAAATTTTATGATAACATGACAATTTATCAAGCTCTTAATATAATATTAACAAAATTAATTACTAATAATGGAATATCTATCTCTAAATCATTAAACAATTACAATAAAAAACTTAGAATACTTGAAATAAAAGGCTTAACAGGTTTAAAAAAAATTAAAAAAGCATTTCTTAATTCATCTGATAATACAGAAATTGAAATGTTAATTAATTTTTTAGATAAGAAATATGATTTTTCTCTTTGTAATGATATGTACGATTTTATATTAAATGTTATTAAAATTTCACCTATATCTTTAGAATGTATAAATGCTAATAATGAAGAATTTTATTACAATATGATGGTTGATGAATCTTTAGAGGTAATATTTAGAAAATTACTAAATAATGTCAAAATAATCCAAGCTAATGAATTTCCTGTATTTCTTAATTTAAAATTTGACCAAAAATTTTCTTATACTATTCATAACTCAAATGTAATAATTAATCAGTTATTAAAAGATAATAAAATAGAAGAAGAATGGAAAAAATTAGATGAAATGCCTGGATATAAAATATCTTCTCTCGGAAGAATATTAACACCCCTTGGAAATATTTCTAAGTCTATACCGAGAGATGATGGTTATATTCGAACAAGATTTAAAATTAATAATAAATACGTTCATAAATATGTACAGGTTATAGTTGCAAAAT